GAGTTCAGACGTGTGCTCTTCCGATCTAATGATTATACTCCTGTGCAATAAATAATGTTTTTGAATTGTGCATTACTTAATTATAACTTTCCCGCATTTTAAGCACTTATATAGAACTACATGTTCTGGCAATTTAGAGTATACATGCCAACAGCGACCAGTTATTTTTTCATATATTCGTTCTAGCAATTTCAAAATTCCCTTCTTCACAATAATTTCACTTTATTTTGAATGACGAATTACTTCTCATCTTCTAATCTGCAATTAATAATCTCAATAGCAACCACATAATCATTTATTTCTCTAGGCTCTATATCAAATTCGCATACATTACCTTCTTCATCTTTTAAATCCATTTGCCATACTTTATAATTTTCATCCCATCTAAATGAACAATCATTTTCTGCAAGTCTATTAATGTCATCTACGTCCATACAATCAAAATCAATATCCATGACATTTAGCCCTCTACAATTACCATACATTTCATAGGCTATGTGACCTTTATACTCTTGCCATTGGAATGTCACCCTAATTGTATGAACTCTATTTCTAAAATTATCTGTTATATCATATTTTTTCACTTTATTCCTCCTATCTAATTATTCATTATATTCTGTATTAGTTATATATATTATCATTGCACTATAATGATGATGTGTGCTATAATATCCAGATGTACATGTACTATATTTTATATCAATAATTTTATATATATTTGAATATCTACTTGTCCATTTATTAATAGCTTCTTTTAATTCACTTATTCTATCTTCTTCAAATATTTCAACTTTTATAGGCTCTATAATTGAGTCAGATATGTCATTTTCACAAAAATCTCCCCACATAATACACTCCTTTTATAAATAATCCTTTGCACTATTTAATTCATATATCATCTGAATAAGTATACCTTTTGAAGTATAATCATCAGTTTCTTTTAGTTGTTTTTCAAGTACTTCTATTTCTTCTTCAATTACAGAAATAGCTATAGCTACTTTTTCTTTATGAGTCAAGCTATTAATTAAGTCTTGTCTTCTTTTTAAAATATCCATGGATTATACTCCTTAAATCTTTCCATTAAATTAACTATATCCATCTTATGTATCGTATCTTTTTGATGTTCTAGTATTTTTTCGTCATTAATAGCTAAATATAATATTTCAAATGTATCTGTAACAAAACTATATTTTATATCTAGTACATTAGCAACGTTTAATCTATTCATGTAATACCATTTAATAAACCTTTGTGTATCTTCTATACAAAGACTATTCTTTATTTTTAACATTATACGATCTCCTTTATTTTATCTTTCTAAAACTACAGTCAGTATTCCAAATTGTAGTCTTATTATTTTTTGACTTTAATTTAATATAAACTTTTCCATCTTCTATTTTGATCCCGTCAATATTCATTTCCATTCCCTCCTTTATTCCTATTTCATAATACATATCTCTTAGATCTTCATCTATTGATGTAATCTTAACTTCATCTCCTACATTATATTCTATATTCATTTACTATCCTTTCTTTAATATAAATATTTATATCCTATACCTAAGATAATTAGAGCTGCTGCTCCTACTAATATCGTATTTATTATTAATTTATTTTTTAATTGCTTTCTTTGACTTCTTTCAATTCTGCTTTCCATCTTATGTCCCCCTTATTATTAAATTTACTTTACTACCATTTAACACATATAGAACTTACGCCAGGAAATGCATCTTCAATTTTTTCTACTACATATCCTGCGTCATTAAGTTCTTTTATTACTCTTTGTTCTATCTCATATCTTGGTGCAATAGCTAATACTTCATAAAAGCCATCTTCCTTTGCTGTTTTAATAATTCTTTCATTTAGTTTTCTCATATATTCTAAATATAAGTATTCTACATGTTCATTCTTTGCTATCTTTCTAGCGTTTGTTGCCTTTATTAAATTATATTTGTTTGTATCCATAAACTTCTCCTTTATATATTTACCATCTATATTTTTTACCTTTATATTTAACAGTTATATCTTTTTTTTATTATCATACCTATTCTCCTTTATGAATTTAATAATTCTTCTACTTCTTCTAATAACATATCTTCTTTTATTATTCTTATCTTTTCTATTCCTTTCTTACCTATATACTTTTCGGCTATTTTTATTAAATACATTCCTCTTACTATACTATATAATATATCTACTACTTCTTTACCTTTCTTTTCATAATGTTTCATTATTGCTATATATATTCTTTCTTCTTTGTTTGTCATATATTATTCCTCCCTATCTTAATTAATTTATATTTACTTTTTCAAATCTAGCATAACAACTATGTGTAATCTTTTCTAGATCATCTATTTTCTCTAAGCTTATACAATAATCTTTACATACTTTATCACATATAATTCTATCATCTTCTGTACAATAAATTTCATCTTCATCCTCATCTTTTTTTGTAACCTTATAGACTTTCATAAGAGTACCTCTTTTTATATTGCCAACTTTTTCGCAATATTCTTTATGTTCCATATCAATATTAGTTACTTCTATTATCCTAACTATATCACCTACTTTAAAGTTCCTTTCCTTAATTACTTTTAACTTAGTTAATATATTCATAATATATACTCCTAATAATGCTTACTGTTTTCATAATCATTTATACATACTTTAATAAATTCTTCATGATTTGTTATATGCTTATTTTTCTTTTCTATAGAATTAAATAACTTATAATTGCTTTCCTTATATTCTTCAAACTTATGTTGTGGATATGGATAGCTTGGATATAAGAAATGCTTAATCTCATTATAGTACTTTTCGTAATATGAAATAATAGCAGATAAAGCATGTTCTCCTGTACAGAATAACTTTTCATTATTCATGCATAATGCTTCACTAATTATATATTCTAATGCATATCCATTATTTCTTTCTATAACAACTAACTTATCTCCACTTTCACTACATTCTCTACTTAATATAATTTCATCTTTGTTATTATCTTTATTCATTATTTTTTCAAGATTCTTTACTGAATAATAAGTTAAGCTATTAAATGTTGGTGGAAACATATCATTTTCTTTATCTATATCATAAATCTCATGTTTCATAAACCATTTAAAGTTTATCATTTCTTCTGGATTATCTTTTACTTCACCAATAAAATCAGTAACAGCAAATGTATAATCATATGTATCTTTTCCTTCTTCTACATGAATAAGTTCTAAGTCTTCTTTTTCAATTATTAATCCACATTCTTCAAAGACTTCTCTTACAGCTCCTTCTTCTGGAGTTTCACCTTCTTCTATTTTACCGCCAGGTATACACCATTGTAATTTATCTTTTGATTTAACTCTTTGTCCCATTAATATTCTATTGTTGTCATCTATAATGATAACTCCGCAACCTCTTGTCTTACTCATATACTATTCCTCCATATCTATTTTATCTTTCTCTAAATGAATTTTATAACCATCAACTTCTGATAGCTCATCTATGTTCCATTTAATTTTAGAGAAATCTATATCTATATTATCTTCTTTTAATACTTCTATGAAATTCTCTATTGCTTCTTCTTTACTATTTGCTACACATACTAGTCCAGTACAATTATCCATTACATATGTTATATAAAGCTTTAAGTTGTTCATATTTACACCTCTTTATTATAGTAAACGTATGTTCGATTATTTCGGGCCAATTAAAATCTCTTGTGTTCTATATCTTCTATTTCTATTCTTAATAAGTACTTCTACCATATATACTATACTCTCTTTCCTAGATGTATTAAATTCAATATTGTAATAAGTTCATAATTTTCTTTTTTAAATTTATTATAATTATTATATTCATCTCTTGTTATTACATATACATCTTTATAGTCATCTTTATCATCAACTAGTTTATGCATAGAAAAACTTTTCTCTTCTGTAACTATTATATTATCTTTACAGTAATATATATTCTTTCTTTCTCTCCATGCTAATGATATACCTATATCTATTTGATTATAATTAAGTACATACATTTATTATCTGCCTCCTATATGTATTAATCTACATGTTCCTCTTTTAAAATGTTCTTTTTTATATTTCTTATCAAATTCATCTTGTACTACTTTCTTTGCTCTATTAATACTTACATTTGAACATAAATAAGTATAATACATTGATATTATACTTTCTTTATCAAATAATCCTTTATATCTTCTATATAAATAGTTAATGTATTTATTCTTCTTCTGTTCTTGCATCCATAAATAATATGCATATCCTTTTAACTTCTCCATATATTATCTACCTCCATAACTTTTTCTATATTATTTTAACATATTATGTGTATATATCAACTTATGCTATAGTAATTATATTCTACCTCTAAAATGCATTTTAAGCGTAAGTTCACATATAAACATAAAAAAGTACCTATTTAAGCCAAAAACGGTCTTAGAAAGCGTTTCTACCCCTATTCTGCTAAAACGAAGCTGAACTCTCTACCTCTTCTCCTATCAATAGTCTCTTATAGTGGCTTTAGACTAGTTAGTTTAAGGAAAAATATATGATATTTTAGCGTTTATCTAAAGCGATAAACTATATAGTACTTTATGTTGATGAAAGTACCAAAGCAACCTCTAGACTCAAATTAACAATTTATCAACAAAAGTAAGCTTTCGTTAACAATCTGTTCAGTCGACTCTATAGGGATAATGCTCTCTTAATAGCTATTTTATAGCTTTTTATTAACAAATTAATAATTGAGCATTTTTAGTTTTTATAATTCTTGATGTATGTGTGGGGATACATGTTAGAATTATATAAGGATGCTAACGCATGTAGAGGGGATTTATGACGCTGACGCTATTATTTATATATGAGCTCGCTAACGCTCGCTCATACGTAGGTTGCACTCATACGCAAGAGGCTCTCGTCCGTAATGTGACTTCTAAGTGTATAGGCACTCGAATGATAAAGGCACTCGTCCGTTATATGGCTATTAATAAAATAAGCGTCATATAAATATAAGCCGTAATAATTAATGTACAGCAAAAAAATAAATAAGAAAAAATAATACATAATATTCAGAGAAGAGGACTTAGTTTTGTCCTCAACTTTAGAATATTATTTTATTGGGATGGAGTAGTATGGGTGCGATACTCTACAGGTGGGTAAACATATACCTGGCTCAATCGACTTTTCATGAGCTTAAAGAGTCCAACATGTCTACCTACTCATAGACATGGTTTTGTGCTACTACATATGCAGTACAAGCACCTATAACAGAAGCACCTATAATAATCATAAGTAGTAACGCTAATAGTATTAAATATTGCATAAGTATAAAATTCCTTTCTGTTTCGACTACCTAATAGTCATCATCAGTAGGGCTGTAACTCCCTAGACAGAAAAAGGATGTAGAACTTGTCCACACCCTAAAATGTTTTAATGATTTAACTTCTTACCTATTTCTTCAATAGCTGTCCAAATAACACCTATGATTGCACAAATAATTACTACTTTTATCATTAATAACATCTCCAATCATAATTAATATATATTATAATGTTTCTATTCCACTTCTCTTCTTAGCAGAACCTAATTTTCTTCTAAAGAAACTAATAGCACTATCTTTTGCATCTACTAATTCTTTCTTAGCTTTTAATAGTTCTGTATCTGTAGCCATAGCTATTTTAGTATCGGCAACAGCTTTGCTAGTAGCATTTACTAATCCTGCACCAACTTTAACACCAGTATGGAATAATCCTTTACCTAAGTTCATACCAGCTTCTCCTGCAATTTTAGCTGTAGGAGCAACTACTTTAGTAGCTACATAGTTTACTGCATCTGTTGCACCAACTAATGCTTTACCTGTTGCATCTACTGTAGTATTAATAGCTTTCTCTAATTGATATCTAGTTGCTATCTTAGTATACTCTTGTGGAGTAATGTTTCTTACTATTAATCTAATAGCTCCTTTCTTCATAGAGATTTCTGTATCTTCTATTCCTAAAGATGTAATCCAGTTTTCTGCTGTACATGCTTCTGCTGAAGTTTTAAAAGTTAATGCTATAGATACTAAATCTACATCTTCTTTTAATTCTTCTCTTTTAGCTTGTACACTTGCATATTCTTCTGCTTCTAATTGATTCATCATATCTATGAAAGCTTGTTCTTCATCTAACTTAGATATTAACTCCTCTTCATCAGAAGTCGCACTATATATAGAAGCCTTACCTTTTTTAACTAATAAATTTGCATATTGAATAGCCTTAGCTTCATCAGTTATAGCAAACTTAGTCATGAAAGCCTCCATAGTATATTTCTTTCCTTTGATTAATAAAATTGTGTTCATGTCTACCATAATAATATTCCTTCTTTCTAATTTATTTTCTCTCCGACCATTTATTAATAATTTTATATTTATCCTTGTGCAAATAACTCTTTAATAGCTCTTAATTTAGCATTGTGAGTTATTTCTTTAATCATAGATTCTAGAGCCTCTTCTCTGTCTATCTCTCTTATTTGATTATCTAAATCTTCATAAGTTAAAACAGTTTTTGCAACTTGTTCTAAATAGACAGGCATTTTCTCTAACATAACTTCAGCCTCTTTTCTCATAGCTACCATTTCACTAATAGAGAATTCAGTGTTAACTTCAACTCCTCCTATTTTAACTTCTCCTAATTCAATGTTTGATAATTTAAATCCTAATTTCATTTTAATTTTCACCTTTCAAATTTTATTATTTATATATCGAATCTTAATTGTTCATTTGTATTTTGTACAGCGACAGGCGTTTTGCCCATCACTGTAAAGTTTCTCATCTTATATCCATACTTTTGTGCGAATTTAAACCAGGCTTGTCTATCAGATACTGCCTCCACAGTATCCTCACAATACCTATCATTCACTATAGCTGAACATGTATATCTCATTACACAACATCTCCTTTATCTATAGAATTAAAAGCTTCAGCTTTTTTAAACATTCTATCAATATTCTTTACAGCATACTTCTTAACTCTTCCGTCATTGAATATCCATTCTTCTGGTACATGTATAGTAACACCATTTCTAGTTATACTTAACATTCCAAATCCTCCATGTGCCATAATGCTGTGTGTACTCTTTCTTGACTTATTAATCTTCATAATTGTTTACCTCTTCTTTCATATGTTATTTAATAGCTATATACTACTCCAATAATATAAGCTTTATAGAATATACAATCCTACATATAATTCAAAGAACTAGACATAGTTTTGTATACTCTAAAAACCTATACTGCAGGTTCAGTCATTTCATCAAATGTTGGTTCTGCAGGCCCTTGTGGGTATATTGCATGAATAGACTTCCAAGCCCAATCATAATAGAACTTATTATACTTAACTTCTGCTTGATTGAATTTTGGAGTTCCTCTAAAGTTAGCGTCATTTAAGTTCTTAAAGATAAAGTATAAACCTTTCTTAGACATAATCTTATCGAACTCTTTCCATAACTTTAACTCTTTTGCATTAACAGCTGTACCGTCATTTTTCTTACCAGATATTAACCAATACTTATAAGTTTGATTTGTAATCATATCTGATACTGAACTAACACAGAATACTTGAACTGGTGCTGTTAAATCCTTTGTATCAAAGGTAGATAGTAAAGCTATAATAGATGCTAATGCAACCTCTCTACTACCTGCTAATCCTGTTTGTTCTGATGTATAACTATTTTTGAAGCTAGACGCTTGTTTTGTTTGCACATCACAAATTGCTCCTATAGTTAAATCCTTTTTTGTTGCTAAAAATACTCTTTTTACTGACATAATAATGTCCTCCTTCATAATTATAATTTAATTTATTTTTTGTTGAGGCACTCGTATTTATGTAGCTTATATGTATATGATTCACTACTTGAATACCTCTAATATTTACATAAGATTTAAAGACATGACTTAGTTTTGCTATATTATTCTATAACGCCCATAGTTTTAGCGTCTTCTATAATACATTCTTCACAATATTCTTCACCAGGCATTACTGGTTTGCTACATTGTAAACATACTTTTTTAGTATCTTTTTCAGTCATGAGATTCACCTCACTTTCATAAAATTAAACGACATGACTTAGTTTTGCTTATGATTTTATTTTGTCTGTCGCCCGTAGGGCCATAGCTTTTATATGGTTTCCCACACAATAAAAAGAATAAAGCTACCACCTATATAGTAACTTTATTCATAAGATTCAAAGACTTGATTTAATTTTGTATTAGACATCAGTTTTGTATGTAGACATAAAATCTACATAAGATTTAGAGACATGACGTAGTTTTGTTATAGAAGCAACATTAATTATAGTACTAACAACCGAAGGAGATACTAAACAGCATCCCCCGAAGGGGCAACTAACCCCTCAAATGCATTCTTTACTTTAAATGTTTCATAAGTAAAGTTCTTGCTCTTACATATATCTTTTAATCCTTGTCTAGTTCTACAAGCAGTTATAGTAAGAGGTAATGCAGTTATCTTAGTATTAGCAGGTAATCCTGGAACAATCTTTTCTATATTGTTTGCAAGATTTAAATAAGCAACAGATAAGCTTGGTGCAGTAATAACATTCTTAGTATATTTAACAGCTCCACTAGATAATTGAGTTAATGCCATCTTAAATGATCCTTTACTAACTTCAACTATCTCAAGTGTATATTCAACACCATCATGTTCAGTAGTAACAGCAGCTTCTTGTTCTACAGTTGTATTAGCTACATTATATGTAGGAGCTGTAGCTTCTGTAGTCCCTAATATATCTTCAATAGTTTTAGTGCCTTTCTTAATAGCCCATGCATAACTTAATGCCATCTTCATTTGAACTGAGTAAGATCCTTCTAATCCTAATTCTTTTCTGATTTTGTGTGCTAGTTTCATTACATTTAATTCTTTATTCATTTCTTTTACCTCTTCTCTCTTTTTACTTTCTATAACTTTATCTGATACAGTTGCATTTCCATTATCATCTTCAGCATATTGAAGACCTTCAATTACAGCAGATTGTTCAGTAATAATTGACTCTTGAATTACTTCTTTTTGCTTCTGATCCACTTTATTAAGTTGTTCTTTGTACCATTTATAATTAGTTATGATATATCTAACAGCTTGAAGCTTTTGCTTTGCATGTTCATCAAATATCTCTCTATAAGCTTTTAATACAAGTGGCTTATAAGTAACATAATCAGTAGTATTAACATAAGGATTCTCTTGAATCATATCATGAGTAAATCCAATCAGATTTTTGTTTCTACGACCAAAGTTACCTTGCTTAGTAGCATCATATAATCCATATATAACAGCACCATTAGTTCTTAGTAATACACAATCATTCTTAGCTAGAACAATACAATTGTTTTTGATTTTACCATTAGCATCTATATTATTTAATATAGCTTTAAGTTCTCCCATTTTAATTAATTGTTTTACAGTTTCATGATTCATCATTTTACATTCCTCCATTTTATTATTAATTATTAATTCATAGAAATTAGAATCTATTTGTTGTATTTTTGTTTCAAACATAGCATTTAAATTCAAACCTAAATTATTGTTTTCTACAGCTTCATATGTGTCTGGTATCATTGTGCTATTTCTTGTATCTATATGGATGCTGCCTTTAGGACCTGTAATTAATAAATCTCTAACAGCTACCTCATTTAAATTTAATAATTCCTTTTCTATTACGTAATAATTCATTTCTAACATTTTCAATCATCCTTTCAATATAAAAAATAAAGAGGACACACATAAGCATGTCCTCATAGTTATAGTATTAGTATATTATTGTGGTAAACCAAATTCACCATCAAAGCTAAAGTCTTCATCAAAGTAGAATTCATTTGATTCAACAGCAGCATCTTGTGAAATAGATAATTCCATATCGAAATCAGCTGGAGCAAATAATTCTCCTTCGAATTCAGAATCAGCATTCATAGCAGAAGCTATAGCTTCACACTCAGCTCCACCTAAGAAGAATACAGATTTTCCATTAGCATTAGTGAATACTTTGAAGTTATCATTAGTTAAAGTTAATCCTTCTAAAGCTGTAACAATATTAGAATTAGCAGACATGCTACCAACAATCTTGTATTGACCTTCAGCATTATAAGCAACAACAACATTGAAGTAAGGTTTGTTATTAACTTTATAGTTAGCGTGGAATTCGTAACTTACTGGTATGAACTTACCTTTGCAGTTAGTCATTCCATTTATCTCAACTCTTCTAGTATCAAACTTGAAGTAAGCACCAACTGATAAGTTATCTTCAGTATAAGCTCTTTCACCAACAACAGCAAAACCGTATTCAGTTTCAGATATTGTACCTTCAATGTTAGCTTTCTTATCTTGAGCAACTATAACAGTTCCATCTTCTAAGTAAGCTTTACCATTTTCGATAACAACTTCTGTTCCAACATAATCAGCTAATTTAACTAATCTACCGTTATTCTTAGCATACATTAATGATTCACCAATTTGTCCTATGTTTTTAATACCAGTAGCAGATAAGAATGCAACTAATTCTTTTTCAAATACTTTGATTAAAGCAGGATTAATTGTAGCATCACCTTTTTCATTACACATAATAGCAGCAACACAAAGACCTATAGTATATGCATCAGCACCAGCTAAACCTAAAGTAGCCATATTTCTACAAGCTTGTACAGCAACAGTATTCATATAGTCTTTAGCAGCTTTGTCTTCAAATGTTTCAACTTCTCTACTGCAAGTAGTAATAGTAGCGTATGCATTATTAACAGCATATAAACAAGCATTAATTTCAGCAACGTTTTCTACTTGTTCAGCAGACTTGATAACATATTCTCTTATAGCAGCACCTTCTAAAGAAGCAACTTCATTTTCAGCTAACTTAGTGTATAATACTATTAAATCATTAGCGAATGTAGTTAATTCATTTCTGATAGAAGCAAGTGAATCAACAACTGCTAAAGCAACAGGTTGAGCTTTAACTCCTCTAGCAAATGCTTGAGCCTTAGCTTCTTCTCTTGCAGCTTCTAATTCTTCTAAAGCAACACCTTTAGTTTCAGTAGTAAGCATTTCAATATTGAAGAAGTTGTTAGAGTTCATATCTGTAGCATGTAATCCAAGTGTAGAGAATCTTTCAGCATATATAGAGTTAGCTTTTTCTTTGTCAGTAGTAACAATAATGTTCATGTTCTTATCTGAACCATGAGCTCTTACAAATGAAGCATGATTAAACATATTCATTACAAAGAATCTGTTCTTAGCAGCATCAATTGAAGTTTCAGCTAAGAATCTATTTAAGTATATACAATCCATTAAGAATTCGCATAGTTCTTCAATAGTTCCTGTAGATTCAGCAAATCTAAATATAGCTTCACAACAATCCATTTTGTTTGAGTCATAAGTAATCTTACCATTCTCTGTGTTCTTTACAATAACTGATTTGTATTGAGCTTTACCAGAGCATTTGTAGTATTCATTGAATTCTTTTACTATAGCAGCTTTAATAACTTCATCAGTGTGGTTAGAGATTAAAGCAGAAAGAATACAAACATTGTTATAGAAAGCAGTAGCAATTTCACCAACGTTAGCAACATCTAAAGAGAAGAAAGCTCTAGCAACATATTTACCAACATTAGAGAAGTCATAGTTATAGTTAGAAACATTCTTTGCATTGTTGAATGCATCAGACATATCATTAGCAGCTTTCTTAACTGGAGCAGTCTTTTCAAATTCTGGTCTAGTGAAGTTTCCAGCTTTAATGTGATCTTCTGCATTTAAAGTAGTCTTTCTCATCCAATCATTTGCTTTAGAGATTTGAGAACCAATGTTAGGTATTCTCTTTAAGATATTAACAGCTTCTTCATCTAAGATAAATTGCATAGCATCAATATCCCAGTCCATACCATCATGCTTTTCCATTAAGTATTCAGAAGCAGGTAATACAACATATCCTTTAGCAAAGATATAGAAATCAGCAATAGCATTCTTAGTATCAGCACCAACAGGTAATCTATCTATTCTGTTTAATACTTCTTCTAAAGAAACAACTTTGAATGTAGTAACAGCAAATATAGAAGAGATTGGATGTCTTACTGCAGATACTTCTTTAACATCGAAATCTTTGTAGAAGCATTCATCTTCAGCTAAAATAGTTTGTCCAAATAAAGCAGCCATATCAGATTGAACAACAGCATATTTAGAGTTTAAGTCAACTTTTAATTCGTTAACAATTCTTCTAATACCTTTAACTTCATTAGCAACAATACTTCTTAACACACCTGGGAACATCTTAGCAATAGTAGCTCTATCACAGTTGAAGATATAATCAATGAATTGAGCAGCATTGTTTAAAGAGTCCATGTTTTCTAAGTTGAATGATTGAGGTACAGGCATACCGCTTTCATTGATAGTGAATTTAACACCTAACTTAGCAAATCTTTCGCATAATTGTTCTTTAGTTCTTGTCATTAAGAATTCCTTAGCTTCTTCTGGAGCAACTTGTAACATAGCCATATTAACAACCATGTTTGATTCTGATTGAGATGCATAAGCTTCTTTTAATTTAACTAGTTTGAATACTGGGTTGAACATATCTAATTTGAATGCGTTCATATCACCTAACATTTCAATTTTATTGAAGAATTCATTTCTATCTTCTACAGATAAAGCTAAGAATTCATCTCTCGTATATCTAACACCATCAACAACTATAAATGCAACATTAGTTAAAATCTTTTCTTCTCCAGTCTTTTCATCAACAACAACTTCTTCATAAGCAATAGCCATCTTAGCTAACATAGCAACATCTCTTCTCTTAGTAGCAGTACCAGAGCATTTTAATGAAGCACCTCTGTATTGAGCACATCCACCATTAACTTGAGAGAATGATGCAGGAATACCATTAGCTCTGAAATACTTATCCATTAAAGCTTCAGTAGAGATTCTAACATTACCATCAGTAACAGAAGTAGCAGCAACACCATTGAATTTAGCATTCTTAGCGATATTATCAGCAATAACATAGTTTTCCATGTCCATTATTTCTTGAGAACCTGGAGCACATTGAGTTATTCTAGTAGAGTCTTTGAATAGCTTTTCTAAGTTAGTTAATGTTTTGAATGCACCATTTTCATCTAAGAAGTTGCAAGAGAATGCACCATCCATAGCTTCTTCAAGTAAAGCAATTCTTTTATCAACATTAACAGTTCCAGCATTTGAGTGTCTTTTAGTAGCAGCACAGATAACAGAAGCAGATCTTAATCCAGATGGAGTAATTCCCATGAATTCATATTCAACTACAACTTCATCATCAGCTAAAGAACCAATTGTATTAACCTTAGCAACAACACCTGTAGTAGTATTGAATTTTAACATTAAGCTCTTCTTAGCAATAGCAAAAGGAACATTAGGATTAGCAAATAATTCATCCATTACTTGATTGAATAATTTCTTAACAGCTTTGCTTTTTCCTAATAAAGATTGTGCAAAAGAAACAGTAATGATTTCATCAACATATAAACCATCAGCAACCATTATTTTATCAGCTAATTTACCAGTCTTAATTTCACAAGCTCTTACTAAGGATGATTCTTGAGCTGGTTGTACAAATACATCATTGTATACTCTAGGTACTTTAACATCTCCAATTGTTTCCCATTTAACACCGAATTCAGTTCTTATCATATTGATAGTTCTGATGTTCTTAGATTCTTTCTTTATAATGTTGAAACCTAATTTGTTTTGTACTCCTGCAACTGTAGCTATCTTTGATAATATATCTTGTCTTTCAGCAATTTCCATATTGTTTAATTTAGCAAAATCTACGTTATTCATGTTTACCACTTCCTTATTATTTAATTCTCCATTTAATAATCCTTTGTTCATTTCTACCACTCCATTCATTTCTACTTCTACTCCATTGTTATTTAATACTGTGTTTTCCATTGTTTCTTCTCCTTTTAATTCAACGTTATTTAATGCTTCTATTAATTCTGCTTTCTTCATCTTATAAGCTCCTTTAATTCCTAAAGCCTTAGCTTGTTCCTTTAATACTACTACTGTTAATTCGTTATAATTCATCATAATTGTTTACCTCTTTCTTTTCTTTCATTTTATTTATATACTTTTTTGATTTAAAATTTTACATGGCACTTGCCCTGCATAAGTCTAGGCAATAGTTCTACTACGTAAGAGTAGTAACCATCCACCCCATTATAGTTGTAACTGCAATTAGTAATATAGCAACAGTGTTGGCATCACCTCCTTTCCATATGTTTAAATGTTTATCACCGTCCTTTCTGATAGACAGTGAAAATTTACTTTTGTTAATCTTAATACTTTTGTTGTTTTCATACCTTTGTTATTCATTCCTTCTCTAGTAAAATTGACGATATAAATATCGTTTTGTCGTAATGTATTGATCCTTCGATTCTCTGTAGTATTCTCAATAAAGTTAACCATGTGACACAACCTTTCCCGCCTCTCCCCAGAAGCAAGAAAGAACATAGTTAACGCCTCTCTGTTTATAATAGCCCTCCCTTATCGCTACTCTACTATAAACAATCCCGTTTAGTAGCCACACCCATAAAAAAAAGACCTTGATATAAATTAGTTCATTATATCTTAGTCTTCATATAAAGCTTCATCATCAAAGATGTTATTATCATCTAATTCTCTTCCATATACAAGCATTTCTAAATTCTTTCTTTTCATTTGCTCTTTAACTGCTGCTCTAACTGCTATCTTATTTAATTTCTCTAGCTTTCTGTTATCATACATTAAATATAATATTGCTGATGCCATTGCTATAAATATTAATATCTCCATTATCTTGCACCTCTTCTAACTTGATCTAATTTCATCATCTTTTCCATCATAGCTATCTTCTTATCTTTTCTAGCTAATTCTAATTCTAATGATTGTACATATTCCATTAATTCTGCTGTAGCTAATTCCATTTGTGATACTTTATTTTCTAATTCTTTAATTTTCTTTTTTCCAAACATTATTTGTTTCCTCCTTTTAAATGTAATTCTAACATCATCTTATATAATTCTGTATTACCAATGCCACTATTAATAGCTCTGATTAATATAGCTCTATCATCTTTAGATAAATCAATTACATTGTCTTTTTTATTTCTTAATTCTTTAGCCATTATATTACATCTCCTTATGCATAGAATACTTTTTCTACATTATTTAAATGAAGATTTAACATAGTTTGCAAGAACTCTTTATCTAAAACACCTGCTTCTATTTCTTCTAATATTAAAGTGATATCGTCTTTTGTTTCTTCTGTTGTTACTGCAGCACTTTCTATTAAATATTTAGATTCATCTTCAGTTGTTTCAACTTCTTTACAATCCACTTCTTCTACATCTACTATAACTGCATCTGCTTCAATTAATGAATCCTTTTCTCTTTCATCAAAGATATCATCATCAAATACAACAGGTTGTCCATTAAGTGCGGCTTTTATTTGACCTAATGTAACTTTAGCAACTAATACATAATCGTCAAATACTTTACCTTGTTTTCTTAGATTAAATGCAGTTCCTTCAAATGCATAATAAGATGCAGTACTTCTCTTTTCACCAGCTAAAGACTTAACAATGTCTACATCATAATGTTGTTCTCTATTACCACCAAACATAGAGAAATCTAATGGTGCAGCACTATCTCCTCTTAAATCAAAGTCAATAACTTCCTCATGTCCATCCTCACCAACAGCAATACAAGTAGCTAATAAGAAGTCTGTACTTTCAGCATCCTCTTCACTTAATCCATTACAATCAACAACAGTATCTTCAGCAATATCATTCATAAAAGAATGTTTATCAAAGCATATTTCACCTCTAGCAACAGCATAGCATCTTTGAGCAAACTCTTCATCATATTCTTCTTCTTGTTCCTTTTTAATAGATCTGATAATTAATTGTTTCTTAACAGCTGTAATATACTTCTTAATATTCTTAGAAGTCTTCTTAATTGATTTAGTAATGTTACCAAATTCCTTTACTAATATATAAGCAATAATCACCATGTTTAATAATAAATTTAATTTTTCCATTTCCATACACTCCTTCAAATACATTAATTATATAAATAACAATTCTTTATAAATTCTATAACTTTAACATTATTAGTTTTAACTGCTGATTCTAATTTGTTTAGAATAGCAATAGCTTTAGGATTAGAACAGTAATATTTACTATCACCTTTTATCTCTCTTAAAGCTTCAATAGTCCAATTGATATTTCCTCTGTCTATTCTGCTAACAGCATATATGAATCTCTTTTCATATTCTGTATTAGACATCTCTATATCTAGTAAATTATCTTCATCATCATTAGCTACAATTTCATATATAACAACTATTGCAATAATTGCTAGTAAAGTATAAAGAGCTAACATTACTTGTCACCTCCAAATACTTTCTTAATAGCTTTATCATGTCTCATTGCTTCTTTGGCAATAGCTAATGATCTTTCGGAAGCTAATCTAGCAATTCTTTCATCTTCTAATGCTGCAGCTAACTGTTTGTTCTCTGCTCTTCTGTATTCAACTTCCATTAAAAGATTTTGTCTTTCACACTTTAATTCAAATATTTGTTCTTCTAAAGATATCAAATCTCTCTTATTTTCTTTAAGTTTATTTACAACAACTTCCTTTCTTACATATCCCATTTTCTTTAATACCTTATTCATTAATCTGTTCTTAACCATTACTACCTCTCCTTATTTCATTAAATTATATTTATTGTAATCAATATTTAGTTTCTTATTTAATTCTTCTTGAAACTTTGATTGTTTTTCTAAATATTCTCTTTCTGCTTTAAATTCCCTAGCTGCCTCATGTGTTATATCTTCACCAAATTCTTTAATACACTCTATTAGTCCTAATCCATATATATTCTGTTCTATACAACTTGCTAATAAGTGCTTTATTTTATCTTTAGTATTGATGAAATCACCATAATGCATTTACCCATCTCCCTTTTATTTATAGTTTTGAACAAATTCCTCTATAGATACTTTTGTTCTATATTCTTCTGACATCTTTCTGTAGTTATATAATATTTCTACAATATCATTGTCTTCAGGAATATAATCTTCATCTATTCCACCATAAACTACATCTTTTAATCTTTTGTTTAACATCTTCTTTTTAAATAACACCTCCTTCTTTTCAAGATAATTAACTACTGCTATTTCAGCAGCTGTTGCAACAAATGATGCAACTACGATTACTAATGCTTTTGTCATAATCGTCTCCTCCTTTTATTTATATTTACAACACACACTAATATGTGCTGTATGATATAAATAAAGACTCACCCAAATATGAGTGAGCCATATTAATATTATTTACGCATTAATGAATCTTTTAACTTCATAGTAGTTTCTACGAATTTAATTTCAGACATTGCTTTTTCATATACATCCATTTCTTCATTGTAAGCTTCAAAATCATATTCTTCTGGATTAGCTTTTAATTTTACAAGATATTCAATATACTCTTGTGGATTAACATGATCTATTCTTTCTACTGTTCTATCTTCCTTTTTGATGCAAGAATTTAATCTTCTCTTTAAATCTTCTCCTTTCTTTTCAGCTTTCTTTCCTACAAATAATTTGTTTAATAAGTTCATAATGAACCCTCCTTATAATATAAATATTAGTAGCTTAATTAATAAGCTCCTTTCAAGCACTGCATATTACAGTACTTGTTGTAACTTACTAAGCTAATAAATCTTCTATGTTTAACTCACCAAATAAACAATCTGAATTAGATATATTCATTAATTCTTCTTCTCTCTTTTTATATTCTTCTAATAAACACATCTTAGCCATAGAGTTAGGCATATTTTTAATTCTTGTTTTTAAATTGCCAACAACTCCACATCTAAATATATGGTCTATAATTATTTCTAATGCAGGTAATCCACACTCTTCATAAACATATAAACCTTCAACTAATCTACTATCTATCTCTATATGCTTAGACCAGTAATTATCAGCAATATATTGATTCATACTTCTTACATCTTCAACATTTTGAACTTGTCCATAATGTTTTTCATAATACAATGCATCAATATCTACTATATCTAAATAATCATAGTTTGCATGAGGACATTCATTAAATACTATATCCTTAGTTAATGTTAATCCAATATTGTGTTCATGTTGCAATAAATGATTTATCTCATGTACAGCAACTGTTTCTTCTGCTAATCCTTTTCCTTTAATTTTATTAGATATATAAATTTTATTAAAATCAAATATGTCATATTTACCTGCTGCATCAAAATCATCATATACTACTTCTATATTAGATACATCTATACCATACCACTTCTCAAAAAACTCTACTATTCTAACATTTAATTCTTTTACTTTCATAACTAATTCCTCCTATATATTAATATATCTTTCTTATAAATGGTGATTCTATAGACTCTGTATATCTAATGCCTGTTGTAGCATAGCTTGTCCCATAGAAACCTATATCTACTATATCCTCTTTATCTACTATCTCTATATCTCTATCTACTATACCTACTACTTCTGCATCAATGTGCTCTACTGTGCCATGTACATCCTCTATAGTCATAGTGTTATAGAACTTAGCTATCATAGAGAACTCTCCATTATCCTTCATTTCTTTTCTTACCTCTTTTTCTACTGTTCTTAAATCCTTCATTAATACATCCTCCTTAGTTAATCCTTGTGTGAATCTTACTACTTCCATAAATGCATTGTTCATAATAATACCTCCATGAGTACCATGCTCTCCAGCTATGTGTGTATCTATAGTACACTACAATGCCTACATATACACCACTGCATATATAGGCATTAACTATACTATATGTACTAAGCTATTGCTTTAGCTATTACTGTATGCATTGCATACTTAATTATATGTAAATCGTTTATGTATAGACCTTGTTCATTAGTCTTATATCTTTTACCATATGCTATTATGTCACCAAACTTATTAGCATCTATTTCAAATATGTTACTGCTATATGTTTGTCTATATAGTCCATACTTACCTTCTATCTTGAACCCTCTAACACATTGCCACACATGTCTTAGTTCATGAGCTATAGTATGAATAACTTCCTTTTCATTCTTACATTCATTGATATAAATAACTACATCATATCCACCATAAGCCTTTTGCATATAACCATACATGTTAGATCTTTCTGTTCTAAACTCTATGTTGTTTACATATCCATTAATGCCTAACATATCAATTATTCTTTCTGTTGTTCTTTCAATTCTTCTTGCGTTTAATTTCATCTTTGTTTACCTCTTTCATTCTTTAGTTTTATATTTAATACTTCATACAATGAACCCCCAGGGGCTAATAATTACAATAATAACAACATATATATATAACTATTACCTCCCGCAATTTTTTCAATTTTTTATTTCCCATATAGGAAAACTTTTCCATTTTTACATTTTCTCAAAATATATTTTTTCAAATTTTTGTTCCTATATAGGAAAAATATGTAGACAAGCTATTAGCAATATGATATATTTATTTCATAACATATGGAAATGGAGGTACAGAAATGGCAAGAAAAACTTATAGCTTTTCATTAGAAGAAAATATTAGAAGAGATTTTAAAACTAAGTGCAGTGAAGATCATGTTAATATGAACGATGTCTTAGAACTTTTAATGGACAAGTATCTTCAAGGAGATATAGTTGTAAAGAAAGAAATAAGATTAGAAGTCAGAAATGACTAAAGGGGGATTTAACATGAACAAAACAGAATTAGCAAAAACAAACACAGTAGATGGACAAGCTCCAAGAACAATTAACTCAAGAGAAGTAGCAGAAATGACTGGAAAGGATCATGACAAAGTACTTAGAGATATTAGAAAGTATGTTAAGGTTTTAGAGGACTCTCCAAATTTGGCGACTCCTAATTTCTTCATTGAATCTACTTATGTTAACTCACAAAACAAGGTGCAACCTTGTTATGAATTAACAAGAAAAGGTTGTGACATGGTAGCTAATAAGATGACTGGTGAGAAAGGTATATTATTTACTGCAGCTTATGTAACTAGATTTGAAGAGATGGAAAAAGAAATTGCTATGAAGCAATTCAATTTACCAACTACTTATAAAGAAGCATTATTAGCATTAGTTGAGGCGGAAGAGGAAAAAGAAAGATTAATAGCTGACAATAACAAGAAGCAAGAGCTACTTGTAGCTCAAGCTCCTAAGATTGATTTATATAACGACTTCGTTAATCAAGATACTATTTACTCAGTTAATGAAGTAGCAAAATGTCTTGCTATAAAAAATCTAGGAAGAAATAAGTTATACAAATGGTTAAGATGGAATAAGATAATCATAGGTGAAACCTATGAAGCTTATCAAAGATATATTAACTCTGGATATATTGTTCATAGAGTTACATCATACGAAGTACCTAAGTACGAAATGGTTCTAGATAAGAAAACAGGTAAGAAAGTTAAAACTGTAGTAGAAACTAAAAAGATAAATGAAACAAAAGCTTTCTTCACTACTAAGGGAGTAGAATGGTTATATAACAAGTTAGTTAAAGCTGGAGAAGTTATTCCTAAAACTTTAAACGAAGTAATGAATGAACTAACTCCAGAAGAAGTATAAAAAGTAGTATATGTCGGGGAGTGTGCTAACGCACACTTCTCTTTTTTTATGCTGATGTTTTAACTGTTGTAAATTACTGGCATTCTCCAAAATTTTACATATATTCAATAATATAGAAATGTAATATTTTTCTTGGAAAATTCATTGTTAAAGAAGAAAAAATCATGGTAATAAAATAAAGAATCTTTAAAATTAGGAGGAGTGTAATATGGCACAAGATTACATTAAAACAGAGTGGGTTGATAAAGAAACTCAAATTACTGCAGAAAGAATGAACAAGCTTGAAGAACAAATTGATATTATAACTGATGATGTTATAAACATGACTAAGAAGATAAGTGACTTAGAAGTAAAGCTTCATTATGCAAATCCATCTAGTAAAGATGAAGTAGTTAAAGAAATTGAAGTTTCTGATGCAGTTGCTAAAATCAATTTAGAACCAGGTAAAGCTGTTAAAGCTATGAGAGTAGTTAATGTTCCAAAAGGATCAGTTAAGTGGCAAAATATAACTTCTACATTTTTTGCTGTAGATGAAGCTGGTAAAATGTTAGGAAACAGTAATCCTTCTTTTAATACAGCTCCAGAAGGCACAAGCTTTCCACACATAGGAAATCTAGATCCTACACTTGGAATTCAAGAATTAGATCGTATTGAAGATTTATATTCTATATTATGTGATTTTAATTTTGAAAAAGCTGAAGCAGTTGAAGTTGAAGAATTAAAAAAATACTTCCCAACTGCTGTTAAGATTGGTCGTGTAAGACATTCAATTAACATTCTTAATGAAGAAGAAGAGATTATCAAAAAACTTAAAGTGGATATGTATAATCCAAACTAATTAAACTCAATGAAGAAAGTAGAGATATAAAGTCTCTACTTTCTTGTTATTATACAGATTTTGTTTAGTAATAATACTATTGAAATATATGAAATAAATAAGGAGGAGATATTATGGCAAATATTATTATTAATAACAGAGTGTCAGCAAAAGGAAAACTTAGTGTTGATAGAATGTTAAATGAAACAAAAGATGGATTTGTTATAGCAGGAGTCTTTGCTTCACATCTTTACTATGAAGATATTAAAAGCTTAGAATCTGAAAGATTTAAAATATCTGGCATTCAAGTTTATAAAGAAAGTTTTGGTTCTGATGATTATGATATACTGTATCATTTTATAGCAGAGAAATTTGTATTAAAAGATGCAATGCAAGATGGTATAGGATACATACTTTATGGAGAAGAAATGAGACAAATAGAATCAGAGATGTATAAAAATGACCATCCAATATTAGGTGGTATAGGTGAACAGTATAAAGATATGTATATAAAAGAAGAGGAGGATGATGAAGATGACAGCGAACAATAATGAATTTGTTTCTGATGTTGCAGTTGATTCTACTCAATGTGAAGCAGTAATTAATAGAGAAAACTTTGAAAGAAACTTATCTAATACTTGGGGATATAGTAATGTAGGCATAGAAGCTAAGAGAGCTGCTATGTCAATGTTAGCTACAAAGACAGGTATGTATGCAAGAATACCATTAATGTGCAAAGCTGAAAGTTGTCCTTATAGCGATAGTTGTAGTTTATTACCTTACAATTTAGCACCTATTGGAGAACCTTGTCCAGTTGAAACTGCACAAATAGAAATAAGGTTTGCAGGATATGAAAAAGATTTTAATCTAGATAATGCTAGTTTTACAGATAAAAATCTTGTGGCAGAACTTATTAATCATGATATTATGCTTGAAAGATGTAAGGCATTAATAACTAAAGAAGGGGTATTAGTTACTGATGTAGTTGCAGGTGTATCTGAAAATGGAGAAGAATTCTATAGACCAGAAGTAAGTAAGCATTGGGAAGCATATGAAAGAATACAAAAGAAACGTAATGAAATATATCAACTAATGATGGCAACAAGAAGGGATAATAAGGATAAAGAAGGATCTGGAGAAGATTCACTTACAAAAGCTATGGCAGATATGTTTGCTACAGACTTTGTAGTTGAAGAAAGACCAGAAGAATATATTGATGTTTAAAGGAGTTGATTAGAAATGGCAAAACCAGTTAGTTTTATGGATGATTTAATTAGAGGTGTAAAAGACGTTGGAAAAACTCTTCATTCTAATGAAGCTATTAATAAAATAGGAAAAAACATGGGTGGTTCAATTGAAGTTGGTGCTAGACTAATGGGTAAAGGTGGATACAAGAAAGCAGATGGAATAACAGATGCTCTTAGCAAAACTTTTAAAAATGGTGATGGCTCTCTAAACTATGGGAAAATAGCAGGTTCTTATATAGGTGTCTCTGCAGCTGCCAGAGTAGCTAGTGGTGGAGGACTATATAAAGATAGAAATGGTAATACAAATATAGCAGGTGTTCCATTTATTTAGGAGGAATAATTTATGGGAATTTTATCTGGATTAGGTAAGGCAGGATTAGGTTTAGCTAAAGGTGCAGGAAAAGCAGCAAGTGCTGGAGCTAATACTTTTGGTAAAGGTATTGTAGGATATGGTTCTAGTGCAATCAGTAATGCAATGAAAAATCCTCTTAAAACAGTAGCAACTATTGGAGCAGCAGGTGCGGCAGGATACATGATAGGAGATATAGAAGACCTAGCACAACCAAGTAAAGTAGCAGGGTCAGCAATGTTAGGTGCAGCAGCATTAAGTGCAATACCAGGAGCAGCTGCAGTAGGTACAGGTTTAGGTGCAGGAATAGTTGGTGCAGGTGCGGCTGTTGGTGGACTAGCTTATGGACTAGGTAGAGCGTCTGTAAAAGTTCCAGATACTCCTATGAGTTTCTCTAATATGGGAAAAATAAAGTTCACAAACTTAGGTAGAGGATTAGTATTTGGTGGAGCCTTGTATGAAGGAGCAGGTCGAGCTGCCAATAAATTTGTACAAGGAAGAATGGGAACTAATGATGGTATGATGCGTACATCAACTCCTATAATTCCTCAGAATCAATCAAGTGGTTCTTCATACTCAAATAATGGAGGAGCTACAGGGGATTTAGTATTTGCTATGTATAACAATAGATAGGAGGAATAATTATGTCAAGTAAATTAAGCATTGCAAATGCTGTGTTTCAACATGGTATGGCAGGATATGGAGCATATAGCGATTATAAAGATGCCAGAGAAAGAGGTAGAGGAAAACTAACTTCTTTAGCTACAGCAGGAACAGAATTTGCTCTTGGAGAACTTATGGGTGGTTGGTATTTTCCATATCAAATAGCTAAAGCTGCTCCATCTATGGTAGTTGGAGGATTAGAAGGAATGGCTAAAATGCAAAGAAGCATGAATAAAACTTCAAGGCAAGTTCCATTCCAAAATGCAACATTTAAAGATTATCGTCAAGCTATGACTATGAGACAAGCAGGAATGCAAATGGCTCAAGCAAGTAGATATAACTTACAACAAACTCTTATGGGAAATGAAGCACAATATCTAAGATAATTAATAGCTAAAGAAAGGAGGTTGTAATATGGGAACAGTTATTGATCTAGCAACAAGGAAGGCAGCAAGAATAGCTGCAAAACAAGGTACAGAGGTTATAGAACAAGGAGCTAAGGCAGCTTCAAAAGGAGTTAAAGGTACAAGAAAAGCATCAAAAAAAATGCTTGATGATATAGATAATGGACTTAAAGATTTAGAAATTCTTGAAACAATGAGTGTTGATGATAAACTAAGAAGTAGAATGGAAAAAAATCTTTCTAAAAAGCAAAAAAAACGTGATGCTGCTGTTAATAAACAACGAAGAACAAATGAATATAACAATAATGTTTTAAAAAGTAAGCAAAAGAGATTAGATTATGAAAAAACATTTGAAGCAAAAAGATTGTCAGATTTGGAAAAGTCTTATGATGGAGTATTTGACGATAACAATATTGTGTTTAAAAGAAAAGATGTAATAAATAATGATGGTACATTTAACGCATCAAAAGCTGATGACTATTATCATGAAATAACAAATAAAGCAGTTGATTTTAAACGTGAGATAAAAGATGTTGTTGATATGCCTATGGAAAGAGCAAGGAAAATTGTTAACGAAGAAGATATATTAAATTCCAAAGTAGTTAATGGTGGAACTTCTAATATAAAAGCATCTTCACAAACAAAGAAAAATCAACAAGGAAATCCTAATCCAGCGGGAGATGCAGCTACAAAAAATCCATCGGCAAAAAAGAAAAAAGACCCTAAAGCTGATAATTGGGTTTATAAAGCTGCTGCTGCAGGAGTAGGTGGAGGATTAGTTTTATCAATGTCAAATAGCAGAGGACAACAAAGTAATCAACAGTTATATGGTCAAGGGGGATATTAATAAATGAATATATTAACTAAGTTAGTTGAGTCTAAACCAATAATAATGGCAAAAATGGAAAGAGAGAAATGTCTTCAATATTATAGAGAAGCATATGGAATTATTCCAACAGATAAGCAATTAGAAGTAATAGAATCTAAAAATAAAATAATAGAAACAACATTTGAAAGAAGAGAAGGTTGTTCTACTGCAGCAATGATAAAAGCTATAGAATACGCTATTAATAATCAAAGATCAAGAGTCTTTTTCGTTTCTTACAATAGGATAACTTCTAGAATTAGAACAGATGAAATGATAAATATATTATCAAATAGTGTTCTTAATAGACATGTTTTTAGAACAACAAGAAATCCTAACGCAATAGAATTCTTGAATGGAAGTCGTATAGACATAATAGGTCGTAATATTGAGCACTTTAGAGGAGCAGTTGTAGATTGTTTAATAGTAGACGGAAAAAGGTATCTTTCAAAAGATGAACTTGAGCGTGCAATATGTTGCACTCTTCATAAAGACGATACACAAGTTATAATGTTAGATCAAGAAGATTTTATAAATGGACAACCTATAAATATATAAATTGAAAATGAATAAAGAGTAAGATAGAGCGTAATGTGTATATTAGGCAGAGCACAAGAGATAATTAAAAATCTATAAAAGAAGGTGCTTAATATGAAATTTGAAAAACAAAGAAAATTAAAGAATAACATTTTTTCTACTAAAATAGTGAGAGTTGAAGAAGACAATCAAGATTGTGTCTTAAAAGAAGAACAACTAGAAGATGACTTCGGATGCGTAGAAGTAGAAGTTGGTGGAATATTTGAAGCAAAAATAGTAAAAGGATTAGATGGGGCATTAGAGATAACACCTATTACATCTAAATGTAGAACTAGAGAAGCTGAATATGATAATATAAAATTCTCTCTACCAAGTCAAAAAGTTAAATTACAAATGGATGTTGAAATACCATTCACATGTGATGCAACAAAAGAACCTTCAAGAGAATTTTTAAAAGTTGTAGTTCCAAGTTTAAAAGTAGCTGAACACAAATGCAAGATATTTGAAGAAGTTATTTTAGATAGAATTGAACAAGCTATAACTGCATGGAAAAAGAAACAAACTGATTTCGAGCAAGAGATTTTACAACCAGTTCACTTTTCACTAGATAAATAAGGAGTTGATATACTATGAAATTAAAAGTAAGTAGATCTACTAAAAATAAAGTAGTTACTTTAGAATTATCAACATCTTGCTTTACTGATGTAGAGAATGCAATGTTAGACCAATTAGGTGAACCTATTATAGCTTTTGATAAAGTGTATGGTAACAACGTAGTTAAATTCTCTAAAAAGATAAGAAGTAACTTTAGAGTTAGAGTAAAGTTTGATGCAAACTTAGAATCAGATACTGATATAACTGCTGATTATATAGAAGAATTCTTAGATGAATTACAGGATAAGCTATCTGATGCAATGTCTAAAGTATCTGATGAATATAATACAAGTTTAGTTCCAAAGGAAGAGTTTATTTGTATTAAATATTAATAGCTAACTTCTTGTGCTTTGCCAGTGTACATATTACTGCTCTATAAAATAAGGAGCGGAATTAACATGGCAATTTTAAAAAATTTATCTCCTGTTGAAAGGAAGAAGTTTTTAGAGATTGCTAAAGACCCAGTTAAATGGGCACAGGCATATTTAAGAACTTTCAATCCGTCAACAAAGAGAATAGAACCTTGGACTGCTAGATGGTATCAAGTAGAAATGCTTAGAGATAGAAGTGTTAAGAAAGTTTACCGTTGTGGAAGACGTATAGGTAAGACTGAAACAATGGTTGTTGAAATGTTACATATGGCATTTACTCATAGAAACTTTAGAATACTTATGGCAGCTCCATTTGAAAACCAAATTAGAAATATGTTTACTAGACTTAATGAGTTAATCAAAGAGTCTCCATTAATAAAGAGCGAAGTAGTAAGATCAACTAAAAATCCATACTGTATAGAATTTAAGAATGGTTCAATGATTCTTGGATTTACTGCAGGTGATGATGCAGCATCTATTAGAGGACAAAGAGCTGACTGGATTTTCATTGATGAGATTGACTTTATGAGTGAGTACTGTTTTGAAGTTATTGCAGCTATCGCTATCGAAAGAGCTGAAATCGGAATAACAGTTTCTTCTACGCCACTTGGTAAGCGTAGTCACTTCTATAGAATGTGTACTGAACCACAATTAGGATATTCACAACATTATCATCCATCTACTCATAACCCAGGTTGGGGACCACAAATGGAAGCAGAGCTTAGAGCACAATTAACAGCTGAAGGTTATGTACATGAAGTTCTTGCAGAGTTCGGTACTCAAGAAACAGGGGTATTCCCTAAAGATAAACTGGATGCTGCAATGTTAGTAGAAAATTATGCTTATAATGAATTAAAGTATGAGCAAAGGATAAAATGTGAAAGAGAAGAAATATGGCCTAAAATGTATATGTATGATAGAAGTAATCCTGCACCATTTAATCCATTTAGAACTATGGGGGTGGACTGGGATAAATTCGGAGCAAGTTCTTCTATAATTATTTTAGATTATGATGTAATAATGGGGAAATTTAAAGTAATAAAAAGAGTAGAGGTGACAAGAAGTGAATACTCTTATGATAATGCTATCAACACAATAGTAGAATTAAATTCTATTTATAATCCAAGCTTTATCTATTGTGATGCAGGTGCTGGAGAATATCAAATTGAAAGACTTCACATCATAGGAGATCAACAACCTCATACTGGATTAAAACATAAAGTAAAGCGTTGGCAATTCGCTCAAACGATAGATGTAATTGATCCGATTACATTTGAGCTTGTAAAGCAACCATTGAAGCCATTTATGGTTAACCAATTAACGTTAGCCTTTGAAAGAGATAACTTAATACTATCTCCTTTTGATGATGTGCTTCATAAACAATTAACAAATTATGAAGTTGAAAAGATTAATGCTTCTGGTAAGCCAGTTTATACATCTAAAGATGAACACTTTATTGATGCTTTAGGATTAGCTTACTTAGCAATGACATTAGAGTTTAAAGAATTAACTAATGTCATTAAAGAACCAGAAGTAGCAACTAAGATTGAATTTACAAATAAATCACTTGGACAAGCAGGTATTAATAGAATGTTTAATTCAATACAAAGTGCATACGGTGGAAGCAGTAGTCGAGTACAATTAAAGCCTAGTGATGACCGACCAGGAGATAAACAAAAATGGGTTAAAGTAACTCAAAGTTATAATCCTTATAGAAGCAGTGGTTCTTGGGGAAGTCGTTCTTCTGGAAGAGGAGGTAGCTTAGGCAGATCAATGTGGTAGTAACGGGTAACACCGTTTCTATATATAATATCCTCCCTTTCATCATATATTTCAAAGTAGGCACTAGATCCCCCCTTTCTAGTGCCTATATTTTTTATAAGGAGAGATACTATGCCAAAAGATTTATTATATAAACCAAATTTAACTTATGAGAAAAATTATTATACTGAAGGTGATCTGTATAATGAAACTGAAGATACTGTAACAAATGAAGATTCCTCTTCTAATGATGTCATTAATAAGATTGATAAATTAGAAGAATTAAAAAATAATATAGCATCTAAATTACCGTTATTGCCAAATTCTGTTCAGCAAGTTATTAAACCATCTATAGATAAAATTGGGGAAATCGTAGATGATTTAATAGACAAAAAAGATGAATTTGATGATAGCGATGATGAACCTACTATAGATGTTATTCCAGTTTATCCTTCAGATAATGAAGATAAAAATAATGATTTAGATGACGTTCCAGATGATCCATATAAGTCAGAGTCAAATAATACAATAAGCATACCTTCTAAAGATATTAATATCGAGGAAGTAATAGAGCAAGAATATACAAAAGACTTAATTGATATATTAGAAGATTATTTAAGTAAACAAAATACAGCAATGCAAAACTATATTAATAGCTTATTTACATATGCTGCATATTCTGAAAATACTAATATAAAGAACTATACATCTAAGACAGTATCTAATAAAAACTTAACTCATGTTACAGATTATGTTACAAAATCTAAGATAGGTTTAAAACAACAAATAAGACTTTATAACAAATTGTTCACATTAGATGAAACAATATATCATTTAAGAGCTGTTAAAGTAGCAAAGGAACAATTAAAAAGATATAAAACAAATGAAAGAATAGAGGATAAAAACTTATTAACAAAGTCAGCAAATGATTTATTAATAGAAAGTAGATTAGTAGCTGAAAAAAAATATGAAGAAAATTTTTACGGATTATATAAATATCTTAATTCGTCAGTAATAATATTTAATGAATGTATGAATACTTATGTAAAACAAAAGCGTTCATTAATACTACTAAATAATGAGGAGAGGGAATAATATGATATTAGAAGCAATTAATGACAATGTAATTGTAAAATTACCAAAAGTAGAAAGTGAGATAAAATCTAATGCAGGAATAATCTTAGGAAAGAATGATGGAGCTGCTAAACCAGATAGGGGAACTGTAGTTGCAGTAGGTAAAGGCAGAATTACATCTGATGGTAAGTTAATAGAACTTACAATAAAAGAAGGGGACAATATAATATTTAACAGATTTGCAGGAACTGAAATAATTCAAGGGGAAGAAAAGTTCTTAATAATCAAGGAGAGCGATATTTTAGCAAGAGTAAAGTAGGTGAACTAAATGGCTTTATTTAAATTTAAAAGCAAAAAAAATCAGCGAAGTTTTTCAGAGGCACCTAAACAAAATACAAATCTAAATAAAAATACATACAAGAAGGTACTTGTTAAAGCAAATAGTTTATTAAGTGGAGCAGGAAGTAGAGAAAACTTATCTGCTCCAGAATATGATTTAGAAGAAATAAGAAGAGCTTGTGAATCTGATTCATATATAAAAATGTCTTTAATGAAATATTCTTATATGTTATTTAAAGCAGGTTATGTATTACGTTCTGAAAATGAACAAGCTTCTGAATATGTTAAACAGAGATTAAACATAATGAGCTTTGCTACTAGACAGCCTATTGATATTCTATTTCAAGAATGTGGAGATGATTTAATTAAATACTCTAATGCAATACTAGTTAAGTCTAGAGTTCAAGCAATTATGCCTGGAGTTAAAGCAACGGGATTCTTTAAAGATAATCCTGTAGGTGGATATTTTAGAATAGACCCATCTCAAGTATCTGTATTAAAAGATGATAATGGACAGATAAAGAAATATGTACAAACGGTGAATGGAGAGGAAAAACAATTTGATCCAGTAGACATAGTACATATCTACTTAGATAGAGAATCTGGAAATACATTTGGAACACCTAGAGTTCTAGCAGCATTAGAAGACGTTAAGCTGTTAAGAAGAATTGAGGGCCACGTTGCAACAATGATTTATAGATTTGCAATGCCTTTATTCCAATGGATAATAGGTTTACCACAACAAGGCTTCCAAGCTACTAATAAAGAAATAGAAGAAGCAAAGGCTACTGTTGATACAATGGCATTAGATGGTACAGTTATCACTAATGAGAAAACTAATATTAAAGCAATTGGTGCAGAGGGGACAGCACTTAATGCAGAAGGATATTTAAAATATTTTGAAAATAGAGTATTCTCTGCTCTTGGGGTTTCTGAATCTCAAATGGGTAGAGGTGGTGCTAAACAAGATGCTGATTCAATGGAATCTCAAGCACATGATACTGTTAAGCATATACAAAGAACAATGAGTATATTTGTTCAAGAATTTATAATTAATGAATTATTATTAGAAGGTGGATTTAATCCTATATTAAATGAAGATGATAAAGTAAACTTTGTATTTAATGAAATTAATATTGAAACTAAGATTAAAGTTGAAAATCATGAAATGGCTAAGTTCCAATCTAATATGATTTCTTACCAAGAAATGAGAAGACACTTAGGTAAGAAAGAAGAAGTTGATATTGAAGACCTTTATAAGTTTAAGATTGAAGTTGAAGCTGACAGAAGAATGACTGAACATAAGACAGATGGAACTTTAGAAATAACTAAACAATCTGGTCAAAATGCTTTAGACTTACAAGCAGCTAATGCTGAAACTCAAATGGAGATATCAAAACAAAATGCTCAAGCTCAAAAGGCAAATGCTTCAAATAGTTCAAGTAATTCATCAAATGGTTCTGGAAAAAAGTCTAGTAGTCCTAAAGGAAATGGAACTAATAAATCAACAGCTCCTAATAAAGACATACAAAACAAAAACACTCCAGAAAACCAACATGGTAAAACTTCTGTAAAAGTTAAAGAAGCTGCTAGTAATGTTATAAAAAACAAAGCTAAGGATAAGAAAACTTATATATCTGTATATAATAAATACTATCAATTAGCTAATGATGTTGCTAGTAAAAAAGAAGATATAGATATTTTAATTCCACTAGCATTAGATAATATGTTAATGGAAACAAAAATATATATGAACATGTCATCAATTGATGGTATAAACGCAGCTACTCAAGATATTAAAAAGATACAAAAATCTATAGTTACTTTGCCAACTATAAGAATATCTACGAGTCTTTGCGAAGATGAAGCAAAGAAATCATTAACTAAACTTCTTAAAGATATTAAGAAGAAAGTAGAAAATGAAGAAGATCCAAATGTTATTAAAGCTATATTTGAAAGTTTAGAATACAGAATTAGATTTATGTTAGAACATATACTACCTAAAATGTATTGGTATTCTTATTTAAAGACTGGACAAGCTTTAAAATATACACATGCAGAAGTAGACTTCAATGGAAGCGAAGATGAGAAAAAACATTCTAAGATAATAGATTTAAACAATATTAACTTAGATGACATTCCACCATATCATCCATTCTGCGATTGCAAAATTAACTTTAAGAAGGGAGATAAGAAGTAATGGCAATAGAAATCAGAGAATACATTGGAGATTCTATTAACATTACTGAATCAGCAGTTAGGGGGCCAATTAATTTAAAAGAAGGTTTTAATGAGATTGGTCCAATCTCTAAAGATTCAATAATACAAATAATAGAAGGGATTCATGTAGGGCCAACAAGAAACTTTACTTGGTATATGAATGAAGCATTAGTTAGCTCAATACCAAGTTGGACAAAACCATATCAAAGACCATTAATCATGCATCATAATGAAACTGATGGAAAGATAATTGGTAGAATACTTTCAGCAAACCATAAAACTCAAGATACAAGAAGTGGAACTCCTGCTTTAGAGTTCGTATGTAATGTTCCAGATAAAGAAGGAATTGAACAAATTAAAGATGGACGTTTAAAAACAGTATCTATAGGGGTAATAGCACATGATGTAAGGTGTTCTATATGCGGGAAGCAAGTTGAACTTGATGAAGATGGATATCCAGAGTGTGGACACTTCAAAGGTGGAGTTTATGACAATGAAGTATGTTACTGGAAAATATATAAAATGGAAGCTAAAGAACTTTCATATGTAATAGTTCCTAGTGATATATATGCTCATAATATAAAAACAATACCTGCATCAGAATACAATAAAACACATATAAAAGAAAATTTAGAAAAAGGGGTGGCAATTAATATGTCAGAACAAGTAAAGGATGTTAAGGAAGGACAAGTTAAATCTCAAGTAATTGATGAAGAAGTTAAAAAAGGTGAAGGTGCTGTTGCTACAGAACCAAAGGTTGAAGACCAACCTAAAGAACCAGAAGTTAAGGATGAACCTAAAGAAGAGCCTAAAAAAGAAGAAGCTCCAAAGGTTGATCCTAAAGATGAAAAGATTAAAGAGCTAGAAGAAAAAATCAAAGTTCTAGAAGCAGAAAAAGAAGCTGTATCAAAAGAGCTATTAACTGTAAAAGATGAATTAGTTACGTCAGCTGCTAAAGTTGAAGAAGTTCTTGGACAATTAACAGCTAAAGAAAAAGAAGTAGAGCAAGAAGTTGCTTTAAAAGAATCTGTAGAAAATGAATTAGCACAAGTTAAAGTTCAAATCAGAGAAGCTAAAGAATCTGAATTTAATACTTTAAGACAAGCTTTAAATAAAGAAATTGTTGCAAAAGAAGCTTTATCATCTAGAAGTGATGATTCATTAATGGATGCAATTATGGATTTAAGAGAAGAAATGGGCGGAGTTAGAAAATTAAAAACTATCCAAGAAGCTACAAATCCTACATTAGATGCAGAAAAAAATAAAAATAATACAGTTACTAATGTGAAAGAAAGTAAAACAGTTGGTAATATGAATTTAGAAGAGGGCTTAAAAGACATATTCAATGATATGTTCAGTCCTAAATATAATTATTAAGAAAGAATTTCAAAGGGAGAGTGAATAAAAATGGCATTACATCCAAATACGTTTATGTCAAAACAAAGTTTACAACCAGGTGCTAGAGGTGAAATATTCCAACAAGATATGCCTGGATACAGAGGTCAAGGGGACAGAATTAACAGAACAAATATGAAACTTGCAGTTTCAGAACATGATGTTCCAAATATAAAATATGAATTAGATAGAAGACTTCCAGTATTATTTAGATACGGTTGGGCTCATGGTTATAACCAAGTAGTTATGCCAAAAGGAAGATTAATAGCTGTAGATAAGTCTTTAAACATTTTAGACTTCGATACTAAGAAAGCTTATAATGCTTTAACATTAGCTAACGGTGGTGCTGATGTAAAATTAAGAGAAGCTAATTATAAAAACGTTCAAAACGAAGAAACTGCTCCAGTAGGTATTGGAACTCAATGGGCTCCATTAGCAGAAGGTACTTACGAAAAGACTTCTAAGAATGAAGTTATCTTTAGACCATTCAAAGCTGCTGCTGCTGCATTAGCAGAAGATTGTGAAGTTGAAGGAAAAGGTAAATCAAAAGCTAAAGCTGCAAAAACTGTAACTGTAGGTGTAGATGCTGCTACAGGATTAGTTACAATTGATGGAGTTCCTACTAAAGATGTTAGATTAGGAAATATCCCAGTTGGTATCTTAGAAAGAAATGAATATACAAGAAATGATGATGCTTATAATGGAATGCAACCAGGTGCTGTATTAACAGACAAACTAGTTGAATTACCAATGTTCTTAGAAAAAGAAAAAGCTGAAATGAATCCATGGGGATCTGCTTATGGACAATTCTTACCAGGAGATTTAGTTAAATCTGATGAAAATGGTAGAGCTGTTGTTTCTCCATTATCTAGACAAGAAATCGTTGCTAAGATGACTGCAGGAGAAATTGAATTAGAAAGACAACAAGTTGTTGGACAAGTTTATGCTGTATCAAGAGATTTAGTACCAGCAGGTGCTGCTAAGTATGCTCAATGGGCATTATCTGATAGATTAAACTTTGATGAATTCAATCCAGACATCTGGAGAATGAATAACAGAGATGGTGAAGATAACATATCTCAATCTCCATACAGAGCTAATGGTGGTGGATTCGTTAATAACGAATTAGACATGACTGGAAAAGAAGGTAAGTACTTCGAAGAACCAGGATATCCATGGGATAGAACAATGCATGAACATGACTTACACATGTTAGCTTCAAGTGTTAGAACTCACTCTAACAGATTTGGATTAGAGCACATGATGGAACAAGGTATTCCAGGGTTAACAGATGGTTACAATGTTGCTTCAAGAGAATTAGGACCAGAAGTTGTTGGTACATTCAGACAAGCAATGTCTGCAAATGACTATAAAGAAACATTATATAAAACTGCTGATGTTAATTTAGAATCAATGAAGATCGCTGTAACTACTGATGCTGTAGCTCAAGAAGGAGACTTCGTAGAAGTTAATGTTCAACAAGTTGGTCAAACTGTTGACGTTAAAGGAGCTAACATAGCTAACGCTATCGAAATATCTTATGTAAGCTTAAAGCAAGGTATAATCAAGATCAAAGTAAAAGAAGATAAAGCTGCTGAATTACACACTGCATTAGAAGGTGGTAAGAAAGTACAAGTTATCGTTAAGTACAACAAGAGAGGTTTAACTGGTGTTCCAACTAACTTAGACTGGGACGGATGTGCTGGTGTTGTAACAATATTACTTCAAAAATAATTAGTCGCTTAGTAATAGTGAAAAATTCAATAGTAATAATTAAATGAGATCAATAGACAGGGGGAGGGCCGAGAAGGCCTTCCTACATATAAAATAGAAAGATGATATAAGAGGAGGAAATCTTAAAATGAGTTTTCAATTACAAGAAACGTTAAATAAAATTAATCAATTAAAAGAAGCTAATAAAGCTGCAATAAGAGAGAATCAAGAAAAAGGTACTAATCACAAGGTAATAGCTGATTCAACTTTAGACTTAATGGAAAAAATGACAAGAAATATGTATGGTGATGTTTCAATGGGGAGAGCATCAATCAAAGAAGCATTAACTACAACAGATACAGTTAAGCTTATCCCTAAAGTTATCGAAGGAAAATTAAGAGAAGCTGCTGAACCAGAATATTTAGCAACAAGATTCTTCTCAACAGTAAACGTAGATGGAGGAAGCTCTGCTGTATACGTAATTCCAGTAGTAGGAGAATTAGTAGCTCACGAAGTTGGAGAAGGTGGAAGATATAGAGAAGACTATGTAGACTTCAATACAATTGAAGAATCTACACTAGAAATCAGAGTTAAGAAGATCGGTACAAGAGTTGCTATCACTGAAGAAGCAATCACTGATTCATCTTGGGATATTCTAGGAATCAACGTTAAGAAAATGGGTAAAGCTATGGCTAGATATAAAGAAGAATGGATCTTCAATACATTCTCTGAACATGGTCATGAAATATTCAATAACAAAGTTGCTCACCAAATGCCTCAATTCGGTACTACTGGTAGAGATGAAAATGGACAATTCAATGGAACATTATCAGTTGAAGATATGTTAGATATGTGTTTAACATTAATGAGCAATGGATTCACAGCTACAGACGTAATCATGCACCCACTTACTTGGGTTATATTCGCTAGAAATAGCATGATTGGGAATGGTATGACATTTGGTGCTTTCGGTGCTAACGCAGTTTCGCCATGGAACACTATCCAAGGAACACCAGGACCATTCGGATTACAAAACAATGGAGATGGACAAAAGTTAATAATGAGACCAGAACAAGTTCAAAACAGACTTCCTGTACCTCTAACAATTAACTTCTCACCATTCGTTAGATTCGATAAACAAGCTAGAGAATTTGATATGTACTGCTTAGACAGAAGTGAAGTAGGAGTTATCGTTCAAAAAGAAGGATTATCTACAGAAAACTGGACAGATCCAGAAAGAGATATCAGAAACTTAAAATGTAAAGAAAGATATGGTGTTGGAGTACTTAACCATGGTAGAGCAATTACTGTTGCTAAGGGATTAAAGGTTGCTACAACTCACCCAGTTGCTCCTACAGTAAAAGTTCAAACTACTCCAGGATTAGCTTAATTCTTAGAGTAATAATTATAAGAAGAAGGAATGGATAAGTTTCTTCTTCTTTTTTCATAAGGAGGAATAATATGCATCAAGAATTTATTATACAAACTGTAGAGACAGATTTAATAAATAAAAAAATTATAGTAACTACTTCTATGGATATAGACCCTAATTCTATAGATGAAATTGAAGCTTCACTTTATGATAGAGAAACTAGAGAGCCAATTTCTTTAGTTACAGAAATCAAAGGTAATGTTCTTGAATTTACTTTGATGGAATGGCCTAAGCCTAATAACTCTTATATATTTAATTTAAAACCTATTAGAAATATATTAAGAGAACTATCAAGAAGTGGAATAAAAAGAAGAATTGAATTTAAATCTTCTATAACTAAACAAGTAGAAATACTTAGTCCTCTAATGCATGAAGCTATTAATAGCTTAAATGTAAAGTTTAAAACTTTTGATGATACAGAAGTAGAAAATCAAATAGAGAATGAATGTGTCTTCATAGAAGTATCTACTGATAATGTATTTGCAAGTGTAACTAATCATATTAGTGTAACAGATAGAGATGAAGTTAGAATACATCTAAATAAAAGTGCTCAATATTTTATGAGAGCTAGAGTTCAATCAGATACAGAATGTGGCCCTTGGTCTAAGATTATTACATTTGTATATGGACAACCTAAAATAGATGATATACAAGAGTCAGAACCAGATTACATTCCTGAATACGAAGACATGGTTGATATGACTCCAGAGATAGATGATATTGCTAATTTTGAAATAACTTGCTTAACTGAACAAGGAACTACTCCAGAACAAATAATATTATTAGGTAATAAGGATTTTGATGAAGATGATTTTTCTCAATCTCAAATACTTGTATATAGCAAAAAAGGTGTTGCTAAACATACTGCTATAGTTGATGGCAATACAATAATAATTGACTTTATAAATGGGTTAAGTGATAACACAGTCTATACTATAAAGCTTATGGAAATTAAAAGCTTATCTGGAGATACTTTATCTTTAGAATTAAAGTTAACTACTGCAATGAAACCATTATATTGTGATGTTTATGATGTAACTGCTTTAATAGGAGATTATAAGATTCCAGAAGATGTTATCTTACACAATATTCATTCAGCATCTAAATTTGCAGATTATATTGTATCTAGTTCAGATTATCCTTACGAGATAGATGAAAATGATGTGCCATTTAATGTAGTACAATTTGTTAAATATTATGCAGCACATGAATGTTTACTTAGACATACAGTTAATCTATCTTCATCAATAGGATTAAAGGGAACAGTAGGTAATGTTAACTTCTCTGAAAGTGAATCAGCTAAAGATATAACTAGTCTATTAAAGCATTTCTGTGCAGAAATAGATAAGTGGAAAGATGCTTTAAGAGGATATGAATTCGAAGGTAGAGCTAGAATGAGACATGGAGTTAGAGGTAGATATTCTTATGAACCTGTACAACCATTAGATATAGCTAGTCAATTGTTATATGGTAGAGGTGATATGTATGGACAATAAATATTGGAATCAACGTATTAGAGATACTATTGAAGAATGTGCGTATGATTTCTATATTGTTCATCCAATAGCAGAAGTTCAATGTACATGCGTTAATCATTCGACAAAACAAGCTGACCCTAAATGCAAAATGTGTTTAGGTACTGGATGCAAAATAAGGATTAAAAAAATAAGAGGTGCAGCTAATGATATAGAATCAAATGCTGCAGGTAAAGGTGTTAAAGGTTCTGCTGCTGTAGTAGTAGCTAAAACATATTTTATAGATTCTAAATATCCTATAGGCGATACAGATATGATTATAGATGATGATGAAGTATTGTATGTATTTAGAGTTTATACAATGAAAGGAAAAGAAGGTGTAGTAACTCATAATCAAGTTACTGCTTTTCCTATGAGAAATGATCATAGAGTAACTTTAAGAAACTTTAGAGAATTAATGAAAAGATATGGAGGGAAGTAACTATGGATATTAATTTTATACAAGGTTCAACAACTGAACAAACTGTGGTCCCTTCCCACAGTTCCATTTTAATCTTAGGAAAAGGTAGTTCAGAATACAAAAATTTAAAGATAGCTTATCCTAAAAATATATCAGAAGTCCAAGATGATTATGGTGAGTATTCTGAATTAACCAAAGCTTATATAGAAGCTAAAAAGATAGGAGCAGAAGAAGTATATGTTTGTAACTGCTTTAAGATGACAGATTATGTACAAGCAATAGATTTAATAGCTCAAAATGACTTTGCATTTGTATGTCCTTTATTTACATTTTCAACAACTTATACTAATGGAAATGCAGAATATTACTTTGCAGAAATTTATACAGAAGCTTTGTCTAATTCATTTTCTAATTTATTAATTACAGAAAAACATGCTTCACTATATGAAGATATAACTCATTTCTTAACTTCTATGAAATCTATAAATTATAACTTTAAAGATTCTTCTATGGAAAGAATGAGTAATGGTCAAGCTATGGCATTTGTATTAAATAATTTAAAAGATTATAACTATGCAAATGTAGCATTAGCATCCATTATATCTAAATCTAATTTAAGATACTACCCTCAAGAAGATATAGGTGAAGTAGTATTTGATATAACAAAAGAAGATGTTATAGATCATGAGTTTGTATATTTTGCATATGATATATTAGCTAAAACAACTATAGAAAACTTATTGAATTATCATAATGAAAAAGCTCCAGAAAAGATGTTATTAATTAGCATAATAAAAAACAGAATTAATATGGCATTAGATTATGAGCAATTCACAGGACAGCTATTAAATCCTTATACAAAAATAAAGTTAAATAATTACACAACAGAAGTTTTAAATAGTTTCGTAGGATTATTAATAGAGCAGTTTAAGGTTAATAATATACAATTCATAAAAGGAAACCCTAGTGAAGTTAATATAAATATATATATGTCTATTAAACCATATAGTTCTATAGAGTTTATAGATATGAAAGTGGAGGTATAAAAATGAACTTTGAAGAGTTAGTTAGAGAAAGAGAATTTAATGTAGATAGATTAAATAGAAGTGTTTTAGCATCTGAACCAAAACCTATTAAACAGAAATCAGAAAAAGGATGCACATTATTTGAATGCATATCAATGATTGCAACATTAGTAGAGTTAGCAATGCCTGATGTAAAGTTTGAACCAGATGAAGGAAAAGTAATGTCATTAGATGCAATGCAAAACTTTAATCAACCTATGATAACATATTCAGTAGTTGATAGAGAAACTAAAAAAGAATTAAAACCTAGATTAAGGGAAACTATCGAAGAGATAGATGTTGATACTGGAGACAAAAGAATAGGTGAAGTTTGGGGACAAAAATTTAAATGTTTAGTACAATTTAATATCTTTGCAAGTGTATATAAAGATGCAGAGCAGGTAATGGAAAAGTTTGAAGAGACAATTCTTAAACATACTGGTTTTCTTAAAAGAAATGGTGTTGCAGAGATTTTCTTTGATAAGCATCTTACAGATTCTCACTTTGATACAATGAGAGAAACTTTATCAATAAGAAATCTTCAATACTATGTAGAAATAGAAAAATTAACGGTAATGTTTAAAGAGAAGATTAACCAAATAGAAATAATCGCTCAAAGAAAGAAAGACGAGGAGGAAAAATAATATGGAATTATTCGAAAACGAATTAATACTACCTGGTGTTATAACTGAAATAATCTCTGATTATGCTAGTGGGTATGATACAAGCTTATTCGGTACAACTGACAGTGTAGTAATTGTAGGAACTGCTTTCAACGGTCCAGTAGGACAAGTGGTTGAAACTTATTCTCCAGAACATGCAAGATATATATTTGGAGATTCTTATGATCCAAAAACAAAAAGGGAGGCAACATTAGTATCTAATATACAAGATGCTTGGAATGCAGGATGTAGAACAATTTACGCTGTAAGAGTATCTGGTAAAAACATATATAAAGATTACAATTTAGCTTTAGATTCAAACTTAAAGTTAAGATTATCTGGCATATTCCCTTCAAACTCTAATAAAGAAATCAGCATGTTATTAAATATCGCAGAGCAAAATCTTTACGTAAATATCTACAAACCTGCTGCTAGAGCTACTATTAGCGAAAAGAACCAAGGGTTAGTAGAAAAGAAAGATTCAATCTTAGTTAATAGCATTAATTTAACAAACGCTGGTTTATCTTTAAACTCTAGCTTAACTGAATTAATCAGTGCTGTAAATGAATATTCATTCAACAATGTTTTGGTTTTAACTATAGTTGATGAAAAAGGAAATGATGTTACATTATCTTCAACAGACGCTAAAGGATTAAAGATCAAAGATGTTTTCTCTGGATTATACACAATCGGTAGAGATAAGACTGTAGGTATCCCTAATACAATTGTAAAAGTTGGATTAGATAAAGATGGTCAAGTTGTTAAGAGCTTAAAGTTCAACTCTGATGTTTCTGCTGCATATCCAATCTTTGCTGAAACAAAAGCTGAATTATCTGCTTACTTAAAGAGACCAATGACTTCTATGTTCGACTTTGTAACTGTTCCAGGTGCTATCAACGAAGTATTTGAAAAAAATGAAGTTGACTATGAAGAAGTTGAATTAACAGACTTTGAACTTTACTCTAAATTAGGTTCTGGTTATGCTATCAATGCTCAAGTTATTGAAGGTAAGAATGGTAAGTATAGAGTAAAAGAAGTTGAAGATTCTAATGTGAATAAGAAGACTGAAATAAGAGATGGTATCTACTCAATGCTTGAAAACTCAAATGCTAAATATAGAGTTTTAGCAGGAGTTAATGCTGATGCAAAAATCAAAGATAGACTTCCAAGAAAAGAAGAATTCCAAGAAGTTGTTTCTAAAGAACTTTTAGCTTTTGATGGAGCATTAAAAATAGAAACAGTTGTTGGACAAGAACAAGCTGCTAAGAAGTATGAAGTAGAATTCATTGCTGATAGAGTTGAAGTTCCAACTGACATTGCTGAAAACTTAGTTGCTGAAATTGCGAAAGTAGTTTCTGTATTAAATCCAGAAGACTTAGGTAAGAAAGTATCTTACAAAGAAGGTTCTTTATTCTTAGGAGAGAACGAAGGATTAAATCAATTATTCATCGTTAGAGATTCTAAGTTAGAACCACTTCATGCTGATGCTGTTAATGCAGTTGATGGTAACTTTGTAATTGCTGGAGGTTACTTATATGTTTGTGAAAACAACTCATTCATACCTGCTACAAGACCTTCTTTACAATTAGACGATTTACAAAAGAATTCTTATATTACTGCTATGTTAGAAAACGGAAGTTTCGTTATAGCTAGAATTTCTGAAGGATCTGTAGATGAAGAAGATGAAGAAGTTGCTACTATAGTAGGAGAAGCTAAAACTGGTGAATCTACTGTTGGAAAAACTAAGAAGAAAGCTAGAGCAGCAAGAGTAACATCTGCAGGAGTTAAAGCTGAAATAATCGGTACAGTTTCTCAATTATTCAGCGAAGAAGAAGTTATATTAACTTCAATCACTGACTCTTATGGAGTAAACAAGGTTGTTATAAGCTCTCCAGATTTCGATGTATTAACATTAGAAGAAGCTGTAGAAATGCTTAATGAAGATGCTGACTTCTCTAGATTATTCAAATTATCAGTAGCTAAAACAGAAGATGCTCAAGAAATAATGGATGAAATAATCAACAGAGATGATGACAGAAAAGTTGTTATCGAAAAAGATAGAGAAATAGTAATGAATCTTAACAAGTATATCCCATACAGAACTGATGATAACTTTGCTAGACACTTAGCTCAACACTGTATGTATACTTCATTAAAGACTGCTCCAGCTCATGGTATAATCGGTACTAAAGTATTATTAGATACAAGTTTAACATCTGTTGCAAACAGAGTAACTGAATTATCTAATTTAGCTTTAGAATCAACATTAGTTGCTAAGAAGTCAAATGGTACAGACATGTTAGATAGAAACAATATGCCTTACCCAATCGGTAGAAAAGTATCTGTTACATTTGGACAATACATTGTAACTACTGATGATGGTTATAGCTATGTATCTAATATGGCAGCAGGATATGCTGGTATGGTATCTCAATTACCATTAGACCAAAGTTCAACTAACCAAGCTATTTCAATCCCAACTCCACAATTTGAATTAACAAACTATCAATTAGGTGTGTTAAATAAAGCTGGATATGTAACTGTTAAGAAGTCATATTCAAATGGATGGGTTGTAACAGATGGTGTAACAATGGCTAGTTCAGATTCTCCATTCAAGAGATTATCTGCTACTAGAATAGCTGATGGAATTGATGAATTAATTAGAACAGTTGCTGAACCATTCTTAGGTATGGTTAACAACTTAACTAACCAAAACTCATTAAGATCAGCTATTAAGTCAGAACTAGAAAAAATCAAATCTGTCTTAATCGAAGATTATGAATTCAGAATAATTACTGATAAGGCTTCTAATATCTTAGGAATTCTAAATATTGAATACGCTATAGTTCCACTATACGAAATAAGACAAATTAGAAACCAAATAACTATAAAACAATAGTAACCTACGGGGTGGGCATCCACCCCATAATATATAAATAAAAGGAGTGAATAAGCTATGGCAGGTACATTAGCTCAAGAATATACTAAAACATATACAAGCTTCTCTGGTTGTGATATAGTAGCTTCTTTCAATGGAAAGATGATCGGAGAGCTTCAAGGTATTACTTATTCAGTAAGTAGAGAAAAAGCACCTATCTATACTATGGGTAGTGCAGAACCTAGATCTTTCTCAAGAGGTAAGAGAGGTATTGCAGGTTCATTAGTATTTACTGTATTCAATAGAGATGCATTAATAGAAGAATTTAAGGATAAATTAGATGGAGACAACTTAGGTATCCAAAAATTCAAAGCAAATGCTTCTCATAAGAACTATATGTCTATTGAAGAATGGGATGCTCAAATGACAAGTTATGCAGGAGGAAACGCTAACGTTGATGACGAAGGATTAACAGGTGGTAAAGTTTCTGATATCGTTGGAAAATACACACCAGTTTATGCTGATGAAATTCTTCCATTTGATATAACAATCACAATGGCAAATGAATATGGACAAAAAGCTGTATTAGTTATCTATGGCGTTGAATTATTAAATGAAGGATCTGGTTACTCTATTGACTCTGTAACTACTGAAAAAGCTTACACATTCGTAGCTAGAAGAGTAGATTATTTAAGAGCTTTAGATGAAGATAATGACCACAACTTCACAGCTACTTGGTAATTACAACTTTATATGTAGTAATAAAATAAGAGAAGTGGACAAACTGCTTCTCTTATTTTTTATTTAAGGAGGATGAATAAATGGCAACTGAAACTAAAGAGTATAAATATAAATATCCCAATGAAAGTTTTTCTGGCTGTGATATGGTAGCTAGTATTGTTTATGGTTGGGACAGAAATATAGATGAAGACGATCAATATGGTAAAGGTGGAAAAAGTGTTAGCATGAATGCTACACAACAAGTTAAAAGTTGGAACATTAAAGTTTTAGGAGAAGTACAAACTATTTCTTATTCTATACATATGGAGAAAAGACCAGTAAGAAGTATAGGTAATGTTAATGCTAAAGATTATGTAATGGGCCCAAGAACTATTGCAGGTTCACTTGTGTTTGCTGTATTCAATAAGCATTTCGCAGAAGATATAATCAGAGATCATAATGATTTCTATACAGAAGGTACTGCTTATTTAGTAGATGAACTTCCTCCATTTAATATTGTTATCTCTATGGCTAATGAATATGGTATCAGAAGTAAGATGGTAATATACGGAGTTAGATTGCTTAATGAAGGTCAAGTAATGTCAGTAAATGATGTTTATACAGAAAACACTTATCAGTTTGTAGCTACAGATATAGAATACTTAAATGATGAAGTTACTTATGCTTCAAGAGATAAATATAATGGATTAATAAAAATAAAAGATATTTTATCTGCAAGAGATCCAGATTGGTTTGAACCTTTAAGTACAAGAGTATTAGTTAAATATCATGACCCAGAAAATGAAGACATAGAAAAAATTATAATGAATGTTAGCACTGTTGATGCTACTTTAAACAATCCTTATGGTAAAGCGACTATATCTCTTTCTCCAACTCAAACAGAAGGAGAAATTACAATATATGATTCTGAAAATAAAAAGAATGTTATAACTATTGATGGTAGAAATTCTTATTCAATAGATTTACTTCCAGATATATATAACGCTAGTTTTAATAAACCTAACGCTGGACATTGGACATGTAATGGTAGAAGCTTTATTATAAAATCTGCATCTGATAAATATGATAAAAAGAAATATGCTCCAATTATAGAAGTTATAACAGATACATCATTAACAGTTTATTCTAATGAATCTACTCATACTCATGTAGCTATAAATGTAGTTGGTTCAGATACTATAGTATATCATGAATTAAAAAGTAGAAGAGTTAAAATAACTGACCTTCAAAGAAATACTTATTACAATATTGCTACTTGTAATGGTCCAGAAACAACTACTAGTCCTTATATTAAAGTTAGAACATTCACAGTTTTTGAAAAACCATTTAATGATTTTGTTAAGATGGTAGAAACAAATTCTCACTTGTTAAAATATAGTGACCTTGCTAGATACTTTGATATTATAGAACAGGCTAGAATTAAAGCTGCTAATAATGATAAATTTGAAAGTCCAACTAACTCTATAGTTGAACTAAAGAAAAAGTTTGAATCAGAGCTTAATGCATTAGACCCAGAAGATGCTGAATACAATGAGTTATATACTCAACTAACTTATAACATTCATGTATGTAATGAATTAATATATCTTTCAAATAAAGTGCAAAATAATATAATCTCTATTGTAAATAAAGAAACAGAAATCCCTGTACCTACTCTTGTTTATGATAAATCATATGATACTGTTTTTGTTTACGATAAGACTATTACAAAAAGTGAGTTTTATAGAATATATAAAAACATGTCACAATCAGCAGCTACTGTATATGCTAGTACTTTTAGCACAATAGATGATAATGAGAACAGCTTTAGATTTAGAGGTAAGTCTGGAACTAATCACTATGTACAAGCATTAGTAGAAAATGCAAGATCTCCAAAATTAGAGTTTTATGAAATGACATTAAAAGAAAAACAAGAGAGAATGGAAAATGATTCTAATGTAATGACTGATTCAGATATAAATAAAGTTCAATCTATAATACTAGATGAAGTAACTACAATAACTGATTCATCTATGCTAGACAGATTGTTTATGTCAAAGATTAAGAACTTAGAATCTCCAAAGATATTAGACCCTAGTATTGTAGAGATTACAGAAGAATATATAGATGTTGAGACGAAGATATCTCAAATAATAGATGATCAAAATGAATATTATTATTTAGCTGTATCTAATAAAGAAGATATAATTAACAATGATTTCATATATAAGTGTAAATTTAACAGCGAAGATGATATAATAAGATTAGAAGATATTGATTATGCATTATATAAAAATAAAGATTATTGTATATGGATTGAAGATAGCAAGTTCAATCAAATATCTAATGCAACTACTTTCACAATGAATGTAGATGGAAACATTGATGATAGAGCTATATTTGAATATGAAATAGATCCATTATTAAATCAAATAAAAACTGCATTATCTCCATACTTACCTACTACTATTTATGAAACATTATGTTCTTACATTGAATACAATGAAGATACAACTAAAAATAATATAGTTGATACAGCTATAGAATATATTCTTTATTCTGGGCTAGGACAAACAGTTATAATTAATTGTTTAAAAGCTATTAAAAATTTAATTGGCTGCATATCTGATAGTGATGATATTATATCTAATATTGACTACTCAAATAAAATCTTATCATTTGATAGTTCAAAAGATGTAAATACTTTAACGATTAGCTTTAATGAAGATGATGTAGAGTATCAAGTTCAAAAAGGCACTATTGTTAATATAGAAGATATTGATTCAGATTATGTAATAGCAGTTGGATTAAGTTCTGACTTATTATATAAAACAGCTATAATGTTTATAGATAAAAATGCAAATAAGATGGAGGTACTATAATGAGTTATTTCACAAACAATATAATAGGTAATGATGATAGTGGAAGAGGTTCTACTAATTGGAGTACAAAAAGAAACTCTTCTGAAAGATTAAGACATAGACCTCATATATCTAATACATCTAACTCAAGAGGTGAAGGATACGTTCAATACTATTCTTCACTTGATGCAGATATATTATTTGGAGGAATATTCATAGATGAAGTAGTTAATATTTCTTGGCAAGTTCAACAAAATGCTATGCCTATCTTTGGTTACAACTCATATACCTTTGATGATATAGCTGTAGGCTCAAGATTGGTTCAAGGTTCATTTACTATAAACTTCACAGAAGCAAATTATTTAACAAGAGTGCTTCAAACAATGACAACTATATCAAGAAAAATGTATGGAGAAGATGTTCCTGCTACAAGTTCTTTTACTGCAACAGATAAGAAAATTAGAAACACTCCTATATGGGATAAAGGTTTTGATATAGTAGTTGGATATGGTGAAAAGAAAAATAGAGGTGCATCTGAATATGATCAAGTTGTAATGCTTGATTGTTGTCAATTAACTGGTGTAACTCAACAGCTAGATTATAATGGAGAACCTATCCTTGAAAGCTATTCATTTGTAGCAAGAGATATGAAGTTTGTTGATGCACAACAATATATGAATTCTACAACAACTACTGTTGATACAGATGTGGTTACTGATAATATCTTTGTAAATGCTAAAATAGATGTATCTGGTAACAATAGTTATATGACAGCTTCTTGGACAGATAATGGTGAAAATGTTGTTGGTTTATATGTAACAATGTCTGAAATAGATTCAACAGTATTCAATACTCAAGTTCAATTAGAAAAGAAAGATAATGTATATTATAAAGAGTTTTCTGCAGAAGAGAAGAAAGCTATTACAACATATGTATCTAAACATAATATAAATAAATTATCATCTACTGCAGTTTATGCAATTTCAACTAATGGAGAAACAGTATCGAAAGATGCTACAGTTTTCTTTGAAATAACAACATAAATGTGGTTTATACTAAATTACAGAGTAATTATAATAATGAAATATATATGAGGAGGGAATGTTTATGATATTAGAAAATCAAAACAATCAAGAAAATTTAGTACAAGAAGAGGAAGTAGTTGTTACTCCTAAAAAGAAGAGAGCAACTTCTACAAAGAAAAAGGACAAGCCTGTTGAAACTCCAGAAGTTTCAGTTAATGAAGAAGGGGAATTAGACTTAACTGAATACATCGAAAAGTGGAAACAAGAACATAAAAGAGTCTTCAAAAATGATATAGATGGAGAAACTATTATCTGGAGAAGATTAAAAAGAGGAGAATATAAAAACATTTTAAAAGAAACAGAAGAAGATAATGATAGCCAAATCTTAACTAAGCAAGAAAAGATGGTTGTTGCAGCAATGCTTTATCCATTTAATGCTGAAGAATTAATAGAAGAAAATGCAGGATTAGCTACTGTATTATCAGAAGAAATATTAGCTAGATCTGGATTTGCAATCTCTTATACAGAAGAACTATAAGAGGTGATTTAAATGAAAATTGCTTCACAAAATAATGTGATAAATAGTGTAGATTTTGCTACAGTAGTTGCTGAATTAGAGCAAAAGTATAGAAATATTTTCTGGACTATATTCGAAGGAGAAGCTTATATATATAAAGCTTTAGGTAGAAGAGATTTTAGAAGAATTGTTTCAAATGAAGAATTATCTATAGAAGATAAAAAAGATGAAATAATCAAAGCATGTATTGTGTATCCAGAAGATTTTGATATTGATGACTGTATAGCAGGATTAATAAATGTTTTATATTCTAAGATTATGGAAGTATCTTATTTGAATGATGAAGAAAGTAAGGCAAATGTAATTGAGTATTATAGACAAGATATGTATAGTTTAGATAATCAAATAACATGTCTAATCAATGAAGCATTTCCTAACTTTGATATAGAGGAAATAGAAAATTGGGACTTAGAAAGAACAGCTAAATATTTATCAAGAGCTGAATATAAGTTACAGAATTTTAGAGGATTTGAATTTAATGAGGCTTACTTCCAAGGAACTGTTCCTGCAGAACAACCTCAAGAGCAACAAACTGAAGAGGAAGTAAAAGAAGAAATTCAAAGTAAAAAAGAAAAAATGACACCAGAAAGGCTTAGACAGTTACAAGCACAATTCCCAGAAATAGATTGGGCAAACGATGTTGTAGCAAAAGGTGGTATAGATGCAATGGGTGATTCCGTTGATACTACAGCACCAGCTCTGAGACCAGGATTCTTTTAGGACTAGCTTTAATAGCTAGTCTTTTTTGTAGTAATAAATCATTATAATAATAAAGGAGGTGAATGTTTTGAAATATGAAAAAAAACGAGAAGATTCAAATAAAGCTGAAAATACTTTATTAGCTGCTGCAGGCGTAGTAGTTGGTGGAGCTTTGTTTCATAAAGCTGGTGGTACAAAGTATTTATCTAAGGCTATAGGAGATATTTCTCATACAATGAAAAAGGTTAGTAATGATATTAATCTAGTTGGTCGTAAAGGCATGACTGCAGAAAAGACTAGTGAATTGTTTAGAAAACATATTTCAAATTCAGATAGCACTTGGAAATTAAGAAGAAACGAGACTCCAACAATAAAAGCTAATAAAGGCTTATTTGGAGATTTAAATAAACTTGCAAACCTAGACTCTGTATTTACTCGTATAGATACAGCTAATAAAGATATGGAATTAAATAGATATGCATTTAATCAATTATCTGAAAGATTTAAAAATGTAAAGAACAGAGATGAAGCTTTTATGAAAGAGTTATACACTCTTACTGAAAGATCTCTTAGTAAACAAAGTAGATTCTTTGAACAAAGTAGTGAGCCTGGAAAATATGTTCCAATCATGAAAGAATTTAAGAAGATGACACAAGGCAATTTACTTGAAGGAAAAGAAGAAGAAATTGCTGATGTATTAAAAGACGCTTTAGAGAATGCTGATAAGATAAAAGAAAATGTTAGTAAAATGTCTAAAGAAGCTCAAGATGATTTTAAAAACATTTATGAAGAACATATAAGAAATAAATATAAAGCTGTTAAAACAGAAGGTGATAGAGCAGCTACAGCTAATGATATCTATCAAGCACTTCAAGAGCAAAAGGCAAAAGTTAAAGAATCAGCAGATGCAGCTGATGATTTTATGAAACAATTAGGTTCTATGATAGAAAAAGACCCTAGTATTGGAGATTTAGTTGTTGATGCTAAAACATATAGAATGGATGCAAATAATCAATTCTATTCATTAGAAGATTTAAGAGAAACTGCAAGAAAAGCCGAAGAAGGTTTTAGTGAAACTATTGCAGGTAAATTATTTGCAACTAAGAACTTAATCGAAGGTAGACGAGCTCCAGATATGTTCCATTTCGCTGCAGGAACTTTTGATCCAGGACTTGCAAAGGTTACTGGAGGTAAAGACTTATTAAATGAAAGTATGACTTATATAGGTGGAAAGTTCTATAGAATAAAAGAATCAGGACTTGAACATATAGCAGAAGCTGATGGAAGAGTTTTAAAATCTGGTAGAGCTGGTACAATATTTGGTTATATAGATAGAATATCTGGTAACTCTGCTCAAAGAAATCAACAAAATGAATTATTTAAATTCTTAGATGTTGGAACTAAAGGTGGAGAATATATAGATGAAATGAAAAGCATCTTAACTAAATTCTCTTCAAAAGGTGAAAAGAATGATTGGGGTAGAAATATTACTAATAGAATATTTAATGAATACAACCCTAATGTCTATAGTGCTGATAATGTTAGAGACTTCTATGACGATGTTATCTCATTATCAAAAATGTATAATGAAGGAACTAGAGGCGTTAATAATAAAACAATTAATAGCTTAAAAGAAGTTCTATCAGATAAAGCTAAACCATTTTTAGAAGCAATGGAAGCTGATGACCCACTAGCATTTCTTGGAGAAACAGAAAAGTTTAAAAATGCTGATTTAAAATCATTAAAGAATAGAATCTTTAAGAATGAAGAACTAGCAGATACAATGACTAGAGCTACTAAAAACTCTGTTCTTGAATACAATGAAATCTTACAAAGAGAGCTATTAAAAGAAGCACTTCTTAGAGATGCTGCAGAATTAAATGGTGTAAGTGGATATGCAGTTACACTTAGTAAGATAAATAAAGCTGGACTTGATGGTAGAGATGCATCTAATGTTAAAGACATTTTAAACTGGGGTGTTTTACAATCACATGCAAATGTATTTGCTAAAGACATTTATTCTCCAAAAACATTTGATCAAAAAAGGGATTCTTATGAAACTATAACTAGATTATTTCATGGAGTTAATACAAATGACCAAGAAGATGCATTCTTAAAAGAATTTAGAGAATCAGTTGTATCCTTTGTAAAAGATAATACATCTATATTCGATAAGTTAGAAGTAAATAAGAATAATCAACTAGGATATTCAAGACCACAATGGATAACTACAAAGCAAAATGTTAGTCCACTAGATATTATAAAAAGTATCAATGATGATACAAAAGATACTGCTAAAACTGTAGAGTCATTTGCAAAACAATTTGTAGCAGGAAGAAATAACATAGAAGATGTTAGTACATTAACTATGATTCCTTATCATTTAGTTAACAGACTTTCTACTCCACTTGAACATATAGGATTAGGTTTCTCAAATGCTTCAACTGGAAGTACTTTAGATATAGCTAAAAACTTAATGCTTAAAAGAGCATTGCCAGTAGCAGGTTTATTATTTACGGCTTCTTATTTAAATTATGAAGCAGAGAATTTAACTGGAACTTCATTTACAGAAGCATTCTATAATGCTCAAGCTACATTTGGTGTAGGGGTTAGAACTCTTACTGCTCCATTTGATAAATACCTAGAAAGACAAAGAGAGTTTAATCCTATAGCTGATTATTGGTTAGGAGACCATAAAGATAAAGAAGAATATTTAGATTATCTTGAATATGGTTATGACCCAGTTAGAAAAGGACGTTTCTGGTCATTCGGTTCTGCATCTGAATTTAGAGGAGGTAAGATAAGTTACTGGGAACCTAATAAGCTTAGACAAGCTCATAGTAATTATAGAGATATTGCTATTTATGGTTCAAGTGAAGAAAAGTGGAAACATAGTCTTATACCTACCCTTAGACACCCTTTTAGTACCTTGAGATACCTTTCTAACCCTTATTGGCTAGAAGAGAAACATTATGAAGATAGACCTTATCCTGTAACTGGGAAAATGTTTAGTGAAGGAACTCCATGGGGAGCTATCTTAAATCCTACTATTGGTGAGTTAATTAAACCTCAAAAGAGAATGCATCAAGAACATTTACAAGGAACTGGACTAGATGTTAGAAGTATTATTCAACAAAGAAACCAAGATATAAAAGATAGATCTCAAGAAAACAGAATCATTAGAATAGATGAATCTGGTATAACTCCTATGATGTTTGCTCCAGAATCTATGCCTACAATGAGTGAAGCTATTTATAATATTAAAGTTGAAGATGGACGAATAACTTCTGCAGGATATACAGGTCAACAATATGCTGAGACAATGGATGGAATGGAAACAGCTCAATATGCACCAGTATATGATAACTCTATGATAGGAGATACAAAATTAAGCTATGGTGTTGGAAGATTAAATTCATCTAATGATTATGATAATAAATATGCAGCATCTTGGCTTACTGGTATAGCAGCTCTTGCTACTTCTGGAGCAGTTGAAGGTTCTACTGCTATAAGCATGATTGAACAAGTAAATAACAGTATTAAGTTCAGAAGTGAATCTACTCAAAGAGGTCAATGGTTTGAAAAAGGAAGACTTCATACTAATCCTTCTTATAGAGCTACACAACAAGCTAAGTTAGATTACACAGAGCAAATGATAGATATGAATACTAAGGCTGATTATGTTCATGATATGATTTACTCTGCTAAACAATTAACAGGTATGTATGGATTCTTATTTGATCAAATTGTAGATACACCTAAAGCATATAGATTAGAACATGCAGGAAAGATGGCAAGTTTCTCAAGACAATTCTGGGATGAATCTATCGGAGGATTCGGTGGTAACATCATGGAAATTGCAAGGCGTTTCTTCCCACATGAAGACCATAATGTTGAAAATATAAATCCTATTAGAAACACTATGGAAGAATGGCTTCCTGCTAGATTCCAAACTGGAGACCCATATACTAAAGTAACTAAAGGTGAAGCAAGATTACCTGGTGCTGGATACGAAGCTCTTAATAAATTAAGAAGCGATAAGTATGGTAGATATGGTGCTTTAGATAGAATGAAAATCTTAGGAGACATTGCTCCACTTTCAGAAGAATATAAGATTTGGAAGAAGATAGCTAAAGCAGAATATACTGATTCACAATCTAAAAAAGAAATAGCAGCTATTGAAGCAAGAGTAAAAGAACAAACTAAAGAACATGATTTCTATAATTATAAGTTTATAGGAAAAGATATGACAGACCATTCTGCAGTAATTGAAGAAGTTAGCAATACTGGTAAGTTTACAATAGTTGGTTCTAACCAAGAATTCTCTTTAGCAGGTATAAAGCCAGTTAATGATGAAGAAGGGAATAGTTATGTTCATCAATACTTAAAGCCAGGTATGATTGTTAGGCTTCAATATGAGAACAATGATTTTAACAACAAAGATTCTGAAGGTAGAATATCTGCAATTGTAAAACATGGTTACAGCAATATAAATGCTGATATGTACAATGAAGGTACAGCAAAAGAAAAAGATACTAAAGAAACTTTAGCTGATGAAACTTATAAGCTTACAGAACTTAATAATATAACTGGTCATATATGGGAAGCTATAGGACATGCTCCAATACCATTTATTCATAATAAGTTTATGAGAATTAACAGCTCAATGGAAAGTTATAAACATGAACAAGTTTATGGTACAGCATATAGTACTTGGGATCATCCAATTAAAGGATTTTTAAAACCTGCTTTCCAAGAAGCAATAGCTAGTACACCAATGCATCAAGCTTTAGGAATAGGAGCATGGGCATTATCTGAATATGGATTTAAGCATGATAAAGCTTGGAGTAAAGTAGCAGATACAGCTTTTGCTTTTGTAACACCTGGAGCATTTGCAGGAGGAATGGTTGCATCTCTTCCTAAGATGAAAATAAGTAATCCAGAAGGAAAGTTTTGGACAACTAGAAAAGGAGCAAGAGTTGGTGCAGCAGTAACCCTTGCAGGTTTTGCATTAACTAATACTCAAAACCCATGGATGACAGCAGGTAACTTTGCATTAGCAGGAATGGCTTTGCAGGAACAATTTAAGTTCAAAGGAGCGAGTCATTTAACTGGAGCATTAATAGGAGCTGGTGTTGGTCTTGCTGTATCTGGGTTAAATCCAGAATCAAGCTTATTTAATTTATCAAAGAAATGGATACCAGAAGATACTAAAAAGAAATGGGAAATAGAAGAATACTTTGATAGATTAGAATACATTAAATACACAAATCTTTATCATAAAGCTGCAAAAGAGGCAAAACGTAAAGAAGGTGTAGATGTAGAGAGTATAGTGAACCAATATGAGCGTAATAAAGAAAAGAATGCAAAATTAATTGAAAAGCTAGAAGAACAAAAGAAAAAGGCCAACAGAATGATTGATGAAAGTGCAAGAGAAAAACTTATATCTGAAATAGATTATAAGTTAAGTCAACTCATGACACCAATTCAATATATGAAGGCAGGAGAATATACTAAGGCAGCATTAGCTTACAAGAAGGCGGCAGATACAACTATCTATGGATTAAGCGAAGATGCTACTACAGCCGATGTGCTTAGAGCATTGCCTAAATACGACAGGGATTTCTTTTTAGACTTTGCTAATGAAAAAGACCCTAAGAAAAGAAAAGAAATTTTACAGTATGTATCTCCATATAAGGCTAGAGCTTTAAAGATTATGTGGGGGGAAGAAGTTGATGAAGCAGAATCTAATAATGACTTCTTTAATAATCATAACCTACCTAATATGTTTTGGAGTGGATGGCAACCTCAAATAGATTTAGATCATGTAAAAATGAAGACAATCGAAAATGAAGGTATGCTATTATCTGACTTTGGAATGTATGACTCTAATAAAAGTGAACCTGCAGCAATGGCAGCACCAGAGATAAGAGACATGCATAAGGGACCAGATCCAATTTCTCTACAAGCTAACTTAGTAACATTGATGAATGGTGTAGGATTTTCAAACGTTGACGTAAGTGTTGAACCTACAAATAAACCAGGTATACAAATGCTAGTTAATATGTCAAGAGTTGCTTCTTACAATTTAAATAGTACTGTATCATCTGTTCTAAACAAATTAATATTGTAGAAAGGAGTTGTACAATCATGCATTTAAATGAAAAATTTGTAGCAATTATATCTTTTTGTGGAGGAGTATTAGGGTATTTTTTTGGAGGTCTTGATATATTACTTAATGCCTTTATGATAACTCTAGCTATTGATACCTTAGCAGGAATGATTAAAAGCTATTTAAACGGTACTTACTCTAGTAGACTATTCAGAGCAGGTCTATTAAAGAAATGTGGTTACATGTTAGCAGTCATTTTAGCAGTTCAATTAGACAAGCTTACTGGTAATACAGGTGCTTTGAGAGGAGCTATGCTTTTATTTTCTGTAGCTAATGAGGGGACAAGCATAATAGAAAACTTAGGTGAAATAGGAATACCATTCCCAGATCCTATTGTTAATGCAATTGCTGTACTTAGAAAAAAAACAGAAGAAGTTAATGTTATTGAAGAACCTCAAAGAAAAGAGGAACAATAACGAATAAGTAAGACAAGCTGAATTAGAATATTTTTTCAGACTTGTCTTATTTTATAAAAAAAAGTATTGCATAATGGACAAGCTTATGGTATATTATATTCATAACTTAATTACATAATAGTTAAGGGGGGGAAACGCTAATGATGGATATGTTAAGAAAAGAGTTTGAAGAAAAACAAGCTCTACATAACGAATTAGTTTCTGAGTATAATAGTAAAATGGAATCTAAGAAAAAGGTTGAAGCTGAAATGATTGAAATCGAAAAGAAGCTACTTTTCAATGAAGGAGCTATGCAAATGTTAGATGATCTAGCAGCAAAAATTCAATCAACTGAACAACCTGCTGAAATAATTACTTCTGATGTTGAATCAGAAATAGTTACAGAAGCATAATTAAAAAGCCTAGAAATAGGCTTTTTTTTTATTATAAAAATAAATACGCTAGTAATATATATTAGAAATATATAGAGAGGTGATATTAATGAGTAATGACAGAGCAGAACATGGCTCTAGAAAAGCTATGGAAAGTAATAAGCAGAATCCTTATAGCACTACACTTAAACAAAATAATGCATTAGTTAAAAAAGGTGTAATGTTAAATTCAAGTAGTTATAGATACAATGAAATAACTGCTCAATATGGAGATATTGAAAAGATAACTCCTATTGCTTGGTATAATGCTTCTGATATAAATAATATAACTAAAACTTTATCAGATACTAGAATCTATCATGGTGGAGTTAAAAATGTAAAAAGTGAACCTAAATACTTACCAACAGACAATGTAAATGGTGCTGTTTATCAAAACTTATTTGATAATGGTTTCTTTAGTGATATAGCAAATGGAAAACAAACAGGTAGTGAATTATATAGCAAGTTAATTACATATGATAAAACTAGAAACATTATGACTAATAAATCTAGTTCTATGAATAACTTAATGAATTTCAATACTTTAAATAATAACCTTCATAAAGTAAATGATATTCTTACAAATGGTGGAACTATATCTGTATTCGATACAGAAACAATTTCTGGTATAAACCAATTTGGCCATAGCACTTTAAGTAATATAACTGAAATCTCTGGAGTTCAATTTGGAGTAGAAAATGGTACTGCCACAATTAAGAAAAGAGTTAATACTGTTTTAGGATTTACTTCTAAAGAAGCAGAAGATGCTAGAAAAAAATTAGATATTATGATGTCTAAAGATCCTAAGCAATGGACAAATGAAGAAAAAGTATTCTTCGACAGAATGAATATCTATGGTAATTCTCATGGTAAACAAAATGGCTTTAGCTTTGAAATAACTAAAGCAAAGGGAATTGAAGATATTCATACATCAAGAGCCTATGCAGAAAAAGGTATCAGCTTCTTAGAAAATGTTACAAAGCAACAAGAAGAATGGATGGCTAAAGCTGGGATAACTGATACTTATGAACAATATAGAATTAAGCAATTACAAGAATTTAAACAAATGCTTAAAAATAGTGATATAGCACAAGGTCACAATGTATCTGAATTCGATATGAGACAATTAAACATTGCTACTGGAGATAACTCTCCTTTAACAAATATATTTGATACATTAGGTGTAACTAACTATTCAATGAATGAATTAGGTGCAAATTCTATATACGCAAAAAATGCTAATAGAAAGAACTTTACAAGAGGTAGAGCTACACAAGAAGTTTTAGCTGAAGCTCATAACTTAAAAGATGTAAATGCTGCTTCACATATCGCTATCAATGACGTTATGGAAAATGCTTTATTCTTATTTGGAGATATGAATGGAGGCAACTCTATAGCAGGTACTAAATTTAACATCTCTGATAATTCATACTTCAAAAAAGTAATGATGCCTAATATGTCAAAAGTCGAAAAGATAATGGATAATACTGCATCTTTATATACTGGTGGAAATCAACTTTATTATATGGATTATACAATGCAAAAGAATTGGGCTACTCAAGATGGATCTTTAAGCTTTGAATATAATCCTGGTGATAAATCATTTAAGACATATGATGGATATACTATCAAAAACAATAAAGTTTCTAATTCTGGATACAATGCATTTGGTCCAAGAAAAGGTGCTTTATATACTCATAATATTTATGAATTAGAAATGAATGAAAAGTTCAAAAAGCAATTCATGAATATATCTGGAGCTGGAGAAGAACAAGCTAATAAGATATTCCAACAATATGCTAATGCTACAAACTTATACGTAGTAGAATCTAAGCAGTATATGGATATAGAAAGCTTAACTAAAAAGCTTGGTTCAAGAGAATTAGCTGAACATTATATCAACAATGCTCCAACAACTTATACTATAGAAACTAACTATAATAGATTAGGTGCTAACCTAGGTGTTAATGTTGGTGAAATAGTTGATGGTAAAGTTGTTGCTAATGAAAAAGCTATTAAAGGTTTAGGCTTTAAATCTTCTAAGTTAGACCAAGAAGGAGTATTTATACAAAGTACTGATAGTCTTAGTTCAAAGACTATGTTAAATACTATTATAGATAAGAGTTATGATAGAACTATAAATGATTCTGCAGCAAGAAAACTAAGAGAGTTAGACTATAAGAAATTAATGCAAATTAGAAACTATCAAAAAGACTTAGTTAATAATAAAGGTATTGATAGCAGTACACCAATAGTAACTAGAATATCTCAATTAGTTTCTCAAGGTAAAGATATAGACTTATCTACTCACCAAGAAATAGTTAATGCTTTAGGTTGGCATGATTATAAAGCAGATTTAAATAAGACAGTAAAAGAAACAGTTAATAGTGCTTTAGCATTAGATAGCTATGTTTCTAAAATGGGTAGTGTATTTGATTCTATAGATGAAATACTAGATGAGACATATGGTAAGCTACCAGATATATCTACGCCAGAAAAGTTCTCTAGAGTAATGTCTGATAAGAAAAATAGAGAGCTATTAATGAAAAGGGACTTAGGGTTTAAGCAACTATATAATGATTTCTTAGACGATATAAGTTTAGCTAATCCAGTTACAGGTAATAGCTGGACTGAAACATATCATACTGCTGCTGAATTAAATAAAGTCGATTTCTTCACTCATGATTTAGCACCAGAAAAGATAGCTAAAAGAATGGGGGGTTCTCCTAGAAACTTTACTACAAATGTTACATCAGTAGATTTAAATAAACCTAATGGATTACTAGATACATTCTATAATCTAAAATTTAAAGACCTTGATGCTAGAGGACTAGTAAATAAAAAAGGTAATGCAGGTTTCGATGCTTTACATGAAGCATATAAAGCAATAAGAGAAGATAAGAGATTTGGAAAACAATTATTTAAAAACATAGACATCAATGACCATTCAATTGGTGTAGATGCTTTAAATGATATGATGACTAATGAGTTATTAACTTTTGTAAATAACAAAAGAGCTAATGACTTATCTTTTGGATATATTAATCCTAGAATGAATCAAGATGTTATAGCTAGTTCAGTTGCAGATTATGTGTCAACAGTAGATAAATCTGTAATTAAAAAGTCTATTGAAAAGAATAAAGGTAATCTTGTAAATGACTTTAAACTTATTACAGCAGATGGTGGAAGAGAAGCTGCTATAAATGATTTAGTAGAAAACTACTTCTTAACATTTAGCAAGAATGACTTAGATTTAAGTAACTTTACAGATGTTCAAAAGTCATACATGGAAAAGCAGTATGACATTGCTAGAAGAACTGCTGAAGAAAAAGCAGGTTCATTAATAGATGCAATTAAAAATACTGATATCCAATTAGCTTTAACAAATACTCCGAATGGACAAGCTGTAAGTCTTATTCAAGGGAATAATGTAACTGAATTAAGTAATCTATTTAAGTTTAATCATAGAAAAGGAATACTTACTACTCAAATAGGTACAGAAGAATATGCATTAAAAATGGGATTAGGTAGAGATTCAAATAAGAATTTTAGACTAAGTAATGGTGTTGAAAAAATAGCTAATAGACATTTAGACCATATGAATGCTCAATGGGCTGCCGCAAGAGGAGACTCTATTGTAGATGCAATTGCATACAATAATAATTTAACAGCTTCACTTATTAGAGACACTTCAAGTAGAATAGATATTTCTAATGGTCAATTATTATCACAAGGCTTCCATTTTGATGCGAATGAATTAGTTAGTGCATTACCTGAATTGTATAAGGATGGAACTATTGCAAAAATAGAAAGCAAGTTTGATATAAAAGAGGATGCTAGAAAATCTTTAAGAAGCATAGTTGATGATATAAATAATAATCCTAGAAAGTATAAAGATAAAGCTTTTACTAAAATACTTCCAGTACAACTTAACTTCTTCTCTGATAACTACTTAAATCCATTATTAGAATCAGTTATAAATAATCCAGATCGTTTTACAGTAGAAGAAAGAGAACTGCTTAAAGGAATTGGAGTAAAGACTAAAAATACAGCTTTATTCAAAGGGTTCTTATCTGGTATAGAAGAATACTATGTAGATCCATTAGCAGGATTAGATAATGATGCAAGACCTCCTGTAACTCAAATGCAAAATGTTAGATTATATGACAAAGATGCTACTACAGATGCTGTGTCAAAACTTCAAAAGACTAAATCAGATATATATAAGAATTTAAATGCTACATCAGTTTATACTAGTGACAGCATGGAGAAGTTCTTATATAACAATACATCTTCAACAGGTAAAGCTGCATCATCTGGTTTAACTATGAAGTATATGCAAATAGATACTTATAGTCTTAGAAATCAATTCTTAGATGAAAAGAATATCTCAAGCATGAATAAATATCTTGAAAATAACTTTGACAAAAGTGATTTAGAAAGAGCACAAAAAGTTATAAGTGATAGAACTAGAAAACTTTCAACTTACGAGCAACAATCTAGTATGGATGCTAGAGTTCATGATATTAACTTCCACAGAAGTAATACTCAAACAATTAATGCTAAGAAGAAATTAATAGCTAACCATAAAGATAATTTAGATGTAATCAAAACCGTTGAAGATCAACAAAAGTTATTCTTTAGCATAGATGAAAAAGGTAGAATAAACTATGAGTTAGGTATCAAAGTTAAGAAAGGTGATAACCTTGGTAGATTTGGTACAGAACAATTTAGTCAAGAAGTTATGTCTAAATATGATGGTATGTTTAGAGGTAGATATTTTGACACTCATGGAAATGTAGTATCAGAACAAATGCTAAATAAAGTTATAAAAGATAATGGAATAGATGTTACTGATAATAATGCTATCATTAGTAAATTAGATTCAATGTTTACTTTCAAGTATCAAGTACTTGGAATGGAAGAATTACATGGAACAAAAGCATTCCTTGGAGCTTCTGAAAAAACTACTATTGATTCAATGAAAATAGCTGTCGGAGAAATTGATAGCGGTTTAAGAAAAACTCTTATTAATAATGGTATGGGAGATATAGTAGGAAAAGTAGTATCTAAAGATTATCTTAATGAAGTAGTATCTGTAGAATTAAGTAGAACTTTTGGTAAAAAAGGAGCTGCTAATATATTAGATAAAATCTTCAAAGAAAGATATGCATTCTCTGATGCAGTTCATGCTATTGATGCATTTAAAGATGTTACATTCATTACTAACTTAGATGTAAATAAACATAGTTCAGCTACAGCATTGATGCATGATGGATTAAACTATTTAAAAGACCATGGGGAATTAACCGAAGCAAACTTAGATAAAATATTTGGAGCAGGTAACTATAAATTAACAGACGGTCAAGTTAAAATACTTCCAGGATTAAAAGAAGTTCAATTAAAGTTTGATGAAGGAATCCTTCGTGATGCATTTAATAGAACAGATAATATAGTTAAAGATTCTAATGGTAAAGAGATAGGTTATACTGGTAAAGCTCATATCGTATCAGTAATAGATGATCCTGCAGGAACTTCATCTGGAATATTTAATGGAGAAGTTAGAGGTAAGGGTGTTAAGTTTACAGATGCCATGGGAAGAAACTTAGATAGGCAAACTTATAATATAGATGGATTACAAAAAGTTTATGACCACTATAAAGAACTAGGTGATTTAGAAGAATTCAAAAAAGTATTTGGACATGCATTAGATTTAGAAAGTTTTGAAAATGGCGTATTAGCATTTAATAAAGATTATGCAAATCAAAGTATGGCAGCTCCTGCAACTGATATTCTTAGAAGACAATTAGTTAAATCTAATCATAAAGAAACTTTACTTGATATAGCTAATGGAAATAATAGAAGGCAATATGAACACTTATTATCTTCTGTATCAAGAGCTGATTGGGATAATATATCTGTTGATAGAGCAGAAATTATGTACTCTCATATAATGGGTAACAATGCTATTAAAATAAATTATGAAAATTCAAAAGCAATTGTTCAAAGATTTGTAGGAGATGGTCATAAGCAATTCAAGATGCTAGACTGGACTAAAGATAATCCAGATTGGTTAGACCTTCAAATAGGTGGGCAAGGAAAAACTGTTATTCATTCAGATTTAAATCCTTATACAAATAACCTTATCATAAGAACAGGTTTAGGAGGAAGTGAAGAATTCTTAGCTATAGCAAGAATGCCAGAAATTCATGCTGGTGATAATTTAATTCAAGAAAAACATATAAGTATGTTAACTGGATTACAAACAAAGGTTCAAGGATTAAAGGCAGGTACAACTTCAGAAGATATCGTAAGAGACCATATAAAATTATTCAAAAATCAAATGATTGAAGATGTTAATGGTAAAAATGGATTAATAAAAGAACTTACTGAATATAGAATGAATCAATCATTTATGGGTAAAGGTTCTGGTGTCATTATGGCTGGACTAGACAACAAAGGTAATTCATTGCTAGGTGCTGGAGATGTTGAAACATTAAATAGAGTTAATGCTGATATATTTAAAACTGCTACATTTAATGGTAAAACTTTAAATCAACATTATGCAGAAGGTAAAGTTATTGATTCAGTATTTATGGGTGAACAAGCATTTAGAGATATGGGTTACTTTGACCAAGAGTTTATGGATAAAACATTTAGCAATCTTAATGATGATTTTAAAAAGAAGCTTAATATAGATCAATTAAATAGTATTGAAGATGCTGTGCTAAAAACTCAAGCACAAGAAGATGCTATGAAACATTTACTTAGAACTCAAGGGGATTCATTCATTACAGTAAGATATCCAGAAATCATGCAAGGTTCAGATAAGTTTGCAATGGGTTACTTGGATGATTCATTAAAAGCTAATGAAGTTAGAGTTCTAGGACCTACTGGTATGTCAGCTAAACTAGACTTTGACGGAGATATGTTTAACGTTGCAAGAATGGCTACAGAGGATGGATTATCAAAATTAAATACTGTTGTAGCAGCAGAAGCTGATGCAGAAGCTTTAGCATTAAGTAATGCAATTGATTCAAGCATTATAACTAGAGCCACTACAGATAATGCTTATTGGCAAAAGCAAGTTGATGATTTCATGACTGGTAAAAAAGGTTTAGCATCAATGTCTAGAGGAATGGACATTAATGAAATAGCTTCACACAAGCTTATAAATGGTAAAGCTTATATGGCTTCATTAGATAAGAGTGAAGAAGAATTATTTAATCTTTTTAATAAGTATTCTAAAATAATAGGAAACAAAGATTTAAAAGATGATAGTTTAATTTCTGCTATACATGAAATTGATAATAGCGAAAATGCTATACATGATTATGTTGCTGCTAAATCATGGTCAGATAGAAGAGATATGATTACAGCAAAGGTATATAACAATGCTATCGGTGAAACTAACGTAACTAACCAAAAAATTAAATCTGAGATTTCTGGACTACTTCCTAAAGATGCACCAGATTATGAATACAAATCTAACTTATTAGTTGACTTCTTGTACCAAGCAGAAGAACAAGCCATCTCTTCTAAATCATCTGTAGAAGGACTTGTATCTGATAGAGCACAACAATGGAATAGATCTGTATCTGGATTAATGAAAGGTACTGGCTCAAGAGAACTTCATCTTGAAAACATGGAGTCATGGTTAGACACTAATCTTAGAGGAAAATTAGCACCTGGTTTATATTTCACAAAGTCTGAAACATTTGCAAATAAAATGTTTGATAACTTTGGAATATCTACTTTAGAGGAGTTTAATGCAGCATACAAAGATTCTGATGGATTAGGAAGAAAGATTGATGACATTCTTATAAAAGATATTGTAGATATAATAGATACAGCATCATCTATGGATAACGCTGCAGAAGTATTTGAATCATTAAGAATAAGTTCTAGCCAATCTGGTGGAGATCATAGAATAGCACAAAATATGTACTTTATAGCTGACCAAGAAACTAACTTGAAAACTATATATAATGCTTATTCTGGAATGTGGGGAGAAAATTTATCATCTAACTTAGATGCAAATGAATTTAAAAACAATAAACAATTCAGAGCAAGTATTCAAGAAACTATTTCTGAAGCTACGGAGAATGTAGGTAAAGTATCGACAGAAGCTAAGATTGGAGGTATAATTGATGGTATAGGAGATTTTGCCAAATCAGTTAAAGGAAGCAACTTAGCAAAAGGTGCTATTGGTATAGCAGCAGGTATTATGGTAGCAGGATTTGTAGGTGGTAGACCTAGACCTGCAGATGTACATGCTATGGAAGAGGCAAGTGACTATCAAACTCCAATGGAAGGTTATCAGTTAGCTGATCCAGGAATGATGCCTGGAGGAAGTCAACAAGGATATGTTATTAACATCAATGCTAGAACAAATAAAGGTAGAGACAATGCTGCTAGAGCTTTACAACAAGCAATAGCTAGTGGAGGAAATGCTAATATAAATATAGCAATGAATATCACTGATAACTACGGTAATATAAACGATAGAGATATAGAAAATGCAATATTAGGGGCGTTATAGCCCCTATGCTTTTAATAGGGAGGAATTATAAATATGTCAGAAATAGCAGATAGAGGTTCTATATATGATAGAATCGTTGATGAAAAATGGAGTACTACTCCAGACATGGGAGAATATATGAATAGTAGTATATTCTTAAATAATTTATCTGGAATGTCAGAAGGTACTGAAAACTCTGTTGGTCCAGAATTTTATGTTGAAAATCCTATAATAACAACACCTGGATATAATGATAATTTAAAGGTAGTTGCTTTTAATGTTGACAATAAATCAATTTGCAAAAATCATATGGATGATATTTCAACAGCTAGAAATTCATATGATGGAGATACTGTATACCTTACTTTAGATGAAGTTAAAGATACAGTAAAATCATTTAACGTTTATTATGATACAGAAACTACTTTCAATGGAGTAAGAGATTATTTAAAACAAGCTTTAAAATTACAAACTAATGAAGAAAGTTTCGGTCTAAGACTTGTAGGATTGAATGCTCCCGAAGTTATTCACTACTCAGATATGACAACTGCATATGATGAAACAGATGTATACACTACTACATTTAAACAGTTAACAAGTAACAATACATATGTTGAAATGAAAAAAGGTTTTACAAAAGAACAAGTTAATATAAACAATGTTAGATATCGTCCTTTTGTTGAATCTACTGAAACTGTTGATGGTGTACAAACTATATCTTATAAAGAAAGAGATCCTAATGAAAAAGTTACTTTCATTAAAGTAAGATATAGTAAAGCACAATATCCTAATATGACAGGTGATGAAAGAGACGTATTCCATGAGTATGTTGAAACAATTTCTGACGGAATGAATATAAAAGATGAAGTAACTGGAGAAGACTCTTTCAAAAAAGTTAAAGTTAAAAGAGTTGTACTTTATTGTGATGAAGAAATTCGTAAGGGCGGAGTAGAATATGCTAATCAAAGTAAGAAAGCTCAATCAATAGTTAAAGATGCTTTTAGTAAAGCTTCTGAAGCTATGATAATAGTAGACGCTGTTGGATTAAATGGAGTAAAGTCTGAAATACCAGAGGCATATAAAAAGAGTTATGAATCTTCTAAGAATAATCCATTCTATGTATTATGGGATATGTGGAAAACCATAGTTGGAGAAAAATATGCTTACAAATATGCTAGTTATCAAGTTCCTGGTGTGGAAGCAAATGGACGTTTCCTTGCAGCTATATATGTTAAGATTGTTCACAATGGAGTATCACAATGGATTAATTTAAACAAGAAAGTTCTTTATGAATGTAGTTTAGCAGAAGCAAGACCAGCATATTCTGAATCTGCAGATAGTATATATAATAACAACTATCTATCTAATGCATTCAAGCTTTGGACTTATAATTTAGGTTCTCAATTATACTTAGATGGAGTTAGTGAAGAACTTTATAAGAACAAAGATGATAGAGCAGAAATACAACAAAAGATATGTGGTGTTAACTTAAATGAAATGACTGACCATACAGTTATGATAGGAGATTGCTTATTCATGATTCCTCCTACATCTATAAAAGTTACGTCACAAACTAAATCTTCAAAGACACATTTAATTAGAGCAAAAGGTTCTGTTCAAAAACAATTACCAAAGACTGAAAGAATAATTCAATTAGATTTATACTTTAATGGTTCAGAAGGAATAAACGGTATTCCAATAGAAAGAACATTGCCTAATGGATCAACTAAAACTTATCATATGAATGGATTAAGAAGTTTAATAGCTCAATTTAAATTAGCTCCTTTCATGCCAATTCATAATACTTATATTAATGAAGTGTTAGGTATAGATGCAGTATCACTTGCAAGTTACTCTGTAAATACTATTCCAAACTATCCTAGAACTTTACAAGTTACATTAATGATGTATGAATTTGCATGGTATCAATATATGCCTAGCCAAGCTGTGCCATTAGCAAATGGAGATAATTTATATAAGAATGGATTTAGTGAAACTATTCATTTCCCTCTTCTAAGATATTATTATCAACAAGCATTAGAAAGAGGTTCGAATTTAGTAAGTGGTGCATATGAAGATATTGAGCCAAACGATTCAAGATATATAGCAGCTACAATTGGAAACAGAACAGCTTTGCAACCAATTAACTTTATGAGTCCAACTTTAGATTTATATATTCCAGATGAAGAGTTATTAAAAGAAAAGAAGCAATTAAAGATAGCTATGCAAACTAGACCTTTAGGGCAAGTATTTTCATTTAATGATACTCAAGAATCTTTTATAAGTAAGATGTATCATATGAATAAAATGGTTAATGAAGTAAAAGAGAAAATGAGTACGTACATTCCTCCATTAACAAATGTTTCTAGTAAAGATGTAAATGTGTATTTAACACCAGCTGCTAATAAAGCTTATTATTCATATTCAAGCTTATGGGGACCAACTATTAAACATATGAAGTCTGGAAAAACTGTTAAGTCTATGAAAGATTTAAGAGAGACTTATCTAGATGCATTAAATACAGAGCTTATATCTATATACAAAAAGTATAGAAAAGAGCTTGGAGATATAATAAAGAAAGTTGAGCTAGTTCATAGATCTCATAAAGAATCTAATATCTATTATTATAAAATAGGGTTTAGAATAGATTTTAATTTAAACTTCTTTGAAAATGAAGATGACTTTGATGAAATTAAAAGATACTGCACTAAGTATTCTGGAGATGGATTAACTTATACTAGTCTATTTAATGATAACTCATTCCAAGTGGCATACACTGCAGAATTCGGAACACCAGAAGTTAAACCATATTACTCAATGACAAAACCATTATCATTAAATAGTACAGATAATTTATCAGCAATAAGATTTTTAGCATCATTTAGTGATGAAAATAAAGATGGTACTCAAAACTTTAAAATGGATAAAGTATTAGATAATCTTAAAGATTCTATGGATGTTGAAGATGAAGACAGTATTAAATTCAATAAGTTCAAGATTAGTGATAATGCACCAATAATAACTAGTATGGTTTCAAGCTATAATAACATATTTGCCAATGTAGGACTTAAAGCTATAGATGGACATGCTGCTCAATTTACTGGAGGATCAGATGCTACATTAGATATTGAGATGATTGGTGATGAAGAAGCTGTATCTACATTAAATACTCTTCATAGAAAATGTGTTCAATACTTAATTGATTATAGAAAAGTATTACTTAGCTCACCACTTAGAATTGATTCAGAATTTACTAGATTATTAGGATTATATGAAATGACAATAGAATCTATTCAAGTAAATACTATTCCAGAATATCCTGGTAAGTATACTATACAGTTAAGATTAAATTCTGTAGATAGAACTTTAAGAAATAGAGAGTCTTTAAATAAAATCCAAGATATAGATAATTCTCAAATGCAATGGAATGCTGTTGCTCAAACAAAGAGTTATTTTGATTTAAGACAAGCGTTAGGAAAAGCTGAATTATATCCAGACTTAGAATTACCTACGATTACAGAATTAGAACAAGCAGGATTCTACTTCTTAAAGAGTAAATTCCAACCAGAAAGAACTTACCCAGATCCAGACTTTTATTTCTTATATTGGTATCCAACAGTTGCAGAAAATATTAGAACAACTATAACAGAATACTTCTCTGAACCAAGCAACTTTAACTATAGTCTTACTGGAGACTTATTTAAGGATACAATGAATTTACAAATAAAAGCTTCTAATGGTAACGGTCAATCATTCTATGAAGTTCGTAACTGGGATGAAAAAGATACTACTTATGAAGACATGATAGAAGATTTGCAAAAACTATCTATTACAATTTCAGAAGATGGAAAAGAGTTAGATGCTTCAACAAAAAAAGAAGTAGCTGAAGTTGTAGTTGGAAAAATGAAAGAACTAGATGACTTAAATTCTAAAATAATGACTTTACAAGAAGCATTAGATTTATCTACTTATAATACTTATATGGTTAATAGCTTAACTAATGTTACAGTTAAAGACTATGAAGCATTAGATATTTCTTCTAAATCTACAAAAGAAGAAATAAAAGAAATAAACAAGAAGATAAAAAAGCTAATTGTTAAAGAGCTTAAAAATCCAATTAAACGTAAAAGTCAATCTGCTAATAGGCATTATTATTATAGTTATGTTCATAAGAAATATGATACATTTACAACTAGGAATAAAAAAGATTTCTTAGTAGAATTATTCCAAGCTATTTTAAATACAGATAAGAATTTAAATAATATAGATTATAAATATATATCTACTATCATCAAAGCTGCTGCAATAGGTGCATCTGCAAAACAACCTTTTTACAGTAGTTCTAAACCTTATAAAAATGGCAGAAATAATCTATGCATTCCTCAAGAAACAATTAGTGTTACTGGTGAAAATGGTAAAACTATTGAGGTTCCAAGATGTTATTATCCTGCAGATAACGGAGAAGTGTTAGTTGCTCATGATGATGCTACTAGAGAGTTAGGAATTATGTTTGGAGATTTTGAAATCAAAAAATATAATGGAACTCAAATAAGTCAACTATTCAAAATAAGTAGTGCATCAGATGGATTCTTAGATCCATATTATAATAAAGATTTACACAAAGTAATGTTCAAGGAAGATATGACTGATGACTTAGATGAAAGACTTAAAGAGTATAGAGATGGTTTACTTGAAGATAGAAGATATGGTCAAGAAGCTCACTTTAGACAAATGTTAGTATGGCTTTATGTTTTATTAAACGAAGAAACTTACCTAGGACAAACTATATACTATGCTTCAAAAATGTTAAATGTTGTTCAACAATGGTATAAGAATAAAGCTGATGCAGAAAGCTCAAACTCTTTAACAGATGGACAAACTAATTATTTAGTTAATCTTATTATAGGGGACGTACTAGAAGAAGATGTAGATTCTGATGATGAAGATGATTCAGTTAGCGTAACATATAACGTAACAAATAAAGCATTGAAAAATTATAAAGAAGAAATTGATGCTATATTTGGGGAAGGTTCTCAACAAAACCTAGTAGATAGTATTAAACAACAACAAGAAACTCTAAATGATTTATTTGAGTCTATAGTAGAACAAGCAAATGATTATATTCCAACATTGATACATGGTCTTATGTTCTCATTAAGTGCAATAACAATGAGTGGATTAACTTCATCTATATTAGGTGTAGTAAGACAAGGAAGCTTAAATGAATATAAGAATATTATAGACATTGCTTTATCTGCAAACTCTTTAAATGAGTTAACTGATGAACAAAAGAGAATGGTTAGATTTGCTCAATATTGTTGTTATTATCTTGATGAAGAAAAGAGACATATAAAAACAGACTATCAAAAGATATCTTATAATAATAAGATTCAAAGAGCTTATTTAGCAGCTGCTAATGATCCAAGTTTATATATGTTACATTCATACTATGATATGGTTATTAATGATAAGCGTGGAAGTATGGCAAGAGCATTCCCAACTTATTATATGCTATTAATAGATGAAGGAAGAACAATTGGTTACTGGAAGCTTCAAGATAACTTCTATAACATGAATTCTATATCTGAATTTGAAGTAGTAAAATCAAGAAAGATTGCTGCAGATACTGCTAGAATAGTAATGTCTAATATGTACGGTATATTCAATGCTGATGATGAAGATATGAAAGATGAAAATGAATATACTATGAGAGATGTATGGGACTCTATTTTCTCTCCAAGACCATACTTCCAAAAAGAATATGATAGAAGAGAAAATGCTAGAGATATAAACTATGCTAAAATGCAACCTGGTGCTAGAGTTCATTTAAGAATGGGATACTCTTCAAATGCTGCAGAACTTCCTATAGTGTTTAATGGTTCAGTAGCTGAATTTGAAAATGGAGAATTAATGACATTAATATGTCAAGGTGATGGAGTAGAACTTGCTAACCCTCACATGTTTAATGCATTAGATGCTAGTGATGTTGAAGACATTAAATACTCTGATGAATTCTTTGGATTTAAACAATTCTTAGAAACATGGAATAGCTTATCTACACCTAGAAGTATGTTAGTTACTCCACTTTCTGCAGAAGGAACATGGATTCAAAACTTTATTAAGAAATGGTCTAGTGGTAGATTCTTTAATTCTAATCCATTTGGAATAGTTCATTTTGGAGATAGAAGATATACAGATATATTTACTACAGATGGAGAAGTTGAACAAAATATATATGAGGGGTTAAGCACTCCTACATGGGATTATAAAAAATGCAATATGAATGATGTAAAAACAAAAGGATTATCAGAAGAATATGGAATGACAGAAGCTCCTTCTGTTAGAGTTAGTTTAAGCTCTGGATTCTCTTACTGGGATTTAATGCACATAGCTTCTTCATTAAGTCCAGACTTTATATCAGCTATAGCACCATTCCAATTAAGAAGTACAGTATTCCATGGACATCCAAGATTCTATTATGCATATGATTATGTGCAAATAGATAATCAAGTTATAGAAAAACGTAAGCCATTCCAACAATATCATATATATACATCATATAATGATATTATAGAAAACGGAATAACAACTTCATCTACTAATGTTAGAACTAATGCTATTGGGCATTATGTTGGACCATCATGGTTATCATCTGAACCAAAAACAGTTGGCCCACTATTTGTAGATATTGATATATTCCCAGAATATCAACAATCAACTTCTGTTAATTTAAATTATGAATATAAGAATAGTGACTTTATGCCATTTACTATTCCTTTAGCAGATAAGCTAATAGATGCATTTGATTGGACTAGCAAACCTAATGGTGAAAAGACTGCTTGGAGAGCTACAGCTAATGCATTAAAAGATTGTATTAAAGAAATGTATCAAGGAGAGTTAATCATATTAGGAGATCCTTCTGTAAAACCATTTGATAAAATAACTATCGCAGATACTTATGAAGATATTACAGGTAGCGTAGAAGTAGAACAAGTTGTTCATATGTTTAGTGTAGACACAGGATTCACAACTTCTATAACTCCAGATTGTATATCAGCTATAGATAACAATTATGAAACTATGTATAACTCTATTAATGCTCAAGTTATTGCTCCTGCAATAGTTGCAGATTTAATGTTAACTAAATCAAATATCTACTTCCATACAGTAAATAGACCTTTATACCTTAGTCTTTCAAGAATGGCTAAGAAAGGTGTAAACATGGCTACTACTGCAGTAGATTCTGTATTAACAGCTGTAGGGAAAGAGGCATTAGATAGAGAAACATTAGCTTTAAGTTCATCTATGCCAGAAGTAATTAGAGAGTTTTTAATGATTGATACAAAAGATATTCAATTAATGGATATGCTTAATGATTTACTAAAAGGTAAAAGTGTATTTAATACTACAAAAGTTAATGGTGCAAAATCTTTTTTAACTATATTAAATGATATGGATAATATGGATGACATATTAAAATCAGTCTCTATAGATAAATATAACGACTTAGTTGATTTATTAAGTGATAGTAGATATAGTAAAACTGAAGTTGCAGACATATTAAAAAATACTACTAAGTATACAGATGCTATTAGTGGATTACAAAAATCATTAACATTAAGTGCTGATGATGCTGCTAGTGTATTAAAAGCTTTAAATGATTTAGATATAGAAGATGCTGCAGTAACTGCTGCTAAATCTATTTTAGAAAGTGGAAAAGCAATTGACCTAACAACATCTGAAGGTAAAAAAGTTCTTAAAGGATTAAAAGTTGTTGGAAATTACACAGATGATTTTACTAGCACAGCTGCACCTATTGCTAAGATAATAGGAACAAAAGCAGATGATGCTAAAGCAACATTAAAAATATTAGATGGATTATCAGATGTAGTTAAACCAGCTCAAGTAGTAAAAGCATCTAAAACTTTAAAAGGATTGTTGTTAAACAATATAGTAATGATGGCTGTAGATCTTGTTATCTCTAAGTCAGCTCAAGAGTATTTAACTAAAGCACTTAGAAATCTTCAAGTCTTAACAATTTATCCATTAAAGAAAGATGGTAGAGTATGGACAGCAGGACTTAATGGACATCAAGGTTCAGTATTTGGTTCATTAACTTATGATGAACCAGGATGGCTTGAAAGTTTAGCTATTAAATTCTTTGACTACGGTGGAGAATGGGGTAGCAATTCTAGTTGGTTATCTGCTTCTAAATACTTAGCTATTCTTAGAGATATATTTATAACTACAGATGAAATGAGAGATATCATAAATAGTTATAAGCGTGGAAACAATTATACTATAGAATCTCATTCAGATGAAAAGAATGCTACGGAAGTTCAAGTTGCTATAGCTGAAAACTTAGCAATGAGAGATATTCAAAACTATTCAGATTATAGAAATATCTATTATACTAAGAGATTGTCAATGACAGATATTCAAAACAAAACTGAAGAGGCTAGAGTATCTTATGCTAACTATAAAATCTATTCAGATGATATAGAAAAAGATAAAACTATAACTGATAAAGTACAATGTATAATGTCAAACTCAATGGTTATAAATAAATTATACTTTAATGATTGCTTCAAATTAGCTTATGACTTTAATCATAATGATGTTGAAAATAATGAAAAACTTGGACTTACTATTAAAAAGATTCCTATCAGTAATGGGGGAGGAGCAGTACAAGAAGTGTATGCTAAAAAGGTTGGTAACTTTACTCCAGAAGTTTATGATATTCCATATCTAAGACCAGATGCTATGACATTGTTACATCATGTAATCAATGAAGTATTAAAGGAAATTCAACCAGACTACGAATTAGATACATGTAAGTATGAAGAGATAAGCAAGTATCCATTTATACTTCATAGTGCAACAATGGTTAATAGTTCAGAAGGATGGAGAAGTACTGGATATTTATTTACTTTAGAAGTTAAAAATTATGATAACTTTAGTAATATTATAAAGAGAATAGAAGAGGATAGAGAAAGCATAGTGTCTACTATGAGTTCAGGAGCTGAACCTTTCTCTATAGTGAATGAAGCATCCAACGGATACAATAAGAACACATATACATTCTTCGTTCATTGTCCAGTAAGCTAGGAGGAATATTAATGGGATTAAAAAATAAATTAGTTAATAATATAATAGCACCTGTGGCCACAAGCCACAGTGCTACTTTTATAAGAGGAACTGTAAATAGTATCAATGAGAAAAATAATACATGTACAGTTACATACACTAACTCTGATGGTGTAAAAGTAAAACAAGAGAATGTACCAGTTAAATTATCTAATGTAAGTTTTATAGATTGGTTTCCAAAGGAAAAAGAAGTTGTAAATGTCTCTGTTAAAAGAGGTGAAATATACATAACTGGACCAGACTATCAAAATAGTTATGCTTCAATGAGAAGCTCTATCCAACTTACTCAAGATATTCATGCTGATGATTCTTCATATTTTATTGGAGGATATATATATTAAGGGGGAAGTTAAATGAGTATAGTAAGTAAATTAGAAGAAAGAAGTTTAAATGCAGATAGAAGTGTGGATAAAGGATTTGTAAATACAAGTACTAACTCTTCTGTTATGATAAGTGAAAGTGGTAATGTAACTATTGCATCATCTAAAAATGTTCAATATAAATTAAATTACTCTAGTGGACTAGCTAAAGAAATATCTTATGAAAGTCAAACTGTAACAAATAGAAAACAAATAACTACTGATGAAATCATTATTAATGGACATAAATTAAATCCTCAAATATATGATTTAACAGATATGAAAGTTTTATATCAAAATACAGATTGGGCTATAGGTAATTTAACTATAGATGCTAATGTATTAGTAAAAGCATGGGAACCTAATTTAGAAAGATGGGTTTTAATTAGAAGGCCTATGAGAACACCATTATTCATGAATGCTTTAGGTATAGCTGGAGCACCAGAGGAAATGGATATAGATGATGATATAACTAAAGAGATAGAGGAGGCGAATAGTTAATGTTAGCTGATTTTAAAATAAGCAAAACAGGAGATTTGATCTTTAAGGAAAATGATATCACAAGCAATAAGATTAAAATAAACTTTGTGTTATCTGGAACAAATGCTTGTAAAGTATGTTTTGATTTCAATGAGTTTGTTGAAGTAACTCCTTCTAAAAATGCGTTAAAAGTTCAATTTAATTTAGTTGAAAAAACTGCAAACAAATCTATTGTAATGCTAAAAGAAGAAGAAGCTTTAAGTCAGTTACTTTTAATGAAATTAAAAACTACATTAGGAGAACTTCCATTAAGACCAGAATTTGGTTCTAAGATTTCATTACTAAAACATAAAGATATTAATAATTCTAATTTAAGATTGTTAGAAGAATATATAGCTGATTGTATTAGTGATATAGTTAGTGAACCAACAGTTAAAGCAACAGCTTATATTGATTATAGAAATGGATATAATCAAACAGTTCAAGTTAGGGTATATGATAAGAATAAAAATATCCTAAGCTACATTTTAGAAAGATAGGTGATAATAATGAAAACATTAGACCAGATATATAAATCTATTAAAGAAACATATTACAATAGAACTAAGCTAGAAATAGCTGAAGGTTCAGTAATAGATAACTTTGTTAATAGCGTTTCTGATGGAATAGAAGAAGTTTACGAAACAATTGAGAATAATAAGAATCCTCACTTATTCACAAAGCTTCAAGGTAGTGACATTGATAGTATGGGGATGCTAGTAGGCTGTGCAAGAAGACCAGATGAAGATGATCAAACATATCTTTATAGAATGGTTAACTGGAACACTTCTAATCAAGCTTCAAATGCTACTGCTGTAGAAACTGCATTAACATCTATGACTTATGCATCAAACGTAACTTATGTTCCATTAACTCAAGGAGTTGGTACAGCAACTGCTTATATAATTCCTAAGAAATTAGAAAATTCAGACCTGGCAATAGCTGAAACTAAACAACGACTTGAAGATGTTATCTCAATTGGAACATATGTAGATTATGTAGTTCCAACACTTCTACCTGTTAAGCTAGTCGCTTATATTTCTGCTCCTAGAGATTTAGATAATGTTAAAGCTAATATTACAAGCAAAGTTGAAGAGTATATTAATAATATAGCTCCAGGGGACAAGCTTGAAATAGGAGCAATAAATAAAATAGGAGTTAATGAAACAAATGTAGATTACTTCTCATTAACTCAAATGTATATAAACAATAAAGAATATCAAGATATTTCTGCGATACAAAAACTAGAAGAAAAATTCTTATTTGATGAAATAATCTGGAATGTGGTGGTGATGTAATGTTAGTATTAGAAGATTTAATTGCTAAGATGAAAGTACACTTTCCTAAATGGATGGACATTAGAAGAAAGGTTAAAACCTCTTCTGGTGGACAACTATTATATACTATAGCAAGTGAACTATCAGAAGTCGAGAGTGCAATTAAAGATTATAAAAAAGATTTCTTTATAGATAACTACATAGGTCGTGAAGATGAAATACTTACTTATCTGTATAAGTTCCATATAGGAATTACAGATATGGATAATATTAAGATATCATTTCCTACTTATGAATTAACAGATGATGAAAAGACGTTCCATTCTAATGATGGATATGCTTATTACAACGAAGGCTTTATCTATTTAAAAGAAGATGTTCAAGAATTAGAATATTATATCGACAACTATAAATCAGTTGCAATACAAGAAAAGATTCATGTATGGAATATCTTTGATGAATTTGCAGCATTCGTTGGTATTAGAAGATTCCAATGGGAATCTAATCTTGAGCTATTAAATAGAATCTTTGCATTTGCTAATAATAAAGTTAACAGCACAGAAGATGGACTTAAAAATGCTATACTTAACAACTTAATTAATATAGATAAAACTATAACTGCTGATGACATTATAGTAGAAAGACCTACTCCAGAAAACTTAAATAAGTACTATGATGACTTTGAAACTATCTTAGACCATTTAGCATTTATAAATAGAGATGTTTATAGAACTAAAAGATGGGATTTAGATACTTGGAACTTTGATATTAAATCAGTTGATTATATTCCTCATGCTTGGGATATAGCTTTAAGTTATTATGCAAATGGTATAGGTTTTGAAGATGACTTAAAAGTTGAGATAGTTGATTCAGATATGAAAACTGATGCAACTATTTACTTCTACAAGAAAACACTAGAGTACATTAATTCATACATTAAGAATAATAGCATAAAAGAAACAATCAAGTTAGACCTTGTAAAGCATAGTGACGAACTTGTTCCAGAGAATGTTAAATATAGAATAACTGCTACAGAACTTGAAAACCTTGATGTTCAAAACATAAACGCTGAATGTTATGACTATAAGATAGGTGAAGTATACCAAACTGTAGATGATTTATTTGATGAAGAAATTCATGAACATCATAATGTAGACATAATTGATAACAGAATTTTAGATCATCAAAAGAAATATAAACTTAGATTTAAATCTGTTGAAGAATTAAAGGAAATGTCTATAGACAAGCTTGTTATATTAAACAAGAAAACTAATGTATCAAGAAACATTAGAATAGAACAACCAGGGTTTGAAATAGGAACTAATGGAAGTGTTAGATGTACATTAACTAGAAAGTACTTAACTGAAAAGTATCATTTCTCTAATATAGAAAATGCACATAAAGAAGTTGAAGGTTTTGTAATATCAAATGTACAAGAACCTACAAAGTTAGAAGCTTTATTAGAAGCTTGTCAAAATGAAGAAATATACTATAAGTACAGTTGTGAAGAAGTACCTGTTCTATTCCATAATGTAGAAATGCATAATTGTTATGCACAAAATGATAGCATATTATCAGACACAGTTAATGGAGAAAAGTATATAAGAGTTAAAATCCTTGCAAATACTTTTAGCTGTAATGTTCATGGTCCTCATAAGATAATATATTCATTAGATGGCTCTTCTGAAAAAACATTAACTCAAGAAACAAATGAAACATTTAAGTTTGTAATAGATGGAAATGAAATGCCTATAAACATTGATGTTAAAATCATTTTAAATCCAAAGAATAATATGCAATGTGCAATCACAGATATAATGTATTCAAAATATGAATTTAATATCTCTACTGAAAAAGGAAACATAGTAGAAATAAGTGGACAAAAAAGATTACCTAATTTCATGGATAACAAATTAGTTATTCATATGAAGACATACACAGGATTCTCTCCTACATTAGAGTATGTATATATTGGTTCAAAATTGCAAAATATTGTATATGGAGATATAGATATAACTCCAGAAGAAGGGGATATCCTAATAATAGATAAATCAAACTGTGTTGCAGAGTTAGAAACATATATACAATATGAAGAAGATGACTGGAGATTAGATACTGTAGATTATAACTATACAGCATCTAAAGTTGTAATAGGTAAATCTAATGAATCTTATATCTATATAGATATGTCAAACTTCAAAGATTATAAATCTGTATATGCAGATAGGTGTATATTTGAAGCAGTATCTCAAGGATCAAACACTAAGTATATGATTAGAATTCCTGCAGGTGTTTACTTAAAAGAAATATATATAGTTGGTGAATATGAAAAATTAGTATTTAAAGAATCATTATCTTTAATCCTTGAAAGAAAAGGATATTCATATAGAAACTATTCTTTTAGAGTAGCTAAAACAAATGACAGCATTATAGCAACTAGTAATGAATATGGAATCATTTCATTTATTCAAATTAGAAGAACTGATTTAATAGCACATACTGCAGCTAAAATTAGATTCGATGTAGGTGATAATAATATACAATCTGTATTCATAGAGAATGATGTAAATAAGATATCAAGTATATCTAATGAATATGAAGGCAACTTTAATTTTATATCATTCTACCCAACATCTACTAAAGTTTATAAAGCAATAAATGAATGCAATGTTATATCTCCTAAAACAATAGTTCCTCAAATGATAAATACATTTGATAATGACTATTTAATATTTAGCGAGTATTCATTCTATTACACTATTGAAACTTTAAATGATAGATATGATGTTAAGTTTACAAAGAATGATAAGGTTACTGATTACAGTATTGATTCTTCTGAAATATTAATAACTAAAAATGATATGGAAGATTTGTCATTTAACTTTGACAGCATAACTGTAACATATGATTCTTTAATAGGTAACACTATTGAAATACCAGATACTTTTTCAGTTAATAGAGATAAGATAGAAGTTGCTAAATACATTATCTCAAACAAGGATTTAGATTTACTTTATCTAAATAAATACAATGACACTCTTCATGAAAAAGACTATGTGTTCACAGAGATAATTACAATTAGTGATTTAATGTGTACAAAATTAAAATACTGCAATATAAATGAAATTGAAAGTATTACTGATTACATTACAGAAGAACCTATATCAGAAAGTCATTACAAGTTATTATATAAAGAAGGTGTAATACAATGGCTTAATACTGACAGCTTATCTGAAAAGGTAGTTTTAAAGTATAACATAAATAAGCCTAAATATATAAGACTATCATTAGAACAATTGTATCAAAAGGTTAACTTCTCAACTAGTGCTTATGAACTATTAAATACAGTAGATATTTTTGAAGTTAATAATAATGATAGCTTTAATCTTTCTATGTATGAAGAATATGAAAAATCTGATTTAGTATCTGTAAAGTGTAGTAACATAGGATTTGAAGCAAGTGTTCATGGAAGTATATTAACATTTGAAAAGAATTTAAAGAATAATACTATTGCAGTAAAGTCTGGATACTATTATTTAGATGGAGATGAATATTATTTATTCGCTGATGAAAATAGAAATAATATTGAACAAATAGATAACTTATATTTCTTCAATGTAATAAAAGAAAATAAGAAGTTATATTTTAATCAAACAACTTCTAATATGGTTGCTAACTCTGCATTAAAGACTAATGCTAATGGAACTATATTTAGCTTAGACTGCGAAGATAAAAACATTAAAGGTATCAGTAAAATAAATTCAATAACTACATGTGAGAATTTTAACTACTGGAAATCAGTAGGGATGAATATGTCAATATCTAAAGGACTTAATGGTTTAGGGATTAAGTTTACAAGTTTAACAAGATTCGAAGGTTATTCTTATTTAGATATTTCAAAGCATATACCTTCTGATAATAATAAGTATGTTATATCATTCTACATGTCTGGTGATGGTAGTGCTTATTTAGGTCAAGAAGATAGAATGCAATCGGAAGCAAATGAATTTAATAAGCAATCTGTTATAGAAGCAAAAGTTGCTGCAATTAAATCATTGATAGAAGATGATATTTATGAAATAGAATTTGTAAATAGCACTAACAATAAATACTACCTAGTAATAAAAGGAGATGTCCTAATTGATGACATCATAATACAACCTAAAGAAGACTATAGCATAGACTATCACACTAAGAATATATCTTACTTAAACTTAGATATAGTTGAAAATATATATGCTAACTTCGAAACCAGATTATATTTAAATGATACCGAAGGAGCTGTATTCGATGGTACAGAAGTAAAGGATGGTTATATAGTTAATAGCTCATATATAGATTGGGGCTTTACTAGACATAAGACATTATCTACTTATGATGACTTTAGAAAATGTACTCTTGAAAATGTAGATTTAATTCAACATAATGATAAATGCTATGTTAGAACAGAATCTAATGAAGGTCAAATAACAACAGAAGCAATATATGTTGGAAACATTAAAACTATAAAGAACCTATTATTTAAAGTTAATGATGTAATGTTCGATAACATGAAAGGATTTAAAACAAGAGTATTAACATCATCTAATGGAATAACAGGGTTTAAAGAAATAAGTAACTACTTAGATAATATTGCAGCTATTAATACTGATAAATTAGAATCTTATATAAAATTAATAGTTGAAATGCCTTCAAACAAGGTAATAAATAATATAGAGTTATTTATTGAATACTTATCAGATGATGTGTATAATCCTCCAGAAATACCTGTTATAAGTGGCAGTTATATTTCTAAAGTTCTTGATGCTCAATATAATACTAGATTCTTAGTAAAGAGTTTAGGTTATGAAGTAGATAATACTGCAATTAACAATGTAGAATTTTTAATAAGAGCATCAAAAGAAAATGCTGAAAATACAGTATGGACAGATTGGAAACAAATCAAATACGCTCAAGATTCTAATGGAGAATATTACTTAGACACTAGAATAGTATTTGAAGATTATAGATACTTCCAATTCAAAGTTAATTTGAAAGGAGAAGGCACATCTGTAAAGATTAAAAACTTAGATTTAGAGGTGATATAAATGTTGCAAGAAAATTGCAGAATAGAGAACTTTAATGGATATAAGTTCTATGAGCAAGATATATTATTTGATGATTATATGTTCTCAAACGATATCCAATTAACAGTTGATCTTGACTATGTATCTCCTGGTTTTGGAATAGCTCTCGTAGATAACGAGGGCTTTTCTATAAGGGAGAAAAGATTTGCTTATCTTTTTAAGATAGGATATAAAGAAGCTAGTATATACTATTCAACTAAAGAATCAAAAACATTAATTAAACAATTATCAATAAAAGATGTTTATACAATACAAGAGAATATGAAGTTTACATTTATTAAACAAGGTAAGAAAGTAACTATAAAGATAAATGATAAAGAGATATTTTCTGAATACACAACTAAGAATATTGATAAATATAATTTAGGCTACTATTCAAATGTAGGTAATATTATTAATTCAATATCTATAGCTTCTGCAGTTCCAGATAAATGGACTATAAACATGAACAATACTCAAGGTGGATACATAAAGTTTTACAATAATAGTTTTGAATTAAAAGATTGTAAGTATCCTGCAGAAATAGAGCAATCTAAAATAAAGCTGAAAGCTGGAAAGTATTATTTAAGATTTGAAAATGAAGCTATAAATGATATATTCGATATCAAATGCTACGTCCATAAATCTGATGACGATGGATTATTTGATGAAGAAAAGAATATTATAAATAAAAAAGATAGTAGTTTCTTCTTAATGACAGAAACAGAAGTTAACTTAAAGTTTGTAGGTAAACAAGGAATAATAAAAAACATATCTATATCAAATGATAAAGATGATAACTTTATTCCTACTACTGGAGACAGTTATTCATTTGAAGGAAGTTATATAGATGTTTATTTAACTGATTTAAAAAAGATTAAGTGGACAGGCTCTGTTACTAGAACTCCTGGCAATTTAACATCAAATGAAATATTCGGATTAATACTTGATACAAAAACTATTATAACTCCACAAATGACTCCAATGGTTTTTGGTCAAGAATATGATTTTGAATTCACAAAAGAAAACTACATGTTCACAATTAAAAAAGGTAAAGATGTTATTTATTCTATGCAATTAAAAAATTTAAATAATAAAATAACAATATTTAAAAACATTACTGCAGTAATAACATCTTTGATTCTAATTAATACATCTGGAGAAGAAACAAATGTTAATCTGCAAGATGAATTCAAGAAATATGTAAATGCTAATATTACTGGTCCAATAATAATGGTGGATCAATACGAAAATCCATTTGACTTATCTAGTTCATATAGATTATGTCATTATGAAAATTATTCAAGATATGTATTTACTAATTATGAAAGAGAGTACTTCCCTTCTCAAAAGAAACTAGTTCTTGAAAACAAGATAATTAATAAACAAGATGTAGTTAGAGTATTTGGTATACCTAAAACTGCGAAGTATGACTTAGATAAGATATATGATGTTCATGAAGATAATATCAACTCTATTGATATGATGGCTGAAAGATATGATGTATTATTTGAGTCTGATGTTTTACTAGTTGATAAAATTAAGAATGTTATATATATGACACCAGAACAGATAGACAAGTATCAATTAATAATAGTAGATTACTTAAAAGATAATAGTTACTGTATAAATTATCATTATGATAAGCATGTATATGAAGTAGATATATCATCATTAAATTCAGATAATAAAATGATATATGATTCTAAAATTTTACTTGGAGGAGATAAGAATGTAACTCAAGTTAGAGATTATAAGATTACAAGTATCAATGGAAATACGAATGGATACGTAGTAATAAGAAAAGGGGCGAGTTGATATGAAGTTATTAAAAGTTTTTAAAGAATTATTATGTAAACACAATTATGAACTAAGCTCAAGGTACTTCATGATAAAACATCAAAGGATTGTACAATATGAAAAGTTTAAATGTTCAAAATGTGAGAAGCGAAAGGAGAAAAGAGTGAAATGAAAATCTATCCTAATAGCTCTAACATAATGGTAACTAATAGTGTGAATGTCTTAACTGACATTCCTCTAAGTTACATAGATACTGCAAAGTTAGAGTATAGATTAAATACTGTAATTAATTCAGATTATCAAAATAAGATAAAACAAGAAGTATTACCTTATGAAAAAATGAATAAAAATATTATATGCTTATTTGATAAGAACGGCAATAAAATAGATTCAGTCGAATTGACTAAGCATTTAAAAAGAGAAGATAATGATTATGTATTTGTGCCTTATGGTTCAGTAACATTTGCTCCTAAGACTTTTGAATATAATGTTACTGCTAAAAAGAGTATAGTATATAATTCAAAAATGCAATACAACATTAATGTAGCAGTAGAAAATGATTCTCTTGCAAATGCATTAATGCCTATATTTGGTGATGCACCAACTAAATGTTTAGCTCCTAGTAATATATTAATTAACAATGGAGCAATGGGATATAGTGATTTAATTTCTACCAATACAAAGAATAAAGACATTTATTTTATTAGTAGAGATTCTATAAACAATGATGACATAGACAAGCCTTTTCAAAACAAAACAAATGTATTTAAATTCATAAGTGCAGTAGCATCAGAAGAATATACAAATGAAACTATATATGATTCAGAGGCTATACATTTATACATGACTGAAACTAATGCAGAATACGCTATTAATAATACATTGATTTATGATTCAGCTTCTATAAGTACTAATCTATATTTCAATGTGCCAAAAGATAAACCTGGCATTAAATATCATAATTTATTTAATTCAGATGTAACTCCTATATTATTAGAAGAACATGAAGGTAAAGGTTTTGTAATCTACTCAATTGAAGATATTAATCGTAACATTACTAAGTATTCTAAAATCATGTATGAAGTTATTTTTTATATTTATTCTAAATGTTATGTAAAGACAGAGCAATACAACGAATGGATTGCAGATAAAGTACCTGATTATATTGTTGTTAATGGGAAGCTTACTAAGAAAGAAAGATTCATTAGCCAATTAGAATTACATAAGATGTTTGGATTAAATCAGTATGAAGTAACGCCTTATGAAATAGATATTGATGAAGAACTTTATCCTTTTGTTAAGTTTACAGGATTAACTAATAATTATTTAACTTTTGAAAAGGACATTACAGGAGATAACGATAAATATCAAGATCCAGCTAATGAAAGAAATGCTATTTCAATATTTACAGCAAGACAAGATATTATATACTTTGATAACTTCTTGTACAAAATAGATGATTCACTAGAGGAATGCATTAAGGTTGAAAGAGTTAATAATATAGTAAGAGCTACAATAAAACCATTTAGACATTCTAGTTCTGGTATATATGTAAAAACATTAACTTCTTTAGATATACCATTAACATATAAAGATGCAACTGGAAACACAATTCAAATTAATAACATAGATTATTATATTGTATGTAAGCAAAATGAAAGTGCTAGTTATTTAGAGTATGTTGATTCTAGCAACTATACTAATTCAGATGGTTTAATTTTAGCTACTATACAAGTTAGACAAGATGAAACTAAGACTTTAATTTATGACATGAGACAAAGGGGTGGAGGACTTCCAGAAAGCGAGAAAGATAATTACAACTGCTTTGATATAGGACATATCTACGGAAGACCTTATAGAAAAGGTGGTTCAACAATCATCACTTTACCTAAGAAGTTAGAACCACACAAAGAGATGATTATGGAAACTGTTAAGCAATATTGTGTAGCAGAAGAATATCCAATAATAATATTTAAGGAGGATTAATCATGATAAATAAAAAATTACAATTAATAGATTTTTCACAAGGAATTAAGTCTACAGAAATACAACATAACTTTGACGTTATACAATATCAATTAGATAAAGAAAGAATATCTGTTGCAGGTGCTGGTATCTCTTATGGATTAGAATTTGAAGTAGATGGTTTTAATCTTAAAATCAAAGAAGGATGTTTAATCAATAACAAAGGACAAGAAGTTTATATTGATGAAACTATCATAAATGTTCAAAAGCCTATTTTAATTGAAAAGCTAGAAAACAATCTTGTAGTTAATCAATACAATAGAGTTTATCTATCTGAAATTCCTTATGCTTTAAATAGATTAACTATAGCTGAAAATGTAGACATTAATAGTGCAGGTATAACAATAGTTAAAACTGGTACAGAAGATAATATTCCAATTGCTTCAATTGAAGGTAAAGTATTAAACTTAAAGCCTGTAGTTGGAACATTAGCTAACGTTTCAGTAGATGTAAAATACTATTACACTTATAGAAGAAGAGATGTAGTTTATATAGATAATGATTTTAAAATAAAATACAGAGAAGGTATAACATCTCCATCACCATCTATTCCTACATTAAACAAAGATGAATATTCTTATATTCTAGGATATATAGAAGTTAATGGTCATTCATTAAATGCATTAACTAATCAAGTACAAGCTTCTTTAAAAGTTATAAAAGAATTTAAGTCAGTTAGAAATGTATATACTGATTCAAATAATAAACTATATCTTTGTGGTACTCCATTTGAAAGCTTAAAGGTTATTCACTTAGTAGAGCCAAGTGATCCAGAAGAGAATACATTCTGGTATGATTTAAGTACTAATAGATTAAAAATATGGAGAGCTACAGATACTTATACATTTGCCAAAGAATATGTTGTAGAAACATCAGATCCTAATGCTGAACACAAATTTGCTACAGATGTTCCTTATCTTTATAAAGGTGGACAACTTAGTGTTTATGTTAATAAGAAATTATTAGGTTCAACTCAATACAAGGAAGGTACTGATTTAAGTACAGCTCAACAAAGAGAAGATTATATATTCAGTTCTGAATTCCAAGTTCTTGCTAATCTAAAAAAGGGAGATACAGTTTCTTATAGAATTGAAAGAACAGATGGATTTATGGAATGGGTAACTATAAATGATACTTCATATATTGATTTAGAAGAGAGACATATCTGGACTCCAGAAGATATGGAAAATGAAGAAATAGATTTTGAACATGATAAACAACACTTCTTCTTCCATGCTACAAATAATAAAGCAATGTTATTTACTCCAGATTCAAATGCTTTAGAAATTATGATAAATCAAATACCTCTTCATAATGACCAATTCAAAGAAATAACAATGATAGATGCAATAGCTTCAGAAGATGCTGATATGATTAAATCTAAATTAGTTAATTATTATGGTTATCCAGAAGAGTTCAATATGGAAGATGTTCATGAAGAATATGAAAACATTGGTATAGGATTTAAGTTAAACGCACCACTTGATGAAAATAGTTATGTAGAAGTTAGAGTTAAGCATAGAGTTAATTCAAGTCCAATAGCTAAAAGATTCCAAAGAAGTGCTACATTTGTTGCAGAAGGAACTGAAACTTATAGAAAGTTTGTAACAGATGAATATGGCAATAACATATTCAATGAACCTGTATTCCAAACAAATGGAATATATAGATATGATGAAAACCAATTAGAAGTATTCTTAAATGGTAAAAGACTTGAAAAGGGTGTTGAATGGGAAGAAGTTAAGCAAAAAACTAGATCATTAAAAGCTGTTCCTTGTGATTCATTCTATGTACTTCCTCAAGCTAATATTCAAGATGGAGATAGAGTATCACATAGATTAACAACTAATGTTTATTCTTATGACCATGTAGAAGCTATACTAAGTAACTTCAATGTTGAGATAGATGAATGCAAACAAATAGTTGAACAAACTAAAGAAGTTATAGATACTACTAAAGAAGAGGTTGATAAAAAAATAGAGATAGTTGAAACACAAATAGAACAAGTTCAACAAATCACAAATAACTTAGATTCAACATATATGAAAAAGAATGATGTATTAGGAAATCAAAATATAGATGCTAGTATTCTTGCAGGAATTATGAGTTCATCATTTAATCATGCTATATCAGTAACAAGTTCAAAAACTTACGATATAACTAATATATGTACCGATAAAGATTTTACATTACTGTTTAACTTGAATGACAATAATGGTAATAAAATCTTGAAGAGAAATACAGGAGATAATGATGAGTATATGATTACTACACAAGGTAGCACTACAACACTTACATTATTATCACCATCAATTCAAGAAGGTCACAAATTATATTTAACAGGAATTAAGTTCGGTGTTTAATACACCGAGCTATTCCATATGAAAGGAGATATTATAATGAAAAACCCAAAAATCACATGGTATATTTTAGAGGATAATGACTACATACAAGATAATGAATTCTACTTAGGTTCATTTTCCCCAGATACAGAAATAAAGCTAACTGCTCAAGTATGGAATAATAGATATGGAAAAACAAATGTAGATAGCATTCCAAATGCTAGACTTGCAGTATACTTTGAATCTGTTGAGGATAGTATGTTATTAAATTATTGTACAGTATCAATAGATGGAAACTCACCTTCAAAAATCCCAGTAATGTTTAACAAAGGTATTATAGATATCGGACTATTATCTGGTACATCTAATAATGGAGTTGATTCAGTTGATAATGTGTACAACTTTAAAACTATTACTTTATCATTTAAAGGATTCCCTAGCAATTTAAGAAATGGAATAAAGAATATGTTTTTAGATATTGAAATAGATTAGGAGGTAAGGTAAATGTTTCAAATTGATGAAAAAGTTATAGCCGACAGTAGGACGCTGATAACTATTCAAAGAAAAAAAGACCAAATAGATGCTCTAACTAAAAATGGTACATTGAACTATACAATGGACGAGCACAATCTATGGTTAACTACACCTAAAGTTAGAACTGCATATCTTTCAAGAGCTGATCACTCTGAGAAATATGACAAAGTTGTACTAGCTAGAAATGGAGTAGATATAGATGGAATCTACTCATTTGATGGCCCAATTACTTTTAAAGATAACGTAGAAGTAAAAAAAGATTTAGTTGTTAGGGGTAACTTCACAGTTGAAGGTCAATCTTCTATTATAGATACTCCAAGACTTACTATTGAAGATAATATAATTGAGCTTAATAAAAATGAGAAAGGTAATGGTATTTCTTTAAAAGATTCTGGTATAGCTATTAATAGAGGAACTAAAGAATTTGCTAGAAGTTTATATAATGAAGATAATAAAGCATTTGTTTGGGATACTAATTCAAATATGGATGCTCATTTTGATAATGATAAGTGGGTAGCAATGGCTTATACTGAAAACAATGATGCTTATGTATCTGGTGAATTTAGAGCTAGATATAGATTAACTGCTCCATTTGGTAAGTTCACAGATTCATTATCTGTAGCAAATCAAACTACTTTAAATGACTTAACAGTAGCAGGTACAGCTACATTCAATGGACCAACTATTAACAATAATGATGTTACTGTAAATGGAACATTAACAGCTAATGGCCCTACAACTTTAAACAATTTATTAACAGCTAACAAAGTAGCTACATTTAAAGATAATGTTAATGTAGAAAAAGTATTAACAGTAAAAGGCACTTCTACTTTTGAAGATAGAACTACTCATAAGAAAGGACTTACAGTAGAAAGTCTAGGAGCTACTATAACAGGAAATTCAGAAATAACAGGAACATTAGGAGTAACAGAAAATGTTACATTTAATAAAGATTTAACTGTTAGTGCAAAAACTACTTCTAATACTTTAGAAGTTACAAACAAAGCAACGCTTCATTCTCTTCAAGTTAAAACAACATCTCAATTAGATGGAGCTGCAACATTAAATAGTACTCTTGCTGTAAAAGGTGCAACTACATTAGAAGGTACAACTATAAATAAAGCTCTTGTAGTTAATAGCACATCTACTTTAAAAGGAGATGTTTCTATACAAAATAAGAACTTAGTGATAACTTCAAATGCAGATAACAATGGTTGCTTAACTGTGGGTGGAAGTGCAAACTTCCAAAATACTATTGATGTAGATGGAGATGCAAACTTTGATGGAAAAGTAACTATTACTAATGGCCCTCTTGAAATGGTTAATTCAGATATTGTTGCTAGAAATATTACTACTAAAAATTACTTTACAGTTGAACAAGGTGAGGGAAAAGGACTAAGATTCTGGGGTAGTGATAATTATAAAATATACATGTCACCAACAACAAGTGAAGGAAGATTAGATTCTACATCTGATTATAATATGTATTTTAAAATGAGTTCTGGAACTAACAGAGGTTTTGTATTTAAGAATGGAAATACTAACATAGCTCAAATAGAATCTACTGGACAAGTTAGAACTGCAGGTAAAGTAATCATAAAAGGTTATGATGCATTAACTAGAGAAAATGAAGGACATAAATCAGATGCTACTGGTATCAATGCTGACAAGCTAGATAATTTACATGCAACAGATTTTCTAAGAAGAAATGCTGATACAGATACTACTGGTGCAATCACATTTAATACTGCAGGAAAAGCTATTAAATTTAATGGTGGCGGTTCTATCTTTAGAAATGGTGCAGTAATTATCCAGGCAGAAAATGCAATTAATAATGGAGTAAAGATACAAAGCGAAGGTGGAGTTGATTTACTTACTGTTAAAGATAATGCTACAAATGGTTTACTTTTCAAAAATAATAAAGTATTCCATGCAGGTAATGATGGACATGGTAGTGGATTAGATGCAGATACTTTAGATGGACAACATAAAGATTACTTTGCTACAGCAGATCATTTACATGATGATAGATATATCAAAAATGATGAAGTTAATCTTAAAGGTAAATATAAGATAGAGTATAACGAAGAGTTTGATGCTCTAGACTTTATGTATACTGGTGATACACCATAAGGAGGAAAAGATAATGAAACAATTTGCTAGATTAAATTATGAAGAGTTCATTATCAATGGGGAAGTCAATGAAAGACTTCCTCTATACAATGAACAATTAATCAATGTTTATCCACTAGATGGAGATGTTAATGGTATATATCCAGATTGTAAGATTGAAAATGGAAGTGTTGCTATTGGCGATTCTTCATTAATGGTTTCAAAATCTAATGTCACATTAACTAATGATGCTATGCAATTCACTGGTAATAGCAATTCATATGTAGAATTACATAGAGATATTATGGATATGGAAGAACTTGAATTAGAGTTTAATTTTAAAATAACAGATTTATCTTCTGATTCTACTTTATTTAACTCAAGTGATTTAACCATTAAAGTAAATGCTGCATCAAAATATATATATGCAGAAATGCCTAACTTAGTTGGTAAATATACTCCTAAACCAGATTTATCGAATGGAGGATATAGATTTACAGAAGATAATTCTATTAAGATAAATACTTGGCATAGATTAAAAGTATTTAAATATAAAACAATAATATCTGTGGTATTTGAACATGATGTAACCAAATCATTAATGTGTGAAAGTGGTTTTGCTCCAACAGTGTCTTATCTTGGCAAAGGATTAAAAGGTCAAATAAAAGATATGAATGTTTGGAAAAGAAAAGAGTTCGTAAATGAAACATCTATATCAATTCCTTCATCTTATACTATAGCAGGAATAATAAATGCAAAGTCATCTTCTGTTTACGATATATTAAACATTGGAACATTAAGAATTAAATTGAATAATAATAACTTAGTTATTTCAAATGGAAACACTAATATATTAAATGCTGTAATCAATATGAATAAAGACTATGGTTTAGTATGTGCTTTTACAAATGCAACAATGAAAATATTTATTAGAGATTATAGCACAGATGCCATACTAGTAAATACTGATATCTCTATATCTTATTCAAATACTGCAACAGTTAATACAAATGGAACATTAAGAAATCTTGCTGTATATAATATTAAACTATCTAATGAAAAAGTTGCTGCATTAAATAAGAAAAAGTTTAGTTTAAATAAAGAAGGAAACTTACTATATCAACTAGATGAAGTTAGTGGACATGATAAATTAAAAATTACTAATGGTAGGAAATATCATTTACAGCTTACTAGAGATTTAACTTCTGATTGTGGAACTATAACTAATAATGCAAAAGTAGAATTTGTAGATGGTGGAGTTGAAAGTAGATTAGATAATAGAAAAATTAAATTGCTATTTGCAAATAAAATAAGTCTATCTAATACATGGGACATAATTTATAAAACTAAAATAACTGGATTAACAAGTGGTAAACATTATGACTCATTAGGGGAAGGATTGTATTGGGGAATAGAAGATAATAAATTTGCAATAAAATATATTAACGGTCAATCAATTGTGTCATCATTTATTGATGAATTAACAGCTAGTGAAGTGTTAAATGAATGGCTTATTATTTCAGTAACTTATTCATCTAATAAAGCTACGTTATTAATAGGAACATCTAAAGGTATATTCTCTACTAGCATTACAAAGACAATATCTTCAATAACAAATGACTATGATTTATTCTTAGGAGGAAGAGAAGATACATTATATGGACAAGCAATATATAGAGAATTAACTATAGTAAATGGTTGGAACGTTGATGCATCATATAAGGAAAATATGTTTAGAACTAAATTTAGTTATTACAACAACAAGTTAATATCCAATGTTCAGATTGTTGAAAATATTGTGTAATATATTATAAAAATAAAAGAATGGAGTGATACAATGAATACAAAAACTGCAATTAAAAATGTAGCTGATGTGCCTAATAAATTTAATATAGCAGGAGGAAATATTACTGGTAATATAACTCTTCCTAATGATACGTCTTTAATGTGGTCAAGAAATACAGATTATGCAAAAATATTATTTAAAAATACTGCAGATTCAGATTCTGATAGTTATATGAATTTTATAATTGGAGACAATGGAAATGAGTATTTTAAATTTTCCTCAATAAGTGGAGGCACGACTACTGATTGGTTAACAATAAAATCAGATCATTTAAGGTTTAAAGGTAATGCAGTATATCATACAGCAAATAAACCTACACCTGCTGACATAGGAGCTTTGGATAAGAACAATAATTCAACATTAGCAAGTGGTAAAAAGATATTATTAGGTTATTCATCATCTTGGCTTAACGGAGATTCTAGTAACGGTGCTGTAACTTTAAGAGCAGGTGGAAATCTATTTCTGCATGGTGACGCTGATACTAGTAGTACTTCAGAATACGTATCTATTAAAGCGGGAAATAATGATTTAAGAGTTATATCATCAGCAGCTAGTACAGGACAAGATAAATTAACTTTCAATGGTAATATAGTTTATCATGCTGGAAGAAAACCTACTGTGTCTGAAATAGGAGCAGCTGCTAGTAATCACAGTCATAACTTAGTTGACTTAGGTTCTGAGGCTTTTGGCTCAGGTAATGACCTAAATACCTATAACACTAATAGAACGTGGGTATGTAGAACTGGAAACTCATCAGTAAATAGACCAGCTGACTATTTTACTGTTTTAAATGTAGGTGCTGAGTATAATTCAAATTTCCAACTAGCTCATCACTATGGTAGTGCTTCTGAGTTTTTTGTTAGAGGTAGACACGACACGACAGGGGGTTATACTCCATGGGCTAAGGTTTATACTGATAAAAATAAGCCTACCCCAGCTGATATAGGAGCAGCTGCTGCATCACATACTCATAACTATTTGCCTTTAAGTGGAGGCACTTTAACTGGACCAGTTACAGCTCCTTTTTTAAACATAACTGATAATAACGGATATAGACACAATAGTTTAGGAGCAGGAGATAATCACGTTATAGGAGTATCATCTGGAATAGTATATTTAGGCAACCCACAAGCTAAAACACAAATAGAAGGAAATTCTAATCCAACTGTGCTAGTTGGTAGCAACAAATATACAATGTATCATACAGGTAATAAACCAACTCCAGCTGATATAGGTGCTATTCCTAATTCTAAAATAACAGTAAGTCAAACTGCTCCTAGTAATCCATCTACTGGTGATCTATGGATTTCATGGTAGGTGATAAGTATGAAAGAGACAGTTGATTTTTCTATAGAAATACCTATAGAAGATATAAAAGAAGGAAGAGCAGGAAACATAAATAGTGTTTCATGGAGTGGAACATATGGAGGAACTTCTAATGCTAACTATAGAATGAAGTTAGGTATATCTTGGTCATCTGTAAAACATGCTACTTTGCCTTTTTCAGATGTAACTGCAAAACTATGGTTGCATTCTGCAGCAATAAGAACTAATGGAGTTGCTAAAACTTGTACATTAAATATTAATGGAAATAGCAAAAGCCATAGTCAAGCATACAATCAAGGAGATTGGTCATCTACTTTCCAAATAGTATTATTAGAGCATTCTGCTAGAATTGACTATAGTGGTTCAAAAACTATTACTATATCTGGTTCATTTGATGTTAATATAACTTATTCTGGAGTATATGTTGGAACAATGTCTCACAGTGTGTCAGCTACATTAGATACAATATTATCTCCTCCTGGAGCTCCTTCATGGTGTACTCATACTGGTAACTTTGATAATGGATATAAGACATATGTTAATTGGGGAGCTTCCAGCGGAACAGTTGATAGATATATAGTTCAAATAAGATTCTGGGATAAAGATACTGGATTTGGAGATGGATCATGGGGCAATTTAGGACAGACCAATTCTTCAACTACAACATTTGAAATAGGTCATGGTGGAGTAGCCCATGATGGTCTTCAAGTAAGAGTACTAGCTCAAAATAGTGCTGGAAATTCACCAGCTGCAGAAGGGCAATTAATATATCACGAAGGAATAGAATATTATAACAATGGATGGAATATGGGAAAAACAAAAGTATGGAATGGAAGTTCTTGGACAAAAGGCTATGTAAAAGTATGGAACGGAAGTTCTTGGGTAAGACCATAATATTTTAACAAGGTATTTATACCTTGTTATTTTTTTTATATAATAAATTGCATTTTTGACGTAATAATAAATAGAATATAAAATTAATTATTTATAAAGGAGATGAAAATAAAATGGCAACATGGGCAAAAGGAGTTGATTTTAAAAACTCTAATAATACTAGTAGAATTGGTGGTATTGGAATTTATGGAACTGACTCTACAATAAATAAGTTGTACATAGGTTTAGGTACAGAACCTTGGAATAACGCAGGATTACAATTAACAAGTTCAGCAATTAATTTTAAGGGTAACAAAATTTATCATGCGGGAGATAAGCCAACAGCTTCAGAGATAGGTGCTGCTGCTAGTTCTCACACTCATAACTATATGCCTCACACTAAATATACTACTACACAAGATGCAGATAACATTAAAACTACAGGAGTGTATTCATTTAATGCAACATGCACAAATGCAGCTACATCAAATCATGGGACTTTAATAACTGAATTTAATGTTGGTACTCCTTATCAATTATGGATGCCAGACAATGCTAACATCATATATAAGCGAAATTACACAACGTCATCTGGTACATGGGGAAGCTGGAACAATACATTGGCAAACAACATTTCTGGTAATGCTTCAACAGCTACTACTTTGCAAACCGCAAGAACACTTACAATAGGTAATACGGGAAAATCGTTCAATGGCAGTGGAAATATATCATGGTCACTTTCAGAAATAGGGGCTGCAGCATCTTCTCATTCACATAACTCTTTAACTACAAAAGGAACAAACACTATCAACTCAACTGCTAATGATACTACTGCAAATTGGGGGGCTCATGGACACTCTGTTCACTGGTATACTCAAAGTGGATGTTTAAATGGACAACCTTCTCAATATGGATATATTCTTAACTTAGGAAGTGGCACTGAAGTACATCAATTATGGATGACGCAAGCAAGTGGCAATTTAGCTCATAGAGGAGGAAATGGTTCGGGATGGAATGGATCTTGGAAAACAATATTAGATTCAAGTAACTTTACCAGCTATGCTGCAAGTGCTAATCATAGCCATAGCAATTATGCTGCAAGTTCTCATACACACAACATGATATCAATGAAGTCAAGCCATGTTTCAGATTGGACTAGTTCATCAGCTATGAATGGTAAAACATACATGGGAGGTTGGCATGGAAATTTAACATCTGGAACTGCAGGTTATATATCATTAGGAGCTAATGGATCAAGTACGTTAGATTTATTTATAGATGGAGAAGTATATGTTAAAGAAAATCAAAAAGTATACCATCCTGGAAATAAACCTACTGCTGCAGATATAGGAGCTGCTGCTTCTAACCATACTCATAGTTATTTACCGTTATCTGGTGGAACTATGACTGGTACTTTAGCGTTAAAGCCAGGCGGAAGTACATTAACTGGTACAGGTATAGCTACAGGGAACACTCAATTAATTGGAACAGGTACAGATACTATTTATTTTGGTAATCCAAAAACTAAAATAATATTAGAATCTAATTCAACTCCAAGTGTTTCAGTAAATGGAACAATTTATACAATGTATCATACTGGGAATAAGCCTACAGCATCTGAAATAGGAGCTGCAGCAGCTTCTCATACTCATAACTATGCCGCAGCAAGTCATACTCATGGACTGCTTCACGATACGATGATAGTTGAAATTCCAAGCACTACAACAGATAATGGTTGGTCAATGTTAAATAGTAGCTATAATGGTTTTTTACTAAAATCTATAAGAACTAATGCGAAGGCTCCTTCATGGATATTAGGTGATTACAGTGCTGGTATAGTATTTGGTGGTGCAGATACTAAAGGTGTATTAAGCATGGGTTATAGTAGTCCTACTATAAAATTTGCTGGAGGTAATGGAACAAAACCAGTATGGAACATGGCTTTAACAGGTTCTTCTGGAAAAACATATAATATGGAATCTTTATCAGCAAATACAGCAACTAAATTAGCAACTGCTAGAACTATTAATGGTACATCATTTAACGGTTCTGCAAATATAACTACTGCGAATTGGGGAACTGCAAGAACTATAACAATTGGTAATACAGGAAAGAGTGTAAATGGTAGTGGTAATATTTCTTGGAGTTTAAGCGAAATTGGAGCTGCTGCTTCATCTCATACTCACTCTTATCTGCCTTTAAGCGGTGGTACATTAAGCGGTAGTTTGTCATTAAATACTAGTAATGCACAAATAACATTTAAAGGATATACCGATTCTTCTTATTATCAGTTAGCTCATTCAAGTGTTAATAATGTCCTTTTCTTTGGATATAATGGAGTTACAAAATTAGGTATTCACAATGATGGAAGTTTTATACCAGTTGGAAATAAATTAATGAATTTAGGTGACAACAATAATAAATTCAAAACATTATATACAGATGAAATAATAAATGATTCAGCAAAATTATTATCAAGTAAAACTACTAACACATTAGAAGTTCGTGGTACAGCTGACAATAATACAGGTGCTATAAAATTAGGTGGTGGAGGTTGCAGAATTTATGGTACAGGTAGTGCAACTAAAATGTATGTTGAAGGTGGTATATATACCAACAAAATGATTGAATGTGGTGAAGGAATAGTTGCAAACGGTGCAGTATATCCTGGTAAAAATGCTCAAGGTGGTTGGGACTGCGGATTAGGCGATAGGAGATTCTATACTGTTTATTGTGTAAATGTAAACCAAAGTTCGGATAGAAATATGAAAGAGGATATTCACTATATCGATAATGAAATTGCATTATTATCAACTGAATCAGAAAATCCTACTCCTTTTAAAGATTTCATCTGTAATGATTTAAAAGTAGCAACATATAAATATAAAAGACAAATTACTATTGAAAATGAAGATGGTACTTCAGAAGTAGAAGATATAGAACATGAACCACAAGATAGTCAAATTGGATTTATAGCACAAGACATAAGAGATACTGAAATTGGTTCTATGTTTGTATATGGTGAAGATGGCAATATGAATTATTCACCTTCTGGATTTACAACAGTAGTTGCAAAGGCTCTACAAGAAGAAATAAAAACAAGAGACTTGGAAATAGAAGCATTAAAAAATAGATTAAAAATACTTGAAGAAAAATTAGGACTGCAATAAAAGCAGTCCTGTTAAATAAAGAATATTTTTCATGTAATATAATAAGTGATTAATTTGAAAAGGGAGGCATAATAAATGGCAACATGGGCGAAAGGAATTGATTTTAAAAATAGTGGAAATACAGCAAGGATTGGTGGTATAGGCGTTTATGGCACTGATACTACATCCGAGAAAATATATATAGGACTAGGAGCAGAACCTTGGAACAATACAGGTCTTCAATTAACTGCTTCTGCAATTGACTTTAAAGGAAATAAAATATATCACGCAGGGGACAAGCCTACTCCTGCAGAAATTGGTGCAGCAACTTCTTCACATACACATAATTATGCAGGAAGTTCTTCAGCAGGTGGTTCAGCAAATAGTGCTGTTAAATTAGCAACAACAAGAAAATTAACAATAGGAAGCACTGGTAAATCATTTGATGGTTCAGCTGATGTTAACTGGTCATTAAGCGAGATAGGAGCAGCGGCAGCTTCGCATTCTCACAACTACTTGCCTCTAAGTGGAGGTGCTGTAACAAGTTCAAATTTTGGTCCTCTAGTTATTAAAAGAAGTGGTAGCACAAATGCTTCTACAATAGTATTTTCAAATGACAATGGAACTCTTGGGTCTATAGGTATGACTGCTTCAAAAAATGGAGGCTTAATAAGATGGACTGATGATACAGCTTCTAACTATACAATATTAGATACTGGTAACTATAAAAGTTTTGTAACTCCTGCAAGTATAGGAGCAGCAGCAGCTTCGCATAATCATAATGTATTGATTAGTGCAGGAAGTAGAATTGCAAGTGCTGATATTGCAGCTAAAGGTGATAGAGGACTACGTATGTATTTGGCTACTAGTTCAATGACTACAGGGAAGCCAGCAGCAGATGGTTATATATTAAACTTTGACTGGGATACTACAGCTGGTTGGTCTTCTCAAATGTATATAAAAAATTCAAACAGTCCAATAATGCAAATAAGAGGAATGAATGCAGGAACTTGGGGATCATGGTATACATTATACTCAACTAACAATAAACCAACTCCTGCAGAAATTGGAGCTGCTGCATCATCACATACACATAGCTACATTCCATTGAGTGGTTCTACTGGAGTAACAGGTACATTAAGAAGTAATAGTGAAATACAAACTACATCTCAAAATGCATTTAGAGCAGTTAGTGGAAATTATGGATTCTTTATTAGAAATGATGGTTCAAATACTTGGTTTATGTTAACAAACTCTGGAGACCAGTATGGATCTTATAACTCTTTAAGACCTATTAGTATAAATAATTCAAGTGGATTAGTAACATTTGGCAATGGATTAAAAGGAACATTAGATGGAAATGCTTCTACAGCAACTAAATTGCAGACAGCAAGAACTATTGCATTAGGTGGAGATGCTTCTGGTTCAGCAACATTTGACGGTTCAGCTAATGCAACAATAAGTGCAACAGTTAGAAAAACTTGTTTTGTTGGATCAGATGTAGATGGTACTTCTGGATGGTATAAGGTAGCATCTCAAACAATGAGTGGATATGGAAATACAAATATCACTTTTGCTGTAACTTCAACATATGGATATTATAACTCTGGTATTCTTCAACTTCAAATGAGATCAGATGATACATCTATAAGTTGTAAAAGATTAGCTTGGTACAGCAGAATGGGATTATCTCCTTCACATTATATAATAAATGTAAATGGTATGACTTGGACATTGTATGCTTATCAACCTAACAGTAGATATGGAAGACTTATGTTTGAAGTATTATCTCAAAGTAGTATAAACAATAAAAATTCAGGATTCACTCTTTATAATTCATCAACAAAAGAATCTGCTAATCCTACAGCAACAGTAACTAGTTCAGATGGTGCAACTGTTGGGTACGCTAATTCATTAGCATCAACAAGAACTTTAACTATTGGTAATTCTGGTAAGTCGTTTAATGGAACAGCAAATGTATCTTGGTCTTTATCAGAGATTGGAGCAGCAGCAAGTTCTCACACACATAATTACGCAGGAAGCTCTAGTGCTGGTGGAGCAGCTACAACAGCTTTAGCTTGTACAGGTAACTCTGCAACTGCTACTACATCAAATTATTTAGCTTCAAATTCTAGAATGGATTACGGTTGGAATGGGGTAAACTATTTTAATATCAGTGGAACTGCTGGTAATGCTGCAAAAGCAAATGATACTCCTACATCTGCATGGTGGCATATAATGAGATTTAACCATGCTAATAATACAGGATATTATACTGACTTAGCTATTCCTTTCAATGATACTTCTTTATATTATAAAAGAATAACTGCAGGAAGTGTTCAAAATGGAGGCTGGGTAAAAGTATTAGACTCTCTAAACTATAACTCATATAGTCCTACAAAAACAGGAGGAGGAGCATCTGGAACATGGGGAATCTCTGTTAGTGGAAATGCGTCAACAGCAACTAAACTGCAAACTGCTAGAACTATAAATGGTACAAGCTTCAATGGATCAGCTAATATAACAACTGCTAACTGGGGAACTGCTAGAACAATTACTGTAGGTTCAACGGCTAAATCAGTAAATGGTTCAGCTAACATAGGATGGACTTTAGCTGAGATAGGTGCAGTTCCATCTTATACTGGTGGTTCAACAACTATTCATGCTGATAGTGATGCTAGTAGTACTAGTGAATATTTATTATTAAAAGCTGGACACAATGAATTAAAAATAGCTTCTTCTGCAGGAGGAACAACAGTAACAAAAGGACAAGATAAATTAACATTCAACGGAAATATAGTATATCATGCTGGAAGAAAACCAACAGCATCAGAAATCGGAGCGGCTGCTTCTTCTCATTCACATAGTTATTTACCTCTATCTGGTGGAACGATTACTTCTAATGGTTTTACAATAAAAACTACAACAGCTACTGATTCTTCTGGCTATATAACTTTCCAAGATACTTCTGGTAAAAGAAGAGCATATATTACATCAAATAGTGGGTCAAGTGGAATAAAAATACACACATATGATTCAGCTGGTACATGGAAAAGTAATTTCGTTATTGAAGAAGATGGTAGTGTTCACATAGGTAATGGATATTTAAAAGCAATCTCTGAAATATGGGGCAGAGAAAGTTCTATTAATTTAAATATCAAAAAAGGCACAGGGTTTCAAGGTGGAGCAAGATTTAATTGGACTGGAGCAACAAATATAGGAGCACCAAGATTTCAAATGATCCCTATGGATAGTTATGATTTAAGAGTAGGTAGTCCAGAAAATCCTATACATGTAGTATACGGCAGAGTAGGTTATGTAACAACTTCTGATAGAGAAGCAAAAACTAATATTCATTATATTGACGATATGCAACCATTAGGCTTAACAAATAAAACAAGCGTAGATGAAGTTAAAACATTAACTAAAGATGATTTTTATAATTTCTTTAAAGATGAAATAAGATTTGCTTCATATGATTTTAAAGAAGCTAACTTAGAAAATCTTGAAACTAATTTAGGATTTATGGCTCAAGACATAGCTGACACTAAGGTAGGATCTAAAATAGTTATACCTCCTAGAGAAAAAATAGAATATTATCATGAAGATGGTACAATAACAGAAGAAAAAGTAGACAATGGAATGTACTCTTTCTCTACTACTAACTTCGCTTCAGCTACAGCTATAGCATTGCAAAAAGCGATAGAAAAAATAGAGATCCTTGAAAATCAAATAGCTTTATTAAATGAAAAATTAGGACTGTAATTAACAGTCCTTTTTTGTTAATATTCCTAAATTAATATGTAATATATACTTGAAATAAATATAAGAAGAGGTGAAAGGAATGGCACATTTAAGAGGTGACTCTACTGTAGGTGGTAAGCCTATAGTAACTTTAGATGTAATGAATACCTTTGTTGAACAAATACAAGGTGTAGGATTAAAGGCTAAAATAAACAAATTTGAAGAAGATAGAATTACAGATTTTAATACTGCAAACACTATTGCTAAAGATACTGATAAGGTAGGTTTTTGGCAAATTAACAATGGAACTAACAATGATGGAAAGTACCCTTATGGACAACTAGCTAACTTATCAAACGTAAATGCTAGATTTCAAATGTATGCTCCTCACAACGAATCTGGTCGTAGTGCATTATACTTTAGGACAGGTTGGGACAATGATATTAAATCGTGGGAAAGAGTAACTACGCAAACTATATTAACTTCTGAATTAAATAAGAAATTTGATAAAACTGGTGGTACTATTTCTGGAAGTGTAGAAATTCAAAATGGTTTAAATTGCGAAGGATTAATCTCTCAAGGAACTGTAAACTGGTTAAAGTATGGAACAGCAATAGGAACAAATAGAGATTGTGGAATAATAAATTCAGACAATGGTGGATTGCAATTATATACTAGTTCAGCTAATCTAACTATAGAAAATAATGCTTTTAAATATAATAACAATAACATATGGCATTCTGGAAATTTAAATCCAAATAATTATGTATCAAGAACAGCTGAGTTATTAGCTAATGCAACTAATTTAAATACTATAACTACTACAGGTTATTATAGATGTAATGCTCCCGCTAATGCTCCTAGTAAAATAACAGGATGGGCATACATAGAAGTTATTAATCATAGTAGCACTTATGCTCTACAAAAAATATATAGTTATGATGGAAACCATACTTACTCAAGAACTTTAAATAATGGAACATGGACAGCATGGAGACCATTAGGCGGAGGACTTTCATATACTCAAAACATAACTGCAGCTAATTGGTCATTAAATGATGGAGTATATGAATTAACTGTAACTCATAATATAGGTTCTAGTAATTTGACTTCTGTAATAGTAACTGATTCAAATAACATGTCAATGTTTACTGGATTCCAAATAATAAGTTCTACTGTAGTTAAAGTATTCTCTAGTACAAATCCTGCAGGTAAAATAGTAATCAATGCAATACAATAGAAAGGAGATGATTAAATGGCAACTGCAACTTTATTAGCTGAAAGTTCTGAAACATGGATATATCCACCACAAACTTATACTGGTGTAGACTATGTTTATAGACCTAAAAATACATGGACTAAAAACCATTCAAATCCACCAAAAAGAAATAATAGATATCAAGCAGGTAACAGTGCTAGTGATGGTAAATACAATGGTAATATGATGTCTCATTTTCGATTTTCGACTGGTGGACAATCTATGAGAACATTTATTAGAAACATAGGCGGCCCAGAGAAAATAACAAGTATTAAACTTAGATTAACTTGTGGACACGCTTATTATTCTGCAATGAATCTAAGAGTATGCTTAGGTCCTTATTGGGATACATCTCCTTATCATGGTAAGACTGCTGATTCATATGATGGATTAGGCATAAAACATTTAACTACTGTTAGTGTAGCAAAAGGAGAAACTAAGACTATTGATTTAACAGCTTATAAAAATCACTTTAGTAATTATGAAACTATCAGTATGTATGTGCCTGGTGCATATAATAAAGATTATCATGCATATGGTTGGGTATATGGCCATACAAATTCTAATGCTTCTAATAGACCAGAATTAGTTATAACTTACAATACTAACTCTGCTCCAAGAACTCCAGGTATAACTGTTAACACATCTACTGATGGATATGGATATATCAAACCTAACCTAGATGTAACTGTTGTAAGTAATGGAGATCCAGACAACAATCTTCATAGCTCTCCATATGCACTACAACTTAGAAATCAAAGTGGAACTTTATTTAAAGAATATACTTGGCAAAGTAGTTCTAAGTTTACTCATGACTTAACTGCATATAGAGGACAGGCTGTAAAAATAAGAGGTTTAATAAAGGATACTGAAAACTTAATAGCATATGCTGATAAAACAGTATACGTAAATTCAAAACCATACTGGAAAGATTATGGTTCAGAATCTAATGCTATATCTTTTTCAAGTGGTGTGATTAATGGTGTTTATAAACAAAATATTACATTAACATGGCCAAAAGCTTATGATGAACAAGACCAACATAATAAAAATATGAAATATGATTTATTCTTCCAAGTTGGCACAGATAAAGGATTAAACTATGATTTAACTTATAGTCAATGTATAGAAAGAGCTATATCTACAAATAGTTATACATTGGATGCAACAAAGATAGGAAGTATTTCAATACCTAAAGGCGAAAGAATATATTTCTCTGTTGTAGCAAGTGATAGTTTTGAAGTATCTGATTATAGACTAGTATCTAGTTGGATATATAGAGAAACTCCTCCATCATCTCCAACAAATGTTGCTCCTACAAGTGGACATTATGAGTCTAGCGTAAATGTATCTTGGTCTGAATCTAGTAGCTCTAATGGTTCTTTTGTAGAGATGTATAGAGTAGGATTAGTTGACAATACAAACTCTATAATTAAAAGCTATAATGTAAGTGGAACATCATTTACTTGTAATGATTTAAGTGTAATAAGAAGAGGCGAAACATTTAAATTTTCAGTAGTTGCAGTAGATAATTTAGGTAATGATTCTGAAGTAGCATACTCTGGCACATTAAAAAGAAATAGTGCTCCTACTGACCCTAAGAATTTTAAAGTAAATGCTTCATCAATATATGTAAAGAATACTGTTCCTTTAACTTGGAATGCTTCTACTGATGCTGATGGAGATGTTATTAAATACAATATATCTTATAGTATAAACAATGGAGCTTTTCAAAGCTTAGTAAAAGGACTTACTTCTACATCATATAATCATAATATATCTGATTTAACACCAGGTAATATTTTAAATTATTATATAGAAGCTTACGATACATTTAATGTGTATTCTAACAAAGTATATATTGCTAGTAAGCCTCAAGTAAATACTCCTCCATCTAGTCCTGCTTTATTACTTCCTTACAGTAATAGAGTGTTATATACAAATGTTCCAAGAATAACATTTAGAACAGGAAGTAGTTACAATGGACAATCATTAAAAGTAGTTGTATCAGTTAATGGAAAAGAATATTCTAGCGATAAGGACATATCATATTTTAATAAGTCTAGCTATGGAAATAATGAAGAAGGAATGTTTGTAGTACCAGATAATGCTCCACTTAATTATTCTTCTAATAATACAATTACAATAAAATGTTATGATGGAACAGATTATAGTAGTATTGTAAGTAGAACATTATCATGTGATGCTCCTACAGTAAATATTAAAAATACTGGAGACCTTATTAAAGCAAATGACTTCAATAGTTTAAAAGCTATGATAAATGCAAATAGATTTGCTTATGGACTTTCAGAATATAGTTGGCAAGATGGATTCTTACAAGCTAATAAACATTCTGTTTCTAAGAAGTATTTCGAACAAGCAATAGAAGGGATTTATGAACTAACAACATTCTTAAATAATAAAACATCATCTGCAGCATTAAAGAGAATATATACAAAAGATGTAATTACTAATAACCTATTAATTAGTAAAAATATATTCAATAATATGTGCAACATGATTAGCAAATCTTAGGCTACTTTTTTAAGTAGTCTTTTTCTTTTTATGTGAATACCCTTTATTTAGTCAGTAATAAGTTATTAGATATTTTGAAAAAAGAGGTGAAGCAAAATAATGAAATTAAGAAATTTTGACATAGGTAGACAGCAAGAAAGTTTACTTAATGAAGAACATTATAATATATTCAAAATACTTGAGCCATACTTAAAAAATGGAAGCCCAAATGATCCCTCTTCTGGTCCAATTTCTGTGCCAGGTACAACTGATGAAATAATCGAAGGAGCTGTATGGATTGATAAATCTTCAGACCCTACTAATTCTGATTTAAAGTATTTCAGTAATGGTCAATGGAATTTATTCTTTAAAGATAGATTTAAAATTACACAAGATATTATATCTATTGAAGAACCAAGTGAACCAATAGAAGGTCAATTATGGATTGATCAACAAGGAACTTTAAATTATTATTACAAAGGTGTTTGGAAACCAATTAAAGCTGTTCCAGATAATTTACATGCTGATGCAAATTTACAAGGCTTTGAAGATTTTATAATTACAGAATCTTTAACAGCTACAGAACAAATGATTATTGATAATTTTACTAGTTGGTTACTTGCAGAGGTTCCAGTACCTCAATGGGAAGAAGGAGTTAATTACGTTCCAAATCAAGGTTGTGTAAAAGACTTGAATATTTATGTGTGTAAATTAGACCATGATTCAGATCCTTCTAATGCTCCAGGTAATACATACTATTGGACAAAGGTTCAAAAATTATTCCAATATATAGTACCAAATTCAAGAGAAGATAAGTTTTATTTAGATGGATTTTTTGTACATGAAGAATGTCCTATAAAAGAAGCTGATTTAGTTCCTACTGCAATAGCAGGAGAGTTTAAAGCTGGAGAAAAAACTGCTCAACATTTACAAAGAGAAAAGAATGGACATGAACATGATGATTCATGTAGAGGTTTTAAAGCTAACACAGATATATCAATTAGTTTCCCTATAGAAATGGTTGATGGAAAAACAGCTAATGCAGTTCATGTAAATCCTAAGAGACTTCATAGTGTTACTAAAAAGTTTATTATGATAGACAAATTAAATCCTATTATAGAAGTTCCAGAAGAGAATACTGAATTCTACGGCTTCTATGGTGGAGTAGGTAAATTGCTATTAAAAACAGATGACCCTAACACTACAGAATATACTTCTGTTGTTTCTAATAATATTGACTGCATAAAGTTAAGTAGAAAAGTAGCATACACTTATGATTTCGTTTATGCTATTCATTATGAATTCTTAGATACAAAAATCAAAACACTTGGTACAGTAACTAAGAAAAGACAAAAGTTAAATGATAGTAATTATATATGGATAGGCCCTGCCAATGGAAACAATCTTTGTGTATTTGCTCAAGGATTATTCTATGCTCAAGATAAAGATGATGTAAATCCTACATGGTCTTATAATCCAGAGACAGAGTATTTATATATATCAGAAAAATTACAAGACTATGAAAACATGGTTAAGACTTTTGATTTCTCTGTAATTCAATTCCCAGAAAAGTTTGAAGGAGTTGTTACAGATAACTTTGAAATGGTTAATGGAAAAGAAATGTTTAGAATTAATCTTCCTGCAGGATATCCTAAGTCAACTAACTTTATAGTATTCACAAGTGGATTAGAGTTAGACGTTGTAGCAGGAGAAGTAGTAAAACATTCAACTAATCCAAGAGTTATATATATCCCTTCTATAACAAGAGATATGTTCTTAAATAGTGATAAGATATTCTATTGCGTAGCTGGATGCCAAGGAACATTTGATGGTAAAGAAGTAGATATGTATAGAGGAAGCGTTACTGCAAGTTATGCTAGACAGTTTGGAGTTCATATTCCTATTTATACAGATCCAAATTATCCAATAGAAAATGGTTTACTATTAAGAGATAATGAAGCTCCTTTATTATTTGTAGATGGAGTTCTTGTATTCCAAAGTGAAATAGAAAGAGGTAATGACTACATCACTATTTACGGATTACAGCAAGGACAAGAAGTTTTACTTCTAGCAGATTATAAAGATCCATCTCTTGGAGATGATGAATTATCAGATAGCTTAATATTTGAAGACACAGTTTCTTATTCAACTATTCCTACTCCTCAATCTGATGCAACTATAGTTTATGTAGCAAATAGTATATTATCAGATGCTTCTGCAGTATATACTTCAAAGAAGCCAGAAGGTGAAGGATATCATGGTGAAATAAGATATCATATAAACTACGATGCAGATACTTGGTATAAGTATGATGGAACAACAGGCAAGTGGGTTGAAATACTTCCATCAGAAATGTATACTGATCCAATTACACAAGAACAAACTCCATTAATAGATGTTTTAGATAAGAACTCAAGAGGATATACTCATTCTAAAAAATCTGTTAGTTTCCTACAAAATATAAATGACCAAGTATGTACTTATTTAGCATACCAATTCTCTGACTCAATAGAGAAACCATTATTAATGGGATATGCTTATCCAAATGGAAAAGATGGAGTTAACGTAAACTCTAGTACAGTACTAGCAAATCCTCAACCATTTAAAACAAGTGGTAGACATGTATATGTTCCTGGTAGAAATGAGCTAACATTATATCTAAATGGAATTAGACAAGAAGTTAATTCACCAAATGATATAGGATTCTCTAACTCTAAAAATAGAGAAGGAGCAATTGGTAAGTACGATGAATTCGTATTAGCAATTGATGATGGCACAAAAGAAGGTCAAGCTCTTTCAGCAGAAGAAGGATATCATGTTTATTCATTAAAGAAATGGAATGAAGAATCTTCTGTAGTTTCTAATAAAGCTCTTTCAAATTCTGAAATCAAAGCTTATGAAGATAAGGGCTGGAAAGTCGAATACATTTCTCAACCAAATAGAAATGTTGTATTCTATGTTATTGAACCTTGCGAAACAGGAGAATATAAAGCTTGTACTAGAAAAGTTTTAACATATAAGAATGCATTATCTAGTGAAGGTGCTTATGTTAACAATACTTATACAACTGATGACTTCTTATTAACAAGAGGAAATATTAGAGTATTCATAAATGGATTAAGACAACCTTATGGTAACTATACTACATTAGAAAGTTTAGAAACTGATGATCCATATAGATTAGCATATAAAATAATAGACCAAAGAACTATTGAAATCCAAGACCCACTTATCGGAGGCATGGGTGGTAATGAAGGAAGTTTAAATAATCCTTTATTTGAAATAGGAGAAGTTCAACAACCAGATGGTTCATTTGTAAAAAAATATCATGAAGTTATAGATACAATTGTTATAGAAAGTAGAACAGATAATAAACTTAGAGAAATGACAATTCCTATAAAAGATAACTCTGGAGAGTTTAGTGAAGAAGATGGATTACCATCTGAATTATTTAAAACTAAAGATAGAGTAATGATATATATAAACGGAATGGCTTATGGTAAGGAATATAAGATAGAAGATAATAAAATCAAATTACTTAACAGCGAAATTAGACAAATGTTAGGTAATTCAAAAAAAGATATTATAACGTTTGAATGGAGGTAATTATATGAATTTAACAAGACCTAGCTTATCTTTACTACCTATGGAGGATATAGCTGCTGAATTAAAAAGCAATAAAGCTAATAGAAAATTCATGACTAGAGAAGATAAAGCTACCGATGTAGAAAATGTAGCAGGTATTATTGCTGAAAGAATTGCAATATCTGCAGAAGGTCATGACAGAGAAACTGTACAAAATGCTTTAAAATTAAATGGAGTAAGTGCAGACGGATACGTAACAAAAGAACAAGGGGATAAATTCTTACAAGTATCTACTGACTTATCAGAAATAGTTTCTAGTGAAATTAGAAATCTTAGAGATGAATTATATCAACTATATGCAGAGCTATCAAAGAAAGGCTTTATAGATAACACTATGAAATACGAAGGATTCGTTGAAAGCTTTAAGAGAGGTAACGTATTATTTGAAGATTATATATGTGGTATCTCTAGTGCTGCTGCAGGTAGAACTAAAGATTTATATATTGCTGATATAGAAAAGAAACATTACTTTGAAAAAGGTAAAAAGTTTGTAATTAAAATAAGTGATACAGGTGATGAACAAGTAGTTACTTCTACAGGTATAAACGCTGCTGGTAAAGTAACATTTGAACCTGCTGTAAACAACTTAAACACAATAAGTAAAGTTGGTTTATTTAAAACTAACGGAGAATATAATAACAATACATTCTCATTCTCAAACATTAAGAAAGCTGTATCTGAACAACTTGAAAGATACTACACTCAATCAGATGATACTGATACAAAATATCTTACAATTAAAAGAGCAAATACAGGTTACGCTATAACATTTAAAGTTCCAAGAAACATTAAATCTGAATTAGGTATAGCTGGTGCATTATCTCAATTTGCAGTTAGAGCACAAGCTGTTAATGCTCCAGGTGGTTTAAGATGTCACGTTGTAGATTTTGATTCAGTTATTCAAAATGGAGAATTAAATCCTAAGTTTGATAACATTCAAGATGCTATAGAAAAAGGATACTGTTTAGCTTCTTCTGATGTTGTATATTCTACTAGAGATAACACAGCTATGGAAAATGATGTGTATTTCGATTTCTATGGAGGAGTTCATTCTGAATATAAGAATGGAACTAAGAACTCTGGTTCTGTAGCTGATGGAGAAATTAGTTTTGCTTCATCTGATGGAACTGTTACTGCTGACACAACTGATGTGTTTGAAACAGCAGATAATTTCCCTATTTTAAAAGATGCAAAATATTGCTTTATCATTGAATGCTTAGGAGCTACAGATGAATCTTATTGGAGATTAAGATTCTCATACTACAACAATAATGGTTATGCTGATGATCTTCATAGAAGAAATGCCTCTTATGTATATAAGGCAATTAGTTCTGATACTTTAACTGATTCAAATAAGAGTGTGCAAGTTATAGATGATGTTGCTAAATATGATTTAATCTATACATTAATAGTTAAAGATATTATAGATGAAGAAGAGGTTGGTAAAGCTGAAGGTGTTTACACTGCAAGAGTTATTTTACCTAAGCCAATAGATGTAGCTAGAGCAAGATTAACTTTAAGAATAAATAGAGAAGGTATGTATAATGTAAAAGAACATAATTCAGAATACAAGATATTTGTCCTTGAGTCAGACACACCTACTTCTCACACAGCTTCTGATACAAGATTTGTAATTGGAGAAAAGATAATCATAGGTAATACAATAGCTACTGTAAAAAGAGTGAGCACAACTGAAATAGAAGTTGAAAATGCTGCTTACTTAGATGAAAGAATTATAAGATTCTACACTAAAACTGTTTATGATTCAGAGACAGATAGTTATGTTAAAAAGACTTCTGTTCCAGTTTATAGAATGGGATATGAACCAACTATAAAAGCTAAGTTAGTAGACTGGGATAATTATAATGAAATAACAAGCACGTATGAATCTATTGATATATCAGAAGAGCCTATTGATCTAGACTTTGTTGCAGTTATGCCAGATAGATATAAAGATAATAATAGAATATCTGATAGATTACTTTTTGAAGCTGATTTTGGACAAGATGAAAACAATAGAAATGTATTAGCAAATGAATTTGAATTACAACTTTATTGGTCTAGTCCATTCTCTGAAAAAGAAATAAATGCGATAAAAGATACTAATGATAGAAACTTTAAAGAGTTAATTGGAAGAATACATGATTTATCATTATCTTTTGACAAGAACTATTAATAGCTAAAAGGGCAGTTTTTGCTGCCCTATATAATATAAAAGGAGCGTGAATATAATGGCTGATGGTGTTAAGAAGATTAATGAGTGGATTATGAAAGATGGTCGTGTCATAGGGATAACTAAAGATATAACAGCAACTAAGTTTGAACCTGGTACATTTTTTGTAAATCCACAGGAAGGAATATTAAAATATAATCAAGTAAGTTCTGCAGGAGCTAAGTCTTGGCAAAAGTTTTTACCTGCTAAAATATTTGATGAAAATACAATCACTAGACCTTTATTAGTTGATAGCATTATTAATGCAACTAAACTTGAAAATAATGCTGTAATAGAATCTAAAATATTAAATGGAGCTGTAACTAATTTAAAGTTAGCAAATAATTCTGTATCAACAGAGAAGATTAAAGATTTACATGTTACAACAGAAAAGATTAATAACTTAGCTGTAACAGAATATAAGCTTAGAAATGATGCAGTTACAGAAGCTAAAATAAAAGACCTTGCTGTAACTTCTAGTAAAATTAGTCCATTAAATGTTTTAAATACTCACTTAGCTAACAATACAATTAGAGTAGACAAGCTATTTGATAAAACTATAACTAATGCTAAGATTGCAGATAATACAATAACAGAAGGTTTATTAGTAAACAAATCTGTTACTGAAAATAAAATAAAAGAACTAGCTATTAAAGCAAAGCACATTGATTATAATCAAGTGCAAACTATTCATTTATTAGATAGAAATGTTACTGGTACTAAAATCGCTACGAATTCTTTAAAAGACGAGCATATGATGTTAAACTCTATCAATGCAAATAAGCTTATTGATACATCTATAGTAACAAGTAAGTTAGCAGATAGATGTGTTACAAATGCTAAAATTGCAGACAAGTCAGTTGATAGAGATAAGTTAGAAAGCACTTTGAAATCTCTAATAGATGAATCAATAAGAGTTGAAGGAACTAATCAAACTGCTACAGTAAAAGGTAACTTAAAAGTAAATGGTAATATAGATGCTACAGGAAATATTACAGGTGCTAGAGTATATAATCCTGTATTTGCAGATTTAGCAGAAGCTTATATACCTACAATGAATGTTGAAGTAGGAGATGCTGTATGCTTACTACCATGTGGTAACTTATTAGTAGAACCATTAAATAAATCTAATGCAAATCTATTCTTAGGTTTTGTATCAGATCAATATGCTTCTTGTTATGGAGGTTCTGCTGAGGAACTTGAATCTGGTGAAAAAGTTGCTATTGCATTAAAAGGTAGAATACCAGTAAAGATGGATACTACTAAACCAGATGTAAAAGTTGGTTCTTTTATTGGAATAGAGAATGGAGAAATAGTTGCTTATAAACAAACAGTTAATTATTTCTATAGACCTCAAACTTCAATAGGAAGAATAATAGCTGTAATTGATTCTAATTCAGCACTAGTTCAAATATAAGATAAAGCGTAGTAATAGCTACGCTTTTTTATTTTAGAAAATGTTATAATTTATATTGTTGTCAGTAATATAACATTGATTACAAAATATAGAAAGGAGAGTTGCAAATATGTCAAATTATGATAGAACGCAGTGGATTAATAACGAAACAGTTGTTGACGCTAAAAACCTTAATAAAGTAGAACAACAATTATATCTTTTAACAGAAAGTTCTATAACGAATGCAGACAGATTAACAGTAGCAGAAGATTTAATTGATACTAAGATAGAAGATGTTAACACAGTTGAAACTGATGAAGGTACTATTGTTAAGTTTGTAGCTAACGGAAATATAAAAAAGCAAATCACAGTTCAAGGTGGTAACAGTATTAAGATACAATCAGAAGCTCCATCTAATAAAAAAGCTTTATGGGTAGATACAGATGACGATGATGTTGATGCAAATCTTTCAGAATCTGTAATATTAGATGAATTTAGAAATACTTTAAGAGGCATTTCAGATACAGTTGATAAGTTAGATTATACTGTTAGATTTGAAATGGATGCTGGTTATTTTGATGAAGATAATGAAGAGGTTGAAGTACTATCTGATGAAGAGCTTCCTCCAATTCTTCAAGGAGATAAAACTGATGAAGAGGACAAACCTTCATGGTTAGAAGAAGATAATGGTGGAAAGATAAATGTATTAAGAATTAAAAGAGGATTAAAAAAATACATTACTAATGGAGATTATATATTAAAAGAAGGTGAGCTAGGTTTCTGTATGGATACAGAGGAACTGTATATAGGTAATAAGGGCTTACCTAGATTAATAGCTGGTGGAACTTCTAGTGGTTCTGGAGGAGGAAACCTAACTGGTAAATATGTTGAATTAGAAGCTTCTGATGGAAGCAAATACAGATTAGGCATAAATGAAGATGGAGCTATTAAAGTATTAACTAGTTTAGTCGATACAGCTACAGATCCTTCAAAAACAGAAGCATCTAAATACAAAGGCTTAATTATAAGACATGTTTATGGTGGCGGTAGAAAAGGTAGAGGAGATACTATTTGTTCTCATAGCTTTATAGAACTTTATAACAACACTGCTTATAATATGAACTTAAAAGGTTTATCTGTACAATGTGCATCTAATGGAGACCCTTGGCAAAGTTTAGAGCTAAGAGGATATGTAAAACCATATCATTCATTCTTAATTAGATGTTGTTCATTATCAGATATTAATAAGCCATCAGTAAAGTTTAAGATAACTGATTATGATATGAGTTGGGATACTGAAATATCAGATAAAGGATTTAAGGTTTACTTAGGCGTAGGAACTGATACATTAACAAATACAAATCCATTTAACATTAATGGAGCAGGAATGAAAGAGCCAGGTTATATTGACTTATTCTGCGTAGGTGGAATAACTGAAGCTGATAATGGAACTATAAGTAAAGACTTCCATATAGATGCTTGTGAAAATAACTATCCTTATATAGCAAATAAAAACTATTCTGCAGAAAGAAGATGTAATACTAGTGCCTCTGCTAAACAAGCTGAATTTATGGATACAGATGATAACTTCGTTGATATAAGAGCAGTTGATTTAAGAGAAGCATTAACTAGTGTTCACACTCCTAGATCTTCTTCATTTGGTCGTTGGGATTCTTATTACGACAAAATGGTTTTAACAGATGTTCCTCAAATGGTAAACATATGTTACGGGGAAGATGGTAATACCACTAGAACATGGACATGGCAAACACTTCCTACTAGAAAAGGATATTTAAAATACAAAAAAGTTGGTGCAAGTAAATGGACAATGGTTGAGAGTACAAAGAAAGTTATTACTCACCCAGATACTGATGCAACTGTTCATAGTGTTATTGTAAAAGGTCTTGAGCCTGGTACTTATGTATACCAAGTTGGTAGTAGTGCATTATGGACTGATGAAGCAGAGTTCGTAGTAAAAGCTCCAACTAATGAAGATACAATTAAAATGCTACATGTTACAGACCAACAAGGTTGGACTGAAGAAGAATATAGTGCTTGGGGAATCATATATAAAATGATTGAGGAAAAAGAAAAAGATTGGGACTTTATCTTAAATACTGGAGACATTTCTCAAAATGGTGGAGGAAGAGCTTTCGAATGGAGATATTACTATGACTTTGCTCCAGGTATAGCTAACTATTGTCATATGACTACATGTGGTAATAATGACTTAACTTATAATCCAGAAACAGATAAGAAAGAAGACCCTACAGCATTTACATGGTATACAACTGTAGAAAACTCACCTCAAATATCTTGTCATAGTTGGAATTATGGATATATTCATTTTGTATGTATTAATTCTAATGTAATGACTGAGAATTCAGAAATAGCATTGAAACAAGTTGAATGGGTTAAAAAAGATTTAGCTAAACCAGAAAATCAAAAGAGATGGAAAATAGTTTATATGCATGAACCAGTTTATGCTCATGTAAGATCAAAATTACTAGACTGTTTCATAACTCCTTTTGCAGAAGGTGGAGTAGATCTAGTTTTAGGTGGACATCATCATAGATACACTCGTTCAAAAAGAATGGGAGCTTTAGGCCCTAATAAAGAAAATGTTCAAAGCTCTACAGGTTTTTATAGCGTAATGCCTAATGCTACAGGATATAAATTAGCAGGTAAAGCAAAACCACATGCTAACAATCATGAATATATGGAAGTGTATGATGATACAGAAATTCCTAACTATATAATGTGGGATATAACTTATGAGTCTATAAAAATGCATTCTTATAAAGTACATGACTTAGTTCCATTTGAAGACCATATTGGACATACTCCTTATATTAGAGAGTTTGATACTTTAACTATAACAAAATAAAATGAAAGGATTTGATATATTATGTCTTTTAAAATATATAACGAATCAACTAAAAAATGGGAGACTCATGCATCTAGCATGGCCTCTTCCATTAAAGTTTTAGACTTAAATAATAATTATACTTCAGAAACTAAAAACGTAGAAACTTGTTTAACAGAATTAAAACAAGACATTAAAGAAGCTAACAAAGCTATTAAATATGTTTTTGACCATGGAGGGAATGGAACTGGTGGTGGAGGTGGAAGTATTCTTCCTACACTTACAGTACTTGGAGATAAAGAATATACTTTAACTTCAGACCAAACTATTACTATTCAATACTCATTCACTTCTAATAATAGAGGTAATGGTATAATTCAACTTACTGGTGGTGGTAATGTTGAAGAAAAAGAAATTGCTCAAGGTAAAATATATACTTGGACTGTTGGACCATTCTCTAAAGGTAAACATAATTTATCTTTAAACGTTAGAGACTCTCAAGGGTTCTGGAGTGGAGCTGAAGGAATTATAGTTAACTCTGGAGCATTAGAGTTAATAGATAATTTTAATCATGATAAATCTTTCTTACCTGGTCAAATTGTAGAAATACCTTATACACTTGAAACAGCATCTCCTATTCCTGTTAACATTGTTAGAACATTTAACGGTAAAGAAGAAACTGTTGTTCAAAGTGCAGGTGAAAAAGTTTGGAGTGTTCAACTTCCTAATGTAAAAGGTGTATACAAAGCTAGTTTAAAAGCAGTTAGTGATACATTAGAATCAAATACTATTAATTATAACTTAATAGCTGCTGACTCTGAAACTTTATATATGACATCTACACTTCCTACAGATCCAGAAGTAATTCAAGCTAAGTTAAATCAAAACGTAGTAATTGATTATACTAACTCAATGCTTGGACATAATTATTACTCTTCTTATATTTATGTAGACAATATGGCAGAAGATTCTTATGTATCTAAAGTAACAAGTATCAATGGTAGAAACAATGCTATCATAGGAGACAAGCTTTCAATAGGAGAACATAGAATAAGAATTAAAACAGTCACTCTTGATGGTCAATATTCAGCACATCTTGATTTCATAGTTAATGTATCTAGTTCAAACTTTGTTCCTTATCCAGATATTGAAGAAGGACTTATAGCTCACTTCGAAGCTACTGGTAATATGAACAATAGTGAAACAAGGAACATATGGAAAAACAGAGTTGCAGGTAGTGATATATCTTGTGAATTATTCAACTTCAACTATTCATCAAATGGTTGGATGCAAATTAAAAAAGGTAGTGACCTTCCTACATGTGGTTCTCTATTTGATATACCAGAAGATGAAAATGCAACAGAAACAGTTTTAAGATGTAGTGGTAAGACATATGCTGTTATTAATTATGCTCCATTTAAAAATGGTATAGCTAAAGGTAAAGGTCTTACATTTGAAATAGTTTATAGAACTGAAAACACTGGAGATCCAGACGCTAAAGTTGTGTCTTGTAAAAATGAACCAGACAATACTAAAGGTTTTGATATAGATACTCAATATGCAAACATTAAAACTATTTACGGGGAACAAACAAGTGTACCATTTAATGAAAATGAATGGACAAGAATGAGTTTCGTAATAAATAGATCTAAAGAAAAAATGTTTATTTATTGTAATGGTATCTTATCTGGATTCGCAGATGTTAAATCTGTATTCGATAATGCAGATGGTTTTAAATATGATGGTAACATTATATTAGGAGCTGCATTAAACAGAACTGTAATTCCTGGTGATGAAGATTCTGGAGAAGCTGATAAACTTATAGAAGAATTTGCTAATTTCAGTAACTGTGATATTAGAACTGTTAGAATATACAATAGAGCATTAAATGACACAGAAATATTATCTAACTATATCGCTGATATAAAAAATGAAGAAGAGCAAATGATAGTTAGAGAAATTAATGGATTAGAAGAAGGGTTTGAAGCTACTATTCCTACTGTTAATATCATCAATGCTGATGCTATTGAAAATTCAGATGTAGAGCTTCCATGTGTTATAGATTACACAGATAAGAAGAACCCAGATAAAACTAGGTTATTCCAAACATGTACTATACAATGGCAAGGTACAAGTTCACTTGAATATCCAGTTAAGAACTTTACTATAAAGATAAGAGAAGAAGGTAGAGATTATTATGGGTGGACACCTAAAGATGATTGGAAACCAGAATCAAGATGGACTTTAAAAGCCAACTACATGGACTCTTCTCAATCTAATAATATAGGTTCAGCTAAATTTATTCATGACTTCTTTAAGCAAAATGTATATCCTATTCAAAGAGAGATGGAAGGTGTTAGAACTAATATAGATGGATTCCCAATTGTATTAATGATTGGAGGTAAGTTCAGAGGTATTTATACATTTAATATTGATAGATATTCATACAACAACTATGGATTCTGTACTTACGAAACAAATGGTAACTATACAAAAAACACTAATGTATTAAGTTACGAGTTCAATGTTAATAACTCTCCAGTATTTGAATTAGATTACTCTACTCCAGAAAAAGAACTTAAAGCTTGGAATGATACTGTAAGATTCCATTTAAAACATAGATATAATGGTAAAACAGATACTCCAACAGAAATGATTACATCTGGTTCAGAAACTACAGAAGTTTTATACAATAAGGATTCTCACAAAGAACTTATGGACTTATTAAAATGGATGGCATCATTTAAAGATACAACATCAGATAGATTAAGATGGGCAGATGAATTAGAAGACCACTTTAGCGTATCTCACTTAATTGATTACTTCTTAATAGCTTATGTCTTTGGTATGATAGATAACCTTGGTAAGAATATGGTTTTAACTACTTATGGTAAAACATTAGACTCAGAAGGAAATCAACTTACTATATGGTATCCTAACTTTTATGATGGAGACTCTATCTTAGGATTAGATAACGTTGGTGCTAACGTAATTTCTCCTGGTGCTGAAATGAGTACTGAATACGTAACTTCAGAATCAAGATTATGGAAATGGTTAATTGAAGATGCTAACTACTGGGATCAAATCAAGAGAAGATATATGGAACTTAGAAGTAACGTAGTTAATGATAAGATGCAACCTTTATTCTCTTTAGATAACTTAATGTCATATGTAGGTGGACAAGTATCTGATACTATTGGTCATAAGTTCTACAATGAAGACTTTGCATATAAGTATTTAGATGCAGTTAAAGAATCTCACAAATATATGTGTCAAGGTTCAAGACGTTCATACATTGAAAAATGGTTAAGAGAGCGTTTAGTATTCTTAGATAGCTTACTAGGTTTCGGGGATTACGAACAAAAGCTATTAACAATGAGATCTAACATAACAGGCCCTGTAAGATTAGAATTGAAAACATACAGTCCTCAAAAGACAGGTATCTTATTCCAAGCAGGTTCTGAATATGTAATCAAGACTACAACTAAAAATGATAGCACAGTATATGAATTCAATCTTACTAATGGTGAGAATAATGAAATTAAAATCAAAGGTGCTAATAACATCATGGAAATTAAAGGTCTTGACTCATTGAATCTTTCAGTATTAAAGATTGCTGATGCTACAAGATTAACTAATGTTGAACTTCCTAAAAATGAAAGAATGAGAGAATTAGTTATAGGTAGCAATAAGTACCTTAGAATCTTAGATGTTAGTGAAAGTAAATCATTGGGTTCTAACTATCCAAATGGACAAGTTAATACTAATAGAATGATTAACTTATCTCAATGTGAAAACCTAAGAACATTAAAATGTAACAAGACAGCATTAGAAGGTGTTACTTTCCCAGAAGAGGGTGGAGTTTTAGATGTACTTGATTGTTCTGAAACAAACATTAGTATGTTCAAATTAAAAGGTCAAGAATATCTAAAAGAAATAAACTTAGCAAGTTGTCCTAAACTTTCAGAAGTTGTAATCAGTAAATGCGATGGTCTTACTACTTTAAATGTTCCAAAGTCTGCATTAAAGACATTCTCTGTTGCTGAATGTGAAAAACTTGAAAATGTAGATATATCATTTACTAATCAACTTTCTACATTCCAAATAGATCAATGTCCTAATTTGAAAAAGTTAAACATGGCAGGTGTATCTAACAATAATATCCAAACTTTAAATCTATCTGCGTTATTAAAACTTGAAGATTTAAATATAAGTTCTTCATCTTCAATTAAACATATAGTGTTTGGTAAGAACTCTGATGGTAGCAACTTTAATAAATTAAAGAAATTTAAATGTGCTAACTCTGCAATTACAACTATCAGATATAGATTGTATGATGCAGTGCCAGAATATTTAGATTTAGCAGGATTGCCACTTGAAGAAATTTCATTTGACTCTTGTAAGAATGTTAAAGAAATTAAGAATATAAACCTTAATACTTCAAATGGTTCTTATGCATTTAATGAATGTACTAACTTAGTAAGTATAACTGGTAGATTAACATTCTCTGGTTCTATGACAAGAACATTCCAAAACTGCATCAACTTAACTTCAATTCCTACAGGAAGCAACTTAAATCTTTCTGGAGTTACAAATATGAGTGAAACATTCTGGAAATGTAGTAAGATAAATTTAAACTTTGTAAAATCAATTTTATCTAGCGTATCATCTAAATTAACTAGTAGCTGGAGAATGTTCTGCAGTTGTACTAATATAGTTACAAATGATGAGACTCCATTACCGAGTAATTTATTCAGCAGATGTACTGGATTAACAAGTATAAGTGAAATGTTCAATGGATGTTCTGGAATAGCAGGAGGTTTACATGCTGACATATTTAAACCAATGACAGCACTTCAAAATTGTTATTTCGCATTCTCTGGAACAAAGATAACTGGTGGATTAAACGGAGCAGCATTACCTGCAACACTTTTTAGTTCTAACAAGAAGTTAACAAATCTTGAAAGAATGTTTAACAATACTCCAATAGCTGTAGTACCTCCAAATGATTTATTGGCTTACAATACTGAATTAACAAGTGTGTATGGAATGTTCTCAAGTTGTTATAATATGATTGGAGAAATACCTCCTACAATCTTTAGAAACAATTCAAAGTTAACTTCTATTGGACCATTCTTTGGAGGATGTCCTGGAATAACTGGAGAAATACCAAGAAAAATATTTGATACAAATAAAGGTAAGAACAACTCTATTACAAATGTAGAAGCATTCTTTGATGGTTGTAGCAAATTAACAGGAACAATACCAGCTTATATAAGTGATAGTGATAAAGGTCTATTTGATTATTCACCTAACTTATCATGGGTTAGATCATGCTTTAGTGGATGCTCTGGATTAACTGGTGCTATACCAGAAAATATATTTAAATATAACAATGCTTTAACAAGAGTAGATTATTTATTTAATGGTTGCAGTGGATTAGGTTCTACACCAGATGCATTAGCTCAAATCCCTCCAAACTTATTAAAAGGGAAAGGTTCTATAACTAATGTTGCTTATTTATTTAGTGGATGTTCTAATATTAGAGGTTCTATTCCAGATGGATTCTTAGATGACAATCCTTTAATTACAGATATCTCTGGAATGTTCAAAGGATGTAGAGAATTAGTTGGACAAATTCCTGCAAGAGAATCTGTGTGGGTAGATGTCCCAATAGATCCATCAAGACCAGAACTTGGAACTGTTAAAGAAGAGATTGTAAGCAAATATGGACTGTTTGATAAGTGTGCAATATTATCAACTGCTAGAGAAGTATTTAGTGGATGCATAGGATTAAATTCATTTATACCAGAAACATTGTTCATTACAGCAACTAAGGTAACTAATTTATCTGGTTTCTTTGCTGAATGTTACTACTTACAAGGTGGAGTTCCTAAAGACTTATTTAAAAATTGTAACTTGCTTCAAAATACTTCAGCAATGTTTAGAAACTGTGTTAGCTTAAAAGAACCAATCATCGACTTAGAAGATGATGATAATAAATATGCTATACCAAAAGATTTATTCTCAAGAAATCCTAATATCTCTGATGTATCTCATATGTTCAGAATGGACGGAAGTGGAAGGCCTCATGCTCCTAGACTTATAGGATATGTTCCAGAAGATTTATTTAAACCATGTGGAACAAAACTTAGAACTATCGAAGGTTTATTCCATGCTTGTTCAGAAATAACAGGAACTCTTGAAAGCAATACTTTTGTAAACAACACAGAATTAAGAAACTGTTACGAAGCATTTGGTGAAACTAAACTTACTGGTTTAGGTTCTAACCTATTTAAAACTTGTACTAAGATTACTGACATGAGACTTGCATTTGATAGCTGTAAATCATTAAAGGGTTCAACTTTCAATTACAAGAATATGACAAGTGTAACTCAAAAAGCAAGATGTTTTGGATACTGTACAGGACTTGATAACTATGCAGAAGCTAAGGCTGATGGATGGGCAGATTAATTTTAAGGTGAGATTATGTCTCACCTTTATTTATATAAAATAATTATTTAGTAATATATTTAAGAGAACAATGAAAGGAGATGCAATATGAAAGACTACAACAGAACCCTTTGGGAAAATAATAAAACTATAGTTGATGCAGAATACCTTAACAATATGGAAGACCAGCTATTAATAATTACTGGCTCTGTTAATCAAGAATTGGACAAAGTAAAAGTTATTGAAGAAACTCTTCCAATGAAAGCAAATATAAATCATACACATGAAGATTTAGCAACAACTGCAGAAATTGAAAACATTAAAACTTCTATAGAGAATCTAAAACTTGAATTACAAGAAGAATTTAAAAAGTATTACGATCATGCTGAAATAGAAGACGATACTTTAAAATTATATTCTAATAAAGTCTTGCTAACTAGCTTAAAGCTTCCAGTAGGACAAGTTCCTGTTTTAGAATCTATATGTGGGGAATTCTTATGTGGTGAAGTTAATTGCAATGATTATCCAACTGCACAAAGTAGATCTTATGAAAAGACTATGTGGCAAGATGGAGTAACCCCTGTTAATGCTTCTAACTTAAATAAGATAGAAGACAAACTATTAGAGTTATCACAAAAGCTTCAAGAGCTGTCAGATACAGGTGTGGATTTAGCAGATAACTTTATTCATACTGGCTCTCAAACTCCAACATCTACAAAAGGTATATGGATAGATAATAGTGACGAAGAAGAAGTTTCTTTAGCTGATCCATTGGTTGAACAATTAGCAGCAACAATAAAGAAACAGCAACAACAAATTAATGAGTTATTTTATCTAACAGACGCTTATTTAGATGATGGAGAATTTGAAGATGAAGATGATGACTCGGAAATCTTAGATGGAGGTATATTTTAATGGCAAAGAAAAGTTCTATGCAAATTAAAAGAGGTTTAAAAAGAAACCTGCCATTACTTAAAGATGGTCAACTTGCATACTGTAAAGATGCAAAAGAACTATGGATAGGTAATGATGGCGAAAATGAACAAATTGGTGGTAACTCTTCTGGTAATGTTACAGCAGAATTTATCCAATTAGTTTCTCCTAATGGAACAGCATTTAAGTTAAGTGTTAATGACAATGGAGAGTTAAAAATAATTAAGGTAGAAAGTGATACTGATGAACCTTCTGTTCCAGAGACAGTAGACTATACTGGACTTATTATTAATCAAGTGTATGGAGGAGGAAAAGATGCTGCATGTTCACATCACTTTGTAGAGCTATATAACAAATCAAGTAAAGCTATTAACTTAGAAGGCGTTTCTTTATATGGTGCTACATACAAAGCTCCAGAATGGCAACATGTTCAATTAAGTGGAACTATTCCTCCTAAATGTTCTTATTTAATAAGAGGTGTAGAGTCTACTAATCCAATTGTAATGATTGACAATTATGATTTACAAACTACTTTGAAATTAGATAAGGCAATGAAAGTATTCTTAATTGCTTCAAAAAATCCTAATCTTCTTGATGGAATTAAAAACCCTTGGAATATAGATGGAGCATTCAAGCAAGTAGCAGGATATATAGATGGTTTTGGATGTCATGGTAACTCTGGTTTAATGGGAGATTCATTAACTGATACTATTGATGGTTTCGAAACAGAAGCTCCAGGTGGTGGAGATCCAGGTACAACTGTAGTTGGTTGTGGAGGTAATTCTAAGCAAACTTCTATGAGAAGAAAAGCTTTTGCAGATACTGATATCAATAGTGAAGACTTTGAAGCATTAAGATATGCTAATTTCAACACAGATCCAACTTTAAAAGATAAACAACCTAGATGGGTAGCTTATGGACCATGGGATGCTAACGACAAATTTGGTGGAGAATCAGACGTTACTGGAACTGTAACTATTAATTATGTTGATACTAACGGAGACAAGGTAGCTAATCCAGTTGTTGAAACTAAATTATCTTTAGGACAACATATTTTTAATGCAATTGAAGTTTTAGGATATTCTATAGTTGGAGATACTTCTAAGACTGTAACTATATCAGAAGATAACTTAGTCCAAGAAATATCTTTTACTTATTCAAGAAATGAAGTTGAAAGCAGAAAAGGATTAATAATTAATCAATACTATGGAGGAGGTTCTGGAATAGATACAGGTTCAGTGTCTCATGCATTTATAGAATTATACAACTCTGGTGATGAAACAGTTTCTTTAGAAGGAAAGTCAATTCATTATACTGCAACAGCTAAATCTGGAATATGGGAAAAGTTAGAGTTAACTGGAGAAGTTCCTGCTAAACATTCATTTTTAATCAGATGTGCTCACACTAACCAAGGAGCTACTGTTCCTCCAGTATTAGATTTATCTGATTATGAAGCAGATATGGAATGGGATATGTTCATAATAAATAAAGGAATAACTGTTGCTTTGATGGGAGACACAAGAGATATTCCTACTGGAACAGATCCTCAAACTTTAGATTCTTATATTGATATGATAGGTTCTTCTGATGATAAAGGAATGGCTGTACCTTATTTTGAAGGAGTTGCAATTCCAGATCAATCAAAACAAAAATCTGTTAGAAGAATTCTTTTCCAAGATACAAACAATAACAATGCTGATTGCGAAATAGTTGACTTTAGATATCCTACTGTAAACATGGCTTATAACAAGTTCCCAAGATATTTAGCTTACGGTGAATGGGATGAAGATGATGAAGTAACAGCTCCAGAAGGAACTGATGATTTTAACTTTATACCAGACCAACCTACTATGGCATATAACACTTTTGGAGAAGACCCAAAAACTACAAGATATTTTAGATGGTTTACAGGAAAAGATTATCAAGGTCAATTAAAGTATAAAACTGCTGATGGAGAATATCAAACAGTTCAAGCTACAATATCTGTAGAAGGCAACGAAGCTATACATGAAGTTACTCTAACAGGATTAACAGCTAATACTACTTACACTTATCAATTAAGTGCAGGAAACAACTTAACTGAAGAAGCTACATTTACTACTGCAGGAGATGGGGATTTTGAATTCTTACATGTTACAGATTCTCAATCTACTAATATTATAGGTTATGAAGTATTCAATAGAGATTTGACTGTAGCACTTAAAGATTGTAATGCTAACTTCATTGCTCATACAGGAGATATCGTTGAAGATAACGGAACTTATGATGATTATTGGAGAGGGTTCTTTAAAGAAGCTCAAAGTAACCTATTGAATAATGGTATAGTATGTGTTCCTGGAAATAATGACTTAACAATACAACCTAATGGAGATGCAAGTTTAGAAAACTATGGAAGACATTTTAAATTTGCAAATCAAAGTTCTATAACTCCTCATTCATACACTTTTGAATATGGTGAAGCATTCTTCTTATGTATAGACTACACTCAAAAGTTAAATGAACAAAAAGCATGGATAGCTGAAAAATTAAATAATACATCTAAGAAGTGGAAGATAGTTTTAATACATGCTGCTCCTTACACTTCATTTAAAGAAGACACATTCGATTTTGCTAAATTATTCGAAGATGGTGGAGTAGATTTAGTTCTTTGTGGACATAAGCATATGTATATGAGATCTTATCCAATGAAAAATGATGCAAAAGTTAATCCAGGGGAAGGCCCAGTATATGTAATGGGTAACTCAATGGGTATCAAACAAGGTAAGTTAGATTCAGCTCAACCTTGGATGGAAGTAAGACTTGCACCTATGGTATCTTGTTACAACCAAATTAAGGTTACAAGCAATGCTATAGAACTTATTGCAAAAAAAGTAGTAAATAATACTGCACAAGAAATTGATAATTTAACATTAACTAAAGAGTCTATAACAACACTTTCTTTAGAAGCTGAAGAAGCTCCAAAAAAAAGAACTAGAACTAAGTCATTAAAGATAAAATAGATAGTAATAAAGTTATAGAATCTAATATGAAAAGGGGAATCAAATATGTCAATTAAGTTTTATAATGAAACAAAAAAGCAATGGGAAAAGATTGCAAGTTTATTAGCTAATTCAATAACTGTATTTGACGTAGAAGGTAATTATGATTCTCAAACTGTTGAAGGGTGTCTGCAAGAAATTGCAGATGCTCTAAATAACAGATTTGATGATGTTGAATGTACCTCTGCTGGAGTATTAAACTTCTATTCAAATGGAGTTATTATAAAATCTGTTGCTACACCTGCAACTAGAAGTGGTGGAATTAGCGACATAATTATAAATAAAATGCAAAAACAATTAGATGACCATGAGCAAAGAATTGCATGGTTAGAAGAGAATGGCGGTGGCGGTGGAACTTCTAATAATACACCTCCAACAATTACATCTACATTTACTCAAACATCATTCTCTACAGATGATGAAATTGAAATCCCTTACTTCCTTATGGATAACCAAGGTGGTAACTTTAAAGCAATCTATTCTATAGATGGAGAAACTTCTGAAGAATCAGCAGTTCTTGGTCCAAACACATGGAAAGTAGGAAAGCTTTCAAAAGGTAAGCATACATTAAAAATATACATTAAAGACTTTAGCTTATTCTCTAATGAATTAGTGTTCAACATTACAGTTGGAGCTCTTGAAATTACTTCTTCATTTAGAGATAAAGATTATGGATTAAACGAATCTATTGTTATTAACTATGACATATCTTCTGTAAATAATGATCCTATAAAAGTTGAAAGAATATTAGATGGAACAAGAGAAGAAGTTTCTGCAGTAGCAGGTAGAAACACTTGGTCTCTTGGTGTTCTTGCTAAAGGTGTTCATACTATTAAGTTAAAAGCATTTACTGATTCTGCTGAATCTAATATTTTATCATACACATTTACTGTAACAGATTCTAATTCCTTATTCATTAGTACTACTCTTGAGAGTGAACAAACTTGGAATGTTGAAGATAGACTTATTATTCCTTACAGAATATCTCTATTAGGTGGTTCTAAGTTTAAAGCTAAATATAAGATAAATGGTGTTCAACAACCTACAGCAGAAGCTCAATTAGGTATGAACTTCTGGGATTTAGGATATGTTTCAATTGGTACTTATAATTTAGAAATTCAAGCAACAAATTCATCTGGAACTATAGAGTCAAATGTATTAAGCTTAACAATACATGTAGAAGCTACAGATTTTACTCCAGTTAGTCCTGTAGAAGATTATTTATTATGTTGGTTTGATGCTAAAGGTAAATCTAACTCTTATGAAGATAGAGAAGAGTGGATAGATAAATCTGGTAACAATGTACAAGCTACATTAGTTGATGTTAACTATTCTAATAATGGTTGGATAGATGATTCATTAAGACTTAATGGTGATGCTTATGTTGAAATAGATTTAAAGCCATTTGAAGGTGGTATATCTCAATACGGTGTTACATTAGATGTTCAATATAAATTCAATCACTCTGGTAATGATAATGCTAGAATATTCTCATGCGAAATGCCTATAGTGCCTAACTGTGGTGCAGCAGTATACGCAGAAGACATTGCTTTACTAGGTACTGAATCTATCAATAAATCTCCTAACAATGAAAACAACTTAATAAGAGCTACATTTGTAGTAGACCCAGAAGCTCAAAGGTCTTACATTTATGTAAACGGAGTTATTTGTAATACTGCATTATTATCTAGTTCTGATTACTTTGGTCATGATGGAAAGATTTATTTAAATGCACAAAGAGATAAAGATGGTAATATTATTAATTTATCAGACTGTAACATTTATAATGTTAGAGTTTATGACAAAGCATTAACTCCAGAAGAAGTAGTGCAAAATCATATTTCTGATATGACTATAGAAGACCAAAAGGAAGCTGTTAGAAGAAACACTTTTAGTTCTTTAGGACAAATGGACTTCGATGGTAACTTTGCAGGTATGGGTGCTGATGACCAAGTTCCACTTAGAGTAGCATTCTCACCTAATGATGGTCCAGGTGTTAAGTTTGACTTCCCAGAAGTATTAGTTGACTGGCAAGGGAACTCATCTCTACAATACGCTATTAAAAACTATAATATAGATTTAATAGGTGAAACTGGAGAATCTGTAGATGTTAAAATGAAAGATGATTGGCCAAAGCATGATTCTTATCATATTAAAGCAAACATGGTTGACTCTTCACATGCGTTCAATTTAGGTATTGCTAAATTACTTCCTAAGATTTATACAGAACCACATCCAGGTATAATTAATAATCCAGATGATCCTATAAAATATGCTGTTGATGGTTTCCCAATTACTGTATTCCATAATGGTAAGTTTCATGGTTTATATACATTTAACTTAAAACAACATAGAAAAGTTTTTGGTATGGATAAGAATTCTACTACTCAATTTATGTATAGAGCAGAAGAAAACTCTGCAATGGGTGCTGCAGCATTTAGAGATTCATCTAACCACTCTATTGAACAGGAATGGGAAGAAAGACATCCTAAGAGACCTGCTGGTACAGGTGTAGATCATATAGAGTTTAGAAGACTAATAAACTTTGTTAAGGATAGCGATGATAAAACATTCGTTAGAGATTTACCTAGATACTTTAATAAGAATTACTTATTAGATTACTATATCATATGCTATGCATTTGGTGGTATTGATTCATTAGGTAAAAATATGACAATGGCTACTTGGGATGCTGTAGGAGATAAGAGTGGTATCTGGTATCCAATGTTCTATGATATGGATACATTCTTTGGATTCGACAATAAAGGGGAACTTGTATGGGGACCTGAAGTTAGATGTCCAGAAGATTATAATACATCTGGTTCATTACTATGGGAAAGAGTTACTAAACTTCTTCAAACAGATATCAGAAATAGATATGCTCAACTTAGAAGAGGTGGATTAAACTTAGAAACTGTAATGGAAACTCTTGAAGGAGAAATCATTAACCAAATCGGTGAAACATTCTATAACATGGATGCTACTGATAAGTATTTATCTCAAGGAGCTGCTTATCTTTACATGGCTAAAGGTAATAGAGTACAGCATCTTAGAAGATGGTTAACAGCTAGATTCTTATATGTTGATTCAATGTTTGGATATTTACCAGACGTAGAAAATACTATTATCCTAAGAAATACTATGAGTGGTCTATGGAAATTAAGAATTAAAACTTATACTCCTCAACAAATTACTGTAGAGTTTGGTGGTACAGGTATAGGTGGTGAAGAACCATATAAAGGTACATTAACTAAGATGTGTTCTAATAAAGAATGGACAGAATTTAGTTATTACTTCGATGGAGTATACCAAAGAGATATTTCTATAACAGGTGCTAAATACATCATGGGTCTTGAAGGACTAGAAGATTCAGAACTTCTAATGCTAGATGTTAGATATTGTGAAAAGCTTATTGAAATAAACGCAAAGAACAATCCTAACTTAACATCATTAAACCTTTCTAATTGTATTAGATTACAAAGACTTGATGTATCTGGATGTACAAGATTAGGTTCAACTACTGGTACACCACTTGATGTTGGTAATTGTTATAATTTAAAGTATCTTGATATTTCAAATACTTCAGTTCCTGCATTGACAACAACAAACTGTTCTTACTTAACTCATGTTAATATAAGTAAATCTTTGATATCATCAATTAATTATGCTCACTTACAATCTTTAAAGACAGTTCAAATTAATGACTGTTCAAGATTAACAAGTGTTGTAATAGATAGTTGTCAAGGTATAACAGATTTAAATATAGCTAACAACCCTGCATTAAGAGAAGTAAGGCTTGATAATTGTAAAAAGCTTAGATCAATTGTAGTAAACAATGTGCAAGATTTAGAGCTATTCCAAATTAATAACTGTGAAAGCTTAAAGACAATTAGAATAGTAAAAGCTAATAGTTTAAAATCAATAGATTTAAGTGGAGCAGAAGGTCTTGAAACTTTAGATATTTCTACTATTCCAATTGAAACTATAACATTTGGAACAATAAGCACTCTAAAGAATTTAGATATCTCAAACAATACAGCAATTAGAGCAATAGATTTTGGAGAAAGTGCTTCAGTTCTTGAAAGCTTTAAAATAACTGGATGTGAAAACTTAAAGACTATAGATAATCTAAACTTGTTAATTAAGAACTACGAACAAACTCAAATATTCAGAGGGAATGATTATATTCAAAGAGTAACTGGAACTATTGCTTTTGGAGATGAAATAACTAGTGCTAGAGATTTATTTAGAGGATGTATAGATTTAGAAGTTGCTCCAACGCTAAAATTAAATAATGTAACAGTGCTTTCAGCAATGTTCTATGATTGTGCTAATTTAAGAAGAGCTCCAGAACTAGACACTAGAAATGTAACAGATACTAGCTATATGTTCTATGGTTGTGAAATGTTAGAAGCAGTTCCTGCATATGACACTTCTAATGTTACAAATCTAAGCTATATGTTTGCTAGATGTTTAAGCATTCTTTCAACTTATAGTTATAAATTAAATAGTACTACAAGTGTACAAGGTATGTTTAAGGAATGTTATTCATTAGATACTGTTTTAGATATGGATACTAAGCATATTAAAAACTTCTCAGAAATGTTTATGGATTGTTCTAAAGTTCAATACTTACCAAGCTTTAACACATCTTCTGCAACTAATATGTATTATTTCTTAGATGGTTGTACTCAACTTAGAACTATACCAGCATTTGATACATCAAAAGTAACAAACTTTAGTAGAGCATTTAGTAGATGTGAATTTTTAACAAATCTTCCTTCATTTGATACATCTAGTGCTGTAAATATGAGTTATATGTTATATGGAAATACTTCATTGATAACTATTGGTCAAATAAATATGGCCAATGTTACTAACATTAGCGGTATGTTAGAAGGATGCGTAAAACTTACTAACATTCCTAGACTTAACACATCTAATGTTACAAACTTTAATGGAGTATTTAGAAGTTGTACTGAACTATTAGAAGTTCCAGAATTAGATACTTCTAATGCAACAGATATAAGCTGTATGTTCTGGGATTGTAGTAAATTAACTAGGGTTCCAAGAATAAATACAACTAATGTTACTAAGATGTATGAACTGTTCTATAACTGTTCATCATTAGTAGAAGTTCCAGAGTTCTACACAGATGACGAAGAAATGGAAAGTCCAACAGCTAAAGTTACAGACATGAGAGGATTATTTAATTCTTGTAGATCATTATTATCTATACCAGAAATAGATACATCAAATGTTATAGATTTTACTGAAATGTTTGCTAGATGTAATAAGATAACTAGAGTTCCAAGAATAAACTTTACTAAAGCTAAGATTGCTGGTGATATGTTTAATGGTTGTACATCTCTTGCAGAAGCTCCAGAGCTTTACACTACTGATGGTAGCAAACCTGGTAAAAGAGTTACAATTATGTATGGAATGTTCTATGGATGTGCTAACTTAACAGCAGTTCCAGACTTAGATACTTCTAGTGCTGAAAACTTATCTAACTTATTCGAAGGTTGTACAAAACTTATTGCAGTTCCTACATTAGATACTGCTAACTGTATGTATGTCTCTTCAATATTTAGAAACTGTCAAGCATTATTAGAAGCGTGTGATTTAGACTTGAGAAGTGCAATAGATTCTGCAGCTTCATTATTCGAAGGTTGTAAATCAATAACAACTGCTCCTTCGCTATTAAATGTTTCAGACTCAATTACTGACTTTAATTATTTATTTAAGAATTGTGAAAAGCTTGTTGATATTCCAGAGATAAACTTAGCTAATGCAACTTCTATAAGAGAAATGTTTAAAGGATGTATATCTTTAATTGATATTCCTTCATTTAAGAATGGAACAGGAAAAGTTACTATTATGGATGGAATGTTTGATAACTGTGCATCATTATCTGATGTGCCAGAATTAAATACAACTAATGTTGTATCTGCTACAGGAATGTTTAATGGATGTATAGCATTAACTACTGTTCCACTATTTGACTTTAGTAATTTAAAGAATATGAGTCAAATGTTTGCTAACTGCACAGCACTTGCAAGTATTCCTTTATTCAATACATCTAATGTTACTAATATGTCATCAGCATTTAGTGGATGCAAAAAGCTATCTACTATACCATTATTAGATGTAAGTAAAGTTGAGTTAATGTCATCTATGTTTAGAGATTGTTCAGCATTAAATGAATTACCTAAACTAGTTACATCTTCAGTAATAGCAACTAATGAAATGTTCAGAAACTGTACTTCACTTGTTACAATTCCAAACACAATAGATATGTCTAAGGTTACTAATGCATATGCAATGTTCTATGGATGTTCAAGCCTAAGAACTTTACCATTAATAAACTTAGATTCTATAAAAACAGGAACAACAAGTGTTGCATTATTCCTATTAGATTGTACAAGCTTAGAAAGCTGTAGCTTTACTAATAACAGAGTTTCATTTGAAGCATCTGGATTACCAAACTTAACATCAATTAAGTTCTACAACTCTTATAGAGGAATAACATTAAATGTTTCATACAATAGTGCTTTAACATCAGAAGCATTAGATGAAATGTTTGAAGCTTTATCTGAAGTTGAAAAAGGTAACATTAACATCTCTGGATGTTTAGGTGTTTATGGTTGTGATACTACAATAGCTGAAAACAAAGGATGGACTGTAGCAATAGATTATTCTTTGCCACATGTACTAAAGAAATATACTAGATAGAAATATAAAAGGCAGGTACTTAAAAAAGCCTGTCTTTTATATTATAATAAATTTAACAATAGTAATATATAAAAGAGGTGAGACAAGATGGAAAGCAAATTTGATTTAAATGCAAACTTGAATTTTCTAATAGATACAAAAGTTGATTTATCTAATGTTAAAGAACAAAGCAAATCATTAGATAGTAGTAAACATAATGATACTTTTCAAGCAATAGAAGATTCATTAAATCTATTATATGAAAAAACAAGAACTATGCAAAACACAATAGATTATGCTAATTCATTTATAAAGAATGAAATAGATGAAACAATTACAGAATGTAAAACATTATTAAGCAATATCGAAAATAATAGAGATGTAATGAAAGATAGTGCTTATATTAATTATAATGTTAAATTACAATCTATCTTTGATACATATTCAGATAGAGACAATACTCCAATTAAAGGAGTTGAGATGCACAATGGAGTTATAACATTAAACAATAATACAATAGAAGATGTTATACTTGATAATTCAACTTTAGAAAGTAGATACGAAAACTATAATGTATTTAATACTTTAGATGAAATTTCTACAGATAAGAATTATAGAACTATGTACATGTTTGATAGAACTCAAAAGGATTCTATAAAAGAAAAAATAGTTATGCATTTCTCAAAAATTAGAACTATTAATAAAGTTAACTTCATTCCTTCCAATTGTACAATTAGTTCAATTGAATATACTTATGCAGATGGATCTGTTGAAGTAGTTGAAGGATATGAAATTAATCTTACAAAGAATAGAAATGTTAAAACTGTTGCTGTAAACATTGAATGTAAAAATTATATAATTTCAAATATAGATTATAAAAATACTGATGAAAAAGTATTTTGGGAAGGAATTGAAAATGAAGAGGTTGACATGAATAAAGATAAGTATTATTACTATCTATTTGGATTAGATAAGATTTCAATCCAGTACGTAGAACCTTCTAATAAAAGCTGCTTCATTTCTAAAGAAATTAAAATAGAAGAGCTAAAGGAAAATGAATACCTTGCATTAACATCAGATTACAGTTGTGAAAAAGGTAGTATAGAATTTTATATCATTGATGGTACAAATGAGATACCTATTCTTCCAGAAGGCGAAACAACTGTTGTAGAAGAAAAGATATTCTATAAAGTAGCAACACGTTTTACGGTTGACGATATAACTTCAATCAAGATGTATCAAAATAATATCCCTTCTAAAATAAGTTTAAATGAAGCAATAAATAGTACAAACGAAGGATATACTGCAACTTATATTCCTAAAGCTGCTACATCTATTACTAGTACATTAAATAATACCATTAAAGTAAAAGCAATAATTAGAAATTATGATAGCAACTATATTCCTTACATTAAATCTATTCAAATTAAAAAGTATGGAGGCGATACATTATGGACGGACAATCTTCAAATATAACTAATATATTTAATCCAATTTATGTTCATCAAGAAGAAGAACCTAATATTGAAGAATTAAATGCTAACACATCTAATATTGTATTAGATATACAGCAAATAGATAATGAAATAATAACAGCGTCTGAAAAGATAAGAAATCTTTTAGATTCAACAAAGCTTAGATTATCAAACATAAAATCTTATCTTTCTGCAGAAAAAGAACGCCAAGAAGATATGAATATTCTTTGTAATAGATATACAGAATTTGCATCTGTATTAACTTTAAAAGAAGAAAATTTTGATGGTACATTAACTTTTGATAATGGAATATTAAGTGCAAAAATAAAAAGTACAGAAAATGTAAAGCTTACAGTTGTTGATGTAAATGGTAATGGATATGAGGGAAATAAATATGTATATGCAAACAATGCTTTTCTAGAAGATACTTTACGTACTAATCTAAGACCATCAATGGTAAATAGTGATTTATCAACATATTATGAATATTCAAGAATAACTGTAAACAATACAATTGATGGAGCTCCTATAGTTTTTAATAAAGATTCTACAGAAGCTGAATGCTCTATTGAATTAAAAGCTGAAAAAACTATAAATAAGCTATTAATAAATAGTGACCGAGATGACATAATACTATCTAAAGTATTCACATCTCAAGATGGATTAACATATAAGCTTGATAAAGAATATAACATAGCTATGAATGAAAGATATGAAAGATATAATAACCAGGGATATGTTTATGGCTCTGGAGTAATTGCTTTCGAACCATGCAGCTACGTTAAGTTATTCTTCCGATCTAATGGATATACTAGTGATACTTTAGCTTTTGTTAATACATTCTATAACAGCGTTGGTGATAACGCTACTGTAATTAAAAAAGTAGAGAAAGTAGATAGTGCTAAAAGACATGTTGTTAAAATAAACAGCATAAACGCATATAAGAATAAATATGGTAAAGGAATGATGTTATCAAATGAATTAATTGATACACCAATAAATACTATAGCATTATACTGCAATGAATATATAAATGATGATTATACTATAGACAATAATGTTTCATACTTCTTAATAATCAATGGAACAGAATATGAAATCAAACCAATCAATAGCCACAGAGATGGTAAGAAGATTGCTAGAATGTCTACTCAAAGTTATAAGTCAGATCATATAATATATTTAAATGAAAATATAAAGAGTGCTAAATTAAAGATAGTAATAAATTCAGCAAATCAAAATGTAACTCCTTATATTTCAGATATAAAAATATTAGTAGGGGGTAGTTCAAATGAGTGATTATAAAGACGTTGAAAAGAAACTAGAATATTACAAGCAGCAAGTTCTACAAGAGCTAGTTAAAAAAGGTATATATCCAGATAATGAACTTATAGAATCAAGACTTAATTCTTACAATGCTCATTTAGCAATATTCAAAAACTACAATGCAGTTACAGGCCAGTTGTTTAATGCTAATGAATACAATGAAAGGTTAAAGCTTATATATACAGATTTGAAATTCTTATATGAACTTCTGTATGAAATAACAGTTATAGAATACAATAAACTTCAAAACTTCATAAACTCTCATTTAGCTGAACTTAATTCTATTGTTAAGACATATAATAAAAGAGCAGAATATGAAAATAGCACTACTTCACTTGGTAAAACTTTATTATTCCAAAATAATAGTTTCTCTATTGAAAGTAAAGATAGTACTACAATATTAAACTTAGATAATTTAAATATATCAAATGCTGCAGTATTAGCATGTATTGCTAACATTAACAATGTAAAACCAGAAGATGTTATATTTAAATTCAAACAAGTTGGTACAGAACAATGGATTAACGCTTCTCCTTATAACTATAATAATGAAACAGTTATTATGCCAGGACAACGAAAGAAGACTATATATGAATATACCCTGCAAGATAGCCAAGTTATAACTGGTCCTCTTCTAATGGATATAGACTCTGAAATAAATATTAAAAATGACTATACTATTTTAGGTGGTAAAAATAGAATCTTTGTTAACTATAAAGACCAAAATGGATTCATAGTGGAGGACAAGCCTTTAACTGTAGACTCATTAGTATTTGATAAGAAAGCATATATAAACTTCTATGTTGTAGATGGTAGCTCTATTGCATTTAGATTTAACAAGAAACCTATTGCAACTAACTTCCCTATAGACACTCAAAGAGTAGAAGATCTTGATTATATTCACCATTTCTTCATAGAGTGCGATGAAGATTTTAGTTTTCAATTTGAAATAGATAAAGGTCAAGTTTATGCTATTAAGGAAACAGGCGTTATTTCAGACAGCAAATTATACTACACAGGTTCTGAAAAAATAAAAGACTTTAAAATTATAGAAGCAGCTACTGGTGAAGAAAAGGAATATGAAGTTAAAGTAGAAGCTTACAATAGCAATGAAGCTATAGATATAGATAGCATCATAATTAAACAAATAGAGTAGGTGATATAATGATACTATATAACATGAGAAACAGAGGCCCTTATGAATATGATAAGTTTACTTTAAATATACTGCAAATACATAATGCGGTTACATTAAGTGAAATGCATGAATTAACTAACAATAAAGTTAATCAAGAAGCTCTTATAGCTATGCAAAATAATCTTAATGAAGTTTATAATAAGTTAATAGGGACAAGCAGTTCAACAGGACTTGCAGAAACAATATATCTAAAATCATTTAATATTAAGGAGGAACAGTAATATGGCAATAAAGAAAATGTCATCTCAAGAGTATAATAAAATATTAAGTAATGCTACAAATAAAATTGAAACAATATCTCAAGAGATGAAAGCAGTAAAAAATGATATGGTAAAAAAAATAATGATAATTAATCATGAACAGGAATATTTAAGTCAGCTTTATGATAAAACTATATATGCAACACAACAAGATGATACTTTTGTGTTCTTAAACAATAATAAATATCAAGGGCTATTCGATGGTTATAGTAGCGTTGTTCATGCATATTTTAAACAAACCCCTATCAATGTATTTAATTTAAAAGTTGTAAATGGACAGGAAAGCTTTTTTAGAGATGAAGTAAAAGTTAGCATCAATGGAGTTGAAGATGATCATTTCAAGAATATATTAAAAGCTGAAGATGTATCTGATAAAGAAATATTCTTTGAAGAGTACGAATTTGAATCAGCTATTAATACATTGGAGGACGGAACGCCAGTTGAAGAAAAGGATAACCTAATTACAGTTGTAGTTGAAACAGATAAAACTAAAGCTATAGGTATATCAAAGTTCAATGTAATTGAAATAGATCCTTATCTTTATAAATCATTTAACATCGAGGCCCTTAATATTTATACAGATGATTCAAATGTTCCAACAGTAACTATGAATAATATAAATAAAGTAGGAAAAACTAGATTCATACTAGATAAGAAGTATGAATTTAAAAAGGTCGAATTTGTAATTAGAACGTTGTACAATTCTAAGTCAAACGGTAAAAGCGTATGGCCTTTTGGTATAAAGCATTTATTCTTTTTAGAAGCGGATTTCAGAAATGACTCTTATATCATAGTAGATTATACTTCCGAAGATTACATTGATGAAGTTAAAGACATCATTGAAGTTATTACTTCTACAGGTTCTAGAACTTCTTCATTAAGCGAGGAAGGTATTCGTATCTTCTTATCTAGTAACAATGGGATGTTAGAGAATGAGCAAGAGCCTTCAAATGATATTAAAAAACCCATTGCTAGAAATCTTAACACTATATACTTCCACATTCCACTTACCAACGAACCTATAGTTGGCTACAAATTTTCAATAAATAAAAGGTAGATAATATGTTAAAAAAAATATCAAATGGCAATACTTATAATATGTTCTCATAGATTGTTTGATTAAATTATCTCCTTTTGTAAGAAGTTAAGATTTACCTTGACTTCTTTTTTTTATTATATTATAATATACGTATAGAACGTATAAAAACTGAATAGGAGATGAATCAAATATGTTTGATACAATAAATAAATATGCTGATTTTTACTTCAACTTCATGATAGGAGAATATCCAGATAACTATGAAGACTATAGAAGAACAGCTAACTTTTTTCAGTATCTTGAAGACTCTGGAATAACTGATGGTGAAATATATATGATAACAGGATTAGTTAAACCAAAAGTAGTTTTAACAATAGATGATATTCCAGATATGATAAGGGAAAATTCTTTATTAGAAAAAGATAAATTCTATTTCCATAAAGAACTATCAATAACTCCTCCACCACCAGGTTGGGATAAAGATGATAACTATCAATTCTATATAGAAATGAAAGTTCGTTATACTTTAGATGATGCCTTAGATTACTTTATTAAATCTACTGGTGTAAGAGCTGAATGGGTTTCTAGAGATAAAGAGATAGGAAGTATTAAGTATCTACTTAAAGAATATAAGAAATTTAAATTTATGGAACCATTAGATTTCTTGCTTCACTTAATAGATTACTGTGTAAGTGATAATATGGAAATCAATTCTGTATATGATTTAAGACATAAAGAAATAGAATTAGCAGAAGCATTAGAAATAGATATAGCAAATGCTGTTGCTAGAGGGAAGAATACTATTATCTGGAGGTCTTAATATGTGGTATATAGAAATGGGTGGAATGTACAATATAAAAGGACAAAAAATCTTTGGCAGGAAGATTTATGTAGATCCAAATAAGGTTTCAGAAATTAGAAAAAAATTTAACAACACAGATGTCTATGCAACAATTTTGAGTTATAATAAAGAGGTACAAAACGATAGTGATTTGTACGGTCCTATGTACCTTGATTTAGACTTAGATATACAAACAGAATCAGATTATAGCTTATTAAAAAGCGACCTACAAAATATAGTAAGCTACTTAGATACAGTTTATGGTATCCCTAGCAACTATATAAAATACTATTTCACAGGAAAGAAAGGCTTCCACTTAATTATAGGTGCAGATATATTTGACATATTACCAGATAATAATCTTAACGTATACTATAAAGAGATAGCAAAAGAGCTCAATAGAGCCACAGAAACTCAATTAATAGATACTAAGATATATGATAAAAAAAGGTTATTAAGATTACCAAATAGTATAAATAGCAAAACAGGATTATATAAAGTACCAGTAACTTATGACCAAATAAGAAATATGTCATTTGCAGAAATGAAGCAATATGCTTCTACAGCAAAACCTTTAATAAAAGTTGAGACAAGCCCATGTGAAAAGGCTATTAATAGATTAAAGGAAATAAAGGACTTAATAACAAAACCAAAACAGAAGAATACAGATATAAATATAAAGGTAAAACCAATAGACGACATAGAGCCTCCGTCATGTATATTTAGCATACTGGATAACGGTGCTCAAGAGGGTAATAGAAATAATACGACAATCATCCTTGCATCATCATTCTTTCAAAGCGGTGCATCATATCAAGATACTTTAGATTTAGTCACACAATGGAATGAATTAAAGAATGAACCATCTTTACCAGAATCAGAAGTTGTTACTACTGTAGCTAGTGCTTATCAACAAGTAAAAGCAGGTAGAAGATATGGTTGCAATGCAATTAAAGAGTGTGGATTATGTGTAGGAGGTGATTGCAGACTGTTTAAATAAGGAGAGATAACTATATGATTAACATACCAAGGAATATACCTAAACCACCAACAACGATAATTGCTAATAAGATAGTCCCAAAAGATGTACAAGCTGTTGAGATAGAGGAAGAAGAAAGCAGTGTGTCTGTTTTAGAGAGAGTAATGAAGAAAAAGCCTGTAGTTAATAGTGATGATGAAACTATAGTAATGGAAGATTACTTTAGCTTATCTAGAAATAACTATGATGAATTTGATAAGAAAGCTAGAACTAAAGGTAATGGTTATAAAATACCTAGCTATCCTTTTGTTGAAGCAAAGCTAGAAGGACTTGAAGCAGGGCTTTATTTATTCTCTGGAGAATCTAATAGTGGTAAATCTGCTGCTATGATGAATATGATTAAAGATATTTGTTCCTATGAAGAAAATAACTTATTCGGTATCTACTATTCATTAGACGATACTAAACATGAAATCATACCTAGAATTATAGCAATGGAACAATCTATTCCTATAGGGGTTGCATCTAAACCTAGAAGATATGAGGAAATGTTAGAAGATGCTGAAACTTGTGGTGATAATTATACTATATACCAAGAGTATTTAGAAAAAAGACAAATAGGTTTAGACAAGTTAAAATCAGAAGCTGATAAATTCCTTATAGAAGATGCTAACAAGATTAAAACATCTACAGATATAGTTAATCATATTAAGATGGTAAAAACTTTTTTAAAAAGTTTCTATTCAAAACAAGGAGATCATGAAAAAGCGGAAAAAATGAACGTAATAATAGCTATAGATGCATTAAATGATATTAAACTAGACCCAAAAGTTTACGGACGTATCAAAAAAGATGAAGCATCAGAAGAAGTAGCTAAATTCGTAAAAGATTTATCAACTCAATTTGACATAGTAGTTTTTGCTTCTTCACATCTTAGAAAACTTAATGGTAATAGAAGACCTACGCTAGATGATTTAAGAGAAGCTAATACACTAGTTTACGAAGCTTCAGTTGTATGGTTAGTTTACAATGATGTATCTAAGAATAAACAAGGTGCTAAAATATATTGGAATGATAACCAACAACCAGGTCCTATATTAGAAATGGATTGGGCGAAGAATAAAAAATCAAGCTTTAAAGGTAGGACGTTCAATAAGTTCAGTCCTAATTTATCTCAAATAAAAGAATGCTCTCTTAAAGAAATGGAAGCATTCGAAAATAAGATCATGCAAGAATAATTGAAAGGAGGTGAGATAAATGGATAAAATGAAAAACAATGCTCAAAATATGTATAACAGCAGAAAAGGTTCTGACTGTAATCCAAACTTAGGCATTAAGCCAATGGGAAGTTATAATATCCCTAACTCTATAGGTGGGTCTAAACCATCTAACAGATTAGTTGGAGGAAAAGCTTGTAAATAGTACAAGCCCTCCATAATATTTTTTGAAGGGTGGTGAAAATTATGGCATGTGGAACAGCTAAGAAATCTTCAAGCAAGACTTCTAAGAAAACAACTAAAAAAAAGAAATAAGTTTTAAGACTAAACAAACTAGGGGGAAATAAATTATGGCAAATTTCGGTTTATACACTAAACCTTATATTAAAATGGGAACAAACCAAACAGTATGCTATTGCTGTATTAAAGATGAATGCGAAAGAACAGGCAGAAATGCACATGATGTAACTTTCGAACAATTTGGTAAACATGAGCATAAAATGGTCTTTTACATAAGACGTAGTGGACAAGATACATGTATTTGTTTAGATTGCTTTAAAAAGATATATGAACAAATAGTGTCTGAGGAAATAAAAGATGAAGAGGAAAGAGTAGCTGAAACTACTATAGTGGAGACTCCTGTTGAAGAAGCTCCAACAGAAGAAGTAGAAGAAGTTAAAGCTACTACAAAAAAGGGAACTAAGACTAAGTAGAAATAGAGGGAGATATTAAATGGAATTAAAGAAATTTAATGAATTAGATGATAATGATAAATTAATAGCTGATTATTCATTAATCAAATGCTTTAAGATAGAACCTTTAGCTGATCTTGTTGTAGATATTCTTAATAAACATTCTGATGAAGAGAAGCTAGTTAATGCAAATAAAGTAGGGGACTTGGTATTATTCATGTTAAGAGAGAGAGGCCTTTTAACTGATGATGTACAACAAACATTTGTAGACTTATTAATAGCTTCTTGCTTACTTCATAATATAGTAGAAGTAAAAGAAGATAATTGGAATGATGTTTATCAAATCAGAAACATAGTAAATGAATTCTACAAAGAACATACTCTTGTTCATCCATCTGCTATAGAAATGATTTGCGATACTATTGAAGGGCAACTAGGGGAGAAGATGCCAATCAAGGGTAGCAGACCAAATCCAAATACTCCTGGAGAATTATTTACTCTAGCTGTGGCAATAATAAATAGATATATAAAATAATATAGAGAGGACTTAGGTTCTCTCTTTTACATAAAGGAGAAATATTATGAAGAATGTTAAAATCACCAATATGGATAATGGAGTTGTTATTATAATATCTAAAGAACAATTTGAAACTTGTAAAACATCTTTAAGTGAAAATTCAGTTTATGAATATACAGATGAGCCAGTTACACAAATTACTGTTGCAAGAGGATATGCAAAAACTGCTACTACTATAGAATATATATCTAAATTATTAGGAGGTTTTTCTAATGAAGTTAACAGAACAGCAATTATTTGATTATATTTATTGTCCTGTGAAATATTATCTAAAATATAAAAACAAGATAATGGTTCCAGAAGAAGTTACCATCAATAAGCTATTAACTCAAGTAGCGAAATACTTTTATACTACTGTAGCTAATGGTAAAGTACCTAGCTTAAAGCAAATGCAAAATAAGCTTGATGCTATATGTGAAGCTAATAAAGATATTGTTAATTCTAAAAAGGCTGTAGAGATGTGGGCTCAAATCTATAACTTCTATAACTGGGCATGTGATAATAAAATATCTGTGCTAGATACAGACACTAAATATATACTACCTGTTGGTGAACACACTATAGAAGGTGCAATGAACCCTATCTCTTTAACACCTAACAAAAGACTAGAGATTTTAATAGTTAATTTCTCTAGTAAGATTCCAGATCAATTAGAAATAGATACTAAATTAAAATATACATTAGATACATTAGCATTTAATTCTGCAAATAAAGATATGCAAATAGATGCTACTAGAATACATTTAGTAAAATCAAATAAGGATATTATAACGGCTAGAACAATAAATGATTTCGATAGACTTAAATCTACTGTAAATAATATTGCCAAAAGCATACAAAATGAGTTATACTATCCTAGAGAGACATTTATGTGTACAAGCTGTAATTATAGGAATTACTGCAGAGCATGGAAGTAGGAGGTGAAACTTATGGCAATAGAAATCAAAGAATACGATGGATTTAAACCTAAGAAAACTACAACTAGTAAAACTACTGCTAATAAAAAGGACAAGCCTAAAAAATAATTATTAATAGCTATAATGGAGGGACAAGCAATGGCTAGAAGAAGAACATTTAAAAAGAAAAACTCTGTGGAAAAAGATACTATGGGAAAAATAAAACATATCAGAACAGAAATTGATGGAATCATGTTTGATTCTAAAATGGAAAGTGATTATTATATAAAGCTAAAAAACGATTTAGCTAATGGTCTTATAAAAGGTTTTGAACTTCAACCAGAATTCTTACTACAAGATAAATATATCATTATAGATGGACAAGTTATAGAAGGATCTCACCCAGACTTTAATAAGCTTAAACGTAAAACAAAAGCAAAAACAAATCAAGCTATTAAATATAAGGGCGACTTTTTAGTAACTGAACTTGATGATACTGTAATCTGTAGAGATACTAAGGGACAATCTACTACAGAATTTGAAATCAAGAAAAAGTTATTTATGTATAAGTATCCTCATATAAAACTTGAAGTCATTATCTATAATCCAAAGACCAACACTTGGGATGACTTTTACGAATATAATAAAGCATTAAGAGCAGCTAAAAGAGCACGTAAAAAAGCTAAAGAAGAAGCCAACTCTTAATAACTCTACAAAATAAGGATATCTTCCAACTAAAATTATGGGGGAAGATAAATATGTATTATAATGAAAATGATGAAAAGATTGAACAAAGAATAACGGAATGGACAGAGATAGAAAATTTAGTTTTAGCTTATCAAAAACAATTTAAGGAAGATGCTACTTATAAAGATATACAAATTGCTAAAGAATCTGTATCCAAACTATTAAGTAGATTCTCTCCTTTCTTCAAAAAGTATATAACATTACTTAAAACAGGACAGATAAATTGGAACGACATGGAGATGAAGCAATTTATAAGTAGCTTCGTTGACGATATTGAATTAAAAAAGGCACTTGGACGTAAGAAACAAAGTGCTGTATATAGAAATGAAATACATCAAAAATTCAACTTCATAGTTGAAACTTATGGATCGTTAGAAGAGGAAGACATGTTATTAGACCTACAATCTCTACTTTTAACTATTGCTAAAAGGTATGAGCAAATAGGTAAGAATTTTTGTGCATACGTGTACAATTCATATAGATATGAAGTAGCTAGACATATAAAGAAGTTTATTAAGAACCCAATTAATATAACTTATAAAAATCTTCGATATGAAGATTGTATAAATGGGACTAACGATTATGAGATTCACAATTCCTATGAAGATAACTATTATGAAGATTTAACAGGCATTCCTAACATGTCTTGGATTCAAGGACAAAACTGTTCTGACTTATTTAGTTGTTTAACTCCATTAGATAGAAAGATACTTGTTAAGTATTATTTAGAAGAATGGAAGGATGGACAAATAGCTGAACATTTAGGTATGCATATCAATACTGTAAATCAAAAACGTAGAAGTGCTGCTAAAGTTATTGCAGATAATTTAGGATTAGATTTAAACTCTATTAAAAGAACTAGAAAGTCTGGTAAGAGAGCAATCCTTCCTACAGAATAAAGACTGGTTTATTCCAGTCTTTTTTATTGACTTTTATACGTATGAGATGTATAATAAGTATGTAGCTTGTCAATAATTTTAATATGATAATTAAATAGGAGAAATGATAAAAATGAGAGAAAAGTTTACAACAACTTTAACTAAAGACCACAAAAGGAAATTAGCTATATTAGCAGCTAATAATGACTCTGATAAAAATGAATGGATAGAAAAGATGGTTGATATAGAATGGGGGAAATATATAAATGAAATGGGAAATAAGGACAATCGAACAAAATAAATTAAATGATATTTCACAAAAGATAGATGTTGACTTTTTAGCTGAAAGAATATCTTATAACTTAAATATTACTAAAAGTCAATTAGAACAGTATATTGATGTTGAGAATATGAGAACATTAATAGCTATATTACTTATTAATAGAGAATTAGAACATAATGTAGATATAATTAATAAGCCAGGTGAATATTTAATTGAACCAAGTAAACTTCACAATGCTTTAGAAGCTGCTACAAGAATATATAAATACTGTCAAGATCCAAATGCTATTATTTATATATATGCAGATTATGATGCTGATGGATTAACTGCTGGATACGTAATGAAGAAAGCTTTATTAGAAGTTGCTAAATGCAAAGTTATTCTTCATTATCCAAACAGAAGTGAAGGATATGGTTTAAGTTTAGACTTCTGTAAGTCTGTAGTTGCTGAACATGGTAATCAAGCTAATGTATTAATCCTTACTGTAGACAATGGTATTACTAAACATGTAGAAGTAAATTACTTAAATGAACATGGAATAGAATGTATTATAACTGACCATCATACTTCTAAAAAAGGTGAAGTTCCAAACTGTTTAGTAGTTGACCCACATAATGCAGAAGAAAAGCAAGAAGATACTTTTAAACATTTATGTGGTTGTGGTGTAGCATTTAAAGTTGCTCAATTAGTACAAGAGCTACATGGTATAAATAATATGTATCAATACTTACCTTACTTAGCAATATCAACTATCACAGATGTAATGCCAATGCATACAGAAAACTTAGCTATATTACAATATGGTTTAGATATAATAAACTCTAAAGATTGCCCATTAGGTATTAAAGAATATAAATCACAAGAAAGCATAGACTATATGACTTGTAAAGATATAGGATGGACTTTAGGACCAATGCTTAATGCTTGTGGTAGAATGGGTGATACAGAATTAGGAGCTAAACTATTCTTCGGTGAAGAGGGTGTTCCTATGAAAGATATAGTTACTAAAATTAAATCAGTTAATGATAAGCGTAAAAGAGAAACTAAAAAGTTTACTACTCAATTAAATAATATGACAGATGATAATAACTCTGTATTCATATGGAACATACCTAAAGTTACTGCAGGAATAGTTGGTATTATAGCAGGTAAAGCTGTAGAAAGATTTAATAAGCCATCTATAATAGTAACAGCTAAATCTAAAGGAATGCTTCATGGTTCTGCAAGAAGTGCTCATGGAATTAACTTAATGCCTATAATGGAAATACTTTATAAAGAAGACCTTATAGAACAATATGGAGGACATGCAGAAGCAGTTGGAATACATTTTGAAGAATCTAAACTAAATGATATTCAAGCTAGATTAAATGAACTTGTAAAAATAGAAGTTAAAGAATCAGAAGAGTTCCCAGATTTATTTGGTGAAGATGAAGAAGTTTTAGAAATAGATGAATTCTTAACTTTAGAAAATCTAAATGTTGTAATGTTAGCATTATCTAATATACTTCCTACAGATGGTAGACAATTAAGAGAAGCGACATTTGCAATAACAGATTGTGAAATCAAATCATTTAAGACATATCCTAGTGGATATATGGAATTAACTTTAAAGCAAGGTAATACTACATTAGATATGAGTGCTATGGGATATGCTCAAAAGTTCAGCACTGAAATCTTGCCTATATTAGATTCTAAAGGAGATATGAAAGTTAATATCGCAGGAAGCATTTCTAAACATTTCAAATCTAAAAAATATGTACTTAACATAATTGATATTGTGGCATAAGCTACAGTATCTTTTATGTTATAGGAGGTTAAACAATGAATGTATTAAAAGCTTTAAATGAAGATAGGTTTAATAAAGTTTTAATAAACGTAAATAGTATCAACATAATTAATCCATGTGAAATAGAAATTGTTGCTAACAATATCGCACATCAAGTAAAAAATACTAATGGATTAAATCAACTACCATTTCAATGTGTTTTAATTAACAATAATGCTAAATTAATTTTAAGCGGTATACAGAATATAGTTATTAATGCACCACAGACTAATTATGTTAGAACTGTGGCTAGTTATGTTACTGCATATAATAATTTTAACAGAAGAATATGTAGAATAGGGTTCTATAAAGAATTAACTGTTGAACAATTAAACTCTCTTATGGTATTATTTAATTCAGAAGTTAATGATTTTATTACAGAATACGATTCTAAATTTTATTAAAATAATTAGGGGGATATAGACATGCTTATAAAATGTAAAGATATAGCTGAACATGAATTGGACAAGCTAACAGATGATATTAATTTATTAATAGCTAAAGGACAAGCTCCTCATGCGAGAATTATTAGAGTAGATGGGGACAAGCCATCAGAGAAATATGTAAATAACAAAGTTAAGAAATGTGCTGAACGTAATGTAGAATCTAGTATTTGTTTACTACCTAATGATGTAACTATGGAAAAGTTACTTAAAACTATAGAGGAGGCAAATAATGATCCTAATGTTCATGGAATAATGCTTCAATTACCTTTACCTGCACATTTAGATGCAGACAAAGCAATAAATGCTATATCTCCTAAAAAAGATATAGATTGTTTAACTACATATAATGTAGGTAGATTATTAGAAGGAACATCAGTTATAGCTCCTTGTACACCTCAAGGTATAATTGATATATTAAAAGCTAACAATGTAGACATTACAGGAAAAGACGTGTTAATTATTAATAGAAGCATGTTAGTAGGTAAACCACTAGCAGCATTAATATTAGATAATAACGGCACACCTACTATAGCTCATTCTAAAACTAAAAACATAATGGATAAAATGATGGATGCAGATATAATTATTACTGCTGTAGGTAAACCTAACTTCTTCACAGAAGATATGCTTAACGTATTAGATTCATTTGCTAATCATAATAATAAAACTAAATTCATAGTAGATGTTAGCATTAACTTTAACAAAGAAGGAAAGATGTGTGGAGATGTAGTTAGAAATGATGACTTCATTAATAGCTTAAATAATATATATGTAACTGCAGTACCTGGTGGAGTAGGATTAACAACAGTAGCTAACTTAGTTAAAAATACAGTTACACTAGCTAAAGAACAAATTAATAGCTAAAAAAAAATAAGACGGTAAATTAATACCGTCTTTTTATTCGTCAAAAAGAATTCTGTTATCTTCGTATTCTTCTAACGTAGCCAACCTGTCTTCTAGTAGTTGCGTTAAAGAGTTTGCCTTTTTTATGGCTTCATCTAATTCAAGAATTTTAGCCATATGAAGGTTTATTACCATTTGTAATGTATCAGGGCCATTTGGCCCCTCTACCTTAATATCATTTTCAAGTTGACTTAACTTAGTGAGATTATCCTGGTTGAAAATGATACTGCCGTTATACGTTAATTCATTACTACCATATAATTTCACTAAGAATCACTCCTATCCGATTACAACTACTTTAAATTCATTCTCTGCAGGAATCATTCCAAAAGAAACTACTATAGTATTTTCATCTTTAACTTTTACGTCAGTGAAAACAACTTCTTTTGTGCCAGCAGCTTTTACAGTTACCATTACATCTTCGCTTCCTAAGTTATGAGCTACTTCGAATTCTTTAGTTGCAGCATCTCCTATAGTAGCAACAACTTTTTTAGTTCTTGAATTCCAAGATGTTCTTTCTTCTGCAGTAATGTGTTTAACAGCGTCAGCAACGTGAGCATCTACAACAGCTTTTAATTCAGTAGCAGCTTCTTTAATCTTACCTATTTCAGTAGTATTAGCATCTGCTTTTCCTTTAACAGCTTCTATTGCACTTGTTAATTCAGATTTAGCTGTATCAATAGCTCCACTTAATTCTGTCTTAGCAGCAGAAACTTTATTGTCTGCATAATCCTTAGCTCCTTGAACTTTATTATTAACAGATTCAATATCATCTTTCTTAGCTAATTCAGCTTGGATTTCAGCTTTATTCATTGTGTCAGCTAAAGAGTTTAATGGTCTATATCTTTCTTCGAAAGTTTCAGCTTCTGGTTCAACACAGATAAATGTTGTCTTACCTTGTGCTAAATAACCAGCAAATTCATCATTTAGAACATTTACATCTACAATTTCATATCCTTTTGCTAAATTCTTTTGATCAGCATTATACTTCTTAACTATATCAGCTCTTTGAACAGAAGTAGGATTAATGATAACAATGTCTCCAGCTTTTTGATTTAAAGCTATAGCTTCTTCAATAGTATTTACTATTTTTGTTTCATTAATAGCTAATGTTGGAATAGTAGACATAGCTAATTTACCATGTTCATCTAATACTGGTACTTGACCTGCTTCATTACCTACATTTAAACGTGCAACAGTTCCTAAGTCAGTAATGTCAGCCATTACATGAGTATGAACTTTTTCAGCCTTCTTACCTAATTCTAAATCAACATAGCTCTTATCAGCTTTAGTAGCAATAACTACATCTTGAGCTTGATCTGCAGCTTTTCTATCTGCAATTTCTTGAGTAAGATCTTCTTTAGCTTTAGCTATATCAGATTTGTTTTGATTAGCAACACCACTTACAGTATCAATGTTACCTTGTAATTCAATCTTATCAGCAGCTAGTTTATTAGAAACTTCTGTGATCTTTCCAGTTAAAGCTTCGCTCATAGCAGTATCTGCAGCAGCGAATTCTCCTCTGATCTTAGACTCTTCAGCTTTAGCTCTATCAGCTTCAGCAGTAACTAATCCTTCGATTCTAGCTTCTTCGCCTTTAGCTCTACTAACTTCTGCTTCGATAGCACTGTTTAATTCTTCTTCTTTAGCTTTAGCTCTAACAACTTCTGCATCAATGTCTTGTCTTAAAGCAGTAAGAGTAGCTTGGATATCATTATCATCGAATGAATAAGATAAATCTAACCATCCATTTTCTCCATAACCATAGAATTTATGGTCAGTAGTGTTAAAGTATATTTGACCTTTAACTGGACTTGATGGAGCTTGAGCTAAGTTATGAACTACAGCTTGTAATAATTGATTTTGTCTTAAATCTAAATTGTTTAATATTCTCATGCGTCATATCTCCTTTGATTTAAAAAAATTAATTTAAATAAGCGTTTCCTGCGAAGTCTGTTGCGAAGAATACTTTAACAGTGTTAGTGTCAATATATTGAACATCTCCCATTATTAATAGCCCTTCTTCATCAACAATAGATACAGATGGATGTTTATCCATCCCATGTTCTATAACCCATTCACTTGATGGTTCTGTTTGTTCAAATATAAATGCTTTATCTGGTGTAGATGAACTGTTAGTCATTATGCTTGCATTCGTTAAGATTTGTTGATAATTTCTTGCATCTGCAACTAACTTTTCATTAGCTTGATTAATACTTGTATCAACTATATTTGCTGTAACTGATGATGTATGTCTTGCACCTATAATTGCATCTCCATACGGTTCGATTGGTTCAATATCCAAATAAGGCATGTCCCATTTTATCTTAGCTACTAAATTGACACCTTTTGCAGATATTATTTCAGTTATTACATATCTAAAAATATCATAACCGTAATCTAAACCTGTCACATAAATAATGTCTCCTATTTGAACGCTAGAAGCTGCATACAAACCTGTATTATCTACTATTTTAGCATTAAGTTCATATACTCCTTCTGAAACATAACTTGAGTAATTGATATCTAATCTTGCACTAAAAAGTCTCATATTAGAATTGTACCTTTACCCAATAAGGCATGTTTTGAAGCCCAGTTACTTGAACTGTTGTTGGATTAACATTAAAGTTAAACGCTGCTCCTTTAAACACTGCTCTACCACCATCATTGTTAACAACAACTTGAACAGTAGGAATTTGGAAGTCATCATAAGTAGCTGACATACCGCAATCAATTTCTACTCCATTCCTAACAATTTCATTTGCCTCAAATAAAACTTGAGCACTTAACACCTGAACACCTTCTGGAACAATTAACTTAGCTTTTTCATTTGTTTTAGAAAAAGTAATTCCTGTACCAGTAGCAAGAACAAAACAAGTATTGTTAGAACCTTCTGGTGAGTATCTAACTATGTTAGAACCACCTCCAGATCCAGAACCTGGTATACCTTGTGGACCTTGAGGACCAACATCTCCTTTTTCACCTTTTAGGTCTTCTAGAGCTATTAATTCCTTCCAGCCAACATTTTCAGATTGACCTGCATATCTCCATTTGATATGAGTAGAAGTTTTAGTTAATTCAACTTCTCTTCCGTCAACTCCTGCTTCACCAGTTTCTCCTTTCGGTCCTTGAGGGCCTGCAACACCTTGCTCACCCTTTGGCCCTTGTTCTCCAGGCTCACCTTTCGGTCCTTGTGGACCAATTGCTCCATCTTTTCCGTCTCTTCCGTCTTGGCCAGGTTCACCTTGTGGCCCTTGCTCACCAGGATCTCCCTTATCGCCTTTCTCACCTTTTTCACCTTGCGGTCCTTGTGGTCCAGCGATTCCTCCATTATCAGAAGAGTTACTTAGCTTTTCTTTTTCCTCTGCTGTCATGAAAAAGCAATTCTCTGTTTCTTTTATCATTTCAGTAGTGTAAAAATACTTTAGCTCTTTTTTGTCTGAAGTTAAACAACTTTCATTCATAGTCATCTCTCCTTCCTTAAAACAGGTTCATTCACATATTACTCGTTTCACATTTTTATTTCACATATTATTAAAAATTTTTTATTGACATTTTATGTCTTTTGTGGTAAGCTATACGTATAGAACGTACAGAATAGGTGGTGAAATAATGAATGTAATAGAAAACATATTAACAACTAAACCTTATAAGAAAATTAGAGCTATAGAAGAAATAAGAAAAATGTTAAAAGAATTACAAAATACAGAAATAGATTTTTCAGATGTTAATTTCGTTTATACATATAAAAATATGATAGAAAAAGAGTTAAGTAGAATAATAAAAGATATTCCTTATGAATTGAACTTTGGAGATATTAAATTTGAACCTTTAACTATGAACGAAAATACAATGCGACAAGGTAGAATATCTGTTCCAGATGCTAGATGGGATCGTGTGTTAAATATAGAGCCATATACTACATATCCAAGAACAAGAACTGACCGTAGAAGTTCTGGATGGAATTTCGGAGTAGACTCTGCTAATGGCCCAAGCCATACTCATATGACATTAACTAGTGCTACACAATTAGAAGAAGTATTTGGAGAACCTGCAAGAACACCTAGCACTATATCAGTAGATGATTTAAATCGAGATATCGTTGCTACATTTGATGGAACAGAAATAGGAAGTCTTGCAGCAGTAGAATATACATCTTCAAGAAGTAATGCAGAACAGAACTAATATAGATATATAACTAATAGGGGGATTATACAATGATAAGTAATAAAACAAAACAGATAGTACATTTACATCTACATACTACATTTAGCTTTCTTGATGGAGGAAATAAGATTTCAGATATGATGGCTAGATGTAAAGAACTAGGCATGGATACGATAGCAATAACAGACCATAATCATATAGGTGGATGGTATGATTTTAAAAATGCTTGTGAAGAAAATAATATCAAACCTATATTTGGTTGTGAAATGTATCAAACTTATGATACTAATATTCTTTCTAAAACTGCTGACGAAAGAAGAGCTATAGCAGTTGAAAATGCTAAAGCTAATGGAGTAGAAGTTCCAGAAAGAATAAATGGTAAGAAAGCAACTAAAAAGCAAATAGATGCTATTATAGAACCATATCTTTATGATACTAAACAATATCACTTAATATTACTTGCTATGAACCAAAAAGGATTCAATAACTTAATTAAGTTACAATCAGAGGCTTCTGATAAATGTACTTATAATGGAAGATTCTGCTGTGATATGGATATGCTTAGAAAATATAATGAAGGACTTATATGTTTATCTGCATGTCTAGGAGGATTTATTCCTAATAAAATAATTAAAGGTAAAGTAGATGAAGCTGAACAATTCTTATTACAATATAAAGAAATCTTTGGAGATAGATTCTATTTAGAAATACAACCTTTAAATGAAGAGGAACAAATCGAAGCTAATATAGAACTTATCAGATTAGCATTAGAACATGATGTTAAATTAGTAGCAACTAATGACGTACACTATACAAGAAAAGAAGATGCTGATGACCATGATACTCTTCTTTGTGTAGGTACTGGTGCTAAAAAGAATGACGAAGATAGAATGAGATATCAACATGAATTCTGGATAAGAAGTTATGATGAAATGATAGAAGCTTTTGATAGACATGGTGATATATACGGGGAAGGTATTATAGAAGAAGCTATTTATAATACTACATTAATAGCTGATAGAATTGAAACAGGACTAAAAATGGGTTCGGACAAGCCTTTATTCCCTAAAGTATACGTACCTCAAGGAATGACTGCAGAACAATATCTTACATTAAAGTCTTATAAAGCATTATACAAGTATAAAGCTGAACATCCAGAAATAGATATAATAAAATATGAAAAGCGTATGTATGAAGAACTAGATATCATTAATACAAAAGGATACGCTCCTTACATGCTTTCTATATTTGAAAACGTAGAATACTGTGAATCAGTTGATATACCTGTCGGTCCAGGCAGAGGAAGTGCCGCTGGTAGCTTATGCCTATTTGTTAATGGAGGAACTAAAGTTGTTGACCCTATTAAATACGACTTACTATTCTTTAGATTCTTAACTAAGGATAGAATAGATCCACCAGACGTTGATATGGACTTCTCTTACTACGGAAGAGACCAACTTATTGAACACTTAGAAGAAGTACATGGACATGATGCAGTTTGTCATATCGGTACTTATACTGAAATGGGTGTTAAAAGTGGACTTAAAGACTTTGGTAGAGTTTTAAATATAGACTTCGGTATCATGAATAACTTAACTAAAAAGATAGACGAAATAACAGAAGAAACTCCTGGTATTAAATTTAAACACTTAGATGGTTATAAGACTGATGCAGAAGAAGCATTAGAAGAGGGAGACCAACAAACATATGATAAGTTAATAGCTAAATATGAAGAGTTCAAAAAACTTGAAAATCAATATCCAGAACTATTTAGATTAGCTAGAAAGTTTGAGGGTACACCTAGAAATATGGGTTCACATGCTTCTGGAATACTTGCAATGCCATGTGCAGTAAATGATTATTTCCCTACAAGATTTGACCCTAAGACTGGAACTAGAATAGCTTTATTTACTGGTCCACAACTAGAAAGTTTAGGAGCTATTAAATTAGATATACTTGGACTAAAGACATTAGATGTGCTTGATAAAACATTAAAGTCTGTAGACCCAAATCTAAAAGTAAATGATTTATATAAAATGATAGAACGTCATCTTAATGATAAAAAAGTATTTAAGGGAATTCAAAATAAAGAAACAGAAGGACTGTTCCAAGTTGAATCAAATCTATTTAAATCACTTGTAAGCGATATTGTCCCTACTGATGAAAATGATATATGTGCTATACTTGCTATAGGTAGACCTGGACCACTTTCTGCAGGAATGCATACTCAATATGCTAATAGAAAGAATGGACATGAAATAGCAACACCTCAACTTAGAGGAACAGATAGTATAACAAATAATACTTATCATACAATTATATATCAAGAGCAATGTATGCTTATTGCTAAACTAGTAGCAGGATTTGATGATTCACAAGCAGATAGTATTTTAAGAAAAGCTCTTGCTAAGAAAAAAGCTGATAAGATGGAACTTGCTAGAAGATTATTTATCTATGGTAAAATTAATGAAGAAGCACCTGCTGATTATGATGAAGAAAATCTTAATCAACCTATATATGACCCAACAGGAAAACATGGTTCTCCAGTACTAGGTGGTATAAACAATGGATATACAGAAGCTGAATTAACTGACTTCTGGGAAAAGTTAAAAGGATACGCTTCTTATTTATTTAATAAATCTCACTCTGCAAGTTACGCAGTTATAACATTATGTACTATGTATTTAAAAGAATTCCATAAAGCTAAATTCTTTGCTGCATTATTATCTATGCAAGATACAGAAGAAAAGGTTGACCTTTATTGTAAAACAGCTAAAGATTATGGAATCACAATTAATACTCCAGATATAAATAAATCTGAATATGACTTCACAGAAGTTGATGGTAATATATATTATGGATTAAAGTCTATTAAAGGAGTTGGAGAAACTTCTATTCCAGAGATATTAGCTAATAGACCTTATACAAGTTTACAAGATGCTAAAGATAGATTATCCACTAAAGCATTTAATAAGAGAATTGCTACAGGATTAATTAAATCTGGTGCATTTGATTTCTATAATGATAATAGATATATATTAATGAATGAATTAGCTACTATTAGAAAAGAAGAAGCTGAATACATTCCAGAAAACTATTCAACAAGTGTTTGCATGGAATTTGAAAAAGATACTTTAGGTACTTGTATAACATATACTCCATGGTGGGATACAATACCTGCTAATGCTCAAATAAGTAAACAACTTGAAATAAAATCTGTATCTGTAAGACCAGATAAGAATGGTAGAAATATGGCTTTCTTAAAGTTAGCAAATGAAGGTGTTGAATTTAATGCAGTTGCCTTTGCAAGTGTATATAGCAAATCTCCTAGTGCATTCTCATTATCAAATACACACATAAATGTACAAGGTAAAAAAGATGCTAGAGGACAACTTGTAATCAATAAAGTTTTAGCTAATACATTAAATTTCAATCCATACTCAATATAGATATAAGTAGAAGAGGTAGAAAAAATTCTATCTCTTTCTTTTTTATAGTGAAAACAATATAAATAGCAAGTAATAATGTTATAGCAGACAATATGAAATGCAAATCTAATAGAACAAGGAGTGGTTGAACGTGTCAAGAATGAAATTTGATGTTCGGTATGATGGTTTATTATCAATGGGATATGAAGCTAAAGATATTTCAAATCGAGATCTTGATGATTTAATGTTCAGTGGCGTATTCTATGGCTACAATATTATCAATGCCCCAGATATTAACTACATTCAAGCTATCATTACTAGACACAATGAAAGTTGGATAGTTCAAGAATGTAAAGATTATTTAGATAGAATATATCTAAGGTCATATAAAGATGGTGTATGGGGTGGATGGACAGAATTAGTTGTTGCTCATAATTGTAATGAGCCAGATAAAGAATTCATTATTGTAGAAAGACCTCACTCACATCCTATTGCTACACCTCAAAGTGCAGGATTTATGTCCGCAGAAGATAAAGCTAAGTTAGATAGAATATCTCAAGACGGAACAATCGTGCCTGGAGATCATATTCATAAAGAGTATGAAGAGCGATTTGATAACATTGAAGCTCAAGTTAATAATTTAGATATATTAAAAGCTGACAAGGAACATAACCATGATGATGTCTATATACCTGCATTTTCATCTATAAGACCTACTAATCAAAACATTAGAGGTCAAGTCTGGATAGAAATAGAATAATATTAGGAGGAATTAAAAATGGCAAAGAAAACTGCTATAGTAAACAAATTCAACGCTAATGAAGCCTTTGTATCTGCTTCAGACAGTGTTGAAATAGTAAAAAAAGGTAAATACAGAGTTTTTAATGGTTCTAAATATGAAACAGTACACCTTCAAACATCTGCAGAACAAGTAATTGAAAGTGAATCTAAAAAGTTTGTTTCTCAAGCTGAGAAAAATACATGGAATTCTAAAGCTGATGCTAATCATAACCATGATAGCGTATATGCTAAAATAGGCGTTTCTCATACTAAAGAAGAAGTAGCTAATTTATTAACTTCAAAATCTGATGTAGGACATACTCATGCTGCTTCTAACATCATACCAGATTCTACGCATAGATTTGTTACTGATGCTGAAAAAGCAAAATGGGATGATACTTATTCAACTACAGAAGTAGATTCTAAAGTGGCAGAAGTTAATGACGCTGTACAAGCTTTAGAAATTAAAAACTCTACTGATCACGCTACTATAACTAAAGGATATCAAGATGCTGATAAAGTTATTGATGGTAAAGTTACTACAGTTCAAGGTAACTTAGATAAAGCTGTAGAAGACTTAAAAGCTTTAATAAATAATGGTGGAACTGCTAACACAGAATTAGCTGCTAGAGTTGATACTATTGAAAAGACTACTATTCCTGGAGTTAAAAAACAAATTACTGATTTAGACTCTAAGTTAACTGGAGTTACTGATGGTTTAGCAGAAAACAAGGCTGACAAAACTCAAGTTGAAGCAGATATAGCTGCAGCTAAGAGTGCATTACAAACAAATATTAATTTAAAAGCTGATAAGACATTTGTTGACGAACAATTAAATTTAAAAGCTAATGTTGCAGATGTATATAACAAAAGCGAAATGGATGCTTCTTTATTACTAAAGGCTGATAAAACTTACGTTGATACAGAATTAGGAAAGAAAGTTAATACAACTACTTTCACTTCTGAATTAGCTAAGAAAGCTAACGCTTCTGAAGTTCAAACTGCTTTAGAAGGAAAAGCAAGTGTAGAAGCTTTAGAGACTGGATTAGCTGGAAAAGCTGATAAAGCCCATACTCATACTTCTTCACAAATCACAGGATTAGGTACTGCTGCAACTAGAAATGTAGGTGTGGCAAGTGGTAACATACCAGTATTAAATGCAGAAGGAAAATTAGAATCTTCTGTATTACCTGCAATAGCTATTAATGAGACATTCTCTGCTGCTTCTGCAAGTGAAGCTATGGATTTAGAAATGCAAATTGGTGACATCTTAGTTCTTACTAGTGCTGCTAGAGAAGCTGCTATCGCTTCACAAAAGGAAAATGGAAACGCAATTACTTATGAAGTAGGTAAACCTAGAAGCTCTCAAGAATTATCTGATGAATATACAACTTATATTGCATCTGGTAAAATGGTATACTTATGTGTTGATCCAACTGCAGATACTTTTGAAGAAAGATTTAAACCTCTTCAATCTTCTGGAGATACAATATCTGCTGCTGAAGTACAACAAGCTTTAGCTTTAAAAGTTAATAATAGTGATTTTAACAGCTATAAGACTGAAGTATCAAATAACTTAGACTTAAAAGCTGACAAAGCAACTACTTACACTAAAGAACAAGTTGATACTTCTTTAGCAGGTAAGGTTGATAAAGTAAGTGGTAAACAACTTTCTACTAATGATTTTACTAATGCTTTAAAAGTTAAGTTAGAAGGTATCGCTGAAGGTGCAAATAACTATGTTCACCCAACTGGTGATGGCAACTTACATGTACCTGCAACTGGAACTACTAACAATGGTAAAGTATTAATGGCAGGTTCAAGTGCAGGAGCATTATCTTGGACTGCATTAACTACTGCTAATGTTTCAGATTCAGCTAATAAGAGATATGTAACAGATACACAAATAGCATTATGGACTTCTAAAGCTGATGCAGTTCACACACATGATGAATATAGATTAATATCTGATTCTTTCAGCAAATCTCAAACTACAGCAGAAATTAATAAAATGAAAACAATAATTTCTACTACTCAACCATCTGCAAGTTCTCAAGTTGCAGGAGCTGTTTGGATAGAAGAATTAGTTTAAAAACATTTAAGAGTAGTAGTTTAATAGCTATTACTCTTTTTTAATATACGACATTTTTACAAAGGAGAATAGATTATGAAAAAATATAATAAAACAGAATGGATACCAGAACAAACTTTAGTTAGTGCTACAAATTTAAATAAAATAGAAAATCAATTAGAAGATTTAACAAATAACTCTATCAATCAAGAACAAATAAATACAAAATTTAGTGAACAATTGGAACATATTGTTCTTGAAGGTGCTACAAAAAAAGAAGTTACTAACGTACAACAACAAGTTAATAATTTAGTATTAGGAGCAGTAGGCGATGGGAATAATGCAGAGGTTATACAAGCTAGAGGTGAATTTGCTACATTAAATGATAGATTTGAATATAATTCTATTGATAATTTATTAGATATATCAAAAAATGTATTAAACCCAAATGAATGTATAGAAAATGCTACCGTTGGTTGGAGCGGTAATGCTTATAAATTAGACGTTGTTTCAACTGAAGCTAATTACTGTTTGTCGCCTATCATTAATGTAACTTCTGGTGAAAAATTTATATTTAATTATAAAGGCTATCAAACTAATATTTATTTAGCTGATGACACATTTGCAATTAATGCAAATAATATGCTAACTATAGAAGCTAACACTCCATTTACTATACCCGAAAATGTAACAAAAATGAGATATAGATTTACTATAAATGGTAGTGATTTGAATAAGGGACAATGGAAAAATAAAGTTATGTTATGTAAAGGCGAAACAATCCCAACAGAATTTTCACCTTATAACTCAAAAATAATGAAATCAAATATAGAAATCCCTTTATATACAAAAAAAACTGACAGTATACTTTATACAAAAATAGAAAAAAGGACTGAAAGATTATTAGGTGATAAGGCTATTGTAGTACCATCTTTTGATGGTATGAACATTAATACATTTGATACTGTTATACCTTATATGAAAGAAAAAGGACTCCCTTTTACAATATTTTCGAATGGAGATGTATCTAATGATTTAATAAAAAGATTTCAAAGCGTATATAATTATGGTGGGGAAATGCAATTTTATAATGGTCAACCTGCATTAACTTATGAGGGGACAGACAATTATATAGAACAATATAAACAATTTAAAGATAATTACGAAACATTTTTGCAACTTGGTGTAGGAAAACCTAAATTTGTTGCGTATAGTGGGGGGCGATATACAGAAATAACAGAAAGAATTGCAAAGCAATTTGGTATTAAATGGGCAAGAACAACAGCAAATGACTATTCGAGTGCGAAAAGTTGGAACGATGAACTATTTAACACACCAGCTTTTTTTATGAATAATAGTAACTATAAAACTATGATAAATATTAGCGATTGGGATATTAAAAATAAAATGATTAGACCATTTTTAAATCATTCTTTATTATCCGATACTGTAACAGACGCAAGTTTTAATATTGAATGGAATAATTTAAAACAAGTTTTAGATAAATTATATGAATTAAAAGAAAATGGTTCTATTTATGTTATGAATTATTCTCAATTATTTGATTTTTTAAGATTTCCTAAAGATGTTGAAGTAGGACATCATGTTTTGGTTTATGAAGCTGATAATAAGCAACATGAATATGTTAAAACGGAAAAAGGTTGGATTGAGTTAACGAACAATTGATAAATATTGTTCAATTGTAATATAAAAAATATAATAAGAGAATTCTTACATAACAAAAAGTAAGAATTCTCTTATTTATTATAAAAAACTTTAATAAGCAAACATGTTTGTTTCTTATACCCAATAATATAATAATATGGAGTAATATAATATTGAAAATTATAGAATGAAAGGAGCTATTATAATGGCAATTAAAAAAGGTATATACAAGGTTCTTAATTCTCAAGGAACTTATGATACAGTATATTTACAAACTCAATCTGAACAAGTTATAGAATCTAACTCTAAGCAGTTTGTGTCATTAACTGAAAAAACTTCTTGGAACAATAAGGCAGAACAAAGTGGTAGTGCTTCTCAAGATTTCTCAGCTAGAAACTTGAATGTGTCTAATGCAATTCTGCCAACAAAAGATGGTATTGATATAGGTAGTGCTGAAAAAAGATTCAGGGGAATATATGTAGATGAAGCTTACCTATCAACAAATACTCTTTATATAGGAGATACTCCAATTCTAGGAACAAATGATGATACAATTATGATTAAGGCTGATCCTAATCAAAGTATCACTATGCAAACTAAAGCTACAGGTATGACAAAAGTAATTTCAGAAGCAGGTGTTCAATTATCTACATCTGGTATGAATGCTAATGTAGTATTACAAGCAACAGGTTCAAATTCTCAAGTGAACATTGCTTCTACAGGTTCAACAAATATTAATGCAGCAAATGTAAATGTAACAGGAGCTTCTACTTTTAAAAGCAGTGTAAGAGCAGAGAAAGATTTAACTGTAGCTGGAAACTTAACAGTTACAGGAAATAATACTACTTTAAGCACATCTAATCTTATTATAAAAGATAATCTTGTTGAAATTAATAATGGAGAATCTGGTAATGGTGTTTCTGCAGGAAAAGCAGGACTTAGAATAAACAGAGGAGATGCTGATGCATTCAATGTTGTATTCGATGAAACAGATGACTCTTTAAAAGTAGGTCCAGAATCTGCATTAAAGACTGTTGCATTACAAGATTGGGTTACTGCTAATACTGCAAAGCCAAACCATACTCATAACTACTTACCTTTAAGTGGCGGAAATCTAACAGGTAATCTTACTATTAACAGCAATGCTGTGTATCATGTAGGAAATAAACCTACAGCAAGTGAAATAGGGGCAGCTCCTAGCTCTCATAATCATAACTCTGGAAATATTACAGCGTTAACTGGTTATTCTAAACCTAGCTCAACATCTGCTATAGCAGCAACTGATACATTAAATGCTGCTTTAGGTAAACTTGAAAAAGGATTAGAAAGCAAAAAGGATAGTTCTTGGACACCAAGTTGGGCAGATATTTCTGGAAAACCAGCTACATTTAATCCTGCTACACATACTCACACTTCAAGTGAAGTTAGTAAAATGACTGGGTATGTAAAAGGTTCTACTACTTCTGCCATAGCTGCAACAGATTCTTTAAATGCTGCTGTATCTAAATTAGAAGTAGCTTTAGATGGAAAAATGGAAGTTCATACTCACCCATATAGATCTAATACATGGGTTCCATCTTGGAGTGATGTAACTAGTAAACCAAGCTTTGCTACAGTTGCTACTAGTGGTTCATATAATGATTTAAGTAATAAACCTACTATTATAACTATCAATGATTCATCTACTACAGCTACTACTCAAACATGGTCAGCTAAGAAGATAAATGATAGTTTGGCAGGCAAAGCTGCAAGTTCACATACTCATGCTGCATCTCAAATAACTGGATTAGGAAGTGCTGCTACATTAAATGCAGGTACATCTGCTAATCAAGTATTAAAGTTAGATGGTTCTGGTAAAGTTCCTGTTTCAACATTACCTTCAATAGCTATTAATGAAACATTTACTGCTGAAGATCAAGCTAGTGCTTTAAAATTAACTGTTGAAGTCGGTGATATTGTAATTGTAACTGAAGATAGTAAAACATATATATGTATAGATAAATCAAAGACTGTTTTTGATGAAAAATTTAAACCATTAGGCTCTGCTACAGATGGTTATACAAAAGCAGAAGTCGAATCATTATTAGGAAACAAGGTAGACAAAGTATCTGGTAAAGGATTATCAACCAATGACTTTACTGCTGCGTATAAAACTAAGTTAGATGGAATAGCAACTGGAGCTAATAAGTATGTCCATCCAAATGATGCTAATACTAGACACGTAACTGATGCAGAAAAATCTACTTGGAATAATAAAGCAAATGCAAACCATACTCATAATTCATTAGTAGCTATTAATTTAAGTGAAAAAACAGTGTCTTTAAATGACTATACATTAGCTTCAGGAAGTCCAAATATAGCTTACTACTATTGTACTTCTGATGGTGGAGGTGCTAACATAACTGGCAGACCAAATGATAATGCGAAAAATGCGTTCTATCTTAGAGTAGAGTTAATTAGATGGATAAGTGAAACTGATTATGTATCTATGCAAACATATGTAAAACATGATGAAAAAGTAATGTACGTAAGATATTGCAAAACTGGTGTTTGGACAGCATGGGAAAAGATGTACACATCAGTACAAAAGCCATCACTTGCGGAACTAGGAGCAGCAGCTGCATCACATGGTAATCACGTACCTACAGTTCAAACTGCAGATGCTAGAAAGTTCCTTAGAAATGATAATACATGGCAATCACTTCCTGCCGCAACAACTGGTGCTACTGGTATAGTTCAATTAAATGATGCTACAAATAGCACATCAACAACACAAGCAGCTACAGCTAATGCTGTTAAAAAAGCTTATGATTTAGCTAATAGTAAAGCAAGTAGTTCACATGGTCATAACAATTTATCAACTAGAGGAAAAGTTGCTATGGAATCTGGTACTACTAGACCTGCTGTATCTGGATTATCTATGCAAGAAGCATATAATGATAGTTATCCTACTACTTATGGTAATGTTATCTCTATGAGAGGTACTGGAGATAGCCAAATACTAGTTGGATGGTCTGGAGCTTCTGGAGGACATGCTCCTGCATATATTAGAAGTAAAAGAGATCAAGCTGATGCTCCTTGGTCTGGCTGGGCTCAAATATATACTACTGCTCATAAACCAAGTTTAACTGATTTAGGTATAACTACTTTAACAAGAGGTTCATACTTAACAGGTTCAAACTATAATGGTACAGCAGCTACTACTTGGGCAGTTGATGCAACTACTACAGCTACAGCAAGTAAGGTTGTTGCTAGAGATAGCAATGCAGATATTTCATGTAGATTAGTTAGAAGTAATTACGCTAACCAAGCTACTATTTCTGGGGCTATGGCATTCAGAGTAAGTAACTCTGGTGATGACTATATTAGATTCTGTTCTGATACTGGAGCTATAAGAACATTCTTAAATACTTATGCTAAGAGTGAAACTTATACTAGAAATGAAATGAATAGTAGATATAGACAAAAAACAGATATGGTATTTACTGATACAATTTCTATAACAACTCCTGCTGCTTAGGCCCTCGTCCGTAAGCAATTTTTAAAAGAATTAATAGACAAAAAGAAGGATAGCTTAATTGCTATCCTTTTTCTTATCTTGATGCTTTTCTATTTCTTTAAGAATTCTCAAAACTATTAATTTAATAGCGTGAGATTTTAACGGTGGCATATTAACCTCCTAATATCCTAACATTCCTTTAATTTGAAGCAGTTCTTCTATAATTAATTGTTCTGGTATATTAACTGCTTTAATTATATGGAAAACTTGAAAACTTATCACAATTAAAGATGTGACACATGAAATACCAAAGAATATCCATGCAAATCCCATAAGTATTCCTTCACTATAATAATCTGCTTCCCTATGTTCTTTTGTTGCCATCTTAGCTAAAACAAATAAAATTAATGGAATAATTATCATTATAATTATCCATGTAGTACTTTTAGCTATTTCATATCTAACGAATCTACTACTAAAATCTTGCATATATGGCACTACGTTTTCTGAAGTCCAGTCTATTATAATTCCAATTTGAGATGCTAAAAAATTAAAAACTTCTATAAATTGTTCACTGAAAGTCATTACTTAATAATTCCTTTCTGTCTAACTGTTTTTACCCATTCTGGATATTCATCAAATATTTTATCGTATAAATCTTCATCTGTTATATGATTTGGTTTAGGTAATCTAAAGAAGTCTGCATTATCAATACTTCTTCCTTCCATATCATCTAATGCTTCTAAAAAGCTCATATCATCTGTTCCTAATCCTATGAATTGCCAGAATACAGGTTGTTCACAATTGTTTTTAATTAATAGTTCGGTTTCAAATTTATCAAAATTATCTCCATCAGTTAAAAAGAATATATATGCAGGAAGATAATCTGGATCTTCTTTTATATATTTATCTAATACATCTTTCATAACTGGAGAATATCTAGTTCCACCCATTTCATATTTTCTATATATTCTATTAGCTATACCATAGAAGTTTTCCATATTTACACTTTCAAGTCTATTGAAACCATTACTAAATATCCATAAATCTAATTCGCCATCATCATCGAATTGTGAAGCTATTGGCATAATTCTTTCTATAGCTGCTTGAACAGTTCCGTCTTCAAACATATTTTCCATTGAACCAGAAAAGTCTAATACTAAAGCAACTCTAGCTCTCATGTTTTGTAAATCTGGAATGCTTTCACAGATATTTGCAACAGTAGTCTTTCTTAAATCTAAAAGATTTAATGATTCCTCTTTACTTAAATTAAGTTTAATTGCTGTGTCAGATGGTTGTATAACAACCTCTTCTTTAATTGTTTCTTTTGCTTTCTTTTTCTTAAAAAATCTAAACATAATATATCCCCCTTTTAAATAAATTATTTAGCAAGTCTTTCTAGTTCCATCATTTTCATGATAAGTTTACCAGCAAGAAGTGCTTCCTTTTCTGGATCATTTTCATCACTTTCTTCATAAGCTATCATTTCATCTGTAATAAATGCAAGATCCTTATACAATTGTGATACTTTCTTTAATTGGTCAATAGTTGTTGCCATAATATTCTCCTCCTAGCTTAATGCTTTTTGATTTAATAATAAATTATAAGCTCTTAATACTTTACAAGCATAAGTACGCTTTTCTTCTTTACTCCAAGATTTTTGATAAGTTGCAGTATATTCAGCTATAACACTAGATGCCTCTTGTACAGTAACTTTATTCAAGTCATATACTTTACCCATCATAGGTATAGCTACACCTGGTCTAGTTTCATTAGAATGTCCTAATGCATCTGTTGTACCATATTGTCCACAGTTATGTGCTGTAGCAAGTAATGGCATATTAGATTCAGTCCATCCTTTTCTCTTTAACCATGATGCCTTATTTAATATATCATTGCAACCTTTTTCTATATTATCTTTTATTCCACTTAATGTAGATGATGGATATCCAGAAGATGATTGCATTATACCTGGATAATTTCCTCCACACAATGGATTACCTGTAGTTTCAATAGCGATAATTGCTGCAATAAAATATGGGTCAAATCCTTTTGCTTTAGAAACTTCTTTTAATACTTCTTTATAACCATACTTCTCCATATTAGCTAACATACCAGATACATTTGAATCTGCAACTTTAGAAGCATTCCATAATTCATCTGTAATTCCTTGGGCTTCTTTACTCCATGAGCCAGAGCCTGTTGAACCTTGAGAAGCAGCTTTATCTAAATCAATTAATGCTTTTACTCTACCAAAACACATTTCATGACTATATCCACCTAATGTAGATATTTTAATATTAGGGAATGATTTTGATGTAGAAGCATGAGCATATTGATTATTTCCTATATAAATTGCAATATGATGTAATGTTGATGTATTTCCATAATTAATAGTTTGTAGTCCTTCTTTTGTTGTAGGGAATGGAGGTTTATAGAACCATACCATATCTCCTGGTAAAGCTTGGTCTACATCCTTTATTGGAATTAATAATCCACCATTACTATCTAAGCAGTGAGGATATTGATTAGCAGTATATGTTCCTATGCCAGAAATACCTGCAGCTTCATATGCTCTTTGAACTAATGAAGAACAATCCCAATAATGTTTACCATTAATAGCATTTTCCATATGATTATATCTATTAGATTGAGAGTAGAATGCTATTCCTTGATTACACATTTCAACAGCTTTTAAAGCATAATCTACTATCTTTTGTCTTACTTCTGTAGCTCCCATTCCAAATGATCCATCAGAAGATGAACTACTACTGTTTTCATCTCCAAAGTCCTCAAATTCATAATCAGCTATATCAAATTCAAAAGATTCATATTCAACAGCTTCTTCTCTTGTATCTTTAAAGATAGCTTTATCTATCTCTTGTCTATCAGAAGATACTGCTTTCTTTTCAGCTTTAAGAGCTTCTATGTCGTACTCATTAACATTAGGTTGTTGAGTTTCTAGCTTAACAGGATTCCAATCCATTTTAAATCCATTTACTTTTACTTGTTCAGTAGTTGATTCTTCTGAAATTTCTTTTGAATCTTCATTGCCAGTATTAGTGCTTTCTTCCTCTTCATCATCTTTCCATTTATCTTCTATAAATTGCTTAGGTGTTTCAGCAGGAATAGTATCCACTTGAGCATTGACTGGTCCTTCATAGTAACCACTGATAGTATTTAAACTCTTATAATCTTTTAATTCCATATATGACATTTGCATATCATCCATTACTTGTACTATATTACTTCCTGTTTCATCCAAGATAGCATATACTTGCCCTAAGATTGGTTCATATCTAGTACAATTTAAACATTGGTCGATAGTAACTATTGCACCATCATTTACTCTATGGTCATCTAAACATCTAATACATTTATACTTTCCATATATAGATTGTCCACCATAATAAACACAATTAATATTAACTCTTGAAGACATTCTAAACAAGTTACGCATAACAGTAGATAAGTTATTTTCTATTTTAACTAATCTTTGTTCTGTTCTTTTAGCGACTTCATTAATCATATCATAAGTCATAGCTAAATTTTTAGCCATAGCATTTCCTATTTCACTATTCTTATGATTATCATCTTTAAAATTAAAAGTAGTTTTATCTATTTTAACTTTAGGATAATGTTCTTCAAGTTTCTTTATTTGGTCATCTACAGGAAAAGCATCTTCTGGATTAACAGGTCTACCAGTAGTTTCTTTTTTGATGTTTTTAAATTGAGAAAAATCAAATGTCTTTTGACGCTTTTCAAACTCTTCTGCAGTAAGAGGAGTATTAGAATTAGATTGAACTTTAGTTTCACTAAATCCATCTGCTATATGAACTTCTCCACCTGGAGGAGTTACTAAGTCTGGATAAATAGGTTCTACTAATGTTTCACATGGAGTTTCTACTGCTTCTATATAATCTACCGCTTTTTCACAATCACATGTTCCTATAGGAGCTGATTGAGATATTTTATAAGTAAGTGTATTATCAAAAGGTGTAGTTCTAGTTACTATTTCTCCACTAGGATTATCTCCTTTAGTATCTGCTCTATCTTTATCCCAAGGACTAAATTTAGCAGCATAAGCTTTTGGATTATCTTTATGCTCTATATAAATATCATGAATATATTCATCAATAGTTTTATTTGCTTTTTTAGCTGCTTCTTTAAATGGTGATTCTATTTCTATTTTATCATCATCAATAGTAGTGTTAGTTTTAGAAGTAGCTTCATCAATAGAAAGAGCATAAGTAGAAGCATCATAATTATATAAATGATATTGTTCAATTATTTGATTTAATAGCTTAGGATAATTAGGATCAGTAGCGTAACCGCAATCTTTAACTGCTTGAGTAGCTTCTTTGTAATTTTTAGCTTCTCTTACTTTTTGATATCTACTTGTAGATAAGACTTTGGCATGATCTTCTAAAGATTCATCTACGCTATCATAATCCCTAAACCAAGCTTCTATTTTATAAGAATTACCATTTGAATCATATTCAGTAGTCCAAACCTTTTTCTTTTTACCTTTCCAATCATCAAATGCTTTTATTCCAAATAAGTTATTACCTATTGCACTTTTTCCCCAACCAGATTCTAATGCTGCTTGAGCCATAGTAAGTGATGGTAATATAGAATATTTTTTATGTGCTGCAACAGCACCTGTACAAACAACTTCTATAAATTTATTTGGGTTTCCATTTACTCCTTCAAGAGTAGATTTAACTGGTGGAATAAACTTTTCGATTTCAGTTATGTACTTTTCAAAGATATTCTTATCTAATAAGTGAAGAGGGCTATAATCATTACCATCTAAATCAAATCCTCTCCATACATCTTTAGCAGTCAACTTATATTCTCTTAGTAGAGCAACTATAAATCTAATAAGTTTTTCCTCTGTTTTTTCATATTGATTATCCTTTGCAATATGTGTATACAAATATAATACTTTGCCATTAGGATTTTGACTAAATAAAGCTTTAGATATATAAGTAGCTTTTCCAGATAAGAAATCTACTTTATATTGCTTGTCCACTAATTGATATACACTATCTTTAGTATCATCAAAAACATAATGCAATCCATAATCTTCTTTTTCTTTATTTTTGGCTTTAAGTTTTAAAAGAAACTCTGTACGAGTTATACCATAATAAGATGGAATATGAACTAAAACTATCCCTTGAATATCTTCATTTTTAGTTTTAGTAATGTTTTTTAATTCTTCAGCTATTAATTTATAATTCATACTGCCTCCTATTCCATACCATTCTTTTTAGAATGTCCTTGGTCAAATATAGGTCTATCTAATATGGTAGCTCGTAAATAATCTCTTTCAGCTCTCTTTACAAGTTCTCTATATTCTTTTTGATTTTGAGCTTTAGCAAGTAAACTGTAATCAAAAGCTTCTAATTTAGCTTCCTTCTTTATTTTATTATATTCTACTGCAGATATAATAAGATTTTTATCTTCATCATCTTCATAGTAAAAGTCTCCATACACAATAAACTTTCCACTCATTTTGCATTTTAAAACTTCATATGGGTAAATCATTCTTTTAAGCACAAGCATTTCTTCGTTCTCCCTTCAATGTTAATTCTTTTGTTGTTGAGTTGAATGAATAAATGTAAGTATATGTTTTTCTTTTAGCCATAATTGTCCAGACTTCTTTATTGGCAGTTTTAATTATGTTATAAAAGAATATTCCAAAACTACTATTTATTTTTTGTTTATATAACTTAAATTGCATAGGATTATCTTTTACATCAAATCCTTCTATTATTAAGTTATGCAATTTCAATACCATATGTTTATCTAGTATATCCATGTTATCACTCCTCTCTATATATATTACCAATAAATAGAACTACTATCAATGCTTATTTAATGATTAATGCCTCCAATGTAACTCTCCTTCTACTATACAGTTTAACAAATCTTCATCTATGGGCATCTTATGTCTTTTTATATAGTACTTTTCAATATCTTTATCTTTAAATCCACAATCATATAACATATAATTTTCATCAAATAATAGATATCCATATACAGAACTATCTAAAGCAACTACAACTTCTAAACCAATATTATTAAATTTCGCAAAACTTCTTAAATAATGTTTATTCTCATCATAATGACTAAGGGAGTTTTTAACTAACTCCCCCAACTTATCAATATTAAAATAAATGTGATTTTTTAAGACATTCATTATAAGAAGTTACCTATATGAAGTTTAGAAGAGAAGATGTCTTTTAATACAGTCTTCTTAGTTTTTAATTGCTTTTGTTTAATAGCTGAAGATGTTGGAGCTACAGATACATAAGCTGGTTTAAAAGTAATAGGAAGAGTAAATAATAAACTTTCTAAAGAAACTCTTTCTCTAGTTAAATCATGTTCTCTTTCAGTTCTTTCTGTGGTAGTAAATGTTTGAACTTGAACAGTTTGCTCCATTCCTTGTACTACAGAACTTGCTATTTGAGTTAATAAATCTTCATTATTACTCATTGCTCTAAGCCCTTCTTCACTAAACTTTCCTTCGATAGCCATACTAGCTTGTAGCTTAGTTGCCATTAAGCTTAATGCTTTATCTTGGATAGTATCTTTATAATAAATGAAGTATACTTCTATATCTTTAGTTTGAGATAATCTCCATGATCTTCTACTAGCTTGTCTCATAGTAAAGATATTATATCCTACTTGATAGAAAACAATAGTAGTAAATTCTAATAAATCTAATCCTGTTTCAACTAGTTTAGGATTACACATTAATACTTGAATACCTTTATTTAATTGTTTATCTATCCATTCTTCTCTAGTATCTGCTGAAACACTAGAAGTTAATGTTGCAGCTTTTATATTATGTTCTTTAAACATAGCTGTTAATCTTTCAGCAACATCAGTTTTGTTAGTCCACTCATAATAAACTAGAACTTTTTCTCCTGCTTCAAGTTTTTGTTGTACTAACTCTAGTAATGCAGCTTCTTTATTTCTAGTTCCTCTCTCAAGTTCTGGTGGAACAACTAATATATCACCTGTGTCTGGATGAACAACAGGTGCTTGGTCATAAGGCATATCTGGATAAACAGATAATGTTTGTAAGAATGCTCCCATAGCTTTCATACTTCCTTCTTGGAATCCTCCAACATGATCTCTTAGTTGTCCTTCTAATCTTTCATAAGCTTCTTTTAAGTCATTATCCATATCTACTGGTAGAGGTATTTCTGCATATTGAGGTAATCCTCCATCCATATCAGATAGTGATATAAATACAGAGTTTTCTAATAAGAACTTAGTGAATACAAGTGGTGAAACTCCTGGCAATCTCTTTTCATTTGGTGAATCAAGTCTTGCTCCTCTTCTACCATGTTTAAATTCTATTTTATATTCTCTTTTAATAACCCCATAATCTCTCATGAATTCAGCTTCTGAATTATAATCATATCCTTCTTTTCTCATTAGCTCTGGTAATGTTCTATAAAGAATATAGAATAAACCATCTGCATAACCATTTAATAAAGTTCCTGTTAATCCAATGAATTTATTTGAAGCATTTGCTATATCTGCCATAGCTTGACCTTGAGCTGTATCTCCTTTAAATAGATGTAATTCATCACATATAAAGTAATCTATAAGACCTTTATATCTTTCTCTTATATACTTAGCCATAGAATATCTTCTAGGAGCTTTCATTCCTTTGAATTGATCTCCATTTTCTATTGCTTCTTTTATGTCAGATAATCTAGTAAATAATTCGCTCTCCTTTTTATCAAGCTTTTCTTTTTCTAGTAATCTATTATATATATCATCTATATGTCTAAACATAACCCAACCAGTTGCTCCAAGTTTAATCCATTTTGGATTTTGCTCGTCTTTATTAAGAGGTGCCCATAAATGAGCCTTACAATTTGGATTCATGCAGTAGCTATTATATGCTAATTGCTTCATCATATCTGTTTTTGCAAAATCAACTTTTTCAGTATGAGCATGTCTTCCAGAGCCCATCTTTATATTTTTAAATAATTTATTTCCACAACAAGGACATACAAAAGTATTCTTTGATACTGACCATAATGCTGCAGGTCTCATTTCATAGCTAATCTTAGCAGATTCCTTTGACATTATTATATAAGTATGCTCATTTTTAACCTTTGCTTTAATTTTAGATTCAATAGCTATTAAATCATCTATTGTTTTTACTATATAGCCTTTAGCATTTGGAACTAATGTTTCAACTTCTTTCTTCCATTTGTTAACTAAATGAGAAGGACACATTACTACATTAGTCATTCCAACTTTTCTTTGATAGTGAGCATATGCTATACCACTACCTAAAGCTGTTTTACCACAACCCATTTCACCTATAACAAATGTAACATCATTAACATCTAAGTTATTAACAGCGGCTTGAATAGTTGCCTTTTGAGCTTTATATAATTCTATGCCTTTATGATAACAGCTGTCATCATAGTTATTAACATATGTAGAGAATTCATTACTTGATGGATCATATTTAGGAACGAAAGAGTTTTGAATTCTTTCTGCTAAAATGTCTCCAAATATATTTAAGTAACTATCTAATCCGTCTACCATATCTATAACATCAGATTTTTCAGTTGCTCCATTTATAGATATTTGATGATTCACTAACATATTAGATATTAAATTAGCAAGTTGTTCTTTTGATATAGTTACTAATCTTGCATCAATGTTAGAATTATTATGTATGCTATATTGATTTAATGTTCTCATAAAACCATGAGAAGTTAATTGTTCACTTAATTGTGGCATCCATTCTTCAAGAATAGGTACTGCTGAATATTTATATAACTTATCAAATAATCTAGAATTTAACTCCTCTGGAGTTCTAAAGAATAATGTAAATGTATATAAATCATTAGAAGCACTTACACTATCTACTACATCTTTTCTAGTAAGAATAACATGATTGAAATCTGAACTAGAATGTTTTCTTTTTATTATGTCGTATTTATGACCTGTTGTTGTTAAATATCTTCTTTGTGCTCCAAAATAAATTTGCATAGACTTTCTCATTGCTTTTTGTAAGTCTTTTAATGTTGAATCATTCATAACTAATGAAGCATAAATTAATGAATTCCCTTTGCTATAATCTGCAATGACAGTATCCGTAAAGACACTGCCATGAACATCACCTATTGATAATCTTTCAAAATCTCTTACTGACATATTAATCTCCTTTTCTTTTATTATGCTAATGTTTTAAATTCTCCGTTTGGTAACATAACATTTATTTCTACTCTATTACTTATTATTTCTGTTTCATCAATGACTCCGTTAGAAACACTACTTTCTACGTCAGTCTTTTTACTTACTTGACCTTTAACTAGATGATAATGTCCATCACCTTCATCAATTATACCATCTAGACAACCACTAGTTAATACTAATCCTATTTGTCCTATATTAAATGGTAGAAGAGGCCTAGTAGAACTTTCCCCTATCTTTTCTACATGTTGATTTTCAAACATTTCATCTACTGCTCCAGAATTTTGAACTAAATAATGTAGTTCTTCCATATCTAAAACAGAACCTCTAAATGTTTCTATAGGGATATGCTTTGATGGTAAAACATAGTCTAATACTAAGTTTTCATCAAAGTCTTCTAGTAGCTCTGGATTATATGATTTTCTTAAATCCTCATAAGCTTTATTGTCAAATCCTTTAACTGTATTCTTTTGTCCATATATATAAATGTATTTCTTTTCTTGCCAATATGCACCTGTAGATTTAAATACTTTTACATTATGATAGTTTTTAGCTATCATTTCTGCAGTATCTTTATACATTCTATAATAAGGTATCGCTATAAGTATAATTCCACCTGGTCTTATATATTTATTAATATTAAATAAATAATCTTTCTCTTGTCTAAAGACATTGTTTATCTTCATATTATCTTTAAGTAAAGATTTTATACTGCATTTAGCTATAAGATAATCAAATGCATCATTAGATATTCTAGAACCTTTTAATTCGCCTTTTACTACCTTTGTAGCATAATCTTTAGCTATAGAAATATCATTAGTTTTTTCTGTTCCATAAGCTAATAGATTTGGACTTTGTAAAAAGTTAAAACAATCTCCTGTAGAACAATCTGATTCAAATAAAGTAACTTCTCTATTCATTTTAGAAATATGTTCTTTTATAGGATCTAAAGGCCATGTATCTAAAGTTTTTATATTCGATAAACTTTGATAGCTGTATGTTGTAGAATCTTCTTCTTGATAATCAAAATCTTCAAATAAATCTACAATTTCATTTAAAATTGCTTTTAGCTCTGGAGCAGTTTTTACTTCTATAAGGTCTTTATGATAAGCCTTTATACTATTCATCATTAAAGAATATAGTCTAGGTCTGCTAGATGCATTTATACATTCCTCCATAGCCAATCTAACATCATAAATATTAGCAAAAGCTCTTTGGATTTCTATTTCAACATCTCCTTGACTTTCTTTGAATGAATTATTTAATTTTTGTAGTTTTAAAATTCTATCTTTTAATATATATTTACAAAATAACATTTTATTTCAATCCTTTCATTATTAATTTAGCAATTTCATCTCTATACTCATTTGCTTTCTTATTCCAATTATTTTTTTCTTCATCAGTTAATCTTTTATTTAAATCTAATTCTCCCAATCTAGCATAATCGTATAAATTAATTAAAATATAAGCATATTTTTCTCGTCTTTTGTTCGCTTGTTTTATGTATCTTTTTAATATATTCATATTATACCTCAAAAATTAAGGAGCAGTTAATACTGCCCCATCATATTTTCTCAATAGTTTTTGGCTGAATGTTATTCTTATCTGCAAACAAAGAATCAAATGAAGATAAGCTTGTACAATTTCTAAACATTCCAGAAATATCTGTTGATGCAAATGTTGTTATAGAGTTTAAAATCATTCTTTCTTTGTGTTCATTTAAAGCTTTTCCCATAGCTTTTATATATTCATTAAGAATATCCCATTGAGCATCATTTTCTTTTTGCCTTTTCTTGTCTTCTTTTAATTCGATTAGCTTAATAATAGTATTCACTATACCACCTCAATACAATTTACTATAAACTTGTCCCCCTCTTGTTTTCTAAGAGTGAAGTTGCAAACAAGATTTTTCTTTATAGCTTTCTTGTATTGTTCATACTGTCTAGGGAAGATTGTACACTCTAATGTTCCATCTCCAGTTCTTATGTCGAAGAACGCCATCTGCTCTTGTTTGCCTTTAGTTTTATGCTTCTTTATTTTATCATAAATCCCCATAATTTTAAAGCTTGTCCCAACAGATAATTTATCGACATTTATTACTTCAAAACTGTTAATCGGGTCAGTAGTTAATTCAGCTCCAAAGAAAATATCTTCAAATTCTTGATCTGAACTATATATGCTAACTCTTCCTTGTTCTGAACCTTGTACTGGGAAATCTAAAGCTATTTCTTTATCTTTAGCTAATGTACAATATTCTTTATAAGCTTCTGTTTTAGAAGAAACAAAATCAGAAAATGCTCCAGTAAAAATACTAGCCATTATAGCCTTTCTATTACAATCTTTCTTTACTACTCTCTCTAATAAATCTTCTAAAGAAGTAAATGGTCTATTATCTCTATATTGAACATATGCATTATATCCAAATGTTTTTACTGCACAGAAACCTATTCTAATATCAGAAGTATTTTCTAATGTAAAATCCCATTCTGAAACATTAGCATTAACAGGTAGGAACTTAATTCCTAATCTTCTGCAATCAGCTATTAATTCCTTAACTTCTTCTTTTCTTTCATAAGCATTTGTTAAAGATGATGCTAAGAACTCTCTAGTATAATAAACTTTAAAGAATGCAGTTATATAACATAAAATAGCATAAGCTATGGCATGAGATTTGTTAAAGCTGTACAATCCAGTATCTACTAGTATCTTAAATATTCTTTTAGCTACATCATCATCCATGCTATGGACCTTAGCTCTTTCCATAAACTCTTCTTCATATTTTCTTAACTTATCCATCTTTTTCTTAGCTGCAGCTTTCATTGCATTATATGATTCTTCCATAGAGAAGCCCATATCAACAAAGATTTGCATGAATTGTTCTTGATATAATAATATACCATTTGTTTCTGCAGTAACTCTATCATAGATAGGATGAATAAGTTCTATCTCTTCTTTACCTTCTACGATATTCATATACTTTTGGTCAGCTTTAGATGCAATACATGGTCCACGAACTAATGCTAAACAGGCTGCTAATTGTTCTATAGTTCTTGGTGCTAATCTACCCATTCTTTGTCTATAAGTAGATGATGATATTTGGAATAATCCTGCAGTATGTTTGCAACCTATAGCATCCCATACTTTTGGATCATCATAATCATCTCCAACGAATTCATAAACATCTTTAATTCCTAATAACTTTTTAATCTTAGAATTAACTCCTAATGTAGCCAATCCAAGGAAATCGTACTTTATGAATCCAGCCGTTTCAGCATCTCCTAAGTTTAATGCTGTTGCATCTATAGTGTCATGCTTAGATTTAATAAGTGGAATATATTCTCCTAATGGCACTGGAGATATTAAAGTTCCTGCAGCATGTACACTAGTAGCTTTAGGAATATTACTTAACTTAATTGCAGCTTCAAACCATTCTGGATATTGTTCTGCATACTCTTTTAGCTCATCAACTATTTCAATAGATTCTTCTATAGATAAATCTGTTTTCTTTTCAGTATTTCCATCTTCATCATCCATGTAATATACTTCTGGAATAAGTTTTGCTACATATTCATATGTGTCTTTATCTATTCCATATATTCTACCAGTATCTTTTAATGCTGATTTAGACTTTCTTAAACTGAAAGTAGAAACTAATGCACAGTTTTCTTTACCATATGTATCTACAACATAGTTAAATATTTCATCTCTACCTTCTGATGCAAAGTCTGTATCTACATCTGGTGGAGATGTTCTATGTTCTGATAAGAATCTTTCAAATAATAAACCAAATCTAATTGGGTCTACCTTAGTTATATCTGCTAAGTAAGCAACTAATGATCCACATACTGAACCTCTTCCTGGTCCTACTTCTATATTTCTATTTCTAGCTTCATCTATATAATCTTTAACTACTAAGAAATAACCACTAAAGTTTAGTTTTCTAATAGTATCTAGTTCATATAATAATCTAGTAGAATATTCTGCAGGGTCTTTTATCTTAATAGATAATTCATCTAATTTTTCAAAGCATATTTTCTCTAAATAAGTATCCTCTGTATAACCTAAAGGTAATTTATTGTAAAGAGGCATATTAATCTTATCAGGAATAATATTATAATCCTCAATTTGATTAACGATATGCTCAATATTAGATAGACATTGGTTAAGTAGTTCATTATTTATATTAATAGCTGAAGAGAGATCATCATTAGTCATAACGTAATAACATTTATCTGGATAGGCAAGTTTAGTAATATCACCTTTCCTATTAGCACATACATGAACATTATGTACTTTATAATCTTCTGCATCAATATAGTGAACATCATTAGTAACTACTAAAGGTGTATTAGTAGCTTCTGAATAATAAGTTAAATAGTTATTTACTATCTTTTGTTCTTCAAAACTACCTGGTTGAACTTCTAGATAAAATTCATCAAAGTAGCTTTTGTATTCCTCTATAGTATCTATGATATTTTCATTAATGCTATTAGATAATTCAATATCATCAGTTGCATTTGCTTCTAATATCATTTTAGGAATACGGCCTCCAACACATGCAGATAATGCTATTATGTTATCTCCATATGCTTTAAGTACCCAGTCATCAACTAATGGTTTATAATAAAAGCCAGTTAATTGACCGTAGTTATGTATCTTTAGTAGGTTTTTATAACCTTTATTGTTTTTAGCTATTAAAACTAAATGCTCATATTCTCTAGTTTTAGCATCTTGGTCATCATTAGGTTTTCTCACGTAGATTTCACAACCAATAATAGGTTTTATATTTTCTTCTTTGCATTTAGAATAAAATTCAAATACATCTGACATAGTACCATGATTAGTAATAGATAATGCATTTAAACCTAATTCTTTAGCTTTGTTTATTAATCTATCTATAGTAACAATACTATCTCCAATACTTTTAATAGTATGAAGATGTAAAGATAAGTATTTCATTATAGTCTCCTCCTTATGTAGTTATAACAAATAAAAACAGGCTACTAAATTAATAGTAACCTGCTTTATTTTTGTTACACTATACGCATGTACCCCATCTTTCGTTGGCTTTTCTATCTTTGATAGGCATCCATCTTCTTTCTCCAGATGAAGCACTTACCCAAGAAATCCATACATACTTTTCAGTAATACATACTTTATCGTAATATACAAATTCTCCTTTATTGTAAGTTCCTTTTACAGTTCCACAATGAGTACAGTATTTATCTCTAAATCTTATTCCAGAAGGAGCAGTGATTGTACACTTTCCACTTTCTGCATAAGTGTTAATTACAGGGTCACATTTAGAAACAGCTACTGCTGGATATACTTGTGTTCCTGCTGAGTTAAATACTTTGTATCCTGGATTTTTATCGCATAATGCTTTAGCATTTTCTAATACAGAATAAGCACCAATTTGGCTAGAAGCATCTGCCCATGATTTTCTTATTCTATACATTTCTCCAGAAGTGCTTGGCTTGTTTGGTGTGCTTGATGATTGAGAAGTAGCTATATTCTTACCTACTTGATTTAAACAACCCTTAGCAATAGCTTGAGCCATTTGTTCAAACTTAGAATCAAATAAGTTATTATCAGAAGTATGATCTATGAATCCACATTCTATTAATATAGCTGCACACTTAGTTTCTCTTAAAACGTGGAAGTTAGATACTTTAACTTTTCTATCTACAAAACCTATTCCAACTAAGTTGTTATTGATTTTTGTAGCAAGTTCTTCTTTCTTACCACCTCTGCTATAAATATGAGTTTCAACACCTTTAGCTTTTTCTGGTGCAATAGCATTTCTATGAATAGATACAAAGTAATCATAAGCTCCTCTGTTTTCCATAGAACTTCTTTGAGATAAACTAACTGTTGCATCTGATGTTCTAGTATAGCTTACAGATTCTCCATTAGAAGATAAGATTTCTCCAACTCTTCTAGATAATCTTAAAACATCATCAGATTCTCTTCTTCCGTTGTAACAAGCTCCTGGGTCACTTCCACCATGTCCTGGGTCTAATAACCATTTTGCCATATACATCACCTCGTATATAAGATACTGCTAAATAAAAAAACTACTAGCAGTTCATTATATAATTACTATGCCAGTAGTCTTATTTACATATATTAGTAAGATAAATCTTTTCTAATATCTTCTATTAAGTTTGCAAAAGTGAAGCCTACAATCTTAATTTTATTATTATTTTTTAATTCTAAATTTTCATTATAAGCATTTAAATAATAATCTAATTTTCCATTTAACATATTATCAACTGTATTTATAATAAGTTCAGTTTGTCCATTTGCTTCATTTAATACTTTTACTCCAAAGTATGAAGCATTATTTGTTACTGCTCCATTAACAGCTAATCTTAAATTGTCTACTTTTAAATTTGTCATAATTGATTATCTCCTTTTGCTAACTATTTCGTAAAGTGCTTTAATTACTTCTGCATCATATAATGCATTATGCTTTTTACCTTTAATAACTATATTGTTATTTTCTAGTATTTCTTCTCTATTAATATCAAAAGCAGTATATCCATCTACTTCGTGGAAGTAAGCTATATCTTGATTAATGTCATAACACGTTGGACACACATTCTTAGGAATATCAAATGCAGTGCCAAATAAACTAATAAATAACATCATGTCATAATGAGCACAGTCAGAAACTAACTCAACTGATTCAAATTGGGCAAGATACTTTTTTAATTCATGAAGTACACTTATCCTATTTCCATATACATAATAAGGATCTTTGTCCCAATCCATTTCATTTAAGTGACACCATCTATGAGCCAATACATTTTTATTAATCCAATCATTAACTTGTGATTTATCATAATCACTTAATTCTGCATAAAACTTTTTACCATCTTCTGATATCATTCCTATAGATATTAATGTGGTATTTTGATGTAATCCTGTAAATTCAGTATCGAAGAAAATTTTCATATTAACATTGCACCTCCTTTGCTACAAATAATGCTGCTGGTCCTAAATAATCTGGGCCATTAGATAATGAGCTATTATATTTATCACAATCTAATTTTAAGTTTGGTGCAACTTCTTTTATTAACTTGTTAATACCTTTTACCATAACAGAATCTTTGCAGTAAGGCTTTCTTCTGCAAAAAGCACATAAATCCTCTAGAGGATGTTCTGCTTTAAAACTTTTCATACATCTCACCCCATTTCCTAACAGCAAATAATATCATTTGCTTCTTCTAATTCTATATTTCTCATGCTATATTCCTCTATCTTAAATGTAGATAAATCTTCATCTTCTATAGAGTATTTATACATGATTATATTATTATTTTCCATGAACTTAACCATTTCATAATCAAATTCATCAGATATGACCATTATAAAGCACCATGCTTTGCCAAAGTTTACATACCAATTTCTAAAGCTAATATGTTTTTGTAGTTCATATAATAAATCCCTCATATTTGAGTTATATTTTATTTCTACAAATACTGCTGCATTGGTATATCTTAATATATCATCTTCTTTTTTTAATCCTAGTTCATATAAGTCAACAGGGTAACTAGATAATATATCAACTCTGGAATTTCTAATTGGAACTTCAAGTTTGCAGCCTACAAGGTCTGGGAAATATGTGTTCCAATTCTCTTTTAAATGTTTTGCTATGTCCTTTTCTTTTAATGCCATCTTTCGTCCCTCTTATCTTTTACAAATAATATCTTTCGTAAAAATTTGTCTCCATCAATTGGGAAATGTGAATATACTCCAGAATCACAAATCATTATGATTGAAAAGCATATATTTCCTGCTGGAACAAATCCAAGGAATATAATAAGTATTACTTGAAAAACATTTTCAAAGTCAAATGCTAATCCTTTTGAAAGTATCATTCTCATAGTTAAAAAATAAATAAGGACAGTAATTAAATAAATTACCAATATCATCAATATCCCCCCAGATATGTAATATTTTCCTCTTCTTAAATATATAACAATATTTAATGCTTGTCTACTATTTTAATAAATCTTGTTCAGATAATATAGGATGTTTTAAATATCCAATAGTATAATTTTTTTCAACTGCAATAAGAGAAACTGATTGATTGTTTAAAGCAGTATTACATTTAGATTTTAATGTATCTAAAGTATTAGCTCCAAAACAATGAGTTGTTCCATTATTGTAAACTAATCTAGCTTGATAATCTCCAAACTTTAATAGTTTTAAGAATTTTTCAGCTTGATCATAATCAGATTTTTGTTCTTGATTTGATAATAAAAAGAAATTAGTTTCCATTTGTCTTTTCCATCTATCAACTAATTCTTTAGGAATAGTAACAGAACCATCTTCATTTTCTTCTGATACTTTAAATAGATGTTTCATCCAATGTGACCATTGTTCATGTGCCTGTGATGCAAATTGTTCTTTTAGCATGATCCACACTCCTTTTTGTGTTTCTTTTTAGTTTTGTGTAATTCTTTTAAGAATTTAATTAAACCATTTGTTTCAATATCAAATTTTTTACCACAATGTAAACATGTAAAAGTAACATTACATTTGATCATCTTCATCACCTCCTTTACCTAAATTAATTAAAATTGTTCCATCTTCTTCATTTACAATACTTCTTTTATAAGAAGGTGTTCCATATTTTCTAATAGTTTGTACTTTTATTCCTAATTGATTTGATATCTCATGTACTGTACCTGTTGCAAGAAGTTTATCTCCTCTATATAATGCATATTCGTACATTTCTCTACCACGACTATTTTTCATTGTATCCTCCTAAAAAAAGAAGAGTTTATACAACTCTTCCGTCTTTGTAATATTTTCTTATAAGATCTTTTACATCTTTATAAGTAGGTATTTTACCTTTTAACTGATCGCATTGCATACTTCCTTCTGGACAGATGCCAGTAACGCATGATGGACCAGCATGTTTAAATATTCTTGGTGAAACTTCTCTTAATATAGCTAACATAATTTTAGCTAATTCTCTAATTTCATCTTGTGCTCTAAAACAACATCTATGTTTAAAGAAATTCCAAAGCGTTCTAACATTCATTGTAACTATAATTTTAGTTTCTAATGAATTAGGGAATACGAACCTAGCATTCTCTAACGCTTTTTTCTTTAAAGTTCTAAAGATAGCTTTAACTTCTTTATTTTTATGATTCTTAAACCATTCAAAACAGAATTCTCTATCATCTTTAAAATCTGGAACATAAGCTTCTAAATCATCATTACTTGATGCTTCTACTAATATATATTGATGTAATAATGCTTTCCATATTTGTTCATAAGCTTTCTTTGAATGCTCTATTACATCTACATATATATCTTTAGCTAATTCATTTTCTTCAATATCACCTGGCATATAGAATTGTGCATTATTTCTATCAACATATCTACCAGATTGAATACTATAACTAGCTATTCTATGTCTAGTTAATTGTTGTTCTAGTACTCTACTTACTCCTTCTATTGCAAATGTATAAGACACATGCTCAAATGGAGATTCATGTCCCATTTCTTCTAATCTTGAAATGAAGTTATCTATTTCTTCTGCTGTTTGAGCATTCATTAAATCTTCTATATTAGAAGGTGAATAGCATAATTTCGCTGCAGTAGCTATTAATAATTCTGGATTTTTTGTATGTGATAATAATTTTACGTTCATTATATTTCCCCCTTAAATATCTTGCTAAATATATTATAAGGGCTTGTCCATCATTATACAATACTTTTATTTAATGTTTCATCAATGACTTGAATAAATAAAGCTCTATTAAACTTCTTCATATCAACAGAATCTAAAGAAGCAACTATTTCTTTTATATAGCTTTTATTAACTGTTGCTAATTGTTCTGCATAAATTACACTATCATATTGTAATCCATATTTTTCTTTATCTAAAAATACATGCATTGGATAGTTAGCCTTTTTAACTTGCTTTGATATACAAGCTAAGTTAACAGTTGGTGATTTGTCGTTATTTTTATTGTTTGATACAACTACATATGGTCTTTTTGGTGATTGAACATTTTCTCCTATATTAAATATAGGAGTATCATCATAAAGCCATATTATGTCTCCTCTTCTTACATTCATTTTATAATTCTCCTAATCTTTGCTGTAAATTTGCTTTTGTCGTATTCCTTAATACTTTATTACGTTCAAAATACGCTATTATGTACTAGTCGAGCAAATTAATGCTCGACTTATTTTTTATAATAATTCTTTTAATTCTTCCAATGTATTTATTATTGGTATATTAAATACTTTAGCTTTATCATATTTATTAGTTCCTTCTTCGCCTGGACTTGCTAATAAATAACTAGTCTTCTTAGAAACAGAGCCACTAGTTTTATGACCTGCATCTTTAATCATTGTTTCTATTTCTTTTCTTGGTATATCAAAAGCTCCTGTTATAACTATAGTTAATTGTACATCAGCTTTCTTAATTTCTTTTGTTACTGGTCTAGGTCTAACACCTGCTTCCCATAACAATCCAAAGTGTTCTCTGCCATATTCTTTTAAGCTATTAATCATTTTAGGGCCAAAGTCATTTATAGTAGAAGTTTCTGAATAATTATTATCTACATCTTCTATTAATGCTTCTACAGTTCTTAATCTGTTAGCCATCGCTTCACTAGCACTTCTACCAATAAGAGGTATGCATGATGCATATATAAATCTTTTTAATTCTGTATCTTTTGCTTTTTGAATATTATCATAAAGTTTTTTAGCACTTACTGGTGCAAAACCTTCTAATTTTAATATATCGTTATATGTCATATAGAAAGGCAATGTAAAATTTAATGGTTTTAATAATTCAAGATTATTTTCTTTAACATAAGATGTCATCTTTTCTATTGTCATTTCAGATAATCCTTCAATATTAAGAGCATCTCTTGAAGCCAATAATTCTATTTGTCCTTGTAACTTAGCAGGACAATCTGGATTGATACAGAATAATTGGTCATTAAGTTTTTCAACTTTACCTTTACATTCTGGACAACATGTAGGTTCATTAATAATATTTACATATAAATTTGAATCAGTTACATTTGGTTGTTTAACCTTTATTATTCTAGGTATAACATCATTAGCTTTAATAACATATACTTGAGTTAAAGGATTGTGGTATTTACCCTTATGTATAATACCTACTAAATCCATTGCTTTCATTACTCCATAATTATGAAGTGTAGCTCTACTAACTTCTGCATTAAGAATTTCTATTGGCTCAAATTCTGCAACAGGAACTATTTTTCCTGTACGACCTACTTGCCATACAACTTTATTTAAAGTAGTCCATCCACCTTCTGCTTCAAACTTAACAGCTATTGCATTATTAGGATGATGTGCAGTTTGTCCAAACTTCTTATTTCCATTATGCTTTATAACTAAACCATCTATTTCATATTCTAAATCATCTCTATACTTTTCATCATAAGTAGTTATATACTCTATAGCTTCATCTATAGTTTTAGGTATATAAGTATCTACAGTATTCCATTTCCAATCTTTAAGAATTTCTATCTGCTGTTCTGCTGTGCAAAAGTTTTCTTCTTCAGAAATTATATTATAAGCGAATGCTTTAAGCCCTTCTACTTTAGATACGTCTTTATTTCTAAGCATACCTGCTGCAGCATTTCTAAGATTTTTAAAAGGTTCTTTGCCTTCTGCTATTCTTTTCTTATTGATTGGGTCAAAATATTGTTTAAGCATTACAACTTCAGAACGTACTGCCTTATGAACAATAATTCCAGTAGTTCCTATTCCATCTACACCTGCATATACTTTTGATGTAACTATTTCGCCAATAGTTCCATTCCCTCTAGTAACATGTTTATAATCTATTGTACCCATAATAACTTCATCATTATCTGGATAACTAACTAATGTTAATCCATCCATTTTAGGTTGAATAATTACTGGCCATAATCTTTCTAAATGAGCTTTTAATTTATCAACTTCTGTTACTTGAACTTTATCTAAAGAAGTTACTGGAACTGGATGTTCAAACTTAATACTATCTGCAGAAGCTTCTCCTGGAACATAATCATATTCTCCATAAAGTTCTACATATTGTCTTTTTAACTCGTCATATTCAGCATCACTTAATACTGGAGCATCTTGATTGTAATATAAATCATCATGATATTTTAATAATGCTGCTAATGCCTCTTTCCCTAATGACATAATTAATCCTCCTTGTATTTAGAATCTAATTTATGCTTTGTAACAGTTAAAACTATAAAATCAGCATATTTAGCTTCGTTTTCTGGATCAGTATCTAATGTAGCACTATATACAATACTTTCCCCAGGTTCATGTTCTATTCTATAGCCATAATGAGAAATGTGTTTATCTTCTATACACTTTGCACATTTAACAGCTTCTTCTTCACTAGTATAAGCACCTACAACTCTTGAATTAAATTCTACGTTAGCATCATCTCTTGAAAATTCATCAACTATATATACGTACATTATTCTTCATCTCCTTCAGTTGATTCATTAAAATAATCATTAACCTCATCTTGTATTCTATTAACCTTTTCTTCATCAGTTAAATTAGTATTTAATACATCATTAATATGACTAATTACATCTATAGAGTTCATTATAATACCTCCTTTTCTTCTATCTTACATGTTATATAATCTTGTCCATTATTAGCGTGAAAGAAATGTTTTCTTTCTTCAACTTCTAAATCTTCATATTCACATTTAGCCATATCTTTTAATAATCTAATAGCAGAAGTGCTTCTATTTACTAAAGCACCTATAGCTCCAGAGCGTGTACTAAATAAATATGTTTCTACATCATCTATGCCTTTATAAATATTATGAATATCATTTAATACAGTTAATACCCAAATTTTCATATTACACCTCTTTGCTTTCTAATAAGAATATTTTTTCGTTTCCATCACCATGTATATAGTGATTGTTACGATAGTCTCCATTATCAATATCTTCAAGTATATCTAAATCACCCTTATGATTATTTACCCAATTATCATGATGCTCATTATATTTATTGATAGCTTTTTCTTTATCAATAAATGCATCAGTAATTATTTCTGCAGGTTCTTCAAGTCCTGTTTCTACTATTGTTAATGTCCATATAGTCATGTTATTTTACCACCTTTATATAATAATTTTTGTTGTTTAAATTAATTTTTACTTCTTTATTATATCCTATGCTATTTATAAAGTTTCTCATAACTGTATCATAAAAACATCTAGGATATACTTTTGTCATACCATATCTAGTACTATAGTAAAGTTGCTCAAATCCATCTGTTCTTCTAGCTATATCTTGTAGATAAGCACTTACAAATGAATCAGCAACTTTTCCAGTTCTAGTTAAAATGTTGTACTGTTGAGCTATTTCTCCTGCAAACAAATAATGTTCACTTCTAACTACTGGTTTAAAATAAGTATATAGCATAGAAGGATTACTGCTGATCGGCATTATTATCATCTCCTCACTTCTTTATATATTGTTTTCTTGTCGAAATCTTCTCTATTAGCTTTGTATGTATAAGTTGCAATACATTCATCTTCTGTGTTGTATTCAATAGATGCAATTGTATCTTTTGTTCCATCTGGTTTAACTAATACTATATCCACAGATGGATATATTAAGTTTCCACTTTCTACTGACATAATATTTCCTAATGGTGTTTTAATCATAATTATCTACCTCTCTTAATTAAGTCTTCAAATGATATTATAGTAGCTTTATTAGTTTCTGGCAAAATAAATCCACCTTGTAATACTAAATCTTTATATTGTTGACTCTTTGGATCTTCATTATATTTACATTCTTTTAATATTCCTTTAGTATAGCTATGAATACCAATAAACTCTATTTTTTCATTATAAAAAGAATATAATATATCTACTTGATATTTTCTAGATACATATCTCCAAAATTGTTCTATTGGTCCATTAGTTGAAAATGCTAACTCTATTTCACTAGGTTCTTGTTCTGCATTAAATATTGAACTTTCTAATTTAATAATAGAACCTGTACCCCACTTTTCAGCTTTTTCAAATAAATCATCTTTATTGTCTAATGGAATTATTTTATCCATAGAAAAATTTGATTCTAATAAATCAGTATATAGTTTTTCGATGTTTGTTTTTTCGCCTTTTATTTTACATATATTGTTACAATTTAATGTCATAATTCCTCCTAAATAAAAAAGAGGCGATTAAGCCTCTTATAATTCTTCACACTGATAACCTAAACTTGTTAAGTATTTAGCTATTAAACTTCTATGGCATACATTAGGGTCTTTTTCACAGCATATTATTGCTACTTCATTATGTTCTAATGCTTCCATAAGCATTTCTAAATACTCCATTGTTTCTGGATCAGTGTACATTTGTTCATTAAACTTTTCAGTAAATACTTCAAAGTTATTATTAGCTTTGTAAGCTTTTAACACTTCTGTCTTTGGAGATAGTTGTGGCACATGAACTGTTCCTTCGATATTCTGTATAGACATCGGTGGCATTCTCATTATTATTGCCTTAACTATTCCTTTCGGTAAGTGTTTCATTTTTGATAAATAAGTTGTGTATAATTTATAACTCATTCTTTTCACCATACTTTCTCTTATTATAACAATGTATACATAAAGGAACATACTTATCATCAGTTCCAATGAGTTCTTGTCCTTCTTTTTCTACAGTGCAATAAGATGTTGTAGCTTCATTACCACAATCTACACATACAGCTTTATGCTTGAATATATGAGTAGCATATGGCAAGATGTCTTTAATATTCTTAAATGGATATAGTTCACTATCTAAATCTAATCCAGATATAATTAATGTTTTTCCCTTGCTTATAATATAGTTAATGAAAACATATATATAATCATAATGAGGTAGTTCTAAGAATTGAAATTCATCAATTGCTATAACGTCATAAGTATCTATATAGTTATCATCTATAATATCTTTAAGAGATTTTATATTAATAGCTTCAATAGATTCACCATCATGATTAACAACATCATTATTAGAGTATCTATCATCTTTAGAAGGTTTAAATAAACCTACTTTATATTTAGCTATTCTCATTTTTCTAACATCAGCTAGAAGTCCACTAGTTTTTCCACCAAACATAGGGCCTACGTGAGCGATTATTGCTCCTTTGTACTTATGCATTTAATTCATCCCCCTATAAGTAAGGATTAAAAGATATCAAATTCTGCTAAGTCATTTTCTATTTCATCTTCTGGCGAAGCAATCTTTTTAATATCTTCCACCTTAAAGTTAATACTGTTTTGTTGGAAACCTTGAAGGCTTGTTAAGCCTCCAACTCCAACAGAGTTAAGCATATTTATTACATTTGCTATTATTTCATGCTCTTTCTTTTCATCATCGGCACTGTTTAAAAAGTTAAAATCTAATTGAACACTTGCTTTTGTGTTATATTGTTTCATGTCATTCCTCCATAAATTTTTATAAACTTAAAGTTGGAGTATCTCCATTCTTAATTATTGATACTGCAACCTTAGTAGTTAATAATGTAGAAGCTATAGAAGCTGCATTTAATAAAGCATTTTTAGTTACCTTGGTAGGGTCTACTATACCAGACTCTATCATATCACAGATTTCTTCTTCTAATGCATCATAACCAACATTATTTAAATAACTTCTTTCATCTATTTGATTTTTTATAACTTCAAAAGAAACTCCTGCATTTTCACATATTTGTTTTAGAGGAGCAGATAATGCATCTCTTAATATATTGTATCCTACTTCGCAGTCATCATTTGATGATCTCCATGAATTAAATGGACTTATGATTGCTTTGCTAATCTTATAATAAGTAGAACCACCACCAGGTAATATACCTTCTTTTACTGCTGCTTTAGTTGCATTTAAAGCATCTTCAATTCTAAGCTTTCTTTCTAACATTTCTGTTTCAGTTATTGCACCAACTCTAATTACTGCAACTCCACCAGAAAGTTTAGCTAATCTATTTTCTAATGATTCCTTAACATATTCAGAAGTAGTTTCTTCTAACTCATTTCTAATTTGAGCTATTCTTTCTTCTAATTGAGGATTACTTCCTTCTACAGCTAATGTAGTAGATTCTTTAGTAATCTTAGCACTAGAACAAGTACCAAAATACTCTAATGTCATATCATTAAATGTTACTCCATAAGTATCTGATATAAGAATTCCACCAGTTAATGCTGCTATATCTTGAAGTATTTCTTTTCTTTGTTCTCCAAAGCTTGGAGCTTTTACACCTATACAAGTCATGATACCATTTTTTAAATTAACTATCATTTGACTTAAAGCTTCATTTGATATTTCATCAGCTATTAATAAAACTGGCTTTTGTGCTTGTACAGCTATTTCTAATGGAAGTAGTATATCCGTTAAATTATGTACAGCTTTATCTGTTACTAATATTAATGGGTTAACTAAGTCAGTAGTCATTCTTTCTGTATCTAAAGCCATATAAGTTGATGCGAATCCTCTTTCTATTTCCATACCTTCAACTACATCTAAAGTAGTTTCCATAGATTTAGATTCTTCTATTGTAATTATTCCGTCTTTGCCCACTTTGCTCATTGCCTCAGCGATTAGTTCCCCAGTTTCTTCATCTCCTGCAGAGATAGTAGCTACTCTCTTAATATCTTCATTAGATTCTATTGGAGTAGACATTTCTTCGATTATTTTAACAGCATCTATAGCAGCTTGGTTAATTCCTTTTCTTATTAAAACAGGATTTGTACCATTATCTATTGCTTTAAAACCAGCATTTATTATTGCTTGTGTTAATACTGTTGCTGTAGTAGTTCCATCACCTGCAATGTCATTTGTTTTAGTTGCAGCTTCTCTTACTACTCTAGCTCCCATATTTTCAAATGGGTCTTCTAATTCTATTTCTTTTGCTATTGAAACACCATCATTTGTTATTAAAGGTGCTTCATAAGTCTTTTCTAGCATAACATTAGCACCTTTTGGCCCTATAGTTATTTTTACTGCATTTGCTAACTTATTTACTCCATTAAGTATAGCTTGTCTACATTCTTGGTTAAATTTTAATTCTTTTGCCATTTGTAACTCTCCTCATTTTGTTTATTTTTATATAAAAAGATAGCAGATATATTATAACATACCTGCTATCTATATACTAGACTTGTATCTCTATTACTTTGCCTTGTTTTAAGCTCTCTTGAACATCTATAACTCTTTGATTAGATGAACCTCTATATTTAAGAGTATAATCTCTTTTATCCTCTTCATAACGTCCATCAATTAATACATCTACAAATGTTAATAATAAAGATTTTTTCCAATCTTTTATACATTCTTCAAAAGTATAGCCTGTCCATAACCATATAGGCTTTTTAAGTTTTAATTTTATAGTTGCTAATAATGCAATTAGATATGGTTCATTTAATTGTTGCATAGGTTCTCCACCTAATATGCTAATTCCAACTACTCTTTCTTCTGAAGCATATTTAATAAATTCTTCATGCTTTTCAAAAGTCCATTTCTCACCATATTTAAAATCTTGTTGCTCTTTATTAAAACAACCTGGACAATTATGAGTACAACCACTTACAAATAAAGTAGTTCTTACTCCAGGTCCATTGGTAACATCATGTCTTCTTATTTGTGCGAAGTTCATTAAGATCCCTTCTTTCCTTCAATTACTACTTTTGTACTAGGCAAAAATATCCATATTAAAAACCAAGCTAAAGTATTAACAGGATATGTTGTATCAAGCATTTCCATAAAAGGCACATTAATAATATCTAATACCCATACTATAGTTAATAATGAATAAAATATTTTATACATATACGTCTCCTATAGATGAAGAACTCTATCGCCTATTTCAGCTGTTCTTCCCTTGTTCCAGAAGTTTGTCCCTATATATCCACAAGTTCTTCTCATAACTTGCATTTCTCCTCTATCTCTATTGTTGCAGTTTGGACAATACCATGTTAATGTTTCTTTATCTAATAAAATTTCCCCAGTAAAACCACATTTATAGCATACATCGCTCTTGGTATTGATTTCTGCATACTGAACATTATGATAGATGAAGTTAATTATTGATTTAATAGCTTCTAAGTTTTTAGACATATCTGGAACTTCAATATAAGAGATACAACCTCCTAAAGAGATATCATGGAATTGAGATTCGAAAGATAGTTTATCAAATGCATCAATTTCTTCGCATACGTGAACATGATAAGAGTTTGTATAATACATTCTATCTGTTACATTTGGTATTTCTCCAAATTTCTTTTTATCTATCTTACAGAATCTATATATTAAACTTTCAGCAGGAGTTCCATATAAACCAAATCCTAAACCTGTTTCTTCTTTCCATTCATCACATTTAGCTTTCATATGCTTCATTACTTCTAATGCAAAAGCTTCACCTTCTGGTGTAGTATGAGAACATCCTAACATAGCTTGAGTTAATTCATGAATTCCTACATATCCTAAAGATAAAGTAGCATATCCATTTTGTAATAGCTTGTCTATAGGTTCTCCTTTTGCAAGTCTTCCTAAAGCACCATGTTGCCAATGTATTGGTGAAGCATCTGATGGAGTTCCTAATAGTGATTTATATCTATGCATTAAAGCTTCTTTACATAATTGAAGTCTTTCATCAAAGATGTTCCAGAATAGATCCATGTTTTTATTAGCTAATATACCGATTTGAGGTAAGTTTAAGCTGACAACTCCCATGTTGAATCTACCATACCATTTATAGTTACCATTTTCATCTTTCCAGTTGGACAAGTGTGAACGGCAACCCATCGGTGGGAATGTCTCACCTTTATAATTCTTTCTCATAATCTTAGCAGATTGATAATCTGGCACAAGACGTTTACTATTACATACAGCACAAAGCTCAGTAATGTAATCGTACTTCCCTCCTTCGAGACAGTTATGTTCGTCTAATAAATAAACAAGTTTAGGGAATGATTCACCAATTTCTTGTCCATTGACATTCTTCATTCCTTCAAGTCTTTGCTTAATCATTTCTTCGCAAATCATAGCCATTTCTTCCTCATATGGAGAATTTAGTTCTATTTCCAAATAAATAGTACTGAATGGGGCTTGTCCATTTGTAGTCTGTAAAGTAGATAATTGATATCTAATAGTTTGAACACCATCTCTAAGCTCTTTCTTCTTAGCTTCTAAAGCTAACATCTTAGCAGTTTCTTCATCAATGCCTAATTCAGTATAATGTCTATAAGCTTTATCTTCACTTACTTTTAAGTAAGGTGCTAAATGCTTAATAGTAATAGATTGTCCACCATATTGATTAGATGAAACTTGAGCTATAATTTGTGTAGCTACTGTACAAGCTGTAGTAAATGATTTAGGAGTTTCAACTAACTTTTCATTGATTACAGTTCCATTAGTAAACATATCTTCTAAGTTAACTAAACAACAGTTATGCATAGGAGAAATTTCGTAATCCATGTCATGCCAATGAATAGCACCTTCGTCATGAGCTTGAACTATATATGCAGGAATAAGTTTTCTTCTAGCAATATCTTTACTTACTTCACCTGCTATTAAATCTCTTTGTGTTGCATTAATAGCTCCATTTTTATTAGAATTTTCATCCATTACATCTTCATTTTTTCTACTAACTAAACTTAATATACTTTCATCAGTAGTATTATTATTTCTTTTAAATTCTTGAACTGCTCTATAACCTTCATAGGCTTTAGCAGTCTCCATTTGATGATAAAGAATTAATAATTCATAAACAAGTCTTTCTACTTCTTTTACAGTAGCTTGTTTTTGTGTTTTTATATAACGCTCTTCTATTTGTTCAGATACAGTTTTAGCAATATCTTCTTCTACTATACCACTACCATATCTCATAGCTTTTAATATAGCATCTTCTATTTTTTGTTTTTCAAACTCTACAACAGAGCCATCTCTCTTAATAATTTCCATGTCTAAATCCCCTTTTCTTTTATTATATTTTTATAGTGTATGCTAATATTACCTAATAATTATTATTAATTAACATAACTATTTTTTATTTTCACAAAAGAAATCAATAATATATTTAGACCAGTTTTCAAACTTAGCATAGTTATCATATAACTGTTGCATAGTCATCCATTCACCTACAAGCTTTTCAGTTTCTCTTATGAAAACTTGACCTTCTTTAGCTTGAATTCCAAATACTAATCCTAAGTGATCATTAGTAGAAGATGTCATATCTCTCATAGTGCCCATATAAGTTGCTTTGCTTAAAGGTTCTATATCTAACTCTTCCCACATTTCTCTTGTTAAAGCTTTAAGAACCACTTGTTCAAAACCATCACAAGAATCAATGTGTCCACCAAAACCTAATGATAATTTGTCAACTAATCTATGATCTCCATCTATTCTCTTTGCAATAAATACTTTTGAAGCATCTTCATTAGTTACAAAGAAATAAGGTATAATTTGTTGGAAACTAGAATCTCCTTCCGCTTCCCATCTGTTTATGTAGATACCTTGGTTATCATACTTCTTCCAAATCTTATCATCATGCTTTGCATAATTAAATTTATCTGGAACTCCTTCAACTTTACTCACTGGCAATACAAATACTTTTTCATCGCCATATTTTTCTTTTAATGCTTGTCTGTTCATCATTTTGTAATTCCCCCATACTAATTTGTATATAGAAAAAAGAAGTGGTTTGTCCACTTCCTTAGTTCTATCCGTTTACTGTTTCTTTAAACTCTTTTCCTGCTTTAAATACTGGGACAGTAGAAGCTGGAATATTGATAATTTCCTTTGTTCTTGGGTTTCTTCCCTCTCTAGCAGCTCTTTCTCTTGCTTCGAAAGTTCCAAATCCAACTAAAGATACTTTTTCTCCACAAGCTACAGCTTCAATTACTGATTCAGTAAATGCTTTTAATGCAGCTTCTGCATCTTTTTTTGTTAGTTGGCTTTTTTCTGCCATTGAGTTAATTAATTCTGTTTTGTTCATTAATTTTACACCTCTTTCACAAAATCTAATATAATTGTACAAACTATGGATAAGTTTGTCAATCTATTTTTTTACTAAGTATAAGTTTTTATTATTTAAATGTTCTAGGCATTGCCTATAACAAGTATAGCAATCATTAAATTTGCATTCAATATTAAATGCTTTTGACACCATATAACATTTAGAATTATTGTTTGCAATTTTCAATATTTTATTGTTAGGGTTATTAGTAAAAATCTTTGATACGCATGGTAAAGGAATTACTTTTTGATTTTTAGAATCTTCTATTACAAAAAGTTTTACACCTTTATGTTTTACGCTATATCTTTCACTTCTGTTTGAAATTATAGTTTCAAAATCTTTAGATGAAAAGTTTAAAATTCTACTTGTATAATTTCTTAATATATTAATAATATATCACCTCTTTATATAAAAATTTAAAACATGTCTTTTTGATTCAAAATAATTTTTCATAGTAATTCTTATGCATACATTAATATCATTTGTATACATTATTACTTCATCTATATAGTATCCAAAACCTCTTATTGTAAATACTTCTGTTCTAAAATCTACATATGCATTTCTCATATCATGTTCATCAAAAGGTTCATAATGGAATCTATTAAAATGTTCTCCTAATAAATCTCTTATATTTCTCTCCATGAATTTAAGGCCTTTAGATTGCCTATTAAGCATTTTTATAACATCCATTACATCACCGCAATCAATCTATCTAATGCAGCTTGAATATCATCTCTTACTATGAATTCAAAATGAGTCATTTCATTTGGATCAAATTCCTCTTCTTTAGTTTGAATAGATACAAGAACTTTATCTTTTGATTCTGTAATAGCTTTGATGTCACCATATTGAGCTATTAATTTTAAAAGCGGTTCTTCTGTATAATCCATGCCTATTAAGATAATTGTATGAGCATTAGCTATTGATTCTTCTACTAGTTTAAAATCTGCATGATTATATCTTTCTCCAGATAATAAAGCTGTAGGTCTTATAGTAGCTCCACAACATTCACATTCATTTTCATATGGCTCTTTAGAAGTTATATAATCTTTAGTATATATAGTTTTGCACTTAGGACACATAAATATACCATAAGATCCATGTAAATCTATTGTATTGCCTATGGTGTGAGCTATCATGTTTTGATTAACTACTAAGCCTGTTATATCTTTCAATGATTTAATTGTATTAAATAATTTATCTTCTTTTGAAGTAGCTTCTCTATACATATTATCCATAAAGAAGTTCCATAGTTTTTGAGGTTCTCTAACTAAAGCTTTTCTTGTATAGTTACTATTAAAATCTTCTACACTATATTCAGCTTTATGTTCTAAAACTCCTGATCCTAATATAATAACTGCATCTTTATGCTCTTTTAAATGTTCTACTAATTCTTGTACTGTTTTCATCTTATAGTTCCTCCCAACATTTTTGACAATAATTTAATCCATTATCACTTGTGCCACAATTGCCACAAATTTCTGTTCCACATTTAGAGCATACAGATATGTATTCTTTATAATCTGTTTGTTCGCAAGTAGAACAAGTAACTAATGTAGTATCTATTTCACTTACTATACCATTTTGTTTAGCTAATAGTCTTTTGTACTCTTCTTCATCAAAAGAAGATGCAAATGAATCAGCTTCTTCTGTAGATATAGCTTGTACACTACTTGTTTGTAATGTAGTATCATTTAAATGTTTAAATTTGCATGAAGTAATATTAAATTCAATATCCCCTTCATAAATTTTTCTTAAATCTTCTACTTTACAAATTTTCTTTAAAGCACATGTTGTACAATTCATTGTAAATCCCTCCATTTAATATTAGTATATAAAAATAATAGCATGAATACATTTATATATCTATACCCATGCTATTTCTAATATAACTTTTTAATATTACCTTTTCATCTTCATTAGGTACAAAATTTAAAAGCTTTCTTATCTCTGGAAGCATTTTGATTTTAACCTCATTAACTTTAGAATTATATTCTCCTAAAGCTTGATTTAATATATATGTACCATATGTTATGGAATGTTGCTGAATGTAATCTTCTATGCCTTCTTTAAGTTCATTAGCCATATCTGCAAAATCTTTACCATTAGGCATAATAAGTATTTTAGAATAAATTCCTTGTTCAGCAAGAAGGGATATTGCTTTATTAATAGCTTTAGCTCCTGCAGCATCTCCATCTAGACAAAATACTGGTGTTTTACCATAGTGTTTTATCATGTCTACATGACCTTGAGTAAATGCTGTCCCTAAAGTTGCTACAACATTTTTAGCACCATATTTATGTGGTAGAATAACATCCATAGAACCTTCTGTTATTCTTATCTCATCAAATTCTGTATCTAAGTTATGTATGCCATAAAAGTAATTACTCTTATTAAAAATCTTAGAGTTTGATGAATTTTTATATTTATCATTTGCTCCTTCTGGAACATGTAGCCATCTTCTTGTAAAACCTAATATATTTCTATATCTATCAAAAAGAGGAAATGTTATTTTTTCTCCATCATATCCTATCATCCAATTATCACAATCTTCTATTGTTAATCCTCTATCTTCTAAATATTTTAGAGGTTCTCCATATAAATTATACATTAATGAATAGGCTATAGATTTTTTTTGTTTATACATCCAATCATTTTCTTCTGTGGGTATTGGTATGTGATATTTTTGAGCTAGATATATTACTGCACTTCTCCAGTTTCTATACTTAGGTTCTATCCATTGTATAAAAGCTATACAATCAGAGCCATAAACTTTATCTTTCTTATCATGCTCATTTTTTTTACCGTTATGACATCCCATACATGCCCAGCTATCATATTGATTAATATTATTTCCACTTTTATATCCTTTTTTATATACTCTAAAGCTTGGAGTAGAATCATGATGATTTGGATGTGGACAATGCCCCATTAATATTTTTATTCCTGCAGGTTTAAGTTCAGTATATTCTCCTACGAGCTTTTCTAAATCTACTACTTCCTTAACCTTGTCTACAAACTCTTGTGGAAATGCCATATTTTCTCCTTTCAGTCCATAAAAAAAGAGCAGCTAATGCTGCTCTCTCTTTGGACGTATTACTAATATACTATAACTATAAGGACATCTTTGATTTCAGAATAACACTATTTATCAAAAAAGTCAATATTTTTAAATAAACTATTTTACTGTGAAGCTTTCTTCTCCTGGTAAAGTTGTAACACCTTCTACAATTGTGCCATTTAATGTAACTGTACCATCTTCACTAATAGCAACAGCTTTCTTTAATTCTGACTTATTAATTTCTTCTTTTATTCTAATAAAATCATTTAAGCTATTATTTTTAATGAAGTTCATAAGAGTTTCATCTTCATAAACCATTTTTCTTTGACCTTTCTTAAAAGACATTGTTCCAAATGGTAATTTTAATGATTTCTTCTTAGAGCCTTCTAATTGCTTTTTAGCATATGCTTCTAATAATCCATTAAAGTAATTCTCTGTGTTTTCTAAAGATAAAATTTCTTTTGCTCTAAAGTTATTAACCTTAGTTGTAAATCTTTCGATTTCATTATTACAAGTTTGATTTATCTTATCCTTCTCTGATCTAACTTCTTGTAATCTTCTTAGGAAGAAGTTAGCTTGTTCATCTGAAGTTATTGCAAATCTATCATTTTCTATTTCAATGCCAAGTTCTTTTACTTCGGCTTCAGTTATTTCATCAAATAATGATTCTAATATATCACTATTTTCTCCAAAGGTTTCAAAATCGTTCCTGTTATCAATATTCATATTTTAATACACCTCTTCTTTTTTTCTTATCTGAATTAGTTCTCTTGCTTACGGCACTTTCAATTAAAAACTCTGTTGCTTCGTTATGTCTTTCTTTATATCGCTTTTTATACATATCATTTATGTATTTGCTCATAAATTCAGACTTAGACATTTTCTTTTTATTACCTTTAGCAGAAGCAGGAGTTCCACCTACTTCTTTTATTAAGGCATTTAATTCTTCATCAAATGTCATGGCTATTTAAAAGATGTTTCAACTATTCTAGATTGAGTAGTTTCTAATTCATTTAATGCCTCTTGGTGTGCTGCATAAATTGCGTCTTTTGCAATTGTTTTTGTTATTTTTGTCATAATATAATCCCCCTAATGATTAATCATATATATTAATTTAATTAATATCTTAACTTAACCCACATATTTCGCATTTGCCACTGTACTCTATAAGTTCTGTTTTACTTATTTCTACACCACAGCAATTACAATATATGCAGTTTTCTTTTCTATCATTATTTCTTTCATAACGATAGTCATACATGCAATCAGGTATATTGTTATTCAATTAACTCACCTCCTGGTATCTCCCATAAATTAAAGCTATATATTCGCCATAGCAATTTGCATGAAATATGGTAGACGCTAAATCCTTTATAGGACTTTCTCTATGTATATAGATAGGTTGTCCACAATATGTACATGTTTCTGTTTCTTCTATATTATAACATTTTCCCATTAGCTTGTCCTCATTTCTCTTTAAAAAAATCTTCTATTTCTTTATTAGTTTTATTTTTAAAATATCTTCTTTTTCTTTTTCTGCAAATAATTTTTTCATTTTTTTGAATCTTAGGCTTTTTAAATCTACCATCTTGAGTATAATCCCATTCAGCTATTCCTTTCATCCATATAAATTTATGTCTTCTTTGCATATTATGCTATCATTCCTTCTGGATTTAAAACAATAATGTTTTCACTTAATTCTATAAAATTAATAAACTTTTGTTTGCTAAGATAATCAAATGGTGTAAATTCTTCAATAAAATTCTTAAAGTATTTTCTAGTAGTATTTGAATAATCCCATTTGCTTGAATTAAGATATAATATATTCTCTACTCTATTATAACATGCAATAAAAGTAGTATATGAATAAAAGCTTATATCATTTTCTTTTGATATTACTACATGATTTTGATTTAAAAAGAATGAGTTACTATTTAATAATTTTTGCATTGGTATTCCTCCTTATAATAAAAATAGAGCAGTTATTTCACCACTCTATTTTTTCCCTAAAGACTTGATAATTTCTTCATCAAAGCCTTCTTTCTTATCTACAATTTTTTGCTGGATTTCGTCCCAGCTATTTAATGCTATTAATTGATAAACAACAACATTATCATGAACGCTATCTGCTCTTTCTAGTCGTCCATGTCTTTGTGTTTGAATTGCATAAGATATTGCTAAATCATATTCTATAAGATATTTACAATGTCCCATGTTCAAACCTTCTGCTCCAGCATCAGAGCATAATAATACTTTATATTCTGGATCTTCCTTAAACTTAGTATAAGCTTCTTCATATCTTTCTTCTGCAGATTTGCTTCCACTTACATAAGCTATTTTTAAATTCTTATCGACATGTTTTCTTAATGCTTCTGTTAATATTTTTTGCATAGCTTCATATCTTGAGAATATAATAACTTTTTCTCCAGACTCTACTATCTCTTTTACCTTTTCTATACATAAATCCATTTTAGGATTTTCTTTTAGATTTATCCCTTGAACATATTGTTTAGACATTTCAGAATCAGATGTAGATAATAATAAAGGACTATCTGCAAGTTCTTGACAGAATGTTTGTAATGCTAATATTTTAGCTCCAATCTTTTGAAGTTCTTCATTAAGCATTGCTTCTGCTTCTGATTTACATTTACGTCTTATTTCAAAATCTTGCTTATTTAAAGCATCTAATTCTTCTAGCATTTCTTGAGTTCTAAGTTCTCCACTAGAAGTCATATAACAATATAAAGGTCTTACATCTAATTTAGGTAATTGAGATGCTACTTCATTTTTAGTTTTTACAAATATGTTGTTACTTATTTTTTCTTTAAGTTCGTCCATATTCTTAAAACCATTTATTCTACCATACCCTGCAAAGTTTATATAACGTCTTTGAAAGTTCCCTGAAGCACCAAATATATCTGGAGCAATGAACTTATAAATTCCGTATACATCTCTAGGGTCTTTAGTGATTGGAGTAGCTGTAGCTCCTATTTTTATAGTAGCTTTATTGAAATTATATAATGCTTTACTTCTATCCGTAGAAGGTGTTTTTGCATAATGTATTTCATCACACAATACACATTCTAAGTTTTTTAATATTAATGCATTTAAGACTTTATCATCTAGTAAGGTTTCATAGTTAGCTATTAATAAATCAGCATCATTAAATTGATCTGCAAACTTCTTTTTAGCTTGTTTTTCAATCATAGCTATTTCTTCTTCAACTTCTTTATATTCTTTAGAATCTTTATTCAACTTACTAAGTTTAGTTTGTCTTCGTTTTATCTTAGACGTTTCGCTTGAGCAACAATCAGAATAAGTTTCTATTACTTTAGAAGTATAATTAGAAAATTTAGATATTTCTTTTTGCCATTGAACTTTTAAAGAAGCTTTAACTACTATAAGTCCTTGACCTTTAATCATCCCTCTTTCTCTTGCTTCCATATAAGTACCTATCGCTATAGGTGTCTTCGGTTTGTTATCGTTAGGCTTTTTATCCTAACTTCTGCATCATTACAATGCAGCCCAGCATATCTTTTTACGTAATTATTTCAGCTACAACGTAGAGCGGCCTCGTGGGAGATTATATCTTTTCACTCCTATGCGTTGCCCCTGACTATAGTTCCTATAGCCTTCGGTTCGGGTAGACTGTTTTCACTTTACGTCATTCCCGCTTAATTCCACTCTAATACTCTTAGAACTTTAGTAGCTTTATTCTAAGACGGCAGTTGCCTTATTGTATTTTCTATCTAAATATATAGTTGAATTACTATATATCCAATCCAAAAATAATTTAATTTGAAATTGATCATATAATCTAACTTCATGAAGATTTCTTGATAATCTATATTTCATATCTATCTTTAAATTATTTCTTATTACATCAGTAATATTATCAATCATTTCTTTACTTCCACTAACTATTGAAATTTCATATCTTTTTTTACCGTTAGCTTGTTTATAGGAATATAAAGAACCATCTCCATCAAACAATCCTCTAATATAATGTTTTACATATTTACTATTAATGATTTCAGCAGGTATATAAGCATCATATGATTTATTAGGAGTAAGTCCATATCTAATTAAATCATTTGTCATTATTTTATCTTTAAAGCTTAATTTATAGCTTACATACACTTTATCACTAGCAGTTAATTTAGTTTCTTTTCTACTAATCTTATGTTCTGAACCTAATGAAGCTTTTAGCTTGTTTAAATGTTCTACATCTATTTCAGCTAATCCTACTTCAATAGCACCTGTTCCTTTAACATATCCATCAGCAGTTAAGAATCCTAACCAATAAGCTTTTTCTTCTGAATCTATTATAGAAAAGTAGTTACTATTAATTTTCTTTTTTCCATCTGGAAGAAAAGTTAAATCAAAATATTCTTTTAATCTTTTTCTCATAGTACCACAATCTATTCCTAATTCTTTTGCAGCTTTATTTGCACTATATTTTTCTATTGTTATTAAATCATATGCTCTTTGTAATATTTCTTTATTGTATTTCTTTGGCATAATTCATCACCTCAAAATACATATTACCTCTTGGTTTATTCAAATTACACAATAAGATCTAAAAATCTACCAGCTCCACATGGAAGAACAAGTAATGCATTCTTATTCTCTATGGCATAATATATAGCTTCTTTTTGATAGTCGTATGGTTGAAGCTTCATATTCTTACCCATTTCTATATAAGCAGGTGGATTATATTCATTTTCATAAACTACTTTATTGTCAAAAGCTTTTATGATGTCATTGAATTTATTGTAATGAAAGATCCAACCCCCTTCATCAAAGTTAGGCATAGCATAATAAATATTCTTAGATATTATGGCTAAATAACTAAATATATCTTCTTGATTACCATTAAATCTAACATGAAACTTATTATTATCTAAAAACCTTATCTTTATCAAAGTATCAACCCCTTGTTTCTTCTAACACTTCCTCTGCTATTTTTAGGACAAAGTTATTTACATTTTCTATACTATCAAACTTAATTAGCTGATTGACAAACAATAGCCATATCTTTAATAGCATTTCTTGCTTTATATCGTCTATGTTATATAGAAGCTTGTCCTTTACATCTGGATAAATGATTTGAGCAGCACTGTTAATAATGTTATTAATATCAACTAATAATAATTCAAATGATTTGTTATCATTTTTTAAATAGATTTCTGTAGTATAATTATTTAACATATTAATGTCCATGTTAAATCACTCCTTATTATTAGTTATTCACCAATAATATTACTCAACATGGACATTATATAACTACTTCTTAGTTACATGAGAGTGTATATACTTTTCATCAATTTCTCCTATGAAACGAGATGGACTAGTTTTCATCCAACCTCCACCTTGATGTCTAGTATATTCAAATCGTGTCATTATTAATAACTGCTTTGCTCTTGTCATGCCTACGTAAAACAAGCGTCTTTCCTCTTCCATAGCAGAAGTTGAACCTAAAGAGTTAAAGTGTGGACTGGTTCCTTCATTACATCCTGCTAAGAAAACAACAGGATATTCAAGACCTTTAGACATATGCATTGTCATAAGTTGTACTTTACCTTCGTCATCATCACAATCATCTTCTTTTCTATCTAAAGATGTTTGTTCAAGCATTTCTTCTATTGAATTAAATGTATGTGCTAGTTCTATAAGCTCAAATATATTTTGAACTTTATCATCATAATTTTCTGGGTCTGATGCCTCAAGATAATCATAATAACATGTCTTTATAAGAATTAGTTGTATAAACTCTGGAACAGTTAAATGATCGGCTTGTTCTTTTAGCTCTTCAATTAATTTATGAAATTCTAGTATATTCTTTTTACCAGGATTTCTAAGATTAGGCGTAGATAAACACGCATCTAATAAACTTATAGGTGGAATATGTGCTCTACTTTCATCAACTACTTTAGCTATAGTAGCATCTCCAATGCCTCTCTTTGGAATATTTACTATCCTTTGAAAACTTACTAAATCATAAGGATTAACTATAAACTTCATGAAGGCAAGAATATCTTTAATTTCTTTTCTAGCATAGAAGTTTATACCACTTAATATTTCATAAGGTATTTTCAATCTTAATAATGCATCTTCAATAGCTCTTGATTGCTTATTAGTTCTGAATAAAATCGCCATATCTTCATAAGGAGTTTTATATTTAGCATGTAGAACTTGTATAGTCTTAGCTATTCTTAATCCCTCTTGTGCAGAGTCCTTTTCACTATAAAGAAGTATTTGACCACCTTTTGGGTTAGTCGTGAATATGTTCTTTTTAATAGTTACTGGGTTTTTAGCTATAAGACTTTTACTAGCTTCTACTATTGTTTCAGAACATCTATAGTTCTGATTTAAATTAAATATTTGTAAATCCTTAAAAAGAGTCTGTGTTCTTAATACAGCATCTAAATCTGCTCCTCTAAAACTATATATAGATTGGTCATTATCTAATATAAAACAAGCATTTTGTCTTCTACCTGCAAGTAATTTAATAAGCTTAATATCACTTCCTGCACTATCATGATATTCATCTGCAGTAATCCATTGCCATCTAGCATTAATAGCTATTAAAACATCTGGATTATTTTGCAGTAATCTAATAGTGTTGAATATTAAATCATCAAAATCCATAGCATTTTGTTTAACTAATTCTTTTTGATATTCATCATAAAACATAGCATAATTATCATCTCTATTCATAGAAGCTTTAGCAGGAGTAACTAAATTTCTTTTTTGTTTACTAACGTAAGATTTAAGCTTTTTAGCATCTACATTAGTTCCTTTAGTTATCTTACTAAATACTTTATCACTATCTTCTGAATCAAATATTGTAAAGCTTCTTGTAAAACCTATTTTGTGTGCATATTGCCTTAATATTTTACAGCAGAAACTATGGTATGTACCTGTTGTAATTTCTTTAGCTACATCTTCTCCTACAGCTTTAGCAATTCTCTCTCTAATTTCTTTAGCTGCTTTATTTGTAAATGTAAATAATAATATCTTTTCTGGTGGAACACCATTTAGTATCATGTATTGAGTACGAGAAATAACTGTAAAAGTTTTTCCCGCACCTGGTCCTGCAACTATAAAGCTAGGTCCTACATAATTAACTACGGCTTCCCTTTGCTCGTCATTAAGCCTCTTTAATATTTCTTCTGCAGTTAACAATGTTGACACCCTCTCTAACTAAAATATTTTTTTATAGATTTAAGTTTAAGTTGATATCTCCATCTCCACCATCTTCATAATAAGCAGGTGTATTAACTGTATCTACTGCTTCTCCACCTAACATAAGTTCTAAATTTCTAGTCTTTTCTCTGCAGCTTTCTCCTGCAAATCCTTCTTTAGCTTGTAATGTGTAAGCACCGTCTGGTTTAATTCTTATTTCTATGACTTGTTTATTCATTGATAATTCCTCCTAATTTCTATCCATTTTCTACTTCATGTATTTTTAAGTCAACTTCTTTAATAAGTTTTGTACATTCTCTACCTAAAGCATTAAGCTTGTTTTGATCATAAATGTATTGTAATACTATCTTCATGAACTTTAGCCTAATAGTCATAAGTTGCATTATATTATTCATCTCCTTCTAATACTTTAGAATCAATTAATATAGTATTGCATTGATTGCATTCTATTGCTACATTTGAATAATCTCCATAAACAACTGTACCCATAATATCTAAATCTTCATTATCAAATTCAGATTTATGTTTGTAGCATTCTCTATGCTCTTCGAAACGTTCTAATATATCTTCTCTGTTTTCTTCTATTTCTTGTCTAGTTAATAAATTGCATTCTTCGCAATCGGTTATAAAGTCTTCTATTATACTATCTCTACATCTTTCAAATGACATAGTAAATACCTCCATTATTTAGGAGGGACTAGCCCTCCATATTATTAAGCATATCTATAAGCTTCAATAACAATATCTCCATTTTCTTCTACTTTTATAGCATCATTGTCTATAAACCAATTAGCTTCATTGCAAACAGAAATTACTCTGTTCTTTTGGTAAACTTGAGCAATTCTATTAGTTAATTCCTCTTGTCTTAATCCTGTTCCCCAGAAGTCTCCTGCAACAGTTACTTCTTCTTCTCCATCTGCATTAGTAGCAAATCTTAAACCTACAGCTATATACTTACCATCTTTCATGAAAGCAGCGTCTACTTCTTCATTAATCCATGTATTCTTGATGTTCTTGTGATCGAAGTCAATAGTTAATCCAATTTCAGCAATTGAAGATGCTAATAACTCTCTGTTAGTATTGATTAATGAATTGTTTTTAAAAGTTGTTAAATGTGACATAATAAATTCCTCCTCGAATTTCCATAAAAATTTTATTTTTGTTTTTAATCTATTATAATATTAATTATAACCTAATATAATAAAAAGACCAAGGATTTTTCCCTGGTCTTGTCTAATGGATGTGTTTTTCATGGTACATTATTAATATACCATATTTGGACAAGCTTGACAACTATTTCTTTTTCTTTAAGTCATCAATGTTTAATAATGGAGCATTAGTACTTTGTCTAGTCTTTTCACTAGCAAATCTTGCTCTTGTCTCTGCATATCTTTCAAGTGCTATAATTCTTTCTTTAGAAGCATTATATACAGGAACTATTTCTCCTATTGCTGATAACACATCTTCTTCTGTGATAGCTCTATTGCCATCTTGCATAAATCTCTTATATGCTTTTCTCATAGAAACTTTAACAGCTTCTTTAATTTCTGCACCAGTTAAGTTTTCACTATTAGCAGAAGCATACTCAAGTAATTCTTCTGTTACACACATTGGAGTTTTTCCAAAATGTATTCTCCAAATTTCTTTTCTTTCTTCTTCTGTAGGAAGTCCAAAATACCATATAGTATCTAGTCTTCCACTACGAGTTAACTCTGGTGGCATTTGTGAGATATCATTAGAAGTCATTACAGTAAATACATCACTTGACTTATCAGATGATAAGAATTGTAACATACTTCCTATAACTCTTGCCATAGTACCACCATCAGTTCTAGCTGATGATTGCATACCAGACAAACTCTTTTCTACCTCATCTATAAGAAGAACACAAGGAGCACAAGCCTTAACTACATTAAGAGCTGCTTCCATGTTTTGTTCTGATCTACCTACTAAACTACTCATTACTTTAGTTACATTGAACTTTAATAATGGTAAATTTAATTCTGTTGCTATCATTTCTGCAGAAAGAGTTTTTGATGTACCTGGTATACCTATACCTACATACCCTTTACTTCTTTCTACTCCAAATTCTGCTGCTTCTGGAGTCATTGATAGCTTAACATCTTCAATCCAATCTTTGAATATATGATTTCCTCCCATATCATCAATAGATATGTTAGCATTAACAAGCTCTAATAAGCCTGTCTTATTAATTAAATTTAATCTTGCTTCATAGAATATATCTGGATTTAATGTCTTGTACTTACTTAAAGATTTAGCCATAAAAGACACTATTTCATTTTTAGTTAAGCCAACTGCTAAGTTAATACATTCTTGTATTACTTCTGGTGTTGCTACTGTATATCCTTTTTCTGCTGCAGATGCAGATATCTTTCTAGCAAAACCATTAACCATTCTAGATATTTCTTCTTTACTAGGAGTATCAAATTCTAATACAGTAAATAACTTTTCATGTTCTACTGGAATATTTAATACTGGTGAAACTACTATAATTGGTTGATAACTTTTAAGTTCGTTACCTGGCTTTTCTTTTAAATCTCTTATTCCTCTAATTACACTTTTTGTTTCAAGCATTAAGTGTAAATCTTTAAGTATGTATATACATGTCTTTCTATTAGCATCAGATTGTTCTGCATCAATAGTAGCAATTAATCTATCTATACTAGCTATTGATTTATCTGGTGCAGGTTTCTCATCTGTTTTTAATAGCGGTTCAACTTGTAGACCACTATACATAGACCATGATTTAACATCATAAGGTAGTCCATTTCTTAATAAATATTCTTTAATCTTTTCTATAACTAGAACCTCTTCATGTGTCTTAATCCATATACATTTTGTTCTAGCAACAAATAAATGCTTTAATTCATCTAAACAACTCATAGTTTTTACCTCTCTTTTTCTTATTTATATAGTAAGGTGGCAATTAAGCCACCATATTAAAATAAATCATCAAATTCATCATAACTTTGTTCTGTAGAGCTTTCTACGCTAATAAATCTAACTCTATTTTCGTCATAAGCTTCTCTATTTGTTAATTGAGAAGGCTTGATAAATTCTGGAACTTCTGTTTCTACTATTGATGCTGTAGAGAAATTAACTTCAACAGTTGTTCCATTTTTAACTGTAATTTTATCTATTTCTCCAACATATGCTTTTGCATCTGATATATATACAGATAAAGTACCTGCAGTAACAGTTCCAATGTCTAAAATAGAATAGAATTTTTCTGCAGTAATTTCTGTAACGCTATTAATAGTAATGTTGTCAAGTACTGCAATGGTATTTCCTCCATTAACTAATAAAGCCATAGTATCAATAGATGTTCCTAATAGAATAATATCTCTATTAACAATTTCTTCTCTTATTTCATTTAATAATTGAGCCTTAGCTGTCTTAATGATTTCAATATCATCAAGCATAATTTCATTATAATAAGCTTCTGCTCCTTGTTCAACTAAAAGATGTGGTTCTGTAATTTCATATATCTTTTCTATGTTTTGACCATCTAAATTAGCTAAAGCTTTAAAGTCTATAGTTTCAGCTCCTTCTGTATAAGTAAGTTCATAAGAAACTTTAACTTTGCTATCTCCATTAGATATACAGTTAAAGCTATCCTCTTCAAAGAATACATCTTTAAAGTCATCTGTATTTAAATAATCCTTTTCGCCTTCTCTTCCATTTTCTCTGCTATAAAATATCATAATAAAATCCTCCTACATTTCTCTTAATCCTTGTTTTGGTATTTCTATAAATTCTCTTGTTATTACAAAGCCTAATGAATTCTCGTAATGATATCCTTCAACTAGCCAAATTTCATCATTACGTTCTAAACTAGTGTAACAAAATACATTTGGGTGTATTTTTAAAAATGCTCTTACACTTTTAGGGTCAGACCATAAGATTTCTCCATCTGGAGAATATATAAATTTCTTATTGTCTTTATAAAAGTTTTCAATTATATCTAATTGTTCTTTTGTCATATTTACTCCTAAATATATAATTTTAATTCTTTTGCTTTATTTTTAATAACATATTGTAAATCATCTGGTTTTTCTATTTCTCTAAGATATAAAGCTACAATGTCTTTCATTGCATATCCTATTTTATCTCTTATATCCCAAACGATTTGATTTCCAGATCCTATAGAAGATATAAAACCATCTGCTTGTGTTCCATCCCACATCCTTAATTCTTCTTTATATTCTCCATCTACTACAATATCTACATAATTTAAAAGTTCTGTTACTTTTCCTCTAAATGCACTTATTTCATCAAAAGAATTATCTGATATTGCATTTAACTTTAAAAGTCTTTTTAAATTTCTCCATGTATATATCATAATATGGAATCCATATTTCTTCAATTCTTTACAAAGAATAATTAAGTTATCTATTTGGTCTGTTGGTTCTCCACCTCCTATAGTTATGTACTTATTTGGAGCACATTTATTTATGTGTTCTGCCATTTTAATTGGATCATGAGACCATTGTGCTTTTGAATTGTCCCATGTAGTTGAATTAAAACAACCTTTGCATGGATTACCAAGCATTGCTTTATTACAACCTAATAGAAATAATTCAGTTCTTCTATTTTCATCTGGTGATGGACCTGCAGTTTTAACTGCCCAATTGCAATCTCTTAATAGTATTCCACTCATATCACCTTTAGGCAATCTAGTGTCTACATCTTGAATCTTTATTTCCATTCTAATCCTCCTGTACTAATGTAGCTTGTTCATCTGTATAAGCATAACATTCTGGACATTTTGTTTCAAAGTCTTTTCCTCTAACAGAAAATTCAAATCTTTTATTCTTTTCATTCCATGTCGCATATACTGATGCTTCACAAAGAAAACCTTCTTTTTCAAAATCACATCCGCAATAATCACACTTTGCCATGTTAATCCCTCACTTTTATTTCATGTATTTTACCACAACCTATGCATCTATACATTTTCTTGTATATTTCTTTTTCATAAATTGTTCTATCTTTTTTTAATAATAATGCGTTTACTTCTTCAAATACTTGAGTATGACATTTATCACATTCAAATCTTTCTTCATCAAAAAAGTTAGCCATAATATCCTCCTTAATTTAAAAAGAGGGAACTTGTCCCTCTCTATTCTCCTTGTGCTGCTTTTAGTTGTTCTACTATATAGTCAATAGTTTCAGGTATTACTATTGGATATCCTGTAACTTGTTCTATATAAACATTTAAATCAGCATCAGATACTCCTGTTGCAGTCTTATAAGACTCTATATATGCAAATTGTTCTGCATATTGAGCTCTTAAATCATCTGTCCATGGGTCTTCAAAACTAATAGAATTAAAGTATGCTTTTTCTTCTTCATCTCTATATAGTTCTAATCCTATACCAAATAATGATGCAGCTTTCTTTAATGCATCTGTTCCTGCAGCTTTAAATATAGATTCTTGATCGTTTTGTTTTCCTAAAACTGATTTAGAACCATAAGCACCTTTCTTTATTTCAACAATACCGTTATCTGTTTCTAAGAATACAGTAAGAATTCCTTGTACATGAGCTACTGGTCCTTGAGCTTCTAAAGTCCAATCTGCTGGGTTATTAGAGAACTTACCATTCTTATATTTATTAACAGCTGGTTGAGATTCTTGTATCCATTCTTTAACAGGCATCCAACTCCATGCATAACCAAATGCATCATTAAGCATATCTGTTACTGTAGAACCAGAAAGGTAACTTAATTTTTTATTTCCGCCACCTTCTCTTTGTTTGATAAGTTCTGGTGGTATAGGTTGTTTAATCTTATTTCTTATTTCTTTGTCAATCTTAATGCTTTTCATTTCCATAATAAAATTCCTCCTAATGGATTTATATATAATTATATTTTAACATTTTTTCTATATATTTTGTATATATTTCTATAATAAAAAACGAGAGGACTAAGCCCCTCGTATATATCATTAGTTGCTTTTAAGAGATGAAAGCATTGTTAATAATACAGCTTTTTTAAATTCGATTGTATCCATGATACCTTTTAAGAAGTTATATCTAATTCTAGTTTCGTCTAATACTTCAAAAAGATTTATTTTGTTACCATTGCCATCTACATAGTTCATAACAGCAATTGTTGCAGTTAATTTTCTTTCTTCTGAATTAGATCCTTTAGCTCCAGTTCTCTTAGTTCTTTCAATCATACCATTTTCTTTGTCAGTTAAGTGTTCATATAATGTCTTAGTTTCAGTATAAGCACTATATACTTCATCTCTTAAATTAGCAACTTGAGCTAATAAGTCATGTAATTGTGCTTTATTCATATCATTTGATATGTTAATGTTCTTAGACATTTCTTCAAACTTAGCTTTAGCTGCTTCCCATTCTTCATCTACGAAATGAGTTCTAATAGCTTGACAAGCTTCTGCATAAGATAATTCAGTATGATTAACAACTACTTCAACAGCTTCTTGAGATACTGTAGGAGCATCTTTAATTTCTTCTGTTGCTTTAGTCTTAGCTTTAGATGTTCTGCTTCCACCTTTCTTCTTAGTAGCAGTTTTCTTTTCAACTACTTCTTCTTTAACAGCTTCTGTAGTTTCTTCTTTATTTGTTTCTGTTTCTACTGCAGGAGTTTCTGCTTTTACTTCTGTTTCAACTACTAGAGTTTCAACTTTCACTTCTTCCTTAACTTCAACTTCTTTAACTGTTTCATTTGCAATATCGTTAGTAGTTTTAGTTACTGGTGCAACAGGTGCAGTTGGTGTTGGAGCTTTAGGTGTAGATGGAATTCCTGGTTTCCCTGGCATTGGTGGAATCCCTGGCTTACCTGGTACTGGAGGTACTGGTTTTCCTGGCACTTTAGGTGCAGATGGAACACCTGGAGTAACAGTTGGTGCAGTAGGTGCATTAGGAACTGCTGGTGTAGATGGAGCAGTGTTTACTGGTGATACTGTGTTTGCTTTATTCTTGTTTAAAAATGGATTTCCCATTGGCGATACCTCTTTCTTATTTAAAATATTATTTGCTTGTTCTTTTGCTTTGTTTAAAAAACTCATTATTGATTTTCCTCCTTTAATAAATCATCTATTATATTTAAAGTATTAGAAGTTACTTCTTCTATACCTTTATTTGCATCAATTTCTATTATTTTTGACCATTCACATTCTAATGCTTTTCCATAGTTTGTGATTGCCTTTAAAAAGAATTCATCTGGTTTTGTCTCAATAGAATCTAATTCTCTTTCTTTACTTCTAGCTTCTTTTCTACGTCTATAAGTATCAATATTTATTCTAAAGAACAATACATGGTCTGGTTTTATTATATCATCATATCTATTAATTTGCATTATTTCTTCCATACTTAATTCATCATTTGATTGATATGCTAATGATGAATAAATGTATCTATCACATATAACAATAAATCCATGCTCTATCCACTTCTTGATTTGAAGTTGATGTTCATATCTACTAGCTGCATATAGTAATGCTCTAGTGTAATCATCCATATCATTTTCAAGTAATATTTCTCTAATGCTTTCACTAACATGCATGAAAGTTCCACCAGGCTCTCTTGTTAATATTATTTTTCTGCCTGGATAATTTTCTTTTATATATTCTACAATATTCTTTGCTTGAGTAGATTTTCCACTACCATCTAATCCTTCAAGTACAATAAACATTATTGTGCCTCCTTTATAATATTTAAATCTGGTCTCTGACTATGCAACTCATTAATAGCTAAAGATATATCATCAAAAAATTGATTATAATATTCTTCAACTAGTTCTTCTGGTACTTTGTCCATTATTTCATTAAAATAGCCAGGATGAAAAGTAGGTAGTACTGTAATACCTCTATAAGTAAAGAACTGTCCTCTTATATCAGTAATTTTTTGCTTACCAATTTCTTCATTAATGCCATTAACAGCTACTGCTCCTAAACATATTATAAGTATAGGGTCTACTGTTCTTATAGCATAATCTAAGAAAGTTTTGCAATTTCTTCTTTCTGCAACAGTACTTGCTCTTTTTATGCCATTCCTTTGAGGAAAGCAGTTTACGCTATTAATATAAAAGAGCTTATCCTCATTTACATTTAAATACCTTAAAACTTCATTTAAATTTTTACTGGCATTATCATCTGTAAGAGGATATGTATTTTGACCTGCTTCTTGTTGTTCTTTAGAAACAGCTTCTCCTATTATCATTATAGGAGCATTAGGGTTTCCTCTTGTTATTGTCTTAACTGAATTTTTGCATATATCACATTGATCACATTCTAATATTAAATTGTCTAACTTATTTTGTGCAAGTGGCTTAACTATATTTCTTACATAATCTAATGGATTATCTGGATCAGTTCTTGCAACTAAATTATATATTGTTTCTTCTACTGTTGTAGACATATTTTACCTCCTTATTATTTTTACATCTTTTACATTTGATGTTATCCATAAGCCAATATTGTTGAGACCTTTAGCATTCATAACTTCTATTAAGTTTTTTTCCATATCAATCATTTCTTGATAAGAAGTATTTTCATCTACTTGAATTAATAATATATCATTATCTTTTAAATTCAATACAGTTGAATTTTTAATTTTCAAGCTTTCTAATACATTCATCTAAATCTATTCCTTTCTCTTCAAGTAAAGATTTAAGAAACTCGTTTTCAGCTATTAATTCTGTATTTTTAGCTTGTTGTAGCATTGCAAACTTCTTATGCATATCTATTTTATTTTGAGCTTCTTTAGCGATTTTTCTATCTGACTTCATAGTAGCTATCATAGAATTAAATACATCTAAATCAGATACAACATATTGGTCGTCATCATGTTCTTTAAAGCTAAATACTAAATAGTGAAATTCTTTTTTTCCTTTAGCTTCTGCTTTAAGCTTTTCAAGCCAACCTCTTTGTATACTAAAGCTTTCTTTGCCTGGTTGTCTACCTTCATTTTTCTTAGTAGTAGTTTTACATTCTATCATAGCCATAGTATCTATTTCTAAATCACCTTTAATAGCTCCTGCTCCAGAGTTTGGTGTTCCTTGAACAGCATCTCTAGTTTGATTAAATACTTTAACTTCTTGCTTGCTGCCTTGTCTAGCAGTTTCTTTAACTTTTATATTCTTTTTCATGCCTACTTGTTTTACAACAGGCTCTTTAAAATACATGCTATTTGTGATACATATCCTGCATCTTTTTCCTTCATTGGCACAGTTATCATGTCCCCATTCGCAACTCATTAAATCACCTCTTTGGTTTAATATTTATTGATATTGAATCTTTCATATCATTCATAATATTTTTCTCTGGAATAATTTTTAAATGTAAACTATCATATGTTCTATATTCTTTTTCTATTCTAAATACTGCAATAGCTTCTTTTTCTATTAAATAAGAATATCTTGATTTATTATTCATTTTATTTAAACTATTGAAGACTATTATATTTAACTTTTTCTGTGCAGCAATTAGTGATAATTGCTTTATATATTTATCAAATATATCTTTGTTATCTAGTTTTTTAGAAAAAGCAGATTTTAACTCTTCTTGAGAAAGCATATTATGTATATCATCTATTATAACAAAATCAACAAGGCCTGGCTCTAATGTTCTTAAATATAATAAGGTTATTTCAAAAATATTAGAAGCAAATACTGTACAATTATCTATTCTCTTAACTTTATTAAGATTATCTGGATTTTTGCTTATATAGACAAAACTTTTTAAATAATTACTTTTCATTATGTCTATAGCTATAGTTGTTTTGCCACAATCTGGTTCTCCATAAAATTCTATTAATCTGTTAGGAGTTATAGGGCCATATTCAAAGAATACTTTATCTCTCATAGAGATTTTATATGTATCTTGTTTTGACTTTATATCTTGTTTTAATAATTCAATTGCTCTTAACATATTCATTTTTATCTCCCTCAATAAAAAAGAAGAGGGGATAACCCCCTCACATTATTTCTTTTTCTTCTTTTTGCTTTCTTTTTCTCCTAAAGATGCTTCTGCTTCTGCAAGTAATGCATCATCTTCAACACTTTCTAAATCCTTATCCATATCAGCAAATTCATTTGCTTCTTCTTCTGTTAAGAATTCAGCTTTACCTGTAAGCTTTCCTTTTAATTCATTGAAGAAGTCTGGATTAGCTATTAAGTAATCTTTAAACTTAGCATTTCCTTGCCATTGAAGTTTAGTACCATCTGGTAATATTTTAGGATTACCATCTTCATCTGGAACTTTAATAAACGCACCAGATTTAACTAAAATACCTGCATCTATAGCTAATTGTGCTATTTCTAAATAGCAGTCTATACCTTTTCCGAATAAAGCATAATATTCTAATTTACAATAAGGGAATCTATCAGTAATAACGTGATTCTTTTGAATAGTTACACCAATCTTAGTAGCTTCTTCTTTCTTAAATGGATCACTATCATTCATACTTCTCTTTCTTAAATCTAATATTACAGAAGCACCATATTTAATAGCTTGTCCTCCAGATACTATTAATGGGTCTCTAGCCATAGTACCAATTTGAGTAGTTAAATGTTGTACCATTACAAATGCAACATTGTTATCTGTAACAGCAGATGTTAACTTACGCATCATCTTTGCATTCATTCTAGCTTGTAAACCTACTTGCATTTGCCCCATGCCTTTTTCAAGTTCTTCTAATGGAGTTAAACACTTTAATGAGTTTATTACAAACATATCTACTAAACCACCAATTAATACAGATTCTACTTTATCTAAAGCATCTTCTGCACCTTCTGTTCTTGATACTGTGTCATAATAAAATCTTTCTAAATCAATTCCCATATTAATTAAATCAGTTGCTGATAAAGAACCTTCTGATTCTAACCAACCTGCAACAAATTCTGGATCTTCTTTCATTTTCTTTGCAATAGTTTCTAATAGTAAGAAAGTCTTACCAGAGTCTGGTTGTCCTGCTACGATAGTAATTCTACCTTTAGCAAAACCTCCTCCCATTGCATAGTTAAGATTTAATGAAGGAGTTTCTATAAACTCTACAGTTATTCTTTTTCGTAACTCTTCATTTCTTCCTACTCTTCCGCAAACAACTTCACCATGATCCTTGTTGAAATTATCCGATAGCTTGTCTAATGCTTTTAATCTTTCTGCTAATGATAGTTTTGCCATGTAAAATGTCCTCCTAGTATATAGTTAATATTTTTGAATTAAACTATTTAAGAATTCTATATTGTTTTCATATATCTTAATAGTTTCTTTTACATTTGATGTTTGAGGTAACTCTTTTAATGCATTCTTTCTATTTTCAAGAATTACTACATTACCTCTTAACAAAGGTTTAGATACATACATATCAAATGTATTATCATCTTTCATTAATGTCATTGCTTCTTCTATTAATGTCGCAGCAACAAATTGTCTTGAAGCTTTTTCTCCATCAAATGGACATGCTTTTAGTAAACTGCCTACGTAATTTACAAGGCCATTTCTAATTTGCTTATAATCATTTGAATACATTATAATCGCCTCCAATCATATAAATAAATTATACCATATTATTTATAAATTGTATTGTTTATTTCAATTACTTTTTGAATGTTTTCTTGAAGTCTTATTAAATCTTTTACTGATAATTCTTTAAGATTTAAGTTATATAAGTTTATTCCTTTAGGTGTAAATTCAACTCTTATATCATTTACATCTGCAGTTAAATTAACTATATTAACTTCTTTTAATACATCTAAATTAATTGTTTTATTGATTGGTTTTTCTTCAATAGTTTTAGGTTTAATATCTTCTTTATAAGAAGTAACTGAATTTTCATATAGTCCTGTAGGTTGTGATGTAGAGCTTGGTAATGTTATAACTTTAGCTTCTGATTTTGCACTTTCATAAGAAGTCTTTTTCTTATCAAGTGAACTATATAATGATTTTATATTTTCATAAGAAGCTCTTCTCTTATTAAGAGATAAATAAACATCTTCTTCTGATGCACTTTCAATTTTATTACAGAAAGCTTTTACGGCTTCATCTAATGTGATATATTTCTTTGAACCATCAATTAAGAATGTGGATAATTCATTGAAATCAAATGTTTTCTTCTTGCTTCTAATCATAGCTACTTCATCCCTTTCTTGATATTCTGCATATTTTCTTAATTTGTTAATAGACTTTTTTATAATTCTACTAACTTGAGTTTGTGATATATCTAGAACATTACTTATTTTATCTTGATTAAATCCATTATAAAAATAAAGCTCAATAACTTCTCTATCTTTTTTTGAAAGTTTAGATAACAAGTTATTTAAATATATTTTGTTTTCAATTTCTTTATAATAATCTTTTTCTCTAACGTCTATAATGTCAATTAGTTGAACTTCCTTTTCACCTTGCTTACTACTTGGTGCAGGTTCATTTAAAGAATTAAGTTTTATTTCATGGATATTATAATCTTTTCTACGAGTTTTTAATGTATCTCTACAGAATTTTCTAATTTCTCCGATAACCATTTTTTCCATGTAAGGAAAAAATCCCATGGGGTCATTTTCATCATATCCATCTAAGGGATTTTCTATTTTATAATCTATAGAATAGTTATTATATGCTTTTACTATGCCTAAGAAACCTAATTGCTCTAAATCTTCTAATTCTACATGTAGAGAATGGTCTCCATGATTTTTTAAATAACCTAAAAAATTAAATGCTGTTTTCTTTACAAAAGGCTTGTACTTTTCTAGTATTTCTTCTATTGAGTACTCACCTATTTCAGTTTGATTTATTTTTATTTTCTTCTTAATATAGACCACTCCCCCTAAATCTATTACGAAGAAGAAAAAGAGGAAAGATTATTCCTCTGTATTTTCACTTTCTTCGTTCTTATTAATAGAAACTGAGGCGACTTTATCATTATTATTTAAATTGATTACTCTTACACCTTGAGAGGTTCTACTGCAAATTCTAATATCTTTATTTGAGATTCTTGTTATTAAACCTTGTTCTGTAGCTATAAATAATTCATCATCATCATGAGAAGTCATAACTGCTATAATTTTACCTGTTTTTTCAGATAATCCATGAGCACCTACTCCTTTACCTCCTCTTCCTATGATTCTCCATTCATCAGCTTTAGTTCTTTTTCCTATTCCGTATTCAGTTACCGTAAGCACGTTGTCTTCGTCATTAACTATACACATATCTACTACTTTATCATTATCAGCTACATTAATACCTGTAACACCTGCTGCATCTCTACCCATAGGTCTAATTGCCTTTGTTCCTTCTGCAGCTGTATCTATTCTAAGAGACATACCATTGGCAGTTACAATAAGTACATTATCTCCTTCTGATATTAATAACGCTTGAACTAAACTATCTCCCTCTTTAAACTTAATAACTCTTGTTACACTAAGTCTTGTAGATAATTGTCCTAATGATAATTTCTTAATTTGGCCATTTTTAGTGATAAATAATAAGTACTTATCTTTATCTTTTAAGCTAGTGCTTAATACACTTACAATTTTCTCTCCTACATTTAAATTAATATAGTTGTTAATTGATTTACCTTTAGCAGTCTTAGAAGACTTATTAATCTTATAAGCTTTTAATACATGACAGCGACCTTCTGTTGTAAATAATAGCAGATCGTCTTTACTATTGCTAGTAAACATAAACTTAATAATTTCATCATCCTTGGTGTTTGCTGCTTTAACACCTTTTCCTCCTCTCTTTTGAGATTTGTACTCTTTTTCTTCTACAGCTTTAATTATTCCATCTGTAGTGAAAGTAATTATTAATGTTTCATCTTTTATTAAATCTTCATCATTTAAACTGTTCATATCAGCATAAACTTCTGTTAATCTATCATCTCCATAAAGCTTTTCAAGCTCTCTAAACTCCATTGCAATGGTATCTAATAAAACTGATTCATTGTTAAGTATTGCATAATATTTTTCAATATTAGTTTCTAAAGTTTCTTTTTCTGCATTAAGCTTTTCTGCAGAAGCTTTGCTTAAACTTCTAATTTTCATATCATAAATATATTCAGCTTGAGCTTGGTTAAAGCCAAGTGTTAGTAACTCCATTACAGGTTCATCTGCTGTTCTAACTATATTTATAACTTGGCTTAACAATTCATCAGATTGTATACACTTTAGAATTCCTTCAACTAAGTTAAGTCTGGCAGTATCTTTATCTAAGTCAAATTGAGTTCTTCTTAAAATTACAGAAGCACTATGAGCTAAGAATTCATTTAAGATTTCTTTGATATTAAGAGTTTTCGGTTCACCATTTACTAAAGCTAAAAATCTTGCACTAATATTCTTTTGGAATTCTGTATACTTAATTATGTTGTTTAAGATTATATTCGGATTTTCGTCCTTTTTCACTTCAACAACAATTCTCATTCCTTCTTTGTCAGATTCATCTCTGACTTCTTTTATGCCCTTGATTTTAGCTACAGAAATAACTTTACCTTTATCATCTTTCTTATCTTTAGCTAAATCTATAATTGATTCAACTAGCTTTGCTTTATTAACCTTAAAAGGTATTTCGGTAATTACTATTTGAGATCCATTTTTAGTTTCTTCTATTTCGTGCTTACCTCTTACCACAAACTTTCCTACACCATTACGGTACATTTCTTTGACTTTTGATATACCCATGATTTGACCACCTGTTGGAAAATCTGGTGCATATACACAATTTATTATATCCTCAATATCAGTATCTATACCTGCTTTTGTATCTTCAATTAATTTATAGCAACCACTATATATATTTTTAAGATTATGAGGAGGTATGTTAGTAGCCATTCCAACTGCTATTCCGAAAGTTCCATTCATCAATAATAGCGGAAGTAATGTTGGCAATACTCTTGGTTCTTTTTCTTCTCCATCATAGTTAGGCATGAAATCTACAGTATCTTTACTAATATCATTTAATAGCTGTTGACCTACTCTACTAAGTCTAGCTTCTGTATATCTCATTGCAGCAGCTCCATCACCATCAACAGAACCGAAGTTACCATGTCCATCTACTAAAGGATATCTAGTAGCGAATTCTTGTGCTAAAATAACCATTGCATCATAAACTGATGCATCACCATGTGGATGATATTTACCTAAAACATCTCCTACTGTTCTGGCACATTTCTTATAAGGTTTATTGTAGTAAATTCCTAATTCATACATTGAGTACATTATTCTTCTATGTACTGGTTTTAATCCATCTCTTACGTCTGGTAATGCTCTATCAGTAATAACTGACATTGCATAGTTTAAGAACTTTGGCCCTAATGCACTATAAATGTCAATAGGTATAATGTTCTCAATCGCTTGTAATGCGTTGTTTTCTTCATTGTTCATGTGTTAACACTCCTTCGTTATAATATAAGTTGTACCTCCCTATATTTTAGCCTACCAATAGACTAAATTCAACAAAAAAGAGACATGCCTTTGACATATCTCTTTTTTGCTCAATTAAATCTATTCTGCTGTTGAGCTAGTTAATAATCGTTCACCTTGTTTAAAGATGTTATTTACGAATACTGGAACACCTGCTAAGATTACACCATACATTACTGTATCTGCACCAAAGCCACCTTTCCAAACTGTAAATAAGATACTTGCAATTAATAATATAAATACTATTAATTCATCTTTTACAAAGTTTACTCTTTTTAGAATCATACCTAATACATATAAGCATATTGCTACAATGTAAAAATCTTTAGGTATCATCTCCATGATTTGTGAAATTTCCATGTAAATCACCTCTCTATAAAAATAAGCTCTCACCATACTTATTACCATATAATGAGAGCCTATACACTATATTCTTCCTATGATTTCTTCAACAGATTCTTCTAAGTTATTCCATAGGTCATAATGTTCTGCATATGACATGCATTTATTCATTAATTCCTCTGTAACTTCATATCCGTTATTTTCTAATTGAACAGCTATTTCTTCTTTTAAAGAAGCTATGTAACATGTATTATGTTCAGCTTCTATACCATTTTCTGATAATATATTAATAGCTTTTACTCTTTCTTCTTCATTTTTAAAGAATAATCCATATGCATATTCCTTCATAACTTTACCCTCCTATCTGAACTTAGCGTCATATATATGAATTACATTTTCATCATGACAGATAAAACAATTCTGTTTAATTCCTTTTATTAATAGCATTAAATCTTCTAACTCATTAACAGTTACTTCTAACTCATTTCCTACGACTTTATAAGGTTTATCCTTTAAAATTGGATATGCCTTTAAAATTCTTTCTGCATCTTTACCTAATTTTACTGATATTATTTGAAACTTCATTGTTTTATCCCCCTAAATTATCTTATATTATATCTTCTAATTTTATTATTAAAAATCTTCTCTATCTGTAACTTTTAATACTTCAAATTCTTTTTTGCAACAAGTACATGTAATTGTATATCCTTTTTTACAAAAATCATCTTTAACATAATTTAAGCAATTTGGACATAACCATCTTTGATGTCCATTAAAATTAGTTACTACAACTTGTTTATTTCTGTTATATATCAATTTCTGCATATTGAGAATTCTCCATGATCCATTCTTTTCTTGATGCACTATCATCACTCATACATAATTGTATAATTTGCTCTGCCATTTCAGCTTCTTCTATTGTAACTTGAATAAGTCTTCTTGTTTCTGGATTCATAGTTGTTTCCCATAATTGGTCAGCATTCATTTCACCTAGTCCTTTAAATCTTTGAACATTGAATGGTTCTCCATATTCTGATTTTATTCTTTCTAAATCATTATCATCATAAGCATAATGAACTGTTATATCTTTTCCTTTTTTATAACTTGCTTTATATAACGGTGGACATGCTATATATAAATAACCAGCTTCTATCAATGGTCTTAAATATCTATAGAAGAATGTTATCCATAAACAAACAATGTGTTCACCATCTACATCGGCATCACTCATTATAATAATCTTATGATATCTGCAATCTGCTGGATCGCATTCAGAAGCAAACTTAACTTTAATAGCTTTTGATACTTCTAATAACTTTTGATTCTTTAATACTTCTTCAAGTCTTTGTTTTTCAACATTAGTTATCTTACCAAAGACAGGTAGTATAGCTTGGAATCTTCTATCTCTTCCTTGTTTAGCTGAACCTCCTGCTGAATCCCCTTCTACTAAATATATTTCAGTCTTTGCTGGGTCTTTCCATGAGCAATCAGCTAACTTTTGAGCAGTACCATCTGTAACAGATTTTTGCTTTCTTTGATTTTCTCTAGCTCTTTGAGCAGCTAATCTTGCCTTTGCAGCTTGTTCAATCTTAGCTAGAATAATTTTAGCTACTGCAGGATTTTTATCTAAATAATCAGTAACTGCATTCTTAGTAGCATTTTTAACAGCATTTCTTACATTATTCATTTTTAATTTAGTTTTCGCCTGTCCTTCAAAGTTAGGGTCAGCTACTCTTACTGAAACTATCCCTACTAGACCTTCTCTTATATCATCTGATTTCATATCAAACTTGATATTGTATTGAGTCATATATTCTTTAATAGCTTCTGATAATCCCATAGTAAAACCAGTTAAATGGTCTCCATTATCTATAGTAGCCATGTTGTTACAGAAAGTATATAATTCTTCGTTATAAGCATCTGTATAACACATAGCAACTTGAATATCTATTTCATCAAAAGTACCATTAACAGCAATTACTTCTGATAAAGAATTTCTTTTAGCTGTTAATTCTTCAACATACGTTTTTAATCCTTCTGGATAAATATATGTTTCTTCTATCTTTTGACCTTCATGTTCAACATATAAATACATTGTTAAACCAGGATTTAAATAAGCTATTTGTTTAACTCTTCTCTTTAATGCTCTTATGTTAATTGGATCAGCATCATGCCATATTTCTTCATCATATTTAAATGTTACAGTAGTTCCATGTTCTGCTGGATCTAATCCTTCTTCTTCTATATAAGTCTTATTAACTATAAAACCTTTTGCAAAATCAGTTCTATATTTATATCCGCCATATACAACTTGAATGGCCATCCATTCTGATAATGCTTGAACGCAACTACCTCCAACCGTAATATTCATATAGGTTCGCAATTCCTATACAGTTCTCTTATGAACTTCCCTAGTTTTCACTAGGATACTAGACTATATCTTCTTAATGACTCCTGTTTCGATTTAAGGGGTTTTCACCCACCTCATTAGCTTAGGCCCTACTTCTATTGCTTGTATAAACAAGCCTACGGAATAGTCGTTGAACGTTAATGCTTTATTATTTTTATAAATAACCATGCTCCAATTCTTTTTGCTTTCTAAATTCAATAGCTGATGCTAATGCATCTTGATATTTATTGACATTAAATTTTGCAGAATAATATTTTTTTATTTCATTGAAAGTTACTGCCATTATATCACCTACTTTCAATAATAAAGCATTCTTCGCTGCTGATTGTCCATTGTTACATCTCTTGAATTTTCACACTTTGGTATCAAGAGCTTTAGGAGTTCCCAGCAATTAAAGAGTTTTTACAACGGCACATAGTTTACCGTTCATTCCCGAAGTTTTTTTAGCATAACCATCAGCTGAACCAAATTTTCCTCCTGCATGTAATGTTGTAAATGCTAATTCTACTTGTGTTACATTAGGGTTTTTTTTAGATGGGCCACATGGTATACCTCTACCATTATCTTGTATAGTAACAATACCATCTTGTACTACTACAGCTATAGTATCACAATAACCTGCAAAGTGTTCATCAACAGAGTTGTCTATGATTTCAGTAATCATTTGGTTAAGATTAGATATATACATACCTTTTCTTATTCTGACGCACTCTGGGAATTCTTTGTCTTCTATCTGTGCTTGAGCAACAATCTTTTCTTCTGCCATTGTTTAATCCTCCGATTTGAAAGTTATAGTTTCTTCAAATTTAATTTTATCTTTAGTTATAAATTTGGTAATAACATCATCTTTATGTAAATCTTTATTACAGATGTTCTTTTTCTTGTTTTCTTCTGCACAATCTATACAATCTAAATCATGTGAAGAATATGCTCTACAACCATAACATAATGGACATTGAATAAATTTTGGACATTTAATTCTATTTCCTCTTACTTGATTAGGTTGTTTTGGTTCTTGTATCATTATAAATCCCTCCAATAAAAAAAGCTAGTATCTATTTTTACTAGCTATTCTAAAATTTCTGGTTTAATTAGTCCAGTTATATGCCTTACTAATCCTTCTACTACTGCAACTAAATTATCTCTAACAGAATAACGCTTGTCCACTTTTCCTGTAGCAGTATAAGGTATATACTTACCACCAGTAAGCTTATGTTTATTAATATCTGCCATAACTATAGTTATATGGTCTTCTGGCACTTCGATTACTTCTTTTGTAACCATATGCATCTTTTTAACTGGTATCTTTCTAATAGTCATTGCTATTAGATAATCTCTACCATCAATATTAGTTTTAACTTTTGGAGTTTTCATTAAACTATTTGCAATTGATAAGCATGTTTCTTTTAATAATGCCTCTTGTTCAATTTCACTGTTTAATTGGTTTCTTAATTCTTGCTCAACTTCATAAGATTTCTTAATCTCTTGTTGAAGATTGAAATTTGTTGTATCCATTTGTTTTCCCCCTTGCTATAATTTATTTAATTATAACAAGAAAGGGAGTCTTTTACAACTCCCTTAGAAAAATATGTTATTATCTAGCTCCTGGGAAACCTGGTCTTCCACCTGTGAATCCTGGTCTAGTACCTGGTGCTGCAGGTGCCCATGGGATTCCTGGTGCTTTTGGTGCTGCTCCTGGTGTTCCTGGAACTTTAGGTGCTGTTGCTCCTGGCACAGAAGGTGCTGCTCCAGCTATTTTAGTTCCTGCATTAGATGTAGCTCCACCTGCTTTAGAATCAGCAAATGATACTTCATCAACCATTATAACCATTCCACCTTTAACTGGGTTTCCTTGCTTATCTGTATAATCATCTTCCATTTGTAACTTACCAATTAAGATTAATCCATCACCTTGTCCAAAGTTGTTCATAATGAAATCTGCTTTTGGTCCAAATGCTTTAAACTTTAATAAGTCTTCTGGATAGTATTGTTCATCTGGTTTCTTATAATCTCTTTTTACTGATATGCACCATGATAAAAATGATTTACTTGATTCATTTCCTTTAGTATAGTTTCCTTCAAATCTTGGTAATCTTCCGTTTAATAATACTTTATTCATTCCCATTTTTATAATCTCCTTTTGTCTCTCATCATTAATATTTTTATTCTATAATAGAATAAGAGCCATAGGGCTAATATGACTCTTACTTGACTTTAACTTTTAATATAAGTTGTTTCTGATTGGTACATATAAATTATAACACAATGTACAAGCTATTGCAATATTATTGTTGTGCAAATTGTTGAGCTAATTCATTTAAGTAAACAACAAATCCATCAATATTGCTTGGTCTTACATTTTCTGCACCTGTGAATGCATTTTCAGAGAAGCATCCTAAACAATCATTGTATACATAAGCATCTCCCCATGCTTCAACATAAGCATTTAAGATTCCTAATTGCTCTGCCTTTAAAGTAAGCATTTCTTCTGTCCATTCATCTACTATTTCAACTTCTGCTGGAGCTGGTGTAGCTACTGGTTCTTCTGCAATTGGTTCTTGTGGTACTTGTGGTGCTTCTTCTACAACTTCTGCTTCTGCAACTGGTGTTTCAGCGATTGGTGTAACTGTTTCTTCTTTTTGGTTTTCAGTCTTTAAAGCTTCTTTCTTAGAACTTGCTTTCTTTCCAGCACCTTTTTTCTTAGTTTCTTTCTTTTCTTCAACAACTGGTGTAGTTTCTTCTGCTTCAACTTCTGATCCTCTTAAAACTCCAGACATTGCAATTGCCTTTGCTAATTCTGCACAAACTGTTGCTTTTTCCTTTGGATCTACGATTCCTTCGATTGATTCAATTCCTGTGTTAATTAAAAATTCAAATGTCTTTATCATAATAATACTCCTTCTGCGTCCTTACGCTATATAATTTATTTTTTTTAATATTCTATAATATATGGGTTTCGTAGCATATAGCTACATCTTTTATTAATTAAATCTTTTAACTTGTTGTATAAGGCTTGGTCTTCAAATACAAAACCATTACCTTCTACTTCGGTTTCAAAGAATTCAAAGTTATGGAATACAACTTTTAACAGCTTAATACCAAATACTTTTAGACTCCATTCGAATAATTCATTTACTATAGTTGCATCAGCACTTATAGATAAATCATCTACTTGACCTAAATAGGTATCCCTTTCGGATATTCCATGTAAAGATATGTACTCACATCTTACAACATCAAATTCTCTTTCTGGTTGTTCTTCTTTTGGTCTTTGAGACACTAAGAACATCATTTTTATTTTTCCTTGTGATACTAGCACATGATATAAACAACTTGTATTTGAATCATTTTCTATATCATCTGTACTATTATTTATTGGCAATGGCTTCACTTCTACGTGAGGTCTCATTGCATTATACTTAGTTCTTTGTATATTCATTAATTTCACCTCTTCTATTATACTATACAACTAATATTACTAGAAGAGGGAAATTTAATTAACTATTTGGTTCAAATTTGGCTTTAAGTTCTAAATATTTTTTATATTCTCTTTCCAGCTCTGCTTTCTCTAATTTTTCTTTCTTTTGCTTCAAAATATTTTCATACATTTCATGGTCTTCTTTAGTTATACAACCATGCTCTAATAATAAATTTCTTAAATTATTATTATACATAAGCTTTCTTTCAACTGCACTATATGATGTAATATATATTTCATCATTTTCTTCAAAGCAAATTAATTCTCCGCCTTCAACAATAATGTATCCTAAAGGGTATGGATCATATAAATTAATAGCAACAATTTTCTTGCCTACTAATTCTTGTTCAGAGTCTACTATTTTATCTTTCAAACTCATTAAACAGCATCTCCTTCTTCAATAAATTTTATTTCTGCTTCTTTAGTTTTTAATGTATCAGCATTAATTAAAACTTCTCTTTTCTCTTCGCTATCTGGTAAATAGAACATAATATCTTCTAATGTATCTTCTATTATTCCTCTTAATCCTCTAGCTCCAGTTTTTCTTTCGATCGCTTTTTCAGCTATTAATTTAACAGCTTCATCATCAAATTTTAATTCTATGTTATCTTCTTCCATTAAAGCACTGTATTGTTTTATTAAAGCATTTTTTGGTTCAGTCATTATTTGCTTTAATTGGTCTACAGTTAATTCTTTTAATGGAATTATAACTGGGAATCTTCCTAAGAATTCTGGAATCATTCCAAATTTCTTTAAATCTTCAACAGATACTTTATCTATATGTTCATTGAATTCTACAGTTTTATTATTAACTACTTTTGCTCCAAATCCTATGCTTTTTTCTCCAATAGTTCTTTTAGATATAATCTTTTCTATTCCTTCAAAAGAACCACCTATAATAAATAGTATGTTAGTAGTATCTATCTTCATACATTCTTCATTTGGATGTTTTCTTCCTCCCTTTGGTGGAACTTCTGCTATAGTACCTTCTACTATTTTAAGTAAAGCTTGTTGTACTCCTTCTCCAGATACATCTCTTGATATAGAAACATTTTCTCCTTTTCTTCCTAACTTATCTATTTCATCTATATAAATTATTCCTCTTTGAGCTTTTTCTATATCACCATTAGCAGCTTCTATAAGCTTTCTTAATATATTTTCTGGGTCTTCCCCAACGTACCCTGCTTGAGTTAAATTAGTAGCATCACTAATTGCACATGGTACATCTAAGAATTTAGCTAATGTTTTTATAAAATAAGTTTTACCAGAACCAGTTGGCCCTACCATTAAGATATTAGACTTTTCTATCTCAACAGAATTGTCTCTTTCTAATCTTCTCATTCTCTTATAATGATTATAAACTCCTGTAGCTAATTTCTTTTTAGCTAAGTCTTGTCCTATTACATATTCATCTAATCTGGCTTTTATTTCAGAAGGTTTCATTTTTAAATTGTCAGTTAAGTCAATTTCAACTTCTTCCTCTTCATCATCAAATTCCATTAATGAATTGTTAATAGTTTCTATGCATTTTTTGCATATGCATGCCCCTGGAATTGCTCCAGTTATTATTGGTACATCTAACTCTAAGTTAGTTTTTTTACAATAGTTACAAATAGCTGTTATTTCTTTACTCATTTGAATTTCCTCCAGTTATATCAATTATCTCATCTACTAATCCTAATTCTAATGCTTCTTTTGCATTCATAAAATTATCTCTTTCGCATAGTTCCCACATTTCTGCAGCATCTACTTTGCCATAAGTATAATCAGATAAATATTGAGTAAGCTTTTCTTTTGTCTTTTGCATAAGTTCTGCTCTAATCATAATATCTGTTGCTTGTCCTTGGAAACCTCCCAATGGCTGATGAATCATCACTTCCGTATTAGGTAGTACTTTTCTTGATCCTTTTTTTCCAGATGCTAATAAAAATGCACCCATTGAAGCACAAGAGCCCATACCTATAGTAGCTACAGGTGTTCCTAAGCTCATTACATAATCCATTGTATCTTTAATAGCTAATCCTGCAGTTACAGAACCTCCTGGTGAGTTAATGTATAAATTAATTTCTTTACCTGGATTTTCACCATGTAAGAATAATAATTGAGCCACTATTGTATTAGCCATTTCATCTCTTACTTCACCTTGTACAAAAATATTGTTTTGATTTAACATCATGCTGTATATATCAGCAGTCATTTCCTTATTTCCATTATTAAATATTACGTTTGGTACTAACATATGTATCTTCTCCTTTTTCTTCTAAAAATTATTATTGTAATAATCTAATATTAAAGTTTTAAATTCATTATCTTTTGAATTTATTAATTTTTCTAATTCTAATACAATTGGATACATCATTGTGTCCATAAAGTATGTATATTGACCATAGTAATCTTGTGCATGTTCAAAAACACAATTGATTAAGTTTTTATAACTGCCATCTGGAGTAAAGTATCCTAATGTACATACATCAGAATAGCAATTATTCATATAGACTTCATCTGCAATTTCATTTATCTCAGTTTGAACATCATCAAATTTTGTTGTGTAACCTATAGCATATGACTCTACATTCATTGCAGTAGATTCACTTTCATAACCAACTTCTATTATTGATAGGTTTTTATCATTTTCATAACATTGCTTAATATTGTTAATCATTATTATATCACAACATAATTCACCAATGTCTTCTTTATATCTATCAATTATTTTTTTTCTAGATTTAAAGTTTTTAAATAAATCTAAATTTAATGATAGAACTTCCTTATCTCTTTTTTCTTTAAGAGCTTGAATCATAGATTCATATTTAATAACTAAAGCTCTTTCGCTTTTATAAGCTTTCACTCCAATATATGGTTTTAATATATCCAATATTGCACCTCCTTATATTATAATATAATAAAAAAAAGCACCTATGTATATAGATGCCTTATATTTCTCCATCAATGACATACCATTGACCTTCAAATAGTGAAGTTAGAACATCATCAGCAAATAATTCTTTATAATTATCTTCATTAGCATCATCTGCTTGACTATAATCTAAAAACACTACTTTATCTTCTATTGCAATAATCCATGTTCTATCATTAAGATTCAACATGATTGTTTTGCCTTCTATTAAATTGCTTCTCACATCTGATAAATTTATCTCATATATGATATTCGATATATAAATATTAGTTAAGTAAAAAGTTTTATTTAATGTTTCTACATCAAAAGGCATTGGCTTTGCATGTGCCACATCATATATTGTATCTTTATAATTAGATATTAATAGCTTGTCCTTCCTTTTGAAGTATAGAAGTCCATTGCATACAAAAGATAAAGTACTATCTTCAGATAGCTTGTCCAACATTTGTCCAAATGTATATTGTTTACCAAAGTCTATTATAACATTGGTTTTGTTGTCGTTGTTACTCATAATAAAATCCCCCTAGATGCTTTTTTATATATTATAACATCTAAGGGGATATTTGTAACTATTTTATTCTGATAAATAAGTATGAATTATGTTCATTGCACTGCAGAATTCATTATTAATTACTATTGCTTTAACTAGTTCAGAATACTCTTCTTGTCTTGCGAATTCTGTTAAATCTTGTCCTAATTCATATCTCATTTCTTGAGCAAGAACTATATATGTTTCTTTTAAACTATCAAATTTTTCTTCTGCTAATAATCTAACTGATTCTTGGATAATTCCCATATCTTTATTGATTTTAGCTTTTTTTTCATCTATTAGATAATTTAAAATTTTTGAATCTATATCCATGTCTCCATTTATAATGCTACTTTGAATTATGATCGCTGAATCTAATTTGTCCATTCCTAATAGTTCACATTTTTCCATATAATTTTTTATGAAAATAACTTCTGTTTCTAATGTGCTTTGTACTAAAAGTTTTTCCATATCGGCTTCATGACAAGCTTCAACTAATTCTTCTTCTAAGCATTCTGGACATCTGCAAGATTCTTCTTCAAATGTTCCTGCTATTTGAGATGCTATACCAGATAATAAATCTACTAATTCTTCTGGCATTTCATTTTCTGGATTAAACTTTTTATTTTTCACAAGTTTTTTTGCTTCTTTCTTTTTTAACTCTACAGGAGTAATCTCTGTTCCTTTTGGAGTTATTTTTACTTTTAAACAAGTTACAGTATCAGAATCTTCTTTTGCTTTTCTTAAATCTTCAATGTTTATTACATTATTTGTTTTAGAAGTTACTTCTTTTTCTTCTTTATCATAAGCTTCTTCTTTAACAGTTGCAGCAACTTCATCTAAAGTTATTTGATCTTTATTTATTACTAAGTTTAAAACATTTTCAAATACAACTTTAGATACTGGAGATTTCTTATTTAATAATAAAGCTAATAAGAACATTGCATCATTGTCTAATTTTGCAACTTTTCTACTACCAGTTTCATCTAATGTAATATGATCACCAAATAGTTCTTTATAGTTATGGCAATATCCAGATACTTGAGATTGAGCACATTTAAAATATTGAGCAGCTTCTCTATAAGTATATGTTTCTTGAACTAATGCCTTAACTTTATTTAATTCATTCTTGTAATCTAAGATTCCTTTTACTTGTACTAATTCTGTGTTTTTCATGGTTTAATCCCCCTATTTCTTTTAGTTTCTTTTTAATTTTATTATATATATAAACAAAAGACAAGCATAAGCTTGTCTAATGTCTAATTATCTTAATTCATGATATGTGTCAGCTAACATATTAGCTATTTTGCCTACGTTAGCAGACCAGTTAAAATCTGTTGTTTTCATATCTTGTAATAGACAGTATTTAACGTTAATTTCATAAATACTTTTACCGTAGTTATAACCTGTCCACTCTGTATGATATGGTCCATTAGGATTAACATATTTTTCAGATATTAATTTTGCTGTGGCTAAGATATTTTCTCTTATTCCATTAAATGTTTTACCATCTGAATAAGAATTGTATACTGCATATCCTGTTAAGTTTGTTCCATTACCTGCGGCATATTTTCCCCATCCAGATTCTTGTGCTGCAATTGCACATATAAAGAATGCATTTATATTATACATTTCTTCTGCTTCTATAAAATATGAAGCATATGGTGCTAAACCACTTCCATTTGTAACATTATAAAGAACATTCTCTAATTCATATGCTTTCATGTTACTTAACCTTGTTACATCCATATCGTTGAATCCAACTGAAGCTTGTCTTTCTAATTCAAGTCTTAACTCCTCTGCTTTTCTTGCTTCTTCTTCCTGTCTTGCTCTTTCTTCTGCTTCAAGTCTTAATCTTTCAGCTTCTTTTTGAGCTTCATACTCTTCAATAACTTCCTCTGCTATATCTTTAAAAGTTTTGAATGTAGTTAAAGAAGTAGTTTTTGCTTTGGCACTAACCTCTTCTAATTCTATAGTTGGTTTTAATTCTGCATAAGCAGCTTGTCCTCCTATAAGTGTCGAGGCTATTATACCTGCAATTAATTCTTTCTTCATTCTGTTTCTCCTCCATTTATCTATAAGGTTTTTTTACATGGATTTACAGCTATTCTAAACTATTAATTATTTTCTGTCAAATTTAACTGTTTTCCTATGTTTTGTAATAACTCAAAGAAATGAGTATATTCACCGTAATTTGCATATCCAGGTGAGTATGTATATACTCTTGGTTCGCATAAATTATGTTTTTGATATTCTATATATTTTTCAGCTTCTTCTCTTATAAAGAAAAATGCTTTTGGAACATATTTTTTAATAGCATAAGAAACTTCTATATTTTCTATTCCATATGCATTAATATAATCTTCTTCATTATCTATTAAAACACCATTAATTTTTTCTCCGATAACTGATTCATAGTTTGGTATATTATATTCTTCATCTGTATTGTTATTCCAATCTTCAGTTAAATCATTTATATCATGATATAGATGACAAGTATCTGTTTCATAAAAACATATATGCCCACCTAAACTATATTCTTCTAATTTCCAATCATAAGGAACAAATAAGTATTGTACACTTTCTACTACATGTATTGGTGTTACTGTAGCTAAATTTTTATCTGATCCATCGTAATGATCTTCATTAAATTTTTTTAAAAATTTTTCTTGAGCTTCAGTCAGCTCTATCACTAGCTTTTTGTTATTTGGCATAACTTACCTCCATTTTAGTTGTTGATTTTTTGTCCAAACCTTATTATAATTTAATTAATCAAATAAGACAAATCCTTATTATGAATTATAAAAGGTCATGCAAACACAGTAAAGGCATGTATTATAAATCTGTGGTTAGCCACCGACACGAAAGCAGGCTCGGACTTATCTCTGTACCGTATTCCAGATATAGGTAGGCCCGTCAGAGAGGGAAATGATACCTCTCCAAAAATATATGATTGGTAGGCTTGTTACAGGTTGCAAAACGGCAACTACAACGTAGAACTGATAGTATCTTCTAAAAGCTATTAAAGGCTAATAAGTACTTTCCTTAATCTTTGCTCATGGGCTGTAAAATGAGTAGTAAAGTTGTAGTACATACGAATACGGATTTCCGAAAGGCTCAGTACAAATAAGAGTCAGTGCTTTATTTTTTAAGTATTTTTTAACTAGGGAAAGTATAGCCCAGTTCGCTGGGCATACTATAACCTCATGACTATCCAAAAAGAGATCAGCATGTAATAGTTTTAATTCTAGAAGTAGCTACATAAATAAGCATGACTACTTGATTAAAATAATTAATAGTAAACATATGCAGATAAAGTTCAGTAAAAACATAAGTAAACTTTTTCTGAATATATCAACTTGGGTTACAGCGGCAAACATAGTAAGTTTAGATATACTTTTTTGTTTTCTAGTCTTATGAGCAAACTTAATCATAGCAACTAAAGTTTTAATATCATAATAAAATAAAAAAGCTACATATAATAATGTAGCAAAAGAAATAACTTTAATAATCATATATACCTCATAAAATTTAAAGAATAGACTTAGTTTTGTAGATATAATTTATTATACTATAGAATCATCTTCAACCCATTTATTATACAATTCAATAGACTTAATAGCATCTTTCATACCTTCTATTTTACCACTAATATACTTATGTTTACTAATGGAATCTTCATCAGTAGTATCTAAATCTTCTAATTGAGCATTATAAGCATCAAGAATATTATTTAGATGAATAAGAATTCTTTCTTTATCCTTAAAAGTTTCATCTTTTTTGGAACTATTTTCAGTAAAAGATAACATAAAAGCATAACCTTGTTCTAAAGTAATATCTGCATCATTAGCAGCTTTAGTTACAACATCATTAATATCAATATATAACTTACTTCTTTCTTCTTCATAATATTTTTTAGGATTATCTCTAACATCCATTATTGATCGTCTCCTTTGTCGGTTATTCTTCATTTATAGTATATTATTTTAAAAGATGTATGTATATAGTATTCTACTGGTATTAAAACTATATGCTATAAAAAATAGAAAAGCATGTAGATAAAATACAACTCCCAACTTTTAATTGTGGCAGAGTGCTCTACATGCTTTAATTATATATTACTGCTATTTAGTATCTTTATTAAAGCTACTAATAAGCTTTTCTACTTCTTCTAATTGTTCATTAGATAATTTCTTTATAGAATATTTTATTAAGCCTATAAGAGTCTTTCTATCCAATTCTCTGCTAAGTATCTCATCATATTCTTTTTGAGACTTATAGACTTCATAACAATAACCTGCCATACCTCCACTAGTCCATCTTTTTTCAAATACAAGAGTTTTTTCATAATTATCATTTTCTTTTTTAACTTTAAGTATTTTAGTGCCTACATGAGTAACAGTTCCTTCATGAAAGTTTTTATTATTAGAAAATAAGAATTCTTGAACTAAATATACTTTTTGTCCAACTGTATAACCTTCCTTCTTCCAATTCATTATTCAATCACCTCTACTCTTTTATCTTTTAAAGTAACTTTCCAGCTACCTAATTTACCAGAAGTAACAAAAGAACCAGATCTAAATTCAGAAAGGATTTCGTCACCTTCTTCATAAGAATCATAATATTCTTTATCTACAGCTATATCTAATTCAATAGCATTCATAGAATCTTTAACATGGTCTTTAACATTTAAAGAAAAATGAGATTGTTTTATTTTTAATGTCATTATGTATCTCTTATTTTCCTCTGGAGCAGTGTCTAGCTTGGCTTGAGATGTTAAACTAGACAATACATCATATTCTGATTTAAGAGCTGTGTATTCGCCTTTTAAATCTAATAATTGTTCTTGCTTTTGAGCTATCTCTGCATCTAATTCTTTTTCACTAGGAGTACAAGCAACAAAAGATAAGGTAGAGAAGATAAGCAAAGTTAATAATAGTTTTTTCTTCATGATTAATAATCTCCTTTGTAATATATTTTAACAAACAAAAAGACATGAACTTAATCATGTCTTATGTTTATCTATTTTTATGATAATTCAAGAATTATGGCAGGGGAACTAGGAGTCGAACCTAGCTTGGTAGTTTTGGAGACTACAGTATTACCGATATACGATTCCCCCTTAATGCCTAGTTTATCTAGGCTATATTGTGTAAAAAACAAAAGCATACTATATAAAAATATGTATTGTAAACTAAACTGCCTTGAGGATTACTAAAGGATAACATTAGTTAACTCCTAAAACCTGTTTCAAGGATTTTATCAAACTTTCTTAATTGAGACTTGAACTTTTATAATATAAATGAACTTTAAAACTTAAACTTTAAGCTTTCAACTTTTAGCTTTGAACTTTTAATCTACTTGAATATATCTTAAATAACGTTCTCTATTTTATCATAATCATACGAGAAAGTTAATGATATAAATTTAGATAACATATATAATGTATGATTCACATTCATCACCAATTGAATATCATTGCTTTTTTAAAGTTTGTTCTCTTATATAACCTCATAAGAAAGGAACTAATGATTTATAGTTTTCGATTAATTTACAATATGTACTTATTCATAAAATAAATGAACCATCAGTACAAGAATATTATACCAATGGTTCAAAAGCTTGTCAACTATTTATATTGAAATAGTAGTTATTGCATTAGATACAGATAAAGCTACGTCAACATTAGTTTCAAAATCAAAGATTCTTTGCTCTAAAGCATCTATTTTTTCTTTTAAATCTAATGGGTCAACATTTTCCCAGCAATTACTGTTTCTATATTGTTCCATGAATCCTGCTAAATTATCTTTAGCTTTTGGATCTTTACCAACTAATGCAGAAACTTGTTCATTTAAATTATCTTCAACGTCTTCATTTCTTCTAGTAGTAATAGAAATAACATTATCGTATTGACTTTTCATTTTTCTTAATAAAGTCTTTTCAAATTCTATAAATTCTTTTCTATTTATAGCTTCTGCTACAGTCATATTTTCAGTACCGACATCTAATCTTGTTACAGCATTAGATAATGTAACTGCAGATTTAATAGAGTTAAGTTCTTTTATTAAATCATTTAATGATTGATAATTAGCAGCAACTATAGTTTTAAATTCATCTTTTTTGTGAGCATATCCATTAACAGTATCAGCTGATTTCTTCATGTTACCAATGAATACAGCATCTCTTGTCCCTTTTTCTATTCTTTGTTTAAGCTTTTTGATTTCTCCTAAAGCTGCATGGATTGTCATTGTTCTTTTTTCCATATTATTCACTCACCTTTCAACTTTTAATCTTGTTATATATTAACATATTTTGTATGGTTTGTCTACTATTCTTTAATCTTATTTTTCATTTCTAAATACCTTCTTTCTTAAATCTTTAGTCTTAAACAATATATTTGTTTCAAATAATGTTCTTCCTGTTACTGATATATATGGTCCAAATATTTGCATAAAGGTCCACATTTGCATACAACAATAACCATTTTGATCTGTGTCTAATTTAAAACTAGGAAGAGGCTCTCCTCCAAATATTTCAATTTCTTTATTTAATTCATCATGTCTATTTTTTAATATTTTAATTCCTTCTTCTGTAGGTTTAAAGTAAACATGTTGATTAATATTGATTTGAGCAAAATTATTTGTACCCAACTCTGACAGTGTTACCAGCATTTATTTTTCCTCCAGCATAAAAGCCTTTTACAGTTACAGAATTACCTGCTTCTATTTTTCCATCAACATTGCCAGTTATAGTTGCACTATTGCCACATTCTATATCTCCAATAATATCTCCTCCAACTGTTATAGAGTTTTCTGATTCTACCTTTCCTCTAACATTACCTTCTATATGTAATGTTCCATGACATTCAATGCTTCCACAATCTCCATTAATAGTAATGTTAATTTCTTTACCAAGATCTTCTCTGCAGTCTTGTGCTAATTTTCCATCAATATATACTTTGTTTCCTTGTATGCTAATGTTACTATTATTAGCATTATAAGTTTTGCCATTAATATTTACAGTTCCATTAGATTTAATATTTGTAAACATTCTTTTAAACATAACACAATTACCTCCTAATAATATGTACAAAAAAGCAGTAGCATATATAACACTACCGCCTTATAAATATGTGCTTAACAGCTAATTATGGTTGCTAAATGTCACTCTTGCTTCTATATTTTGCTGTTAATAAATTATATAGGGACGGCTTAAAGTACCGTCCCCTTGAGTCTTATGACAACTATATCTTATTTTCTTTGTGCAAATGCTAAATGACAATACTTATGTTTTTCAATATTTTTTAATATTTTAATTTTGCACAAAACGGGATTTTCAACCCACATACGAGTATTTACAACTCAATTTCGGCTGCATAAAACAACCCCCAGAAGCTATAAAAGCTTCAATACAGATTTTTCTGTTATCTGCAAACGGTGCACAATTATGTTGCACAAATCTTTAAACTGGTTCGGGCCACCTTGTACTTCAGTACCCTACTTGCAGTTTGTACAATGCCTGTTGCTTTAGGTGTTGCACCACCTTGTATAGCTGCTATTGTAGCTAAAGTCAATCACTATACACTTTGAAGGTTAGCTACTTCCTTCTTTTAATTGCTTTATGGTTTAGTTCCATTAGCCGAACACATATCCTGCTACTTTTTATAATGCTCATAACCATTAAAAGAGCTAATACCTAATGCGTCCATTAGGATTTAATCACGTATTAATTAAGCCAGTGCGAGGCTGAGTTTCTTAATAGAAACAATATTAGATAGCAGTAGGATTTGAACCTACGAATATACATATGTATGCCTTACCACTTGGCTATGCTATCATATTAAAAAAAAGAGTCAGACGCATCCAACTCTCTTAGGTGTAATCCGAAGATATGACACCGCAATCAAAAAAGATAAAAACTATGAACAATAAAAAAAGATTAAGTGGCGATCCAGAAGGGGCTCGAACCCTCGACCTCCTGCGTGACAGGCAGGCACTCTAACCAACTGAGCTACTGGACCATATTTTGGCGGAGTGTGCAGGATTCGAACCTGCGGAAGTTTTATCTTCGTCTCGTTAGCAGTGAGGTGGATTAAACCAGCTCTCCCAACACTCCATATGGATACGCATTTTTACCAATCGAAAATAGCGTCTAAAAGATAGTGAACACCATTTATAGTCATTCTTCTTCACCAGGAACTTTGAGACAAGGGTATTTAGTAGATATACTACTAATTCATCCTTTGGCAGCGGGTAAAAGATTCGAACTTCTGAATGACGGAATCAAAATCCGTTGCCTTACCGCTTGGCAAACCCGCTATATTGATTAGGCTTGTGCACCTAATCTAATAGTAAAAACATTTTATATAGAAGGGCATATTTTTTATATGCTGGAGGTCCTGAAGGGACTCGAACCCTTAACCTGCTGATTACAAGTCAGCTGCTCTGCCAATTGAGCCACTAGACCATGGAGAAGGAGCACTAAAAAGTGTCTCCTCATATGAACAAAAAATATAAAATAAAAACTTATTCTATAAGAATAATAACAAGTATTTAATAGCTTGTCAATATTTTTTTATAATAAAATTTCCCAAAATATTATATCATGAAGAAAGCAAAAAAGGAAGGCGTAAAATCCTTCCAATTTGTTTTCTATTGTACAACAAGCCTTAATTAAATGCCGTTCTATTAAGACTTCAATAGAAAAAGTATTATTTCAGTGAGGTATTACCAATAGGCTAAAAAGCCATGTCGAATTTAAAACTTTTTAATCTACTTAACTAAGGAGGTGTCTTGTAGAATCAATAATAATTGCATTATACTGGAAGATGCAATTGAAGAAATAGGATAAGAATCCATCTTAACACACAGTTTGTCCTTGAAAGGAAGGACATGGCGGAGAGCCTGGGACTCGAACCCAGAAGCCATTTCTGACCAACGGTTTTCAAGACCGTCCGACTACCAATTATCACAGCTCTCCATATTATATAAATAGTTTATCAAGCCATAAACTAGAAAAAAGGCTTGTCCACTATTGTTGAAAATGTGTGCTCCGTATAACAAACTATTCAAAAAAGGAAGTCCATCGCCTAGTTTTAAATGGCGGGAAAACCTGGACTCGAACCAGGGACACCTTGGTTAACAGCCAAGTGCTACTACCGACTGAGCTATATTCCCAGGAGGTGTACCAAATTAATGGTACACAATGACTAGATTTCACCTCTTTGTTTTACTCTGTGATTATAATATAACAAATGATGGACAAGCTGTCAACATCTTTTTTGGAAAAATTATTAACTTTTTTGTTTAGTTTCCATTTTTCCCATTATAACCACTAAAATACAAGGAACAGTAACTAATGCTACTGCTCCTATTAATTCTAATAACATAGCAATATCACTCCTTTATTTTATATTCAAGTTATATTACTATATGAATATTCCATTTTAATCTTTTAAAATTGTATACATCATTAATAACATCATTGATGTCTTAATAGACACATTTTCTTCTTTTAAAAATCTTAACATGTCCTTAGCTTTAACTATAACTACTTCTATATCTTCATTCTCTTCTTTATGACTTGTATCTGGTTCTCCATCTACTTCACACATCCATACAGATAAGCTTTCATCACTCATTCCTTCTGATGTATAGCTTGGCTTAATTAACTCATAGCAATCTAATACTTGTAGACCTGTTTCTTCAAATACTTCTCTTCTAACAGTGTCTATAGCATTTTCACCTGCATCTATTAATCCTGCAGGAGATTCATATACATAGCTGTTAATAGCTGGTCTAAATTGTTTTATTAAAGCTACATCTCCATTTCCATACATACAGAACATCATTGCAGCATCTGCTTTTCCATGATCTCCAGTAACTGCTACTAAGTTATCCTTATCTTTTCTTGATGCTACATAGTAATTAAAGTCCTTACCTGTCTTCTCATTATGGTATTCTAAGTTATACATGTTTAAAAACTTATTATTTGTTTGTTGTTCTACATTTAATAATTTTGCCATATTAATTCTCCTTTTCTATTACTATATTAATAGCTTCTCTATAAAATCCATCTACACATATGTCTTTAATTCCTATAACTTTACAGTCTTTATAAAAAGATTGCCATACTTTATTTTGTATCAATTGCCATTCCATGCATACATCGTCTATATTGTTTGGTTTACTAGGATCTTCTTTGTATATCATTTCATGTCCACCATTTTCATGCTTTGTCCATAATCTAATTAAACTATTAGGAACAATGTATCTTTCTATAAAATCTTTTAAAGTTATATATGTTTTTGATTCACAAGATTGTTGATTAATTACTTTTGATATCATTATATTTCTCCTTGTTCTCTATAAATCTCATATAGCTTACTCTTGCAAAATGAACAGTTTCACAAGTGAATAACCAATTAGATACTAATTCTCCACTCATATATCTATACCATTTACTGAACTTACCTACAGCATTAGAGTGGCCAAACTTATTTAAATTAACTTTTAAGAAATCTTTTATTTGGTCATCTGTTACTGATTCATCAAATACTATTTGAAATGATTCATTTTCTTTATGACCTTGACAACTATATTTTGTTTTTAAGCCTACTTCATTAAAGAATAGAACTAGATCAACACAATCATCATCTATTTCTACCATTTTATTATTCAACTCTATTAGCATTAATATATACCTCCAAGATACTCAATAAAAGAATTAAGTCTTATATTATAATCTCTACTTATTATCTTAGCTCTTCTCTTACTTTCATAAGTATTTTACCTAATTTATTTCTTCCTACTTTGTCTAAACATTTAGAACTATTACATTTGCATACACCCCAATAGTTATCATGCCAAGTATTGCCTTCCTCTAAATATTTATCTTCTGTAGCTAATAGTTTAGCTTTTAAGTCTTCATTTTGCTCAAACTTAGCTTTAACTACATAATACATTGTCTTATCTTTAACTTGCTCCCAATCTGGTCTAAGTTTTACTTTTCTACCTTCTTTTTTAGCAGTAGAAGCATCTTGATATTGCATCATATATTTATAAGTTGAGCTGCTATTCTTTTGAGCTTGAAAAGCTGCTTCTACATTTAAGTATATGTATCCATCATATTCTATCTTGCTATCGCTGAAATTGCTTAAAAAATAATATTTTCCTCTAAATTCATTAATCATTATTAATTCCTCCTTATATGTACTATCAATTATCATTATAACATGATAACTCATTAGTATATATATAAAAAAGGGCTTGTTTGCCCTTCTATCTTAATAATTCTAATATTCTATGTTTAATAGCTAATTCTTCTTCTGTAGGGTTTTCTATTATATAACAGAAAGTAGGTGCAGAATAATCTAATACTTCTTTATCATTAATATTCTTTTTAATATATCTTGCAGACTTCCCTATATAAACTCCTACTGTTAAATTAGCTCTTCCTGCTCTAGAATTTCTTCTAGGTACAATTACTAAATCGCCTTGTTTTAATTCTCTTCCTCTAGAATCTTGCATTACTAATTACTCCTTTTAATTATTCCTCCTAATTATTATAAGGAAACATATCATTAATATCTATGCCGTAATCACTAAATCTTCTATCTAAGATTCGTTTACTTATTCTTTGTCTATATTTAAATTCTTTATCAGAATACTTTAATTCAAAAGCTTGACTCATAAGTTCATACACTAACTTATTAGGAGCAATACCTCCTTGTTTCCATAGATAAATATCATCATTGTTTAAATATTTTGCTATTACACATCCTACAGCACCACTTCTTGAAATACCTGCATAGCAATGAACTATTATGTTGCTTATATCTTCATTAACAGCTTTGCATACTGCAGATTTAATTTCATTAGCTTGATGAATATCCATTAATTTTATTCCAGGTATACCTGTTTCTTCTTCTATGTCAGCAAAATAAGATTGATGAACAATAATGTTGTCTTTTGGTTCAAAAATCAAATCTCCTTCTTTGTCGCTTATTGAAATTAATAGGTACTTATTATCGTCTTCATAGTTTTCATAGAAGTCTACAGCTTCTTCTTCAGACATGATTTGTATATTATATTTCATGCTTTATCTCCATTTCTTTTATTTTACAATTTAAAATAGGGAGCAAAAGCTCCCTTAGTATTTCTATATTTGTGGTTTGTATAAATGCTTTCTTGTTGGGTCATAATAAATATTAGACTTGCTAGTTCCGAAAGAGTAAATTTTATTTGCTAATAAAGTTAAATAGCCGTCCCTAGTTAACTGAGGAACTAGTTGAGTCTTTCTCTTATTATACTTCTCTACCATTTGACTATGGTTATAAGAAGAATGGAAGTATAATTCTAAGTAAGCAGATACAAACTTACTTCTATTATATTGCTTAAAGTCTTTAAATAAAGATAAGCATTCTAAGAAGTTTTCTATATCTATAAAATCAGCATCAGTTATAATTATTGTTCCTTCTTCAAATGCTAATCCAGTTTCTCTATAGTTATCTTCTCTTATTGCTGCTATGATTTTAATCATATCTGATATAACTATACCGTATTTATCCATTAAGTCTTTTATTTTAATATATGTTGGATCATTTTGATTTAAGAACATATTTAAGAAGTCATTTTTGTTCCAGTTAGAACTAACTAAGTTAGCTCTCTTCATTTCTTCTTCTCTATATCCTTCTTCAATATAATAATAAACAGGCTTGCCTAATTCTTTAGCAACTAAATATCTATGTTGTCCATCTATTATTTCCATATTTTCATTTACACATATAGGTGTTACTAATTGTTTCTCTTGCATACTTCTTAGTAGCTTATTATAGTTAGTAGGACTAACTAATCTATTGCCTTTTATATTTTTGAACATATCATAACTAGTAGTCTTATAAATAATTGAATGTTCCATAATTTCATTTGTGTTTACCTTCTTAATCTTCTTTGCCATTGTGTTTCAATCTCCTTTATTCATAACCTTTTTCTTTTAATCTTCTAGCTCTTCTGGCTGCTAATGATTCGTATTCGCATTTTTTGCATTTACGACTATAATTGCCATTAGATGCTTTATATATTCTATAATCATCAAGAGTTAATTCTCCATGATGTTTACATACTAATTTTTTATCTTCTAGGCTTTTGATATAAGCTGCTTTTTTAGCTTCTTGTTCTTCTTTTTCTTTCAAGAATTTCTTATTTCTATATGCTAATGATTTCTTTAAGCTTGAACATGATTTGCATTCAGTTGCTTTTCCATCATCATTACTTCTATTGCTACAGAAGTTATCTAAGCTTAATATTTCTTGACATGATGAACATTTTTTCATGCCTTCTGGCACAACTATTTCTTGCTTCTTAGGAGCTAACTTTTCAGTAGTTGCCTTATTACTAATCTTATTTCTACTACAATTAAATATTTCAGCTAATTCATCATAAGTATATAAATTATATATCTCTCTGAATAAAGCCGTATCTTCTTTGCTCCATATCTTTTTCTTCTCCATAGTATACACCTCATACTTATTATATCATATTGTACGTATCACACAACTATTAATAGCATTTAAATACAAAATGTTTTTTATCACATTTTGAGCATATAGCATACGAATCATTTACATAATGCAAATCTTTGTCTGGACAACCAAACATTAAATGTTTTATTTTCCAAAAAAGTTTCTTAATTGTTATTATCATTTGATTATTCCTCCTAATATTTAACAATTCTTAATGGAATGTTTCTATTAGTAGCAATGTCTATCATATGTTTAGATCCTTTGCTTGTTCCATTCCAAAAGACAACGCAAGCATTAGCTACTTTTGCCATTTCTACATTCCTTTTATATCCTGCACTAAGTCCATAATTGTCCCATTCAGCAGGATAACGTTCTATTTTATAGCCTTTTTCAATAGCATATTTTTCACCTAGACTATCTGCTCCAGTTGCTGTACCAGAAACAATTACTATATCATATCCTTGATTTATCTTATCTTTTAAATAATAGTCTAGCTTGTCCTTTAATAAATCATAGTTATTAAATTTTCTGCCACCTGCTACAATTATTTTGTATTTCATCAATAATGATTCCTTTCATGTTTTATAATGTTTTTTGTGTTTTATTAAACAACTTTTTCTAATTTTGCTAATGCATCTATATTTACATTATAATCTATAATTATTGTTTTAGGTTCAAAATCTTTATCATTATCAAAATTATTTTTTATAATTTCAATTAATTCTTCTTTGCTTTTATTATATGAGTTAGCTATTTGGTCTAAAGTAAATGTTATTGTAGTACTTTTATTTTCAGTTGCTTTTTGTTTTTGTATAGCTCTTGTTAAATTATCAAGACATTCTTGCACATGATCTGTTAATATATATCCATTAATAGGAGTACCATCTTTAATTGCTTTATCTAATTTTGTTCTTGATATATCAAACATTTTTTCAGCTGCATATTTATTTTCTATTATAAATGATTCCTTAGTGATAACATGAGTAGCTTTTATAGCAATAGAGTTAGAATTATTTCTCTTCTTTATTACAGTATCATTATATTCAATTTTATATGTATCTTTTATTATACGACCAGTTGCTAAACCTTTTGAAATACTAGCTCTACTTATATTGCATTTTTGAACTAATTCATTAATTGAATTAGCTTTTATAATTTTTCCTGTGTGTATATTTGTTGCTTTAACTTTTCTTGAATTTGTCATAGTAAAACTCCTCTTTCTTCTAATGTGTTTTAAATTCTAAATTTTATTTTCTATAAACATAAATATAACCATTATATGCACCCATTGCTGGTATTAATTTAATAGCATATAAAAAGTCTTCTTCTTCTTTATATATTGTTTTTTCGTAATTATATCCTGTTCCTCCACATTCTTCAATTATCTTATCAAATGTGTTATATGTATTAAACATTATATCATTAACTACTGGTTGAATAGATTCTATATCCTCTCTTGATAAGTCTTGATAAGGAAACCATTTATTACACATGCCTCCATCTGCAAAATCAAATCTCATAGTCCCCAAATGTTTTTCTTTAATCATTATATCTTCTCTTGTCATAGCATGTTCTCCTTTAACTATTTAAAATATTTATCTAAATATTCTGTCATATTTTTGCTGTCTGCAATCATCATTATATCAGTTTCCATTAATATATCATTAAAGTTTCCTATTCTTTCAGTAACAGTTTGTGCTCCACCAATATTAACAATGCATCTACATAACTCTTCAAATTTATTTTCAACTGTATCGTCTTTTGCAATAGCTATAGCTTGTCTTTGTATAGTCCAAAGCATTATTCTTTTACCTAGTGTTTCATGTTCAAATGTATTATCATCTTTTTTAATAAGTATAGGTCTAGGTTGAGGTATTTTTTCATATTGTTTTGGTTCAATTATCTTTTCTTCTACATAAGCAGGAGCTTCTAAAAGTTCTTCAAATGGTCTTAACTTTTGTGGTTTAGAACCATCATTTTTCATTGCACATTTATCAATTTCTTTTAACTTATTTCTTTTAATAGCTTTACACCATCCATGATTGTTGTGAACACAGTCTTTACATAAGTAATCTTTTGACATTTTATCATCCTCCAAATTTAATTTTATTAAAAATAAATTCAAAAAAAATTTCTTTCAGAATTCTATTGTGTCGATTGATGTAATGTATTATAATCTATTTAGATTCTGTTTTGTTATTAAAGTTCAAAATTTTTGAATTTTTATAATCTCCTTATTTTGTATTCAGTCAGAGATTTTTGTCGTATATCTCTGACTATTTTTTTATTTATTCATAATATTGATCATTGCTGATTTAACATTTTCTGCAGATTCATATTTATATAACAATAAAGATATTAACATCTTTTTAGCTCTAAATGCTTCTTTTTGTTCTTGTAAAAATATTGCATTCTTTGCTTCATTAATTTTAACAGTACAATTAGTAAATGTAAGATTTCTATAAGATCTCACATCTATCATTAACAATTCTGCATATGCAAAATCATTATTAAATGAATATTCATTATCGAAGTAATATCCTAATCCTTCTCTTTCTTTAACTTTTATGAAATTGTCTAGTTTTCTATATTCTATTTCATCAAATAATGAAACCTTAAATCTTTTTAATATATTCATAACTAACTCCTTTCTTATTAGTATGTTAAAATCATAAATATATTATAACTTTAACATGCTAATAAAAGAGAGCCATTAAGACTCTCTATTATCTATACTACTTCATGTTGTGATAAGATTATGTCATCATCAAATCCTATAGCTACTCCAGTATTAGTATCTATAGCCCAGTTATGACTAATAAGTAATTCTTTAACAGCTTCTTCTCCTTTATCAACAGCAGCAGACACCATTTCAATATAAGAAGTAGAATCTAAATCAGCTAAGAATGCTTCATCACTTATTATTTCAACTCCTAAGTCATACCAATCATAGCAACAACTATATCTATTAAAGCTTCTATCATTTTCTAGGATATTAGCTATTAATTCAGTATCATTATTAAAGAAAGCCAATAAAGAGTCTACAACTTCTTCATCTTCTCCCCAAGTGTTTTCCATTAATTCTATTAATTCTTCTCTTGTCATAATTAATTCCTCCTAATTAAATTGCTTCATTTAGTAATTCTCTTCTCATAGCTCTAGGTACTCTTACTGCATAAGCAAAGTCATCTCTTTTACCTAGTATTTCAGAATCTTCTTCTTTTAAAGGTCTATATCTATTTTCTTTTAAGTCAGATGTATCTATTGTTATATTATTATTTTTAAACAATTTAGACAAAGCATTTACTTCTGAATCTTTTGGTGTATAATTCTTTCTTTTCTTTACTTGACAAACATGATACTTTTTATTAGAACCTTTAAGCTCTATACATGTTACTGGATTGCTATTAGCATCTCTACCAATAACTATATAACATTTTTTATTAACAGCTCTTTCACCATATCCTCCTACACATATATCCATAAAAGCTCCTACTTTTATTAATTCATCAGTTTCTTTTGCCATTTCATAAGTAATACCGTTAACTGTGAACCCTTCAAATGCTTTTTCAATATATTCATTAGGTTTAATAGGTGTATTTGCATGTCTTAACTTATTATAGTCATCAGAGAATATATCATGAAGATCATGTATTTCTCTACTATAATCAACAGAATAATCTTTCATCTTTGCTTTGATTTGAGTAAATAAACGTTTAGTATCATTAAGAATATATTTCTGTCCTATACTTACTTTTAATAGCTGATTGACTAATTTCTTTTCACTAGAATTCTTTTTGTATAAATAAAAGAAATCCTTATATTTATGTCCTTCTCTATCTAATATTACATTAAAGTTATTATCTATTAAAGTGTTGATATTATTTATATCATCTATTAAATCAAAATAAGTTAAGTATGACTGTATCATATCTTTATCACTTAACTTTTTAAGTCTTTTTGTATTTAACTTAAAATGATTCATAATCTCTTTTTCGGTCATATTCTTTATTATTGAATGTGTCTTCTTATTTTCTTTTCTTGCTATATAAATAAACTTTGCAAGAATAGTGTTCTTTATATTATATTTCTTTTTCAATTGTAAATAGTATATATATTCATATCTATGAGCAAATACCATATTCTCTGCATCTTTTTTAGTATAATCATACATATCACCAGTTTGTCTTTTTAAGTCTTTTTTGACCAATTCAACAAACTTATTATGACCTTCTCTTAAAGCTTTTCCATCTTTTCTTGAATATTGATAATTATCATTTAAAATACCTGTACATGCAAAAGTAATATCTTTGACAATTCTTTTATTCTTATTTTTTAAATATTCAGAACCAGCTGTATTAAAATTTTCAACTGAATATATTTTACCACTATCTTTTTTATATATAAGCATATTCTTATAATATCTATGCCATGCAAATTTATGATTAGATGCAATTTGTTTATACATAGTAGTAAGTTTTATATGTTCTTCATCATCAAAGATATACATACCTAATAATTTAGTTTTTGGCTTACAATAATATTCTGAATGTAATTCTTCTTTGCATTTAGGACATATATAATATTCATATATCAATGTAACTTCTCCAGAACATAATTTTTCTGTAGAATTAATATCTAACTTGTTTATTTTAAAAGTAACTCCTTCATATTTTAATGTTAATTTATCTATATCAATATTTCCTTCTTTATTATATATAGTTGATTCATAATAATGAAAACATAAAGTGAGAATATTTAAACTGAAATTAGAAAACAAGTCTTTTGGTATATTTCTAGCATAAAAATTTGGCATTGAAATATAAGACTCATTTTCTATTTCAACGCCATTTCCTATTTTTATTGTAAATGTACCTTTATCAAAGGTAACATCAGAAAAACTTACAGTTCTTATTTTTGTTCTTTTTTCAAGTTGTATAGGTTCTGTATCACAATAAGATTGTTCAAGTTCTTCTATTTTTTTTGGTTCATCAAATATTCTCATAGGTCTAATTAAATTTCTATTGTCTCCTAATGAATGAATTTTTTCATTTTTATATTCTTTT